GGCGTCGGACGTTATCCATTCGACTATCCTACATCGGTCGACTTCGGCAAACTTTATTTAAATAAAGGTCTTGCCGAGAATGAAGTAAGAACTAACCAACTTATGGCTAAAGGTAAAGGTCTTGACTATGACGGCGACCAAATTAAATTAATTAAGATGAACGAAGATATCATCACTAATTCTGGTATGACCGACGATAGTTTATTACTTGCATCTTCTATGGATAATAGTGCTGTAACGTTCCAAGAAACGGCAAGAAGAAGTTATGATCCATCGACAAAAACTGTAAGTGATGTTACAATAGAAGGTGCAGATGGTAATACTCTTGCCAAAACTCAAAAAGCTTCAAGCTATGCTGGTGAAACATATAACCCATTAAAGAATTTACAAAAAGTAGTTAACGACGTCGGATTTAATGAAGAGTTTATGACTCAATATTCTGGCGGAATGCGATTAGGACATACAGCTTCTACTGTAGCTATTGGTGTCCAAGAAGCTCGTTTATCGGCGAAGAATGCTGGTAGTGCTACTGCCGATATAATGAATCAATTTGCCGATGTATTCACAGATTTAACAAGACATGGTCAAACGGCTGAAGATATTCGTAACATAGGCCGACTTGTTACAGACGATACATATAATAAAACTATATGGTCTGAAATGAAGCGTAAACAAGAATCCTTATCAACGATGGTCGATGCCGTTGCTAACAACTCTGACTTTATTGCGAACAGTGGACTACAAGGCAAAAGTGCTGAAGAGATTCAAGGTGCTGCCGATGAATATGTTCGTCAGCAATATAAGCAACACGTATCTAATATGTTTGAGACAACTGCTTCTTATATGGAGAAAAATAAATTAAATCTTAATTTTACGATGTCTCAATTAGATCTTGGTGTAAGTGTTACTGGTGATCGACATGCTACGTTTAGAAGTGCAACAGATGCACATAGTGCCTCTCAAGAAGCGATTATAAATAACGCTGCTTTAAATAATATGGCGCCTATCGTAAATAACCCTGAAGAGCAAATTCAAGCCGTTAAAATGAATGAGTCTTTAATTGGTTCCGGTGTTGCCGAACGTATGGCGAAATTAAGAAGTGGTGAAGTTAAAGCTATGGATATTGTTCGTAAAGCACGGAGTAAATCGGTTTTAGGTGCAATGGCTGCTTTAGGTTCTTCGATTTTTGTTGCTGGCTATGGATCGGCTTCTCCGATTCCGGATGTCGACAATACTCCGGCTCAGCAAATTAATAATTCCAATACGTCAGTTCGTTTAGTTCAACCTCAGCAAGGTGCTGCTAATGGTGGTTATATAATCAATGTAGCAACTTCGACAAGTCAAGATCCACAAGCTGCAGTTGCTGCATTAAATGCTATGCCGAACATTGTTGGTTCTGGCGGTAGTGCAACTGTTACGACAAGAGTTACATCTAAATATGAAGATATGAATGCTAACGACATTAGCAATTATTTAGATAGTGTATTATAAATGAAAGGAAATTCTATGGCGGAAGATAAAAAGCCAGGTGTCAACTATGCGACTCAACATTTAGGTCAAAAAGTCGGCAAGAAGGCTTCTGATCAAGTCGAAACAAAACAGGAAGATACTCCTAATAATCCGACTGAAGGATCAAAAGAAGAATTTGATCAGATGGTTCGAGATACTCAAATGAGCCTTCCGGAACTAGCCGACTTTGAAGAAGGCGCAGTCGACATGAGAATTTATGAAGAGCTCGCTAAGAAGATGGGCGATTCAAAAGAACAGGCTTTGTTCTATAAAGAAAATCCTCCATTAGAAAATACTGGTATTGATAGATTGAGAGGGCTGGCTATGGTCAGCCTTCCTCCATCTGCTTTCAGGATTACAGATGAAGATTTACATGCTGGTTTTGTCGATGGCGATACTTTATATGCCGACCTAAGAAAAGCAGAAGTAAAAGATCCAGAGCTATTAGAATACTTATGTGTCGGTCAACAAAACATGCGAGCATGGTTAGCCGGCAACAAAAAAGCGACAGAAGATGTTCTGGATGCGAATAAAGTAAAAGATGAAAACAGAAGCCTCGATTATGATATGGGCTTCCGTTTCTTATTCTACGATGCACCAGAAGTTCATCACTGGTCTATCGTATATGCAACCGACGTAAAACAAGTTACATATGGTGAGGCCGTTCAAAATTATCAAGCTTTTTTAACGAAGGCTTACGATTCTAGTAGTAATAAAAATGGTTCTAAATGGGAACGCTATAAAGATAGCGATACCGTTACGATTGCTCAAATTGGTGAGTTCGATAATAAATGGATTCAAGTAAACGATTATTTAACAGAGAAACGTTTTGGCGGATCTTCTGTTTTATTAAATGGGCGCAAACCAGTATTCGGTTTAATGGCTGACGGAACTAATTATGGGACATTAGAAGTAGCATATGCTGCGGCTAACGACGTAGTAAATATGGTAAAGAACGCACAAGAAGTTCGTGCCGTTATCGATATTAATGGTTCCTCTAAGCAAGACCAAACCACAGCGTATCCTAAAAACTTTATGAGTTTTCCTGGATCAGGATTATTAGCTAACTATTTTAATACGTTTAATAAATTCTTTACTGGACAAGATCCTACTGTATTCCAAGAAACAGGCATTAACGCATATGGTTTAGAACATTATCGTCGTAACCTAGCTGTTATTTTCGTAAAAGATAAAGATGGACAATGGATTAATTTAAATAAATATATCATTGCTCGCCATCGTAATACTTCTATTTTAAAGTATTCTGATTTTACGAATCCTCACCTTAAACCTTGGGCGTATCAATACGATACGAAAGCTTGGACTGATGCCGTATGGAACGCTACATCTCAGTACGATAATCGTCACGATATTCAGAATAAAGCGTTTGGTTGGAACAATATTACAAAAGGATTAAATTCTATCTCCGACTGGACTTGTACGATCGGTGATGTAACGTTATTTGTTCCACCTATTTCCATTAATACAGTAACACAGGCTTATACTAATTCTGTTCCGTTACTTCGTGCAAAAGGTTCTGCTAATATCGAAAATGCAAAACCTGAACGATTTTTACAGTTAGAATTATATTTTAACGAAGATCGTGGTATTAACGGACAACCTGTAGAATGGTATACAAATCTTAGCGATAAGAAGAAAAAAGTTGTATATCACATGAATGGATTCAGAGCATTACTCTCGGAATTTCATTTTGCTCCATATATGCCAATCGAGAATAAATATATTAACGAAGTTCTCGATATCGATGCTATTTGTTTTGAATCGATGTCGGTAGCGACAGTTCCGAATTATCCTAAGCTATTAAAAGTTACGTTGTTACTTAAGGAATTCGATTATCAGGTGTTTATGCCTCAAGTTCCTAAGCAACGTGATTTACAAGATGGCGTTATCGATATTTATCGAAACTTCTTTGCAAAGACAATTAACTACGATTTATTGCGTTGGTATATTCAACGACCATTGCAACTAGGACAAGATCTTCACGATCGAAAAATGAACATTTCTTCTAAAGATTTTATGAAGAAAACATTATTCGCGAATCGATCTGCTTATATGCCGGTCGATACGTTAAATCCTAGAATTAACATTTATATGCCTGATGAAGGTAAACTTGTTAAGATGGAGAAAGTTAGACAGACTTTTACTCATAGTAACAATAAAGTTCCTAACTATTATCGTCCATCTGAAAAAGATAAAGAATTATTTGCGATTGCAAATCAGTATTATAAAACAATTCATAGCGATCAAATTAATAATATTCTTAAAAAATATAAATTTAATTATAGCGATAAAGCTTCTGTTATGTCGACTGCAGGTCGTGAGATCGTCGACTATTTGCGAGCATTGAATATTCCATCCGATTATTCTATTTTAGAAAAACATATCGACGTCGTAAAATCTGTTCGAGATTACGCTTTATCAGTTGCTGGCGGCGGACAAGCTAAACCTCAATATAGTTTTGACGAGGATCCAGATAATGATTATTTAAAAATTAAAATCATTCCGGCTGTCGATTATAATAATCGAGACGAATCTTTATTATTAAGACAACAATTTGTTTCTACTTTAACAAGTGGCGGCAATCAGAATATGTCTGATAATATTCGTAATACCGATCAATCTGGTATCGATTTACAGACTAATTATTACGATATGGTATTTGCCGATAATGCATTTAACTTTAGAATCGTATTAAAACAAAATAATGGTCAATGTACTTTAGAATATTCTCCTTATGATGGCGATTCTAAATTCTTAGAATATTGTGCATCTCAGTTTGCGGCCGTTCAAAATGCAGATGGCTCTGTTCAAATGTCTGGCAATCAAGAGACATATGAAAACTATGAAGACTCTGAATTTGAACGTATTGGCTCTATTCAATATGTAACATATTTAGAAGATGTATTAGTACAAGGTTTAACAGCAAACTTCTCTAACACATATGCGAATATGACGTTGAATACATATCATGGTCAAGCTCCTCAGTTTATGGGTGGCCAAGATGCAACATTAACGTTCTCGGTCATGACATATGACAGAGAAACTGTTGATCGCTTTGATAAGATTCCTAAGATTATTTCTTATTTTAAAAAGAAATATCCTAATGCATTACCGAGTTATCCATTTAGAATTGATTCTGAATTTACTCGTCTATTAGGTATCTTCGAAGTAATCGTAGAACAAGTATCTATTTCGACTGTCGTAAATTATCCTGGCTTATATCAAATTAATGTAACATTACGACAAACAGATAGAACGATTCGTAATCGTTTTGCTATTTATAAACAATTCGAACAAAATAATTTTGCGTCGAAAGAAGCGACGGCTCAACGTGCTGCACAAGCAGCATTAGGCTACTTCGAAATCGATCAAAATTTATCTAAAGCTGAATTATATCCAGACTTAGAATTACCGACAATTAAAGAACTCGGTGAATTAGGTTTTGAATTTATCCGTTATAAAAATCCTCGTGATCAAGTATTCGTCGATCCCGATTTTTATTTCTTCTATCATGAACATTTATTCTCTGAATTATTAAGAGATTGTATCTTACAAGATAGTAAGATGTTACAAATGTTTGCTAAGCCTGACGAAGACGGCAATCCATCTGGTGAATTAAAAATACTCTCTGATCTTAGTGAAGCTGCTCAATATTCTATGCGTCATGGTATGATAGCACAAAATGGTGGTATATCTGAAATGACGGCTAAAGATTGGCAGTTAACCCAAGATAAACTTAACCAGATGAAAAAAGAAGAAAACGAACAACGTATGAAGCTCTTCAAATCTGGTATTGCTACTGGTCAATGGAAAGTCGGTAAGTCGATCGGCGTTACTTTCTTAGAACCTTATTATGCATGGTTATATCATAACCTAAACACAGAAGAAGGTCAGAAAGAATCAGATAAAGCCAAAGAAAAAGTAGATGAAGCTGCACCTGTTGTTAAAAACGATATTCAAAAAAATGCAGAATTTGATGTTGTTGGTGATGACGTAAAAGAAGGCGCAGATAAAAAAGTTACCGAGATTAAAAAAGAGGGCGGTGAAAACGCTCTTAAATCTGTAATCGTTGATAGTATTAATACATTCCAATGGGAAGCCGACAAAGCTCTTAAATTCCTAACGGAAACTTGTATTGAAGATGAAGGTTCTGAAGAAGCCTTAATCCAATACTTTAAGAACATTATTGTTGAAACAAAATCTGTCGATAAGACCTTAACTTCTAAATGGGATGCTGATATTAATGATTGGTTGAATAAATTTGCTTGGGCCGCATTAGGTTCTGGATTCTCTACCGATCTTGAGCCTGAAAAAGCAAAAAGCATTATTATGTATTTAGGCCAAGCTTTAGCTAATGGTGCTCAAGAAAACGGCGGTCAATATGGTTTATGGGGCCAATCGGTAAAACTTAACGGAAAATCTAATAGTATCTTTAATGATCCTAATTATAATAAGGATAAGAATGATCCTAAAGATAAAAAAGGCGATTTAGATTTTAACGTAAAAAACTTTAAGCCGACACGATATACAATTAATGGATTAACTTATGTTCGTCATCTTGACGACACATCTGATTTTTATGCATATGGTTCTTGTACGGAATTGGGTCCTTATGGTATTCCTTGCTTTACTCAAAAAGAATTTGAAGACAATCCTATGCTTCAATTCTTACCGATCGATTATAATAAGCGTCGTAAAAAGTTTTTAGATAAAGGTTTTACGTTCGAGGCGTCCGATCGATATTACTTCTTAGATCCTTATTATCAAACATCTGATCATAGTGAAACAATTCAATATATGAAAAACTGTATGCATGATATGAATTATGCTAAACATGCTTTCTTGCGAAATGTTTTATACTGGTTATGTGTTTTAATTAAGAAGAATATCTATCCTAACTATATGACTGATATCATGTTCCAAAATGCGGTAAGTGAAGCTTCTGCATATGAGTTCATGAAAGACATGAAATTAGCTAACGATGTTCAAGAAAAAAATGTAAAAACTCTTAAAAACTTCGTTAAAGATAATCAAGATAAATTCGTCAAAGGTAAATTATTTGTAGCGACAGCATTATCGTTAATGTGTAAAGATTCTTCTTTAATTAAGAAAATTATTACGCGTGATTATAATGCATTAAATGCTTTAACTCATAAAGTAATTACGCCGAACATAACGACGACGGCTCCGTTAACGAACGACGAAGTAAATTTAAGAAAATTATTATACGGTTTAGTTCTTTCTGGTCTCGTAGAAAAAATCGAAGAACTCGGTATCGATATTGCGACCGATAATCCTATCGCTCAAATTCAACGTGAGTTTATGCAGCAATTAGAATTAGAAGCAAATGCAATGACGCCGAAAGCATTGGCACGACGTATTCGAGATTCATATCTTAATATGGTTCAAACCGATGTTCGTGGTAGAATGCTTCGAGGATTCCCGACATTCCAGATTATGTTTATCGATGAAGGTGCTTCATCGGGATTCTGGAAGATGCATGATAGCTTCTATAGTACGAATGCTGTAAGCTCTATTCAAGTCGTTAAGTCTAAAAATATTGCGGCCGATACTGCTATTATTCAGTTAAATAATTTATATCAAAATATATTGTCTGAATATGAAGATGATGGACAAGGCGATAACTTCACGACACAATTACAATACGGTGTTGCCGGACTTGAAAATCTATACGATAGTATTTTTAATCCTCGTACCTATGTTCGTAATTTAAGTGAAAAACAAGCATTAATTCCTGAGAGGAATTCTATTAAATTAGTTGCTGGTGCTCGTATGCATATTCGAATGGGTTACTCTGCCGATGCAGCTAAACTACCTGTTATGTTTAACGGTACAGTTACCGAGATTCAAGGTGGCGATGTCGTAAGTATTGTAGGCCAAGGCGACGGCATTGAATTATCTAACCCTATTCGTGAAGATAATTTCGGCGATAAGATTAAAAACCGTGGCGTAAAATATTTAGGTGAATCTCCTTACGGTTTATCATTTGGCGGTGTAAGTCCTAGAGTATTGGTAAGTTCATTCTTAACGTGTCAAGATCAAAACTGGTTTAGTCAATTATTCCGTGAAAAGAACTGGAATGTTTTATCGAGAGTATTTTCTAATAATCCATTCGGTATTTATCATTACGGCGATCCTTATTATCGCGACATTTTCGTTAATGGTGAACCAGTACAAAATATTTATGAAGTGACTAATGACTCTTCTGCTCATTATTATAACTTCCGTAAAAATACTGATATCACTAATTTATTTAATAGTGATAGCTTGCAATTTGAAAATGGCGCTTCAGAACAAGGACAGCAATCCTGGTATCGTTCATTAGGAAGTGTTATTGGGATTGATCCCCCAGAACAAGGTCATCAGTTTATCAGTATTAAAACACAAGGTAGAACAGTATGGGATATGTTGCAGTTCGCAGCAAGTGCTAATCCATCTTATATCGGCGCAACCGATTACTTCGGATTTAGAAGTACTGTATTTATGGGACTACCTAACTGGTATTATGCTTATAAATATATTAAGAACAATAACCAATTAAATACTCTCGAGAAACGGAAACCTTATTCTCAATTCCATATGTATTGGTCAGATCACGATATTTTATCTAACCAAATTCAAACTAATTCTAATAAAGTAGCTACCGTAGCTAGAGGTATGTATCAGTTTGAAGAAGTTAAAAAATCGACTCCTGATATTTATTTTGACCGAGATATTTATCCTGAATATCAACGTTCTATGGTAGTCGATACATGGTTACATGGTAGATCTCAACTTCAAACTTCTTCTGAAAATACATTTGCAATCGACAGTGAAATCGGTTCTTTAGATAGTTATGCTACTGTTACAGGAGCTTTTGCTGCTGGTGTTGGTGGTGTAGTCGGTGCTAGTGGCGGCGGACTAGGTGCTACTGCTGGTGCTGCCGCAGGTGGTGGTATTGGTACAGCATTAGAACTAGGCTTAAAGAAAGTAGCTTCTTGGGCTGTTTCTAATTTTGCTCCGGATAATTATGGTGGGCCTGAACATAATCATGCTCAAACAGCTCGATTAATGACGCTGTCTCGATTAAAAAAATCTGTCGAACAAATCTATTCTGGCAATCTCGTAGTTTACGGTGATCCTACTGTAAAACCTCACGATCGAATTTCTATCTTCGATGAGCCAAGCAGTATGACAGGTCAAGCAAGAGTTCGTGAAGTTGTTCATACCTTATCGGCTACGACAGGTTTTGTTACGACAATTACGCCAGATGCTATTGTCGACGTGCTTAATGATAAGACAACTCAAGCCGTTAACATGGCTATTACGTCTACAATAATGCGTTGGGCCATATACGCTCTCGGCGTTTATAATTTACAACGAGCTTATATCGTTCGTGCTATTATCGATGATGGCTGGGGCTTATTCGCTAGAGCTAAGGGATGGGCAGCTGCTGAATATGCTGAGAATGTAGCTGATGCTGCTAAGCAAATGAAGCGTGATAACACTATCAATAGAATTGTTAAAAAGCTAGAGGATAAAAAGGCTCGCCTTGAAGGAATGTTAGAAGCAGCAAAGAAATCTGAAAATGCTGCGGAAATTGCGCAAGCCGAAGCGAGACTTGCTGTCGTTAATAAAAGACTTGCAAGATTCGATCCAATTAAACCATCGATTACATTTGGTGATCGTGGCGTTAAAGGTATGGAAGGTATTTCTAAAATATTAAATACTTGGGCTGAAGCTAATAGTAATTTTGAAAAAGCTAATTTAGAAATTGCTAAAAAGGTCTTCAGTAGTAGATCAGAAGGATTCCAAAAACTTAGTAAAGAATTAGATGACTTTAAAGCAAATAAGCAAAGTTATATCGATAAGAACTATAAAAAAATTATCGAAGAAGATTATAAGGCTTTTGATACTGGTGGCAAATATACAGAAGAGCATATTAGATTAGCAAAAGAAAAAGCTACTACCAATTATGGGAATTTATATATTCAAAAAGCAGATAAGTTAAAAGAATACAGCAAAGAAACTCAACAGTTAATTAAAGATGTTCAAAGTATTAATAATACTAAAAAAGGTCAAGAAACTCTTGCAGCATTAAAAGCTAAACCTGAAATAACTAAAAAGATATTAGATACTACATCTAAGGATATCCTTATGAGAAGTAAGGCAGCTCAATTATTTAATAAAATTGCCGGCACTCGATTAGGTAAATATTTATCTAGTGTATTAAACTTCGGTAGCAAAATTGGTGGTAACGTATTAATGGTCGCTGCTGCTTATACGTTAGGTAGATGGGGCGATATGATTTCTGATTTTATTCAGAATTATAAAACATTAAGTGTTACTCCTTTACTTAAACGCGGTATGCCATTCATACCGACATGGGCAGGTAATAGTGGTACAATCTTTATGAGTCCTAACTGGGGAAAACGTGGTCAAGTATTAGACCTTATGGATACTATATTTAATCATCGTTTCCAAGATCAAGAAGGATATCATCCTATTGCCGGTTCATTAAGTTTCTTATTAAATGCTTCAATGGGTGGTGGTCCTGCCGATGCTCTACAACGTTACGAATTAAATGCTGATGGTAATATGTATGCTAATAACATGGGCGGCGATTACGAATATCTCGTAAATCAAAACTATGTTGATGGCTTATTGCAGCGTGGCAGTATTCGTTCTGTCGAACAATTATTAATGCGTAATAACGAGGAAAATCAAAAGGATAAACAAGAGATTAAAATGAGAGCTGAACAATTCATGCATAAAATTGAAGACGTTCAAAAAGATAATACGTCTATTCTCGATCCTTTAGTTCCGGTTCCTGGTCCTGAGTTTGATATTTTTAAACAATTTAAATTTTTCGTCGTTCGTCATGAAAAGGCGTTAAATAATGAAGAGTCTAAAAATACTGTCGAATTCTCTATTAATCAAGGCGGCAAACCTGTTAAGGTTATCGGTATTAAAGGTAAAGATGGCGACGGCAATGAAATTATCGATGCTCCATTATTGCATCCATTTGCTTTAAATACTCTTCGTAAAATTATATTCCAAGCAGAACAAATGTTATCTTATAAAACTACGACCGACCAAAATACATATATCAACAAAGTATCAAATGATTATATCACTTTAACAAGTTGTTACTTATTCGGTACTAAGAAAATATTCCCGGGATCCGGTTTTGGTTTTACGTTGATTGCTCATGGCGAATCTAAAGAAAATCTTAAAGTTATTATGGATACATTAAAAGAAAAAGACGAGATAACTTATCAAGTATATGACAACGACGATGGTAAGGTATATCAAGTTAATGTAAATATTCCTAAGTTCGGTGTATAATGTCGACGATACAAAATAAATTTAAAGATACATATGCTGGACAACAGATCCGTAATGACGGATTTGCAAAGTTAAAAGGGTCAGTCTTAGGATCTGACCCTAAAACTTGTACTTGTTCGGTAACTTATACTTCACAAACTGGTGAAACAATAACTGAACCTGCTATGCCAGTACAGACAAATTCACCTGATGATTGGTTTCCAAAAGGCGGAGATTATGTTATAATAGAAGCGTATGGAGATCGTCCTCTTGTAACTGGTCGCTGGATTGCAGATTATGGCACTGAAATATATCAAGAAAGTGAGCTAAAGAGTGACATCTTCCCAGATGAAAATGGTCAGGATAACGGAGGCTCAGTATATTAAATGCCAGAAATAAATCAAACGTCTAAGAACGTCGATATCGCTAAAACCGACAAAGCAGTATCTGAAGTAATTAAGGATACTCCTGATGACGGTTCTGCGATCGATAATCAGAAAGTATATCAAGATTTAAAAATTAATGCGACTGAAATGGAAGAATCTTCTAAACATCCACATCGAATTAAAGATTGGTCGATCAAAAGATTCTTAGCCAGTATCGTTATTAAGATGGGTAAGTCTATTGGTTTATCTATCGGTAACGATACAAAGCTATCATTAGATTCAGGAAGCATTAGTTCTATATCTCAAACACATAGAATTAAAGCTAATCGAATTCATTTAGATTGTGACGAATTAATTATTAATGGCCATAAGTTAAATAATAGAATATTTGAACTTGCCGATTTCCGAGAACTTCCAGATCAAGAAGGTTCTATTATCGGTGATCTAATGGTTAAAGGAACTGTTCTCGTAAAATCGTGGGAGCCTAATTTAGCTCGATATGTTTTAATCCGTCGCGATATTTATTTACCGTTATTCGGTAAAACAACGACGACTGTCGAAATTGCTGAAGGATTAAAATTAAAAGATCCTACTAAATTGGTAACAGACTTTGCTCCGTTTACGGCAGCAATGCTTGCCGGCGATTCTCCGATTACAGAGAAGTCGGCAAAAGAAGCATTAGCGAAGGCTAACCCTGCCGAGCAAAAAGTTCTAGAATCTAATATCTATGATTTAAAAGTTTCTGATTATCAGACTATAGATGATTTCAAAAAAGCATTAGACACTAAAAAAGAAAACGTCATTAAAGGTTTTAACGAACAAGTTTCTAAAGGTGATGCTAGTGCTAAAAACTCAATAGAACAAGCTACTCAAGCATATGATTTATTGTTAAAAGCAGCAACAAATTATTATGCTAACAAAAAGCAGTAATTGTAATATAAATCTAGTACTGGTAATAATACTGGTACTAGATTTAATTTTTTTACAGGAAAATAAATATGAACTATAATCAGATACTAGGAAAGATTAGTGAAGAAACTAAGAATAAAGTATCGAAAGAGTATCATGAAATTTATAAAAAGAATCCGACAAAGGAAGATTTTAATGGCGCCAATAATAAAATTAATACTTTGTTGCATGATAAGAATATAAAAATCGATGATACGATTCGTAAAAAACTTAAAGATACGCAATCTAAACTAGCTGAAGCATTAAGCAAAAAAGATCTTAAGGCAGCAAAAGAAGTGCTTAAGGATATTAAAAATATTCCTGAAATATCTAAGGATGTCAATGCGCAAGATATTCTTAAATATGTCGATAAAAGAGATTTAGCTTATTTAGCTTTAGATAAATTTTTAGATAAACAAATTACTCAACGTATTTACGATACTTTACATGTCGATAGCTTAAAAGCTGTTCCGGCCGCAATCGGTGATAAACGCTCACAAATTGTAGCGATTATTAAAACGTATAAACATATTAAAAATACTAATCCAGAGTTAGCAAATACTCTCGTTAAAGAATTGTCGACTAATATTAATAAACAACTTGATCAAGAAGTCTATTACGCTAAAAATAAATATCTATTAATCGCACAACAACAAAGCGGAAAACAGATAGATAACTTGTATACAAAAGCTACTCAATATCTCGATATTGCGAATAAGACAAGTAAGACGTATTTAGACAAAGCTGTAGCCCTAGAAGACAAGTTAAATGCCGCTATATCTGGATTAGATAATACAAAGATTAGTGGATTTGCAAAAGTCGTTAATATGAATTTGCAATTATCTAAAATCGATTATGTAAGTAAACAAGTAGAACGTGTTAATAAGTATTTAGTTAAATATAACGAGATCGCTAAAAAAGCTTTAGATCGTGCTAAAACATGGGCGACAGAACAAGTTACTAAATTAGCGACTAAGGCACTTGGAGCTATCAGTAAACAAATTGGTAAGACTGCTAAATCGGCACTCGGTAAATTTAAAATTTAAGGATAACAAATGATCGATTTCTTATTAGACACAAATAAAGATGATATCATATTAGGTCCGAGTCGACGATCTAATTCATTAGCTATTCAATTTAATATCGGTCAGAAAACAAATAAATTAAAGATTCAATTTTTTGTTGAATCGGTTACTCGACCAAAGCACAAAGTAAATGCTTTAAATATTAAATTTAATATTAAGCCTAAAGAAGATGATTATTTAAATAAAAAGTTATCTTCTGTCGACATATGTAAAGATAATGAAGATTATGAAATCCAACAAATTATGTTACGATTAAAAACTGAATTAGGTGAAGTTCAGCCTTATTCTGATTATGGATCTAGACTTGTTGAATATCGTCATGAAGATAAATTTGATAAAGCAAATTTACATGAGATAAAAGCAATTGTCGACAGTATTGTCGACACTTCATTATACGATACATCTGTTACACCTAATGTCGATGATCATCAAATTATGGCATGGCATAATATTCATATTAAGATTATTAATAAAAGAACTGGAAAGGTTTTAAAAGGATTCGTTATATGAAGACATTTACACAAATCCATGAATCGATTAAAAATATTTTTCAGAAACTAACTAACGATACTGTTGAACGTGGTTCTGTTGTCGATTTATTTATGTTAGCTAATTCCAAAGAAATGGAAGAAGCGTATTTGTATATTGAGTCCAATAAAAATCCTCATATATACACAAATTTAAAAGGTTCCAATTTAGACGATATGGTTAAGTTCTGTGGCTTCACTCGTCGTGAAGGTGAAAGTGATCAGAACTTATTATATCGATTAATTAATTGGTCTTTAATTAACGAGAAATCTAATACAATCGCAATCGATGCGGCACTATTAGATTTACAAAATGCATCTAACGTTACATACGTACCGATGGTGTATGGAACAGGTACGGCTATTTGTTACGTTATTCCTAAAGAATATACTGTCGAAAAAATTGAAGCCGCGCTGAATGAAGCAAAAGATCGCTTAAAGAATGTCACAAGCCCTTCATTATATATAGAGTATGTGACTCCGGCACTAAAAGCTGTTACACTGTCTATTACTTTATCTAACGATAATTCTAATTTAGCTGATATTAAAAAGAATTTAGAACAACGCATTGCTGAATATATTAATGCTATTCCTCCTGATTCTTATTTAGATATCGGAGTAATCAACAAAATGGGCATTAACGAAACTGGCGTAAGTTATTTTAATGTTACAGGATTATTTGTAGACGGTGTATCTGTTACGGCTTTAAAATCATTACAGGATATTAAATCCAAAATGATTCTCGATACAATTCAATGGATAGAGGTTTAATGAATGGATGCAATTACTAATAAAAATTTTGCAAGAGCTTTGCAGTATTTTCCAAAGTGGATGCAAATTAGACGCCGACCATACAAGTCTACATCCGGACATCTACTTAGAGCTGTAATCGAAGAAATGACCTCTATCTATAAAGAGGTCGATGAATATACCAAAGATTTCTTTTTAGTAAATTATGCTGGCCGAGAAGATTCTATTATCTCTCAAATCTATGTAGCGAATATTGGTAAGCTAGAAGATGGTTTAAAGTTAGATAATGAATTTACTATTACAGAAAACTTAAACGAGTTTTATAAAAATAAAAAATATGCTTACTATGAAAACGGTAATCTTTATTTTAAACTTGATGAAGTAGACGGTACTCCGATTGGATATACTATTAATAAATTTCATTATACTGTTAATTTGAAACAAGAACCTGTTTGGAACATCTTCGATGAGTTTGCCTGGTTTGCCGGGATCGATCGACTCCCTAATGAGTCTAATCTTAGTTTATCTAACCGAACATATGATGCATTAAGAACGAAGAATAATAAAAATAATAATATATTATTCGACGATCCTAATATTCTTAATACATATAAACATCGATTTAATTCGACTGAATTCGGTTTAAAATATCTAATTAAAAATTTATTATCGGCTTATGCCGGTATTGCTTTTAAAGATATTAAAATCGATAAATTAAATAATATTAATATCCAAGAAGTAATAAAAGATAAGAAAGTATATGATTATATTGCTAAATTAAATAAAGATATTGCGAGAGAAAAGATCTGGGATATTACATTCTGGGAAAATGAATTTAAGAAACTCGATTATCTTCCTCATATCTGGGATCAACCTGTCGAATATTATTTAGACGGCGTCGGCTACTATGATAGCTTAAAAGTTACGACATCTAATTTAATTAGTTCCTCCGATACAACTGATGTATCAATTATCGGGTATAAAAAATCTAATCAGAAGGTTAGCCAGTATTTATTAAATAGTAACAAGAACGTAAATATCGGTATTGGATTAAAGAAGTTCGATTTAAAACTTAAACCGGTACAAGTTGAATACAACTTAAAAGCGACTTCGACAGTTAAGGTCGATCCTGCGACAATTAACTTTAAATCCTATAAGACTTATAACGGTGAATATCGCTTACCATTAGAAGACTTTGTCGATTATGAAGTCGGTGCGAAAAACGTTACGATTAAAAATAAAGGCTTACTCGTTAACGATACCAATAAAGAAGTAACATATAAAGTTATTGCTTATCCTAAATATCAAGGCGGCAATATTTATTTAACTTCTTTTAAAATTGATAATACTGAACAGTTAAATAATGAATTCACTAATGATTACTTCATTAAAGAAAATGGAGCCATCTCCTATTTAGATAATTATTTCTACGGTACTCGTATTAGTGACTTTGCTTCCTCTTCTAACGTAATCAATACGAAAGACGGCATTAAGCTCGACACTTCTAAATCTACTGTCGGCACTTTAAGTATTCCTTTAACAGATAATATGCGTTTTAAAACAATCAATTATTCTATTAAAGATACTCCTGTTAATATTATTAATCGTTTCGATTTAATTAAGTTAAATAATTTTAAATATAATCAAGCCGATAATTATCTTTATATCGATTCCGACGTTCAAGGTCAAATCAATATCGATCAAATTATTACTTCTCTCGAATTTGAAATCGATAAGTTAAATAATGAAACGAATACTGGCTCTTGTCGTGTTTTAATTACTGACGACAATAATAATATTTTAGCGTCTAAAGAATTAAATACCGACACTAAAAATATGAAATTCTCTTTCGAATCTGAAGATGCGAAACGAAAACATATTTCGATCGTTAAAATCGGTCAACGCGGATTTAAGATTAAACATATTAACGCTACTGCAAACGGCTTAGTATTCTCGATTAATGGGCAGCCATTATCTAAATCTTTAAATACATATTCTATCCCCGATAATCCAGATAATAAAATACTAACATTATCTCTTCATTCTTATCTTGGTATTTCTAATCCAGTAATTAATTATATTTCTATTGCTGGTGAATATGCTAACTTTAAATATTATGAAAAATCTATTACGGTTCCTCCTAATAGCCAAGTTAATTTAAAGATTAAATCGAGAGACACAGTATTAAAATTATATAAAGATAATAATATTATCGATGATAATTACGATACCTACGATTCATTTATTGGCCCAGGAAGGCTCCCTTTACTTGTCGATAAACAAAATATATCTAAGAGTGAATTCCATATCCTTACAGGTCAAATAAACAAACACAATGTCGATTATATTAATGTCGATAGCGAAACAAAATATATAACGTTAACGTTCGATCATTACGAAAAACAAATTGAATCGCTATCGCTATTAAATATATTAACTAATCATTATTCGTTCGACAAATCAAACGATGCTGTATTCGTTACTTATGATGGCCGTGTAATTATTTATAATAAAAATATGGACCAGTCTGCGTTTAAAGAAGTCGAAATTCTCGGTGCATATTTTGAACTCGAATATAATAAAATTATATCCGAAATTCCGGCAACGCTATTAGTTAATTATATTCACGATGCTCGAGGCTTAATTAAAACGACTGAGGCATCGACCGAAAATAAAGTATATAAAATTTTATTGGCGACAAAGAATTCTTCTAACCATACGTTACATCATTCTGAAACGATCGTTCAAAACCAAAAAGAATATCCGATCATTCTCGATAACTTTATTCCTAAATTATCGGCAGAACAAGTTTATTTTGTCGAAATTAATTTGCCGGACGGCTATAATCAATCGACGCAATATATTAGATATCAACATAAGAATAAAGAAGTTTTATCTAAATGGTGCTTATTAGGTAATAATATTAATATCTTAACACCAGAAATTTCTATATTCGCTAATATGTGGAACGATAATGAATCAGATTATAATATCTCGGTTAATAAAAAATTAGAGACAACGTTATTTGCTTCTGAGTTAAGTTTGCAAGACGTATATCAAATCGATAACGTCGATTATAATTTATCTGAATATATTCTATCAGTTCCTTCATATGCTACTATCGTATATAATGAAAAAAGATATACTGAAACAATCGAATTAACGGAAGATGGGTTAGGTAAATTTAAATATTCTAATGTGTCTTCTAATAATACCGAATTATCGATTGGCGGTACGGCTTTAGTCGAAGATGAATATGTATTATATGAAACACCTGGTATCATTCAAGTAAATTCTATTTACGATCATGATTCATTAAGTTTGCAGGCAACATATACTTATAAGCATCCTTCTAAAATCGTATTTACTAATTTAGATAAATTATACGAATTAGTCGAATATAATATTAATGCTTATGATACAGAAACATTAATGACGATTAAAGATATGAAGGATGGCGACTCTAAAAATTTAAATATCGCTAATAACGATATCGATAAAGTATATGCTAAAGCATTGGACCCTAACTTTACTGCAGTCGTCGTAAACAATGTCGTATCTGTATATCGTAATAGTTTAGATAATAAGGTTGCTATTAAATCTGGTTATTATTATGAAGCCGGTAAGGAATATTATTTCCCGGTATATGAAACAGAAGTCGATCATCATAAAGAACATTATGTCGATTTAAATAGCACTAAGAAACAAGGTAGTCTTGTTAAGATGCAGACAGAAAGACAGAACTTCATTCCGAATAGTTTAATGGATATGAAAGTATTAAATCCATTATGTTATGTTAACTTTAAAGAGCAAAAAGAAGTTTCTGAAATTTCATCGCTTCATTCATTAACGACGGCAAATACGTTTAACAACTGGACGTTCCAAGACTGCGATCCAACATTAATCGAATTAAATAAAAATTACGTAATTAATTTTAAATTCGATAAAGAAGGATATGCTATTTTTAGAATCGACAAGTATGCATATGCTACATCATATTGTTATATTAAAAAAGCCGGCAATTTAAAAATTTCTTTGTATAAAGAAAAGAAATTAAACGGCTTCAGATTGCAAAAGAAACCGCTCTTAGAAAAAGTAGAAGATTTCGTCATTAATGACGATTTTGCCTTCTCTCAATTTAATATCGACAAAGATTTCTATTATTATATTGTTGTTACTGGTACAGTCGGTTCAGTCGAGGAAATCGTTTTATCCGATAAGTTAATAACAGAGCCTCATAGTAAAAACATCGATAAGTATAGTTGGGATTTAACCGAAAAGAAAAACAGTATTGCGAACGAAATTATTTTCGATACGTTTAACTATACAACAGATAACAATATCGATGTCGATGATAACGACGTAATTCAATATGGTACAACAATCGATTATGACGCTACGTTATTGGCGACAGCCGATTTAAAACGTTGTCAGTTAGATAAAGTATTATTGCGCGGCAATAAACTAATTACGTTGAATGAACCAGGAACTGTTACGACAGAAATCTTTGATTTAATTCATAATCAATATAAAGCTAAATCTGAAGATTGGTATAAGTATCTTAAAAATATATTATATATGGCTGCGAAAATTAATACTCTTAGCGAAGATAAATTTACGATTAGAGTATTAGGTTCTGAAAACTATTATTCTAAATATGCTACTATTGCCGTTATAGAAGACGGCGATTATGTTCTTTTATCTAACGATAAATTAGTACAGTATATTAGATTCGAAATCGATATTCCGGCGAATAGCTCTATTAGTTCTATCGACGTTTATAATATTTATGATGAACTAGAAGATCAAGCTATTGAGTCTTTACCTGTTGCTGGCGGCGATTTTATTTCTCGATTATTTATGGTATCTGAAAAAGGTACTTATAATTTAGATACAATCGATGCCGATATTAAAGGCGATGTTAGTATTAAAGTAAGATCATTGCGGAAGCAAGGTGTAAATAATCAGTTTACGGCTTGGAAAGATTTATATCGATCTGGCACATTAACTCCAGTATCGTTTACCGATACCGATACATTCCAATTTAAAATTGAGTTATTAAATAATAAATCTACTATTAAATTAAACAGAATAGGATTAACGGCTATATGATATTTTTTAATAAAGCTCGTGTAACAAAAAATAATGGTTGTTATTTTTATGATCAAGATATTATAACTGCCGATTATTTATATTCTGGAGATTGTAGAATTGAACTTCAATTAAAATATGTTAATTCTGGATTCGGCATTTTGTTAATTCAAGATGCCGAAGACATTTTTAAATCTCCTAAACAATACATGTTTAAATTTGGCGATAATGAATATTCTGTTATCGATAAAGTTGTCGACTTGCTTGGAGCAAGTACACAAACTATTCAAGAATATTCTACCGTACAATTTAAGCATTTAATAAACAACGATGATGCTATTTTAGTTTTAGAAAAAATAAATAACGAAGTTAATTTTTATTTAAAGACTAAAAAAGAAAAAGTCGTATTTATCGAAAAATTTAAAATCGACATCGATGACTATAAAATAGGATTTTATTCTCAGTATGGAAATACTATCAAATCTATCAAAATATCAACTGGTCTTCCTATTGGATGGGCTGCTAATTCTATCAGTACTGTTGGTGGTAGGATCTATTATTATGATAATACAATACAATTTGAAAATTGTACTTATGAAGCGGAAACAGAAACTGATTTCATATCGCTTAAAAAGGGAACGTACTTCTTAAAAGCCGATATTGAAGGCGATGTTATCGCTTATGTTTTTGAATCCAATAGTGATAGTACAGATATAAATAAAAAAGAATTGTTAAACGGTAATAAAATAGTTCTCGAAAAAGATGCCGACATCTCTATTCGTTTTGCTGGAAGAAACGGTACCGTTAAAAATATCTCGTTACAGGAATATGAAAATAGCGAATACGTTCCATCTTCTGGTAGTGGTTCTAAACAAGAAGGAAGTTATTTACATTTCGATTTAGATAATATTACTAGAATCGAACTCGTTATTAATATTAAGAAATTACCTATTGCCGATAAATTAAAATATTATTATTTTAAATATGATGGCCGTGAATATACGCCTGAACTTCCTCTTAATGAAGACGTTAGAATAGTATACGATCGTGAATCATTAACTATCGCATATCCAGGTGGATACGTTCATTTAAATAAATATTCTTCTCGATATCTAGATATGTTCTATAATATCGATGCTTATGTATCTAAATTAATTGTTACTAATAAAGAAAATAAAACCGAAGACATTCTTAATGTAAGCGAATTTATTTCTTATGTTACTGATGAAGTAACATCTCCTATCTTATGTTTAGATAAAGATGATGAGCCGCTCGATTTAAGTTCTTCATATCGAGAAATTATCATTCCTTCTACTCAAATAGAAATGTTTAATCGATATACACCAATTAATTTATCTAAAAAACTTAACGTGTATGAATTAGAAGATATACAAGTAGTCGGTATTAAAGAATTTACCGAAGTTAATCCGTCAGCTAAAACATTAGATAAGTTTATTTTATCCGATGTCGGATATGTGTATTTAGATTTTAATCATAATACCGATGTCGATATTAAACATAATTCTATTACTATTTCTAACGAGATTAGAAAGCAATATAAATATATTATTATTGTGTATCCGCATGCAGAAGAATATATGTATCGTTTTACAAACTGGAATCGTGAAGTATTTTCTAACACTAAAAAAGAATTAAAGTTAGCTAAACCAATTCTCGATACGTTTAATAATATTATTGTATATGCTACAAACGACGAAGTGGATGAAAAATATTTTTATCGTGTTCGAAAAGAAAAAGAAACGACCGATGTAAAAATGGCCGTTACTAATTATGATGTGTTAGACAATAGTCAATTCGATATCGATTTTAAAAGAAATGAAATCGTTCTCCATAATAATAATTATAAACATTATATTATTGAATACTTGAAAGCAGATAGTTATTGCATTAACGATTTAAAATATAATGTACTAATCGGGAAAGAAGCTTCTAATCTTTACGAAGTGAAAGTATCTTCTAATAAAAAAGATATTAAGATTATCTATGATCAAAATAAAGAAACTAAAGCGATCGATCAATATAGAATAACAGATTTAAATATGATACCAAATGAATATGTTGTTATGAGGTAACGGTATGAAGATTTATAGAAACAAGAAAAAAGTAGCGAATACTGTATTGCTCGATGATCAGGATATGCCATTATCTTATTTGGTTAATAATTCTGTTTATGCTGATACCATCATTAAATTTAACAACGATTTATTAAGTTTAAATAAAAAAGAAGCTATATCTTTATATCAAAAGATCGATAAAGATTTACTTTTATTCAAAGAAAATTATGTTCCGGCTAAAGAACAAAAAGATTACCTTTTGGATAAAGACGGCATTATTACAATAAAAGATACATCTAAAAAAGCTTCTTATCGCCCGACAGTATTTGGATATAAATATATTCTCCAAAGAAATATTCCGTTTTCTTCTGGACGTAGTTGGGATATCAACATAGATTTTACCGGTATGGAAAAAGTAAAGTCTATGTTACAAGGTATTGCTGTTCCTAATAATATTAAATTTAATAGTGTTACCGATAATCCTGATATTAAATATTATAACGGAGAAGATAAGTTCTTAAAGGCTATGAAAGCTGGCGGCTATAAAGATAATTGCAATATTTATATCGTAAACTCTACTTGCGGCAATAAGATTCTTTATAATAAGCCTAAGATATTCGACGTAGCTAAGCCTGTTTTATTTAACCAATCTGAATACGTAATTGAGCCGTCATGGGATATCTTCAATCATGATTTAGAAATGTCGTTATTCCCTCGTGCTACATATGACTATATTAAATTAACGATTAATCATACTCCGATACTCATTATGCAAGATCGATTGAATTTTAAAACTATTTTATTGTGCGGTAAAGAAATCTTTACTGAGCCTCGCTTAATTCAATTTCTTGCTGAAAATATTGTTTATGCTTATAGTATTGGCTACCATCGTATTCCGGAAAAAGCCGACAGTTATATTAATACTTTCATTTCTAATAATTTGATCGATTATTACTATAGTTTAAATAATCGATTGAACATGAAACATCCTCAAATTAATTTAGATAAAGATATCGCTTCTTTAACTTCGCTCGATAATCACGATTATAAGTTAGTTTATGTCGAAACAACAAACGAAAACGTAATTTTCGATTATGCGACACCTTCCCGTGATATCTACTTTAAGAAAGTAATCGACGACGAGCCTAAAAAAGACAATAATGAATCTTTAATTTATACCGTAAATCAAGAATTAAAATTTATCGATAATGTCGGCTATTCTTTATTTAACATTGAACAGTTACCTTCTATACGTTATAATTATGATAAAGAAAAACTTCAGCTAATTATCGGTCAATATTATAGTTCTAAATATAATATCGCTAAGTCTGAAGAAACGATTATTAATATCTCGAATATAAAAACTAATTATAGTTTATATATGACGAATACGGGCATATTAAAAGACCAAAGATTTTATATTCTTCCGGTCGATGAACCATCTAACGATATTAAAGTTGCCGATATTATTATTAAACTCGATACAAAAATCGAGCCGACCGACACAAGAATAATTGGTGGCGGATCTAGTAAATTCGACAATTACGAATATATCGATACAGGTAATATACTTGGCAGACCGTATAGAATTGGTACTTCTATGGTAATCACATTACCTAAAAAATATGAAAGTCATAGAGACCAATTACAGGAACAAATTGACAAACATATTTCTTCGTCGGAAGTAGCAGTATTATTATTTAAGGATTAATAAATGGCACAAAATTATTTAACAAAGGTTGATTTTACCAAAGGCGTAAAAGCTAAACCTATTAACGACAATTTTGAAATGATTCAAGATTGGATCGACACAGAACGTCTTCAGTCTGCTGGCTGGGGCGTTGTGTCCGGTTTTGAATGCAGTCGACGTGGCGATGAGTTTATTATCGATGTAGCAGCTGGTGAATTAATCAACAAAAAAGGCCATCGAATTAATCTTGACGCTGCGTCCATTAACGTAGGTGCTCCACAAGCTATTCAGTATTTTGAAAAATTTACTTTGGATGCTAGCGGACAAATTACGTTACGTTTCCCGGTATATGCTCCATCTCAATTAAAACAAGTAGCATATATCTCCGGAGTTCAAGGAGAACTTCCAGATTTAAAAGAATTTAGAATGTACGATTTAGAAACTCAAGAAAGTTTACAAATTGCTTCTATCAATAAACAAATTATTCATATCGTAGATCCAGAAGCAAATGTCGGCAGAAAAGTCGGTGTCGTATATCATTATGCATCATCTCATATCGATACAATTACGTACAACGATAAAACTCCTGAATTATATCCTAAATATCATTACGGTATTTTTTCAGCATCACCGGCATTCCCGCCAATGCAAAACTTTGAAGATGCTGGCGATATCGTATTAGGCTGGGCTTATTGGATAGTCGATGAAACAGGTATCTCTGTTAAGTTCTTCTATGACAACCGAAATACTCGAGCTATTTATGTCGATGAATTTGGCGATATTTACTTCTACGGTAAATTGTATTCTAAGAATCAACGTAAATTTATTTACTTCATTCAACCAGAGCATCCTGAACCAAACGACTTATGGTATGATAGCGATACAAATATTTTATATATTTGGCGACAATTTAACGGTGAAGATTACCAATGGGTTCCAGTAAATGAACACAGTACGATGGATCTTCACGAAACTAAATTGTTTATTCCAGATGAAAATTTAACTGACGAAGAAAATGAAAAACAAACATTCGTATTCGATGAAGACGATGTTAATATGTTCTTTATCCCGAGATCTAATTCTTTAGACGTATATATTGATCAAGGATATATTATGAAAGATCAGTACGTCGAAATGGTTATGCTTAAAGAACAAGATGCTAAAGGTAAACATTTAATCGTACCTGATAGTGCGAAATATAAAATGAGCGATATCGTAAAAGGTGTCGGTTTTAAATTAAACTATGCGTTAAACGAACCGACTGTCGTACAAGTTAACGTTCGTCATACAATTAAAAAAGGTAAAGAATCCGGTGTATTCCAACGTGCTGCCGTATTCGTCGAAGAAAAACGTATTATTTATAACGAAGATTCTTATCCTAACAATACTCGTGTTATTAAGTTACCTACATATTATGAGTACGGTAAACAACAAATTGAAGTATTCTTAAATGGATTAAAGTTACATAATGGGTCTTCTGATGAAGTCGACTTTAGTGAAGTGCTTCCAGTTCCGACTGAAGATAATCCTAATCCGACATTAACGAATAAGTTTATTATTAACAATAATGTAAACTTAAAATATGGCGACCGCATCATTTATCGAATTTCTCATTATACTTGGTCTTACGAACAATTAGAATCTATCATTACTAATGCACAAAACGGCATTAAGGAAACAAAAGATCTTATTACGGCTGTCGATAATAAATATAGTCGTATTACAGATTCTATCGACCCTGCAATTACGGCAATGCAAACGACGATTCAAGATCTTAAAACTTCGACACTTAATACTGATAACTTTATTAAGCGTAGTGAAAAGATTACGAAGTCGATGTTGGACGACGAAGTTAAGAATGGTTTATTTAAAACTATTCAACAGTATGAAATCACGATCGATCCAACTAGTACAATTTATCCGTTACAACATACTGTTACCGATAAACAATTATCGTTTGTATTATTAGACCAATATGTCGGTACTAATAAAATCGATAACGCTAATATTAGTACGATCTTAAACTATGGTACTGATTATGTCTATGTCGATAATAATAAGATTAAATTATCGGCCGGACTAATTAGAAATACAAGAAAACTTAAATTTATGGTTATTTCTTTTGGAGCGTAATTCATGCAAAATACATTGACATGGATGGTTCTCGACGAACAAGAATTTAATATTTATAGTACTTATAAAGCCGGAGTTATTACTTCGGCTTCTCGTACTGTAATTCCGGTTCGTCTATATAACAATTATATGGGCATCGAGAAGCAGCCAGACTTAAAAAACTTCGGTGTTAATTTTTATTTCACCGATATTGAAGATTCTGTATTGTTAGATTATATTAAAATCTTAAATGCAGATTCTACTGAGTTACCGACAACTCGTTTAAGTGACACATTAACTGTTAACTTAACAAATGAAGTCGTACTTAGTGGCGCTCCGAATAAAGGAGATAGTGAACACAATTATTACGATTTTAATATCGTAATAGAATTACCGAAAGATCTTAAGTATAAAATTAACGATCTCAAAGAATTAACTTGTGATATTGTGTATTATTGAGGAGGCCTTTAAATAATGAAACCTACTTGGGGTATTCGAAAATTAAATGAATACAGCATAAGTAAAGACACAGCTATTATTATTACTGATAGCGAAAAAGATAACTATTATTGGGCCGATATTCCTGATGGATCGTTATTAGTAAATGACAAAACAGGTAATCTTAGTATTAAATTAACTGGTGAATCGGATTGGGTGCCAGTCGGTATTCGTAAAGATGGTACAGATAAGCTCGTTAAAGATGCCGTAATTAATGTCGAATATTATACGATCGTTAAATTTGAATTAGAACATAATCGATTCTATTATCATGACCGAGAAGAAATTACTCGTATCGGTAAATTGATCGACGGCAAGGCTCAATTTAAAGTTGGTTCTGGATTGTATATTCCGGGAACAAATCAATTAGAAGTATTAATTAACGATACTGTAAGATGTAATACTTTAGACGACAGTCTCGAAGAAATTAATATGAAGTATTTCCAAATCGATGCCGACGATATTCGATTAGGTTCGACAGTTACAGTTCGTTATATTAACTATGAACGTTTAAGTGAGTTATATCCATTTATCTTTATTCAAGAAAGATACCCTTGGTTCTTTGAAGATAAAGATATCTGGATTAATACAGCAGAAAATGTATCGGAAGACGGCTTGGCTATTACACCGATGAGCTACACAGTTTCTTATCCAGCCGATGATCCAGCTCATGCCGAAGTTACAGTTTTTACGACTAAAAAATCTCGATTAATTGCGATACATCGTCGTGACGAATACTTTAATGATGTTACTAAACGTAGCATTACTAAATTTAAAGTGCCGCGTAAAGCACACGATTATTATCTAAATCTATTCTCGACTTACTTCGGTTATCAAACTAACTATAGTAAAGCATTAATTAAGGGTACTCAAACTGAAACAGATAAGTTAACGTTAGATGCTGAGATGTTATATTCTAATGCTTTAATGGGGAGAGCTTCTGTAAAAACTCAAATCGGTAATATCGTAACATTTAAACGTGACGGTAAAAAATTATATGCTTCTCAAAATATTGGTATGGGTGTTCAATATAATTTACCTCGTGAAGAAGATCCGTATGACATCACTGTTATAGTTCGTAATCCTAGTAATGGGTTAAGTAAAGAAAAAGTATTAACTGTCGACCGCCGAAAAATTGTTTTAATGGCCGATATAAGCCATGAAACAACTAATGCTGGAACGAACATAATAATATCGACAATACCAAATGCCGATGTGAAAATAGAAGTGTTAAATGATGTAACAAATCAATTTGAAGAAATTGTTTTAGGTCACTCTAATGAGTCTGGGAAATATAATTTTATTGTTCCTATTGCTATTGCAAAAAAAAGATATAGAGTAATTATTTCTAGCGATAAAGCAGATAACGAAATTAAAGAAGAATTTGACGTGCTTTTACATCGTGGTTCTCCTGAGTTATCTGCATCTCATACAAGAAATAAAAACGACATTTCTTTAACGATAAAAACAGAATCTGGTTCTAAAGTTTTGGTTAAGTATAATGGAAACATTGTTCATTCAAATATCGCCGATATTAATAATACTGATATTTATATGTTTGATGCAGATTATGAAAAAGATAGGGTATTCGTAATTGAGTCGACGAAAGAAAATAAGATTTTTGAAACTATTAATTATACTATTCCAAAATCAGAAAAATATGTTCCAGATATTCTGTTATCTTTAAAACAAATCCCTGCAAACTTTGTTAATGAAACAAATACATATCGATATAAAGGTAGTTTCCTTAATATAGAAACAGAATCTGGATCACTTATTACTGTATACAATGAAGACGGAACATTATATAAAGATAAATTTAATCCTGACGGGATTGAAAATTTATTATCTAATAACTTCTCCGACGGTGGATTATCTTTACCAAATCTTCCATTAAATAGACGTAAGTATTTTTTGCCACAACGCAGAACAGATAAAGTATATAAATTAAAGTCTATAAAGCACGGCAAAATAGACGAAGAAATAACTTTTACTGTTTTAGGCTCTGGTCTTAATGAATACGAAGCAACTTCTGATGACAATAGTTATGTATTAAATCCTTATATCGACCTTTATGAAAATTCTGATTCTTATAGAACTTTCAGAATTAAAATAATAAAAAGAGATGAGTTCTCAGAACCGTCTATTTATTCTCCGTCTAAAGTTCAAATAAAAAATAAACCAGATACATTAATTACTTATAACAATATTGATGGTAAAGACTATTTTAAAGATCCTATGCTGTATGGTGGTCCTTCTTCATATAGTGTTTATTTTGATAAAATAAATAATACATATAAAGCCAATCAAAAACTTTTAAATCATTTTATGAATTTAAGATCTGATAATTCTTTTGGTTTTTCTATTCCAGTTAAAATTAACAATATTGATGAATTAATAAAGACTCAAACATATACATTTGTTGTCGATAATGATAAAGAATATACTTTTACATATTCTCCTGTAATGCTTCACTATAAGAATCTTGATGATTTATTAATTAAAGTATCTTCTGATAGAATGAATAATTCTGAATATAAAGATATCATAAACAGCATTAGCAGAAAAGGATATGATTCCTCTATTTATTTATCTGGTGCTGATTATGTTACAAAATATGCTTTAAATTCAAATGTTAAAGTTATTCATCCATCTCTAATTCGTCATATATCTATTTCTACTGATAGAGGATATAACTTAGAAACAGAAAAAAATAGTTTAATTTCCAAATTAAAAGAAAAAGAATACATCAAAAATGATGAGCAAGAAGTAGTTGTTGATAATTTTAATCTTTTTGGGAATCAAAAATTAATTAGAACAAAAGAAGAACGTAACCATGTTTATGTTTTACAACTTTCTAATTCAATAGAATTACTTCCTCTTAATTTCCAATATGAATATGCAACAGCATTACTTAAAAATAATAAAAAATATGAAAGTCACGTTAATACAGATGACTATTGTCCTAATTTTATTTTTGATTTAAGAAATATTAGCGAAGAATCAAAACAAATTTCTGTTCCGATAAAAATAAAAAGAAATAAAGTTTTCTTTGATACATTAAAGGAATTAGGATATTCTTCTAACGATTACCATAAGAGCAATGAAATAAATCAAATTAATCTTGGATGTCGAAATTTATTAATTTTATCAAATAGAGAAACTGTTCCTTCTAACTATTATAATGCTATCGATAATATAAATATATCTGGTATTTATTATATGCCAAATGTAACATCTGTAAAAGATGATGCATTAAGTATGTTATCAAGAACATTCGTTTATTTAAATTATCCAAAATTAAAACAACTTGGAAACGATTGTTTCTACAATTTATATTTTAATGATGGATATGTTGGAAGTCTTTATGCAGAGTGTATAAATTTAGATAATGATAATACTATCATAATTGATAATACGAATTATCAGATTCTGGCGCGGCGCTCGCCATTCCCTTCGAACGGAAATAATGCTGGCAAATTTAAGCTAAAAATAACAGCAGATAATTGGTATCCAAATATTATAAGTATCGATGATGTTGATAAAAAAATAGTAAATAAATTTGTATTTGTATTATCTGGTCTTGAAGAAATTATTTATGATAAGAACGATCTTACTTTTACGTATCCAATTTTAAACGGAAAAATTACGACACAAAATTGGGCAGTATCTTATTCTTATCCTCATATCGATTCTACTAAAGTTAAATCTAATAATATTTATAAAAATAGTGCTAAATTCTTTAAGTGTAATTATTTAAAAAAAATAAACTTAGACTATTTTAAAAACTATTTTTCTGATTATGTCGATTTCCAAGAATGTCGAAATGTTGAAACAATTATTATGCCAAAAAATTATTTGGTAAAAGGAACACTTTCTCGAACATTTGAATATTGTGGCGTTAGCACAATAGAAAACTTCGATAATTTATTAGTTTGTAACGAAAGTTTAAATTCTACATTTAGAGGATGTACAGAATTGAAATCTGATTTAAACATGAATTATTTAAAAGTTACAGATTCTTCTGCATTTGAAAAGTGTGGAAAATTGTCAAATTTTGTATATCGAAAAGTAAATGTCAATGTTGATTGTGAAGGAAATATTGTAAATCTTGACGGATGTTTAGAGGCATCTGAGCGCGGAGAAAAAATAATACAAAATAATTATAGTTATTATTCTGACACTTCTATAACGCAAGAGTCTTTTGATAGAATTAAAAAGCATATGAAAAAGATGACAAGATCTCAATTTGCAAAATGTAAAAATATTAAAGAACTTGTTATCGATCAAAATTGCCCTCTTGTTTATTTTATGAATGCATTTAATACACCATTGAAAAAGATAGTCTTCGATAATAATACTATCGATTGGCTAGAAGTAAATGATGAAATGTTTAAGGACAACGATTTAATTTCTAACGCTCAAGCTTATAAAATAAATTCTAATAGTTTACGAATATTTAATGCCGGACAAAATAGTTTAGGTTTATATAGTTCTATTCATAGTTTAAATATGCCAAATTTAAAATATTCTTTTGTTGCTAGTCCGAATAAATTGCTTGGTGTATATCATGTCGATCAATTAGAAAGATCGTTGTTTACAAAGCATATTCCAGATACCGCTGGCATAAATTCAGGTGTAACATATAGTGTTTTCAATAAAAGTAATTCTGAAAATGTTATACAAAATGAAGAACTTCAATTAATGAGTACTGCGTTCACATCTCATTTCTTCGATGAAAGTATAAATAAAAATGATATTAAAATAAAAAAACTCATTTATATGTCAAAAGATTATAGCATATCAGAATATGATGGTACTATATGGACTGATTCCGTATTTTTAAGTGATCATCATCTTAAAAAATGGGTTGAAACAATGAGATGGCCTGCATTAGAAGAAGTCGAAGTTAAGACAAATATTTTTTATCCGGAAAAAACTGTTTTAGGAGTTAAAATTAAATATGTCCAAGCTTAATGATTATTTTGAAAAAACGATAGGTCTTCCTATTATATATCATGACTATGAAACATATGATTGGAACTCCGCAAAATTTGGTACGATAGTTGTCGATCCAAAAGATAATAATATTGGTATTAAATTAAAATATAATGTCGATAATCAAGATCCAAAAGATCCATTCTCTAAATATGGTCCTAGCTGGGTAGCTCTTAAGCTACCAGCTAGTGAATCATTAATCGTAGAAGAATCTTCTAGAATGGTTTGTGAGAAAATTATATTTATCGATTATGATCGTATCGAAGGCAAACTTTATTATTCTATTAATGGTGTATATAAAGAATCTAAATTAACTCGACAAGACAACTTTGTATTTGAGTTAGATAAAGGTGAATATATCCCGGGCAATCATCATATTAAAGCATTAATTAACAATGCGATAGAATGTTCTCCGGCCACTAAAACTCTTAAAGAACTCGATAGAACACATTTCGTTCTTAATTCTACTCAGTTAGAACAAGGCTGTGAAATCGATGTGTATTATATCGAACGATATCACGTCGGGAATCCTGTTCCTCGATTCTATAATCAAGAAGAAGAGCCAGCAAATCCAGAGCCTGGTGATTTTTGGATTAATAGTAAACGTAGCGAATATATGAAGCAAAAGCTTCCTATTACTCCGTATGTTCGATACGATTATAATAGTATGCAACTTTCTATTCTTTTAAAGTCGATTAATAATAGTACTTTTAAAATTTATAAAGATGAGAATTTAGCTGCGACAAAAACAAGTAATCGATCTTGGACGACGATTAAAGTTCCGTTAGCATATAACGAAATTTATACGTTAAGAATTGTCGGAGAGAATAATGATTATTTAACCAATGAAGTGACTCGCGATATTCATTCTACTTCTAAAGTAAATATTGCATTACAGAATTTATCGTTAACAAAAGATAAAATAAATTTACATTTAGTTGGCGAACCCGATTTAAAATTTACTGTATATAGTACTGCCGATACTTCTAATGTTAGATTTGTTCCAGACGATTTGAATAATGCATACGATGTAAGTTTCGATCGTAAAAATAAATCTTATTATGTCGATATTACTGCACATAAACAAGGTAAGTTATCTTTCAGCTTAGAACGGATCTTAATCGAAGCAAAAGACCCTGTCGAAATTCCAATTAGAATTGTTTCTAAAGAATATATGGTTCCTAATACTTATAGTCAAATAGCTAAATTATTTGTTCGTACTACTTATAACAAAGAACTTACTTTGATTACTGCTTCTAATAATCCAGAAAATTTAAGATACATTACGTCGAACAACGGTGAAGAAGACGGTAAAACATATTATGATTATCAGTATAATGTAACATTATCTAATAATATGCAATATGTATCTTTCATGGCTAGTGATACAAGAGAAAATGCTGTATCAACTGTTGTTACGACGAGTATTCAACCTAAGCGAACAAAAGAAATTAGAGCACGGCTTAAATTAAGCAGTGATCCAATAAAAGTAATTGCCGGCGTTAAGTATCAGAAATTAAACTTAATCGTTCCTAATAGTGTTCCTAGTGTTCAGATTATTCCTAAGATTTATAATACTAGAACGCAAGGACGTGTTCGTTTAATTAAACAGGTCGGAAATACATATACTTATTTGGTGCCGGTATATGATCAGATTTTAGATTATATTGGTACTGATCCTAATAATCCATGGGAAACCAAATCTGACGTTATATTTGAATTATCGGCTTACGCCTATATCGATCAAACATTAGAATTCCCGAGCAGTTACTTAGATCATTTATAGGAGTTAAATAAATGCCAATTAAACAAAGTAAAAAAATAACTTCTCGATTAATAAGTAATGGCCGAGTTACTTTTGTTTATAGTGATAGCGATTATAAATGGGACCTATTACCAAATGGATCTCTTTTAATCGATGAAGAAAACGGTAAAGTAAAGATTAAATTAGAAGGTAAAACCGATTGGACTCCGGTTGAAGAAGTGTTAAATAAAGATTCTAATTTAATTATTCACGGCAATCGTATTATCAAAGAGCCATTTTTAGTTCTCGATATCGATAAAGAAAACGACACCATTACTTATTTAAACCATAGAAATGAACGTCGACATAAATTTATTTATCGCTACCAAAAAGATTGGTTCGGAATATTTGAGTTAGACAAAGGTTCTTATATTCAAAATAAGAATTTAATTTCGGCAACGATCAATAATACGATTGAATGTAACGATAAGAATTATAAACTTCAAGAGTTAACGAGTCGAAGAATCGGTATCGATCTCGATGTTTTAATTCCAGGATGCTGGGTCGATGTTCAATATTATGATATATATAAAATGACTCAGCCTGGTTATAATATTTTCATTAATAAAGATATGCCAGAAAAGCAATTATTTGATAAATCTATGGCCGTTGTTTTAAACGATAAAAAAGTAGTTGATACGGAAGAAAACCCGTAATATAACAACGATAATATATTATTTCTAGTACTAGAGGTTAATCAATGGCTAAAAAAATAGAAGAATTTATGCTGTCTAAAGATCTTCAAGACAAGATCAATCAAGTCAGCAATTTAACTCAAGTCCATATGGATCAATTGGACGCTTCATTAAAAACATTGTTAACGAATATCGGAAGTGCGTCTCAAGGAGTCATCTCTTATGATGACTCCGAGATTCGTAATCGAGTAATTTCTCTCGAGAAAAACTCTGCTACGAAAACTGGATGGTTTAATAAAACTTCCGATAAGTTAACAAAAGAAATGCTCAATGCTGAAATGCAATCTCTTATCGACGATATGCAAGATTTCGCAGATGCATTATTAACTAAATTAAATATCTCTGATGCCGATAACAAATATCGCGCTAAATCTGAAAAACTTCAATTAACAGATTTGAGTGAAGAATTTCAAACTCAGATCCGTAATATTATAGATAAAGTAAATGCTTTAAATACAACATTTGCCGGTCTTAATTTTGTCGCTAACGATATCGAACAATTAAAACGTATCATTAGTGATTTACCTAACACTGCTATTACGAGAGATTTTGCCGATGCTCGTTATCGTTTACAAGATCAAAAGATCACCGTAAACGATGTTAACGATACATTGCGTCCAGCAATTATTTCTCTTCAGTCTAACTATAATAAGTTAGATAATGTAGTCGTTAGAAACGACTTATCTGAATATCGTCGTTTAGATAACGATATTAACATGTCTGATCTCGATACCAGTATTCAAGCTAAGCTTAATACGATCGATCAATTAAACGCTAATATTAATGCTCGTATTAACACACTCGTTAATCAAGCACTAGCTGCCGGTTTTGTCGATACATTAGAAGCGACTTATGTCGGCAATTATGCATTACTTAACAATACTGAATATCAAGACTATATTCAAAACTTATTAGATAATGTTAATACTAATAATAAAGCAACTGTTATTCAATCTTTATTCGCTTTATATAAAGGTTTAAAAGATGTCGCTGTTTCTGTTGCATTAAATAATGCACAGTTAAATAATGTTAATACTCAGTTTGCTTCTATGGCAACTAACAATAACTATGCAAAATCTTTAAAAGATCTTGATGCGGTCGACATTATTAAAACGTTATCTTATATGTCTGGTCTTGAAAGTACTTTAGTCGACGATATTACGTCTGACGATGCTATCGAAACTCTTAGCGTAACCGGTTCTACGACTATTGTTCAAGCCGATACTATTTCTTCAAGCTATACTGAAAATGCTGCGAAAACAACGACAGCATATATCGGTATTGCTTCTAATGCTGTTCACGACTGTGAAACAATTATGCACTTAGAGTTCCCTTCCGTAACAAATGTTAATGCTTCTGCATTTAAAAACTGTACTAATTTGAATACAGTGTTCTTGCCATCCGTAAAAACTATTCGAGATGGTGCATTTGTTGCATGCGATAATATTCATACTATTATGCTACCTGAAACATATACGTTTACCGGTAAAGAAGGTTTGCCTCAAATGTGTCGCATTATTCGTGTAGCCGGTCCTGCCGTGGTTTAAGGAGGTCGAAATGAAAGTTAGTGTTTATGTCGACAAACTTAAAAAGTGGGTACCGATATCTTCTGATGAAATCCTCGATCGAAATAAAAATTTATCTGACGTAAAAGATAAAGATGCGGCTATTACAAATCTTGGCTTATACGATAAGTTTATTTCTAAAGAAGCTCTTCAATCTGGGTTCTTACCAGATGTATTTACTCCAGAGAATATTCAAACTGATGCCGATCATCAGTTCGTTAGTGATAGCGATAAGAATAACTGGAATAATAAATTAAATAAACCAGTCGAAATTCAAACAAATTTGGAAGAAAATCAAATTGGCTATGATGAAGTAAATGAAAAATTTTACATCGGTTTAAATAATAAAAACGTTCTTATCGGTGGCGCGTCAGCGTTAGATAATATTAAAATCGTTAACGGATTTTTCTCCGGCAATTCTCAACCGACTATTATTCGTAACACTAAAACACGAGAAGATGGTACATTGATTTCTCCTGTATTCGTCGACGTTCAATGTGTCGAATATACTGGCGGCGATCTCGGAGAAGTATCTGTATCTTATACGTCTGAGCTTATTAATATTTACAATACCGGTTCTTTTACTGGTGCATTCCAATGTATGATTGTATATCCGTTAGGAAGTGTTAATCGATGAAATGGTCAATTAAATTAAAAGACGAAATAAAAGATTTAGCATTTTCTACATACGTTTCGATATTTTATAATTTAAATGATTTAGCCGATAAAGCCCAAGCGATTAAGAACTTGGGCTTATTCGATAAACTTGCCAGTATCGAAGAAATTAAAAAGATTAAAATACTCGCGACAGCGATTAAAACAAATAATCTTCATCGATTTGTATCTAAAGCTAGTAAAGATAAATATAATAATAAGATAAGTAAATTTGTTACGACCGATAATCATTTTGATATCGATAATAATAACGATGCTTATTTCCATAATGGCGAGAAACGCTTTTATTTAAAATATAAAAATAAATATAGATTATTTGGTGGCAATACTATTTTATATAAAGTAGGCCAAGCTACATTTTTAGGTAAATCTAACGAAGTTAGAATTCCGCATAATTTACATGACGATAGAAACGTCGGGATTACTCCTGATTTTGTATCGATTAAACCATTGCATAGTGCAGCGAAAGCTGGCGATATATGGGTTAAAAAAGATTCTAATTTTATTTATGTCGGAAATACCGGTGCTGCCAATATCGAATTTCAATATATGATTTATGCTCCAAAGAATATGGGTTAAGGGATAGTCAATGAAGAAAAATCGAACATTTAAACAAGGTCGTGGATCTGAACAACTCTTAAATCAAGAGCTGTATGATATCTTTACTGCTGTCAAAGATATTAACCCAGATATCACCGAGCAAGAAAAAATTGTCGGTGCTAGTGCAGTTCCTGACAACAATATTCATGGTTCTCTCTGGCGTAAAGATAGAACCAATGAATTAAAATATTATGACGGCGTAAAGAAACAATGGGTTAATGTATTCGATAATAAATTCCAAATTATCGAACATTTGACCGAAGAAACAACTCCGGTAAATCCTGTTAAAGGTCAGTTATGGATTTACAACGGCATTATGTTGTATTTCGATGGTCGAGAATGGAAACCAATTAAATCGATCCCGGCTGACGATGCACAATTTAATGAAGCAGCATTTGCCGATTTTGCTCTCGTTAGTCCATTGCTTTCTGTTGGACATGTAACTGTACCGAGTTTACAGGATGGCGATTCTAAACGCTATGAAAATGAGTTAAAGACTGGATATCAACGTTCTAAAAAGAATGCTGTCGAAGAAGTCGATACATTCGACTTTGAATGGGAAGATCCGTTTACGGCTCCGACTCATGATAAATTAGTCGATCCTAACCATAGAACACAGTACGTTATTCCTAACGTTAATCATGATAGAATCTTTATGGAGAACAGTTTACTTAATGATTATGAAAAAGTAAATACTGTTTGTTTCCAATATCCGACTGTAAAAGCTCAGAAGAAGAATTTGAGTGCATTACATATTAACGCACAAAAATTATCTAACATTACTAAACGTTTATTTAAAATTAATAAAGACGATAGTAATACAAATGCTATTATCGATATTAATCCTAATAATACTGAATTCTATGGTTTTAGAGCCGGTGAGAATAAAGGCGATCATTTATATCCTTACTATGAAAAAGTAGAAACAGGATTAACGCATAGTACAGCAAGAGCTTTAGATAATACCTCCGGTATTCCTGGTGTCGATAAAATTAATGCACAATTAAATCCTGGAATTAATTATAATAAACCAGATAAAGTAACTGTTGAAAATAGAACAATGCGTCGGGATGTTACTATTAAAGATGATCCCGATAATCGCTTCGGTGATTATGTTATCTTACATAAGAAAATTTCTTTGAATTATCGTACTGTTCAAAATTATGATTATATCTTAGCCGTTACTTATGATTTTAACTGGATTAATTATACTGGTTCTTTGAAGAAGTTAAATAATGGTAACCTATTCGAAGGCTTCCATATCCCTGATCTTCCAGAATCTATTAACCTATTCTTTGACGGCTTAATGCTCGAAGAACAATTTTACGATGTCGACGTTAAAAATCAGTTAGTAAAATTAGAAGATAAGATTTATAAAGAAGACGAAGTACATGTCTTTAAAAATTATATTAAAGACTCTGGCTATATCGTAGAAACAAACTTGGATAATCAAGGTGTTATCTACTTACACAAGAAATTTAAATCTCCGTTAGTCTTCGTAGCCGGTGAATTAATTCATCCGTTATTCGGTGGCTTAATTTTCCGCGACGATAAAATCTTTGTTCCTCGTGCTAAAGTAAATATGCCGTGGACAGTTATTGAAGCATATATTCCAGGTGAAGAAAATGCTTATGCTGCCGGTACTGTAAACTTCGATAATAATATTGTTGCCGGTACTAATCGTACATTAGCGACTGAAACTGGTACACCAAATATCGATGCGACAGCCTTGTATAATAATGGTGAACATTCTCTTATCGTTCAACAAGGTCAAATCGGCCACAGTGGACAAAACGTAATTTATTACGACCCTCGTGTTATTACGAATACCGATGAAATTATTCTATTCTTAGACGGTATGTTAATTAATCCTAAGAATATTGAATGGAATAAAGATTATCATTATTTAACACTTAAAGATGGTTTATTCCCAGGTCAACAATATTTATTATTGCGAGATCCTGACGATCGATTATTCGATGGTGCTAGTGCTATGGATACATATTTTACTGGAGCATTAAGCGACAGTTTAGTGTATCATAACGGCAAACTATTATGCAATCAACAACCATTAATTTCTCCGGTATCTCCTAAAGAACGTGAACAAAGTACGGCCGATGGCGAAGTCGTATTATTTATGCCTGACGATTTAACCGATGCTGCAACCGTTCAAATCTACGACGATTATAAAAAGATCTGGAGACTTGCTAACGATAAAGAACTTAAGGATATTAAAACTATCTGTACATCTTATGAAAATACTGTATCGGCAGTTAAGATGAATGTTCCTGTTTTACCGGAAGATAGTATCGATATCTTTGCTTATAAGTTTGCTGGCGATAGCGAAAACGCAATTAAGATTGGTGATTTCATTATGGATTCTACTGATCCTACTAACCGATCTTTCTATATGCAATACGACAAATATTCTCCTCGTGTAAATGCATTAACAGTATTTAGAAACGGTGTTCGTCAAATTCTCGATATCGATTATATCGAAAATGAAGACGGCGCATCTATTAAATTCTTAGGTCCTGCTAACGATATTAAATCTAGCGAAAAGATTCATTATACGATCGAACAATTAGAGACTGGTGCTTCTAAAGTAATGGATGTTATTACGTTAGATAATACTAATTCTATTGGTACAAATGTATACGAAATTCCGGCGCAAACAGAATTATATTTATATCCAGGTCGATTAGTCGTATATCGTAATGGTGTTCGTTTACCGAAAGAAGACTGGACTTTAATCGGGAATAAAACAATTCAAATTATCAATTCCGATCGTCCTTATATCGGTACAACAGCAAGTAACTATCCTAACGAATCTTTCTATAAGAAAGAAACAGATACGTCTTATACTGTACATCATCATCAACCAGATAGAATTACGATCGAAATTCGTCAAGATTATAAACGCAAAGAAGAAACATTTAAAATGCGATATAATCGTGTTCCAGAATTCCCGATTAACGATTATAAAATCGATCCTCAAGTTCTCGAATCCAAGGATGAAGTTTTATTCTATATAAATGGTCTATTTACTGGTTTGAGTCGTAATATAGTAAATGGATATGTTTTAAATAAATATAAAAGCTGTATTACATTTACTGATAGAAAAGTCGCTGCGCTATTAGCTAATGATCCATTGTATATCGATTTATATGAAAATCCTGAAAAGATGGAAGCGTGGAAAAAGCGTACTGGAAAATCAGAATATACAACAAGTATAAAACATTATATCACTTATGATTATCGCGTATAACGCAGGAGACTTTAATGGCACAAGACTTTACTAAAGTTACAATAAACCAAATCGACATGGATGCTGTTACCGAAACAGTCATCGCAAAAGGTAATTTGGTATACCGTAGGGATCATAGTGATACTAAAGCAGAAGATGTTGATAAGGTCGGTGGCATTGCTGCCGACCACATCGCTGTAAGTATCGACGGTGATCGTGAAACAGTTCCTAATGCATTAAAACTAGGTGGCAAATTAGCTGCCGATTATATGACTACTACGACAGGTAATAGTTTAAATAAAAGAACTGAAAATATTAAATCTAAATTTGGTAGCGATATTTTAGCATTGCGTGACGAATTATATCAACTTCGTGGTCAATTAGCTAAAAATGGTTACGTAAAAGATATCGGTTATTATGATGGATACTATGATTGCTTCCATGATTTTAACCAAGTTCATTTAAATAAAGAATTAGCAAATACTAAAAATACAGTTCAGACCGATAGAAAATCGTTAGTATTCCCAGCGAATACTGATATGGATCAATTCTCTCAATACGATTTTATTGCTATCGTAAATAGCAATACTGGGTTAGAATGTATTCGTCAAGTAGCTGCTGTCGACAAAGCTAATTTTAAATTAACGTTAGATCGCAATATTGCAAATAACGTTATTCTTCAAAATGCAGAATACTATCAAGTATATAAATCTTATGGCGCTATTTATAATGGCGACTTCTTATTTGCTCGTCCTTTAGAAACAGTAATGGGCGATGAAGAATATGCATCTGGCGAAACTGACGACACAAGTCGTGAATTCATTAAGATGATGAAACCAGGCTTTGGTTATGCGACTACTTTAAAATTTAGCGAAGGTAAAACTGGTTATTTAAAAACTGTCGAGCTTTGCTTAAAAGCTTACGGTAATCCAGGCCCTGTTAACTGTTATTTAATCGACGCACGAGATGTCGATTTATTTAAAAACGGTCAACAAGCTGAAGCTGCTTATAAATCTTCTCAAGCTAATAAAGACGATAAGTTTAAATTCTTTGCTAAGACTCAACCTAAAGCAGTTAGTGCGACCGTTGAACGTCAGTATGTAAAATTTAGTTTCCAACAAGACGGTAAATATCCTATTATCCCGGATAATTACTATCAAGATCCTACACGTTACTGTTTAATCGTAGAGTTCATGGAAGTTAATACCGACAATTATTATGAAATTGAATTGATTAATCATAATAAGAGCGATCTTCAATTAAATAATATCTTCTATGATTATGAACGTAAATCCGATGTTGCTGTAGCTCACGCATTAACAGAAACAGATGAAACTAAAAAACGTGATCTTTATTTCCAATTTAAGACACAACAAAAATTAACTAATCAACCTAGTCCTGTAAACGAAGGTTTATATTCTGCACATATCTACAATCGTAGATTGCAACGTGCTTCTAAAGCTCGTGTTGAATTAAGAATTAAACGTGAAGGCTTATATGAAGCTAGTACTTTAAGTTCTCCATCTTTGTTTACGACTGAAGCAATTACCTTGAAAAGAAGTCCAAAAAATGGTACAATTAATTCAGTACATGAATTAGGTTTGAAAACTGAAATTAATAAACCAATGGAATTGCGTCGTGGTGATCCGTCTGATATTTCTATGCCGGTCGATGTTATCATCGGTGAAAACATCACAAAGGTAAAAGGTTTCAATACGGAATCTATGACGACAATTAGTCCAGTATTGGTTAACGATAATGATCCTGTTTATCGTGTCGGCTATGTCGTAGCTATTAAAGCACGTGAATATAAATTCAAAGACGGTATCATTACTAAAGGTCAGTTTAAACGATTCATTGTTCCGCTTACTGAAGTCGTTAAAGACGTTCATTCTTATATGGACGGCGTTAGCGATCGTTTGATCTTTGAAACACCTTTATATGAAGAAGGACAAGAAGTCGTAGATTATAATGATTTCGAAGTTCAAGTATATTGGGAAAATCCTGAATTAAGTGATAGCTCTATCACGAAACAAGAACAAATGGGTTCCCTAAAAGAAATTACAGTAAGCTTTGCTTCTGATTTCGAATAACGAACTGTTATAGCCGGGGGCGAAAGCTCTCGGCTTTTTTATTTAAAGGATTGACTATGATTACCGATCATAAAGATTTTTTAGAACAACTTAATGTGATCAAACAAGGGATTACTATTCCGGCATACGATATTTCTAAGATTATGGATTCTGAAGAATATAATAACTATTATGCCGATATCGAAAAATCTCTTAATGATTTGACTGGAATGATACGGTCGCTAGAAGATTGTAATCAATATATGGTTACGTATGTTAACGATATTGTCGATAAGAAATATAAAGAACTGAGTGATAAATTAATTGCGTTAGAAAATAATTATTCTTTATATCAAAATAAAAATTTTATATCTTATTCTCCAGATTTCGACGATACAAAAGTTGTTTACGACCGAGATGGTACTCAGATATCTCAAATCGATTATGTCGTTCAACAAGAAGGCAAAATAGATTTATTTAAAAATATTTCTTCGACAAAAGCTTATTCTGTTAATATAGATAAAGATCATGGATCTGCAGTTATATCTTTTGAGCGTAATATGATTACAGAGTTAAATAAAAAAACTGCTACATTTATGATTAAATTAAGCGAGCCAATTATGTTAAATTATATATCTTGTGATTTAGTAAATTGTACTGGCTCATTTACGATTAATAATAGTATTAATCAATATTCTTTTAACTCTTATTTTGATCCGCAAGAAATATCTTTAATTGTTATTACTTTAAATTCTAGCAATCCTGAAGTTAAACAAAAGAAGGTATTGTATGCAAAATCTAAAGGATTTATGGACAACGCTTATGCTGGAATTGCCTACTTTGATAAAGGTAGTGAAAAAACAGAAGAACAGCGTATGGCTAAAATTTATTACGAAAATGATGTCACAAAATATGTAGGTGAAGCTAATGGCAGAAGAAACAAAGATAAGTCGATCTCTAACCGTTAAAGATATCGGTATCGTACTCGATGATAAAGATACGATTAGTACGACTGCTCGACCAATTCCTCGACGTGACGAGATTAAAAATATTCAATTAGATTCTACTGTCGTTTCTTATGATTTCGGTATAAATAATATTAAATTTTCTTATAATAATGTGACTAGCGTGAGCGGGATTATTTCTAAATTTATCACGATAGAGAATTGTGATTATGTAACACTTATAATATCGCTAAAAGAACAGTCTAAAGATGAACAATATTCTTTAGAATTCTATTTGTTAGACAATAACAAAGAAGTTCCGATTCTTCCGTATAATCAAACTCAAGTATTATATGAAAAGTTATTTTATAATCTCGAAACTCGATTTAAAATTAATAAGAATTATCAGATTACGATTCACGAAAAAACAAAAGATGGTTTAGTGTTATATAATACGTATGCTAATTATGACGAGTATCTCGCCGGCATTAACTCTTTAAACAATATTCTTAAAGAAAAATCCAAGGAATTGGTTATTAGTTATGTGCCATTCGACGCTAAAAGAATTAAGCCGATCGATAATCGTATTGCCTTAAAACTAATTAAAAGAATTTATTTCGGAAAAAATCCGGTTAAGATAGATAATATTATCGTTAATGCTCATGGAGGAAAATTAAATTGGAAGATTTAAAAAATACGACCGTTAAAAATGCGTACCTTCAAGCATTAGCCGATGAAGGGCTCATGGATAAGTTTAAAGAAAAAAGCTTGCAAGATTCTAAGACTCCTTTATTTAAACCTAATTATCTTAGCGAAGAAGATGAGCTTAAATACACCGAAGTACATCAGAATACACTAGAATCTATTTTCGATATTATGAATTTAAGTTTTAATTGTATCGATTCTGCATACGATATCGAAAACTTATTGTCCGAGGTTGATTTAAAGATTGCTTCTATTCAAGAAAAGATAGATGCCGAAGATGAGCGCGTAAAAGATATCAATATGATCTGTGGCAATATTTCTGATTTTAATTCTATTATCCCGATTACGTCTGGGCATTTTTCTATTAAGTCTAATTTATATCAATATAGAAATTGTATTACTTCTAGTAAGACTTACGAAAAAGATATTCCGATTAAAATCGTAAATATTAACGGCAACGGTTATTCTGGTAATGAATATGTAGTTTCTGATCAATACGATGTGCTACAAAAAGAATTATTCGACACATCCCTGACGGAAAATGTTTTTGACGGCGTTAGAAACAGTGCCTGGGAATATAGTCGATTATTTAGCTATGATGCGGTTAACAAAAGTGATCTAATCAACATAGACGATATACCGGCTACCGTTCAAATTACGTTAGAGTCTCAATCTGAAGATGGCTTTAACGAACTTGTGTTCGACGATGATGCAACTACACACATTACCAAAATAGAGGTTTCCGATAATAACGTAGAATGGCGTACCGTATTTAATGGCGATATTCAACCGAATAAACAAGATCATAGCTATTCTGATTTTACGTATATTTATGGTAGTGGTGCATTAGTATTTCCGGTTACTCAACTATTAAGAATTACGATGTATAGTAATGCTGTCGATTCTAAAAAGATAAAAATTAACGATCAAATAAAAGATGGTGTATATCGTAAATTTATTAAGATCGATGCGATGCAAGCTCGACGAAATTCTTTTAAAGAGGGTTCTGGTACGACTCAAAACATTATAACTTCTGGTAAGGCGGTATGTGCTGGTATATTCTGTAATGAATATATTCCGGATTTTATACAAAATGCTTTACGTCAAGATATTCAATATCAACTAATCGTTAACGGTGTCGCACATAACGTTGTTCCTGTTAACAGCGACAAAAAAGGAATTAAGTTAGTTAAGTATTCTAAAAATCCTATTAAAGAAAAATATGTTGAGTATATCGATGAACCTATTACGACTCTTCAGATTGCTATGATCGTGCCGACTGCTTACGATTATTCTCCATATATCGCTAATTTAAAATTATGTTTAGGAAAGCAGGTATCTAATGTATAAAGATCAGATCTATAAATTAGAATATTATCGCCAACGATTAATCGATCAAGCATTAAAATCTGGCGAGTACATTAGCGATAGTGCTTTAGAATCTGCTTTAGAAGAATATGACACACAATTAGCATTATTTAAACATCGTTATATTCAAGAAGGTTCTAAGCTAAATGTGAATGAATTTAATAATGAATTATATGTTTTATATAATGACTTATTGATACTATATAGGGCCGTTTATGAATTAACTGTCGAGAAATTTAATAATACTAAAGATTTGGTAAATATTAAATTAAGCAATTTAGAACGTATTGCTAATCAATATTATAATCGATCCAAATTAGAAACAATCGCTATCTTTGGCGATACATTAGTTTTCCAATCTAATAACTTCGATATGAAGAATAAAGATGGTAAGACTTACGTTAAGTTGCCAGCATTTACGACATATGCTGGGTCTACGTTAGCCTTCTTAGCCAACCTAGAAGATAATAATGCGAACGTAGTTTTAGAATTATCGCCAACAGAAAATATTCTTAATTACGAATCTAATGAATCGTTATATCAAGTTCCAGGTGAGCCTACGAATAAAACAGAATTTTTCTCGTTAGACTCCGGTAATAAATATTTTGGTAGCTATCAATTACCACAAAAATTTGAAGATACGTATAAGTCTCAATATTATTTGTATTCTGGACATAATATGATTAAAGTCGACAATCAATGTATAGAATTAAATCAATATAATAATGTTCAAAATCCTTCTGAACACGATGTAGAATTTTATATATATAAAGGTACTCATGTCGATTTTAGTTTTACATTGGATCCTATTAAAACTAATATTAATAATCATTTAGTAACGATTACCGATAAAGTGCAATACTTTAAATTTAGAATGCCGCCTTATGGACAAGTATCTTTCAATACTGATGGCATAGTTTTTGCGGCTGTCGACAACTGTATTATTAAAGACAATCATATTTATTCTAGAACTTTCTATGATGGCGCCTACGATAATATGTTAGAAATTATTACTTACGATAAAGAAGTTAATTACGATAATCCAGTAGCCGTGATTGAAAATCCGTCTGGCAATACTCTTAAAATTAATTCTTTAGCGATTAAACAGAATAGGTATAACGAATATGATCAAGTATAATATACGATTTAATGGATCATGGGAGTATGATAAGTTCGTATTAAATTATTATAATTTGGCTAACGAAATTAAATTACTCAAAGAAAAATTATTAAAGTTAGAATCCCAAAATGAATCCATAAACGATACGTATAAAAAATTAGTCGAATCTAATATTTTAGCTAAAACATATCGTCAGTATTCTAATTTCTATTGAGGTATAATATGGAATTAAAAAATACATCTAAGTATTTTACTGAACTTGTTGAGTCAATGCAACAAGAATATAACGATTTAGAAACATCGATTATTAAACAACATAATTCTTATGATAAGAAGCTCGAGATTATGAATGCTGTATTAGAATATAGTAATTATTTAAATAATCAGATGTCTCGCTATATCGATTCTCTTAAGGACGGCAACCGCATCAACGAAACTATTTTTGACGGTGAAACAGTATTAAAAAAGAATGTCTATAATGCTAATAAGATTTTATTTGCCGATACAAATAAAGTATTAGAAGCCAATTCTAATTATGAGAAATACGGTAATTGTATTCACCCTAAAATTGTCGGTAATTTAGATAACTTACTTAACTTTAATTCTGCTGCTGGTTATATTTTTAAAAACTCAGCGACAGTTTCTATAAACGAAGAAGTTAAAGAAGAATATATCGACGTATTAAAACACGATACAATCTTAAATAAGATGCCGACATTCTCTCAATATTCTTCCGATACTGTTACGCTAACAATCGAGTTTCCCGATAATCCTATCGTCGGTTCTGCAACTTGTAACGCTATCGAAATTTCTCCGTTCTTAGCGGGCGCGTCTATCTTAAAAAATATTACGATTATTACGACGCCAGGCACTCAATTAAGTAACAAAGCTATCGTTATCGATTATGATCAACCATTAGAAGATACACGAATCTTATTCGATAATACATACAGTATTAAGACAATGGTGCTTAATTTCAAACTAACGTTCGTAAATAATCTCGGTATGTATCCATTCGGATTACGCCATATTTATTTATATAATGCGAACTTCGATACGAAGAATAGTAATATCGTTATTAAAAATGAATATAAAAATTTAATTAAGTATATTAACGATAATATTATTATATCTGATCAATCGGCCGATGAAGTCGGTAATCGATATAGCAAACATAATACGACATGCAGTGAAATGGATATTAAATTGTATAGTTATTTATCTAACGGTAATTTATTATATCCAATCGAAACTCATACTCGAGATATCGTTAATCAAATCTCTCGAAATACAAAAGTATTCTATGCCGACATTCCGGTTAAAAAAGCAATGTATAGTATAGAATTTTTAAAGGTTCGGACTTAGTGTCCGGGCCTTTTCTTTTTCGGATTCTTATGCTATAATAATTCATGAAGGTATTATTTTTAATCGGAGGATATTTTATATGGTTAGTGGATTATGGTACGAAGAAAATATACTAGGCCATACGACAGATAAAACGTATGTTACACAATATACGATAGATTACTTATACGATAATTTTTACAGTACAAACGATATCGTAAAAATTTTGTCCACGTTTCGTAAAGAATTTATTAAATATTGTGATCTGCCATCTTCTCTTTGGAACGGACTCGTTAAAAGAGATACTTATTATTTTCATCCAGAATTACAAATTTTATCACGGCCACCTAAGCTTAATATCGGACTCGATATTCAAGTCGAAGAAGTTAAGTTTTTTAAAGAAATGAAAATTTCTTATACGAAAGAACAATTGTTATCCTATTATTATAAGAAAGCTAATTCTTTAACTATACGGGACGCAAAACGAGATGTCGGTGCTATCGATTATCTATTAAATCGATATAACCGTCAACTTATGGATTCATTAGATATTCTGCTTTATCTAATCGATGATCATGCACACGAAGTTAGTTCTTTACTTAACTTAACTAATTACGAAATAGATACACTTGAGAAAGTTGAATCTATTTATTGGGATAACCATAGAGCTGGTTTAGATAAAGTTTTCTACAGATGGAGTTAAAAATGAGTATTGATTTTTATAAAGAGTCTTTAGCGACCTATGAAGAATATGAAATAGAAAGCGAAAAAGACGAAGAAGAGGGTTATGATACGGTTAGATTCCCTTCGTTTAATAAGAATTTAAGCGGTTTAACAAAAGGTTTGTATATTTTTGCCGGTGAATCTAATGGCGGTAAAACAGCTATTATGTCTAATCTATTAAAAGATTTAGGGACTAATCCTAAGAATAACCTATTAGCTATTTACTATACATTAGACGATACTGTCGGAGAAGTTATTCCTCGTATTATTGCGATGGACCAACAAATTCCGATCGCGATTGCCGGTAAACCAAAACGCTACCAAAAAATATCATCGATTATTCCTCGATGCCCTGAAGAAGAAGAATATTTCGCAAGAATTAAAGCTCAACTTCAACGTCGAAAAGACGGCATCCAACTATTAAAGGAACAGAGCCATCAATTTATGATGACCGACGGAACTCGAGTTCAATCTTTTGAAGACATTTGTGAACACGCAAAACGAGCTCAAGAATTTGTCAAATCGGTAAATCCAGAAAATAATATCATTATCGGTATTGACTCCTTATCTGATTTGCGGTTTAAAAATAGAACGTTTAATAAGCCGCAAGAACGTCATGAAGCATTATCGGAAGAACTTAAAAAATTGGCTAATGTCGATTTACAAGTTCCTGTATTTGGTACGGCACATTTAAGAAAATTAAATCATAATGGCCGACCATCTCTTGACGATCTTAAGGAGTCAGTACGATACCAATACGATGCAAGTGTCGTATTCCTTGTTCACAACGATGTGAGCAAAAATAAAAATAATGCTAAAGTATTTTATAACAGAGAAGGCTATGCCGACATTCAGCCTGTTATAGAGCTAGATTGGGCCAAGAATAAACGAAGCGAATTTAAAGGTAGAAGTTTCTTCTACTTTGTACCTGAGTTTTCTTATACTACAGAAGCTAATCAACAAGATACTGAGCGTTTTAATAATATCATTCGAGGTTAATAAATGACTATTTACGAAAAAGTGTACGAAGCATTTTCTGAAAGTTTATTAAATAGTTTTCCAGCTACTACTACGGAGAAATCAAATTTCTTAGGTATCTGGATTACGGTTATTAAAGGTTTAACTAATGAACGTTTCCCTACAGCTTCTGTAGTATTTGACGTTCTTAAGTTAACGGCTAAATATGTTTCTACTTTAGTGTTAAATAAAGATAATGAAGTAGACGATACTTTAAGTATATTTAAAGTGCGCGATTATTTAAATAAAGATCTTGCCCTCACATTAAGCGATGAAGAAGTAGCTGAAAGCAACGCCCTTATCGAAGATCTTAAATTAAAAATTGCTCAATCTGCAGAATCTGTATTGGGTCAAAAAACTGAAATTCCTCAATTACGACCTAATCTTAATACTCCTGATGCTCTATTTGCTGAATCTTATGAAGTAGCTCGTTGCATTACTAAGTTGTATGAAAATAACTAATGAACAGTTCCTAGACTATCTTGATAGTCCTTGGTACTATAATATAAAATATAATACTCCAATACCGACAGACGAGCGTACTTTACGCTCGTTTTTGCATGATATAGCATACGCATTCTTAGGTAGTATCTACCAAAAAGAAATTATCGGCATTCCGGAAATGACTCAAATGTTAGATAATTATTTAAATACTGCCCCTCATCGTATTAATAATAAAGATGTATTAAAAGGTATTAACTACCTTTCTAGTCTTTATGAATACTGTAGTGAAGAACAACTTAATATTATTTCGATCGGTCATTCTTATGTATTAGAATTTGATTCCGGAGAAATTAAAGTCGATATCGGCCCTATTGCGTATCGTAACGGAAAATACTTTTTATTTTATCCGGTATTTTCTCATACGTTTAGCCAAGAAGAATGCGATAGTAATATTAATTGTACTCTTCATTGGAAAGCAGCATACGATGCATTCGACTTTCAGTTGAGTGGTGTTATGTTTTATTATGCTAAAACTAGAAAAACATTTATTGCGTATCGTGACATAAGTTCTATTGAACGACTGAACTTTATCGCTAATAATGTTTTACGGGGGATCGATCAAAAGATATTCTTCCCGGTACGAGAAGAATCTTCTAAGAGTCGATTTATTCCAGAACTTTCTAGAACATTCACAGGAAAATAATAATGCCTTACGAAATAGATGGCTGCGTCTATAAGACAAAAGCCTTAAAAGATACTCATATTCTATGGAAAGAATATAAGAAAAAGAAATTAATTAAATCATTCGAGCTTCCTCAAGTTAAAGATCGAATTAAGAAAAGTCGATATTTCTCTTATAAACCTATTGTCGACGATATCAAATTCGATAGCTTAATGGAAGCTAGTTACTATATTTATTTAAAACAACAGTTAAAAGATAAATTGATCTCTGGATTTGAACGACAAGTTAACTACGAATTACAACCAAGTTTTAAAAAGAATAAAAAAACGATTCGATCTATTAATTACGTAGCAGACTTTGTCGTAAAGAATTTAGATAAAAGTATTCGTGTCATCGATATTAAAGGCAAGACTACGGTCGACTTTAATCTTAAGAAAAAGATATTCGAATATAAATTCCCCGAATTAACTCTAGAATGTATTCAATTTCATGATGGACAATGGATGCAACTAGACGACGTTAAAAAATTAAAAAGGAAATCCAAGAAAAAATAATGTCTGAATATAAAGTTCTCGAAGGACAAAAAGAAGCTTGGGAGGAAATTGACGCGATCGTATTAGAGTGTCAGCAAACTAAATGTAACAAAAGAAAAGATGAATTACTCCAAGAATTAATTATTAGATTCGAGCCATTTATTAATATGTTTTATGATTTATTAGTAAACGAAAAAACATATTTAAATAATAAAGTCTCTCGTGATTTTATCTGCTTGTATATTGCCGATAAAAATTTACGTTTTAAAATCTTTAGGAATACTCGATTATCTAAAACTGAATTCAACGAAGTAAACCGATCTTTGTCTTTAATTCGGGATAATTATGGTAAGAATAATGACGTAATGACTGACCTTCATTATGTATTTACTCAAATGGTGTTAACCTATAAGAAGACTAATCGTAGCTTCAATACATTTGTAACGTATGTATTTAAATATCGTTTATTCCATTTTATTTCTAAATTCTTACGTGACAGAATTAATAATGGCTACGACAGAACGGCATTTGAAGAAGTTAACCTTAACGGATATAATTCGATGCATCATATGAATATCGAAGATCAGGTTACGATCGACGATAATGGGAACTTTAGTGATTCCTGGTTATCAGGTCTAACTTGTTCTGACGTATTCGACGAGCTTAATGAACTCGAACGAAATATTATAGTTAAGATATTCGTTCAGACTAAACGACCTAAAGATATTCAAAAAGAATTAGGCATTTCTGAAGCTAAATATAGAAAGCATAGGCGATTAGCATTAAGCAAGTTGGAAGCGGCTACAGGATTAAAAACTAAATATTTAAAACCTTTGAAGGCGAGCGAATAATGCTCGCCTTTTTCTCGTTTATATGTTATAATAGTTAGGAAAGGCGGTTACTTATATGATAGATAAAGATAAGTACAGGTTAACGTTAAAAGTTAACGATTTAGTGGCTCAGATATTGGCCCTAAAACAAATTCCATTAGATGTAGCATATAATATTCTATACGACCAAGATAAAATATTAAATATCGATGAGAAAGAACCGATTGTTAATATCGATAAAGCAGCTAAGTTCTTAGTGCAATGCTTTAAAGAAGGTCGAGATATTTATGTATATGCCGACTATGACGTCGATGGAATGACAAGCGGAACAATTATGAAAAAGTTTTTATCGAAGATCGTTCCGACGCATAGTGAAGTTTACTTCCCTGAGAGAAGCGATGGTTATGGCTTAAGTATTAAGTTTATCGAAGACATAAATAAAAAATATGAACGGCGAATTAAGCCTCTTATTATGACGGTCGACAACGGTATTACGAAAGTCGAAGAAGTCGAATTATGTAAGAAATATGATATTCCGGTACTCATTACCGATCATCATTTACCGCAAGAAATCTTGCCAGATACAATCGTTGTCGATCAGCATATAACAGAAAGCGATCATTGGGCAAAAGCAATATGCGGTGCCGGTATTGCTTATTACTTTTGTAGAGCAATTGAAAATGAATTAGGTTATAACCATTACGAAAGCGATAAATTACTTTATTTAACGGCTATCGGTACGATTGCCGATGTAATGCCGTTAAACAGTTACGTTAATCAAGCTATCGTTCGTAAAGGTTTTAATCAGATTCAAAAGAAACAAATACCGAATACGTTACGAGTATTTTTAGATATGCTTACTAAAGAAGCTATTACGGCCGATCTTGTATCTTGGCAGATTGCTCCTCGATTAAATGCATGTTCTCGATTATTCGATATCGATGCTTCTATTAAGTTATTCGACGTAAGCGAAGAACCGATCGAAACATGTAATACTGTCGAAGAATATAATACTCGACGTAAGGAATTAACTAAAGATTTTAGTGAAAGAATTATTAAACAGTATGATAAACAAAACGACGATAGTGAAATAGCTTTAGTCGTTAATGACGAAATACCGGTCGGTATTATCGGTATACTTGCAGGACGACTTCAAGAATATAGTGGTAAACCTAGTTTTGTCGGATTATCGGATAGCGAAGTCGTTCATGGTTCTGCTCGAAGCAATACGTATCCATTAGATTGGTTATTATTTAATGAACCATCTGTAGCTTCGTATGGCGGCCATGCAGCTGCTTGTGGCTTTGCGATATATAAAAATATGCAAGACGAGTTTAAACTCGCTCTGAGCGCAAAAATCGCATCCTATGTGCCGCCTGAAGAAGTTGCTATCGAGCCGAAAGAACCTGAGTATATCGATCTTACATTATCTGATTTAACAGTAGAATCCTATAAATCATTTAACTTATTCTCGTTCGATGGTTTAACTTTTGCTAAACCGCAAGTTAGAATATCTGGATTAAGTGTTCTCGACGTTAAACCTAGCGGCAATAATCCTGACAATATATGTTATACAGTATTCGACGGAAAAACAAAATTAAGCATCTGGGCATGGAGATTAGGAGATCTCGGAATTAAAGTGGGCGATAGAATTACGATGTGTGGTGATATCGAGAAAAACTTTATGAAGCCTAGACTATATACTTTAAACGTAAAAAGTATGTTTAAGGAGGAATAGTAAAATGTTTACGCATTTACATGTACATACATCATATAGCTTTTTAGATGGCTATTGTCATATACCGAAGTTGGTTAGTCGTGCTAAAGAACTCGGTATGGAAAGTTTAGCAATTACAGATCATAATCATATGGGCGGTATCTATGAATTTTTACAAGAATGTAAAAAGCAAGATATTAAACCTATTTTAGGTTATGAAGGATATCAAACATGGGATACGCTTGCGCTATCTAAACCTGTTGAAGAACGTTGGGCTGATGCGGCTTTAAAGGCTAAAGAAGCTGGCGACTTAACCGAAAAAGAAGCTGAAGATTTAGCATCTGGTAAGAAAGGTGTTAAAGGTATTAAAGATATTAAAGCTCGTGCAGAAAAACATATGTACGATACAAGACAATATCATTTAATCTTATTAGCCAAAAATCAAACAGGTTTAAATAATTTAATTAAATTGCAAAGTGAATCTGCTAAAGTATGTACTTATAACGGTCGTTTCCTATTCGATATGCCGATGCTTCGTAAATATAGTGAAGGCGTTATTTGCACGACAGCATGTGTTGCAAATATGGTAGCAAGTCGTGTTCGTAAAGACGATTTAGATAAAGCTGAAGAACTTATTTTAGAATATAAAGATATCTTCGGTGACGACTTCTATCTCGAAGTTCAACCTAATACATTTGACGACCAAGTAAAAGTAAATAACTTTTATTTAACAATGTCCCAGAAACATAATATTAAACTCGTTGCAACTAGCGACGTTCATTACGTTTTAAAAACTGATAATAAAGATCACGATGTATTGGTATGTGTCGGCACTGGTACCGATATCTATAATCCTAATCGTATGAAATACGATCATAACTTCTGGCTTAAAAGCGAAGAAGAAATGCAGGACGGGTTTAAATATCTAATTAATACTTCTGAAACTGAAGCAAGTGTTGCTCGTGCAAAATACGCTTTGTATTTAGAAGCAATGCATAATACTCAAGAAATTGCTAATAAAGTCGGCGAATATAAATTAGGTAGCGATGTACCATTAATGCCGAAATTGCCTGGTGTTAAAAATACTAAACGTAAATTGCGTGAATTAGCATATAAAGGTTTATATGAATTAGCGAAAAGATATGATTATATCGCTAACGATATTAAACGATATGAGCAACGTTTAGCTTACGAGCTTAATATTATTAACTATAAAGATTTTGCCGATTATATGCTTATCGTTCGTGAATATCTTAACTGGGCCGATAACAATGGCGTAATGACTGGCCCTGGACGTGGATCAGCCGCAGGCAGCCTAGTGTTATGGTGTATTGGTATTACAAAAAACGTTGATCCAATTAAACATGGTTTATTGTTTGGTCGTTTTTTAACAATCGACAGAACAGGGCTGCCTGACATCGATTCGGACGTGTCGTACTATGGTCGAGATAAAGTTATCGAGCATATTAAAGATTTATACGGTGAAAGCAACGTAGCACATATCGGTACGTACTCTCAAATGGGTGTTAAATCTGGCTTAAAAGATATTGGTCGAGCTCTTAAAATTCCGTTCGATAAAATGAATGCATTATCTAAAATTATCGACGACTTTAAAGATGTAGTACCACCTCAACCAAAGTTCAAACATTATGATGCACTAAAAGACGGTAACGCCACAGAACAATCTTTATATACTAAATGGCAAAAACTTGAAGCCGACAATAAAGAATTATTTAGATTGGCTCGAGCATTCGAAGGTCTTAAACGCAACTTCGGTGTTCACGCTTCTGGTGTATTGGCCATGCCTTGTCGTGTCGATGATTATTTTCCGACACGTACCGATGCTGACGGCGTAATGATTACGTTATTTACTGGAGTTGAATGTGAAGAATTAGGTACCGCTAAACTTGATGTTCTTGGTCTTAAAACATTGTCCATAATTGAAACAACGTTAAAGCATTTAGATAAAGATGTTCAATGGTTATATGATAGCTTTGATATCGAAGATAAAAAATTATATAAATTATTGGCACAAGCTAAAACAGACTGTGTGTTTCAGTTAGAATCCGATATGTTTAAAGATATGCTTAGAAATATGAAGCCAAATTCTTTTGGCGATATTTCTGTTGCGACTTCGATAGGTAGACCTGGCCCATTATCTGCTGGTCTCGATAAGCAATATATCGCATGTAAAAATGGCAAATCTGCCGTTGAATATCCTATACATGGTATCGAGAATATATTAGATGATACATATGGGATTATTGCATATCAGGAGCAATTGATGCAAATTGCGAAACAAGTTTCTGGTTTTGACGATAACCAAGCAGACTCAATTGTCCGCAAAATTATAGCCAAAAAGAAAGCTAGCATGTTCCCTATGATGATTCGTTGCCATATCTATGGCAAGAAAAATTGTGAAGGTCCTGAAGGTTGGGAACAAGACGATAATGCTCCTTGGTATGATCCTAAAGGAAAGTATGGTCCAGAAATTAAAGGCGCTGTTTCTAATGGATATACTCCAGAAGAAATGAATTATTATTTTGATTATATTTCTGGGTTCAGCTCATACGCCTTTAATCGCTCTCATGCTGTTGCTTATTCTTTTATCAGTATGCTTACTACTTGGCTTAAATTATATTATCCAGTAGAATTCTTTGCTGCATATTTATCGATGCAATCTTTAGAAGATTTAGTTCGTTATATTCCATTAGTTAGAAAGGAAGGGATTGACGTTGAAGTTCCAGACATTAATGTTTCAAATCTTGATTTTACTCCTAATGGAAACACTATCTTATTTGGTCTTGGGTCCATTAAGGGCGTGGGTCTATCTTCCATACCTGCCATAATCGAACATCGACCTTATACTTCTTTAGAAGATGCTATGAATAAAATCGGCAAGAAAGCATTTAATAAACGTGTCGGTTCAGCTTTAATTAAGTCAGGGGCTTTCTCTAATATAGAATATAATCGTTCTAAACTTATGAATCAGTTCTACGATTTAAGAAAAGATAAAGATGAACGTTTAAATAACGAAGATTATGGAAAGGAACTCATTATGAGCTTTGAAATGGAAACATTAAATTGTCCGGTAACATATACACCGGAATGGTTCTCTATGGAAGATAAAACTGAAGTAGAAAACGTTAAAGTTAGAATCACTAAAGTCGATGAACGCAAAGATAAATCTGGCAACCTTATGGCATTCTGTAAAGGCGATGTTGGTGGCGGAGTCGAAATCGATTTAATCGTCTTTAGTTCTATTTATCTAAATAATTTACCTTATATTAAATATGATGAAACAGTCTATTTATCTGGTAAAAAAGAATCTGATTCTAAGATGATTGTTAAGAAAGTTAGCCTGTCATAGACAGGCTTTCTTTGTAATATAATTCTGTAATCGATGTTATTTAAACCCTATGAAAAGGATAATATAAAATGGCAGATATTAAAGGTAATATCCTTGTCGATAATGGCGCAGGCGGCAAGGATCCGTTTTACGGAAAAACGACGGCCGATCAAGTTATGTTTAGCGACGGTGAAACATTAGAAGAAAAGTTTCGACGTTTAATCGTTGACCATGCTTTGCTATCTGATCGTGCTGGCACTGCAGACAGAAGTGACTTAAGTGAAGATACTCGTAAGTTTATGGGTCATCCGATCGAAGACTTCTTATTGCGCGATGAATTATATGCAGCTATTATAAAAGCTAATGATAATAACGATTGGAAGAATAGTGTTGGTTCTGTAACCGAACTATATATGACATATCCAGATGCAACAGTTGGCAATGTTGTAGCTGTTAACGGTGGAGATACCGCAGGATCTCTCTATCGATTTAATGGAACAGACTGGGAGATTTTGGTAAGAAATGGTAAGAGTGTTCTTCCTAATAATGTTGTCGATAAAATTAATCAAAGCGTTATTATTCAAAAATTAGAATTCGGCACTAATAAATGGATTAAACAAGGTGAAGATAATTACGAATTATCCTTGGATATTCCTAATGTCGAAATTGTCCAGGTCGTAATTTATGACGGTATTAATAAGAAACTTAGTACTATTACTCCTGAATATAATGCAAACAAAGTAATTCTTCATAGTGTATTCCCAGAACGTGGATATATTCTATACTACACTCAACAAAATGATGTATTGAATTACGGTGATTCTGTATGATTCAAAAATTAAAAGAACTTGTTGGTCTTCGCGAAATTAACGCGAAGATCAACGAATTTGATAACGAGATCGAAGATCTTAAACGTATCTCGGGTACGACTGTTACGAAACAGACTTTATTAGATTTTATTAAAACTAATAAAAAAGCTATCGAAGACGCTATTCAAGGTCTACAAGGTCGATTAAATGATCTTCGAAATGCGATAGCCAATAAATTATCTAACTATTATACTAAGGCTAATAGTAATGATTTATTTGCTTCGTCTTCTACGGCGAATAGTTATTTACGTAAAGATCGTGATGAAACTATTAATAATAATTTTAACGTTAACGGTCATATTAGTTTAAATAATACTAACGGTCCAATCATTCAATTTGGTAACGGCAGTTGGGAAGTCCGTCCAGGATATTTTAAAATGATTTCTCCGGACGGTAATGTTCCGATCGAAATTCGAAACGGTGTTACTTATATCAACGGTCAAGAAATAGTTACTGGCGTTAGTTATATTTCTCCTGGTGAATGGGTCGAACTTCCGGGTAGTCGAAATACTCGAAATGTAAACTATTCTAGTGTATATGGTGACGATGCGAATCAAATGCTAATCGTATACCAATATCATGATGGAGACAATAACGGGCATTTATATATCAATCATATATTAATCGAATTAAGTTTAGGTCAACCTTATTATAAGGATAGTGATTGCACGATTAATTTACAGAATGGCGTTATCAATCTTGATTGGAGTAAAGAAGGATTTAACGGTATTATAAAAGCAGTTTATTATCGATAGGAGTTTTGTATGGCAAAAAGAATGGAAAAATTTTCTGTGTCATATAAAGCGACACAAGAAATTAATAAAATTATAGATAGTTTAAAAGATATTATTAAAGATACTTCTGATAAAACAATTTCGACAAACGATTTTATCAAAGAGTTTAATAAAATTAATTTAATCTATAATAATGCTAGAAAAAGTTTTTCTGAATCTTTAGAAAATATCAAAAACGGATTTAATGAAACTATTAAGTTTTATTTTAACAAGCAAGAACAAGACGATCGTTATTTAACAAAAGCTAGTTTAAATAATGCAATTTTTAAGAATCAAAATTTAGACTATCAACATAAACTTACAGTTGCTGGCGACAATAAGATTACCGGCCATAAAAATGGCAACACGTTAATGACTCTTAACGGTGTAAAATTAATTATCGATGGTGATTGGCTTAAATTAATCAATCCTGATGGATCTGAGCTATATGCTAAGAATATTAATACGGGCACTCAACGTTCTCTAGGTGAAGATATCTTCCAGTTAAAAGAGCGTACTTATATTCCGGCTGCTTGGAACGAAATCCCGAATAGCTCTATTAACAATGTAGGCGGTACAGTTCAATTACCGGCAAAATGGAACGACTTAGTTCTTATTGTCGATAATACATATCACGAAGGTGGTCATGATCTACAAAACGATCATCGTATTGCGCCAGCTTATGTATATATGTGTAGAGCCGAAGTTCCGATTAAATTCTTAACTCCGTATTCTACAGTCGGTGTCGAGGTAACAGCATCTTATGTTAAGCTAACCCAAAAGACTGGTCCTGTATTTACTGGGTATAATCAAAGCCGTAATAACGGCAATGTTATGAAGGTGTTATGGCGATGATAGAACATTTAAGAAGTAGAACGACTACGTTCTTACAAATAAGAAAAATAAATGAAATAATTGATGCCATAAAATCTTTTAGAGACGCCGCTGAAGGAACTGGCGTTAATGGTTTAATTAATCAATATACTAATCGTATTAATCAAATGAAAGATTATTTAACGAATACTGTTCCGACGTCTATAGATGATTTATTGGCTTTCATTAATAATAAACTTTCTGGATATTATACAAAACAAGAATCAGATAATAAATTTTTAAATAAGAATAATGCCGGCGATTATCTTCGTTATTACGATTTAAATCTTAACGGTAATTTAACGATTAATTCCGGAAATCAACCAGCTATCAAGTTTAATAAATCTAACGGCGTATTATTTAAGATTGACGGTGTCGATATTTCTGTTTGGCCTTTCATTATTGCAAAAGATAATAATAAATATTTAGAAATAAATAATAATGGTTTGGCTACCGATAAAACGATTATTACTAAAAACAATTATCGTAAATTCGTAAAACTTCCTCAATGGAAAGACGGTAACTCCATTGGAGAATGGAATAAAAATGATTGGCGTGAAGTATATGCATATAACCCATATAAAAATGATTTCCATACAGTATTCTTTATGATCAAAGATGCTTATAAGCGAAAATATAATCCATATGAAGTTAGCGATAATTCAAGCCCGATGACAAATATGTCGGTATCGTTCCAAAACTATTATGGCGGCGATAAGAACTATCAAACAATTTCCCGTATCGATCAAAATCCATGGAACTGGAAATTCGAAGTTCATGAGATTTGGCGTCGACGTAAAAAACACCATAGTAGTTATAGTGATTATTGGGAAGGTTTAGGAGGATATATTATTAAATGTCGATAGATATTAACACATTGAGAAGCGAGATTAATAATCTTATTTCTAAAATAAATAGCCTCGAATCAACCGTTATCGATAACGATCAGTATGTTAATGCCTTAGATTTTTACGATAATTTTATTTCGGTAAATGAAACATTAAATAATTTATCGCTCGATACTGTCGATATTGCTGGATCTATATTTTTAAATAATAATAAGATTGGCACTAACGAAATCTTGGTCGGCAATAAATCGCTTTCATTTGATCAGCGACTATCTTATAATAATCGAACCGTTAAAAATAATTATGATATGGCGCTACCAGAATATAAAGAATATACTTTATCTAAACTAGAAAAAGGTGACTATTATATTTTGGTTAGCGTAAGCGGATATTCTATCCCATTAACTATTAATTATTGCGGAAAAGATTTTAAGAATAATCTTATCACGATAAAAGATGGCATTATTACGTCCGATAAGGAATTTAAAATATATAAAAGGTAACATATGATTAGTTTAATACATGATGATTCTGTTAACCTTGCCGACTTACAAAATAAAATTATCGAAATTCAAGATTATTTAAATACTAGAAAAAATGATATAATCGACAATATGGTTTCTCTTAATATCGAGAACTATACGATCGATGATAATCAGTATTATAAAAAAACTAAACGATACGATTATTCAATCGATACTTTGGATACTCAAAAGATTATTGGAAGTATAAATATCGATGAAGATCATATCGAGCTTGGTGGCAGAAAATTGTCCGGTAAATTATATAACGAAATAAAATTATTATCTAAAAATGATAATTCTTATGATTGGGTTGAAATACCTGTTAAAGAAAATATCGATTTATCTCATGCCCATGAAATAAATATTATTTTTAAAAATAATAATAAAGTTTCCAATTTGTTTATCGTAAAAAAATCTGGTACGTATAAAGACATCGATCAAACGATTATCGTATCTATTCTAGAAAATAACTTAATTATCGATAATGTCGAAAAGGTTTCTAATATTTTTATAAGATAAAAGGATGCTATTCAATGAATGAAATTTCATTAAGCGCTATTAATGATTCACTTATGAGTTTAAATCATAATGTATCTGAAATTATTAATCAAGCGCATACTCAAATTAATGAACATTTAGACCAAAACGGTATTACTTTGAGTAATATAAATAGCGAGTATCTTAATAAAAACCAACGTAACGATAAGATAATGGTTAACAATTTATTCGTAAAAGAATTAAAATTAAACGGTAAAAATATATTTGACGGAGACGTAATCTCTTATGGCTCTAATTCATTATCTTTATCAGATGAATTGTTAGTGAATGATGAGCAGGTATTATTGGAAAATGATACCTGCTCTACTTTGTGTTATGAAGGTGTTTATTCTGCATACTTATTAAGCAATAAATCTGAAATCGTTATTTCTGGTTTATATGAAGAATCGAATATCGGTGATTTAATTATTCCGGTATCTATTTTAGAGAAGAACTCGACCACTACTGTTGGTAATGAAAAATTTGCAGTTCTTATTAAATGCACTGATGACGAATGTTCGATCGAACCAGGAAATCAACAGTCAGTTATTACGAACGTAATTATGAGGTAAGAGAATGAAACATTTTATCGATCAAGCCTCGTTAGATGAAACGAGTATTCAGTACCTGGTTTATAAATTAAATGAAGTTATTCGTGTCGTTAATAATAAACCAGATATCCATGATTTAGAATACTGGGCTGATACGTTAAAACAATTCGAAAAAGATGGTTCTATTAATACTTATACGGATTTAATGGAAGCTCTTAAAAAGAAACCGGACTTTAATCAAGTAAGAGATACTGTTCGTGATGAGTTAACAAAATTTGTCGACCAAATGAATCAACGTATTTATCAACCGACATTAGACCAGTTGTTAAAAATAATTGGCGACGCATTGCAAGAATATATCCATACGCAAGTCGACGATTATTTAAATAAATCTATCGATGATTTGAAAAACAGACTTAGTGCTGAATTAATCTATTGGAATTAAAGGAGATAATAATCTATGTCCAAAAAATTTGTAGGTAAAGCTCATTTTGGTTTATACGATCCAAAACGTGATAAAGGTATTGAAATTGGTGGTTCTGGTAATCAAGGTGGTTCCAGTACTCCAGTCGATAACAAAGCTGTTGAAGACGTAACAAAACAAGCTAGCGCAAACAAAGAAGCATCTGCTGCTAATAAAGTATTAGCCGAAGCTAATAAAGCTGCCGTTGCTAAAGTAGCTGCCGATCTTGCTGCTAAACAAGCACAAGACGTTATTACTTTCTTAACGAAGGTCGAAGCTGCTGCTCAATATCAACCTAAAGGTGAATATATCACCGATGCTAAAGTAGCTGAAAAAATTACCGAAGCTCAAGGTAAAGCTGACGAAGCTGCTGCTGCTAAATTTGCGACTAAAGCAGAACTCGAAACAGCGACTGGTGGCGTATCTGCTAAAGATCTTAAAACTTTAAAAGATGCTATTGAACTGCTTCGCGATAACCCAGATAGCATTGCCGAAATCGCTAAAAAAGCCGATAAAGATAAAGTATATGATAAAGATGCTATCGATAAGTTGATCAAAAAACTTAACGATAAAGATACTGATCTTGAAAAAGCTATCGCTAAAGCTGCTACTGCTGACGACGTAGTTAAAGCTGCCGAACTTACTGAAAAAGTTAAAGCTATTGTCGATTTAACTCCGTTCGCTAAAACTGCTGAAGTTGAAGCTACATATGCTAAAAAATCTGATTTAGTCGATAAAGCCGATAAAGCTGCTATCGAAACTGAGCTTGCTAAAAAAGCTAACGCTAGCGATTTGACTCCGCTTGCTACAAAAGAAGAAGTATCCGCTAAAGCGGACGCTACAGCTCTTGCTACTAAAGCTGATCAAGCAGCATTGGACAACGTTAAAGCAGAAGCCGATGCAAACAAAGCTGCTGTAGCTGCAGAAGCTGCTGAACGTAAAGCTGCCGATACTCTTAATGATGCTAAAGTAAAAGGTATCTCTGACGATGTATCTAAATTGAAAATTGATGCGGCTCAAGCTAAAGTAGAAAACGAAAAAGCGTTAAGCCGCAAGGCGGACCAAGAAGCTGTTAATACTGCTCTCGAAGGTAAAGCTAGCAAGGCCGAAGTTGCCGAAGCTAAACAAGCTGCTACCGATGCTGCTAAAGAAGCTGCTAAAGCAAATACTGCTCTCGAAGGCAAAGCTGATGCTACTGCATTAGAACCATTGGCTACTAAAGAAGCATTAAAAGGCGCAAAAAATGAATTAACTCAAGCTATCGAAGCTGCTAAAGCTGCAGCCGAAGAAGCAAAAGCTGAAGCTAAAACTGGCGAAGCTGTAACAGAAGCTAAAACAAAAGCAGAAGCTGCCGACGCTAAAGCTAAAGAAGTAGAAGCTGCTCTCGTTAATTATGTAACTAAAGCTGTTGCCGATGAAGCATATCAACCTAAAGGTGAATATGCTACTAAAGCTGAAGTTCAAGCTATCGGTTCTTTAGATCCTACTACTCTTCAATCCTTAAAAGATCTTGCTCAACAATTAGCTGGTCATGCTGATTTAACTGCCGTACTCGATAAGTTAAATAAAGTATTCACTAAAGACGAAGTTAACGAAAAATTGGCGGCAAAAGCCGACGTAACTGCTCTTGCTGAATACGCAGAAAAAGCTGACGTCGAATCTAAACTTGGCGATAAAGCCGACAAAACAAAAGTAGCTGAAGATATCGAAGCTGCTAAAGCTGTTGCCGATGCTGCTGTTCGTGAAGTAAATACAACTGCTCAACAAGCTAAAGCTAAAGCAACTGAAAATGCTGCAGGCCTTGAAGAAGCTAAAACTAAGGTCGAAAAAGCTATCGAGGATCTTGGTAAATTAACGACTAAAGTTAACGACCTTGCTCTTAATGGTGGTACTGGCACAGGCCTTGATGCACAAACTATAGCCGATAAAGTAAAAGAAGTTGTCGATGCTCTCGTAGCTCAAGAAAAATTTGTAGGCGAAGCTAAACTTAACGAAAAGCTTGCCGATAAAGCTGACGTTAGTGCATTAACTGCAATTCAAGCTAAAGCCGATAAAAATGCTTCTGACTTGTTGGGTAAAGCTGATGTATCCGCGTTAGCGGACAAAGCCGATAAAGCTGTATTCGAAGCTAAAGCAACCGAGTTGGATAACAAATTAAATACATTAGAAACTGCTACAGTTCCTAATTTAATCGATACTAAACTTACTGACAAACTTGCTGGTTATCAAGAAAAAGGCGAATATGTAACTAAAGAAGCTGCTGATCGTGATTATCAACCAAAAGGTGAATATGCTACGGCTGCTGCTTTGGAAGAAGTTAAAACTAAAGCTAATGCTAACGAAGCTTTGATTAACGGCCTCGATAAAGATACTTTGGTTCATACTGCCGATCTTGATACATATGCTAAAGCTGCTAAAGTAACAGAAGATATTTCTGCTGCTGTTGCCGGTCTTGGTGATGTATACGTATCGAAGAATGATGCAGATGTATTTGCTAAAAAAGCTGACGTAACGACTGAAATCGGTGCGAAAGCTACTGAACTTAAAAAATATGCCGACGATACATTTGCGACAAAACAACAATTAGATAATGCAACTATCGCTGCTGGTGGTTCTGGTTTAACTCAAACTCAAGTCGAAGGTATTGTCGACAATAAATTGGGCGCATTAAAAGATGCCGTTCAAACTATTGCTAATATCCAATCTGGTGTTAACGATAATAAATCTTCTGTAGAATCTATTCTTGCTGAATTAGCTAAGAAAGCAACAAAAGATGAAGTAGCTGGTAAAGTATCTACTACTGATTTTGAAGATGCAAAACAAACTCTTAATACAGCTATTGCAGCACAAGAGAATGCATTGGCTGCTGCTAAAACTGCATTAGAAAAAGCTATTAATGATAAGTCTGAAGAAGCTGCTGCTGCTTACCAAACTAAAGTAGAATTTGCAAACTGGGTTCGCGACACATACGGTACAGAAATTGCTCGTATTAAAGACGACATGATGACAGCTAACGAAACAGATGCTGCTATCGATGCAAAACTTGCGACCAACTTGGAAACTCTTAAAGGTATTTTCCAACTTAAAGGTAACTACGTTACTAAAGAAGAGTTAACTAAAACTCTTAAAGATGGTTATATCACTAAAGACGAATCCGATCGTTTGTATCAAGGCGTAGGTAACTATGCTACTATCGAATATGTCGACGATCAAATCGGTAAAAACAAATCTAAGATCGATGAAGTGAATACGGCTCTTGCTGGTAAACTTGATTTAACAGCTGCTCAAAACGTATTCCAAGCTCGTGGCGATTATATGACTCGTGGCGATTTAGATAATGTTGCGACTAGTCCTGCATTTACTAACGCTATCAACAATGCAATCACAGCTAAAGCATTCCTAGATAAAGATACTGCTGATGGCTTATATGCTACTAAAGGTACTTATGTAACAGCTCAAGGCGTAACCGATATTATCGAAGCTGATCCGACTATTGCCGGCAAACAAGATAAATTAACATTCGGTTCTGGTTTATCTTATGACGAAGGCACTAAAACTGTTACAGCTTCTGGCGTAAGTGTTGACTTAACTCCTTATGCTAAGAAAGCTGAATCCGATGCTAAATATGGTCCAAAAGATACTTTAACTGAAGATCAAAAAGGTGTAGTAGAATCTATCCTTACTGGCAAAGGCTATGCATCTCATGAAGATATTGACAACGCTAAAGCTGAACTTAAAGGCGAGTTAGTTACCGAAGAAGCTGCACAGGCTCTTGTCAATGGTGCTGTTACAACTGCTGAAGGTAAAGTTAATAAAGCTAAAGAAGCGTTGGAAGGCAAAATCACAGAATTGAAAAATACTGTAGATGGAATCCATGCTCCAGATTTAAGTGCTTACGAAACTCAAGCTCAAGCAGAAGCTAAATATTTAAAACTTGAAGATATCGAAACTAAGTTAAAAGAAAAAGGCTTTATCACTCAAGCTGACTTGCAACCTATTCTCGATGCAATTAAAGCATTAAAAGGTGAATAATATATTGCCTTTCCTTAGAGTTCTAAATCTTCTCTCGTCTACACTTTAAGGAAAAGACTATGCAATTATTTAACTTTTTCACATTTTTAAATAATTATGCCCCCGATGCCGTAGAACGCTTAGTTATGTTTTTTTGCATAAGCTTTATCCTTATTATTATCGATACGATAATGAAGTTATTTAGTTTAACAATAATTAAACATAGCTTATGGCATTACAAGACCATCATAGAAGTGTTCTGGGGTGGTTGGGGACAGCAAAAATCAAGCCGCGTGTTTTATCGCGGCTTTGTTTTTAAACTTTTTCAATATTCTTTATTATGCTTATTCGCCTTCGGTATCGACGTAATTAAGATACCGATTACGGTTCATAGTGGATTTGCTCAGTTAGTCGATGCTATCTCTATCATATGCTATTTAGTAGTAATTATGACTGAGTTGTGGAGCTTTAAAGAAAATTATATGCTGATAAAATATAATCAGGATATAATTTCTAAACTCGACGACGCTGTATTGAATCGATTAGAGGCTGTTTCTCTTGGCGAACTTAAGCTTAAATTGAGGGAAAAGAAAGATGACTAAATTATTTAGAATGATGTTATTTGAAAACGGACAGTTAAGTTATACGCGTGTCATTTCTTTTTCCTTGTTGCTTTTGTTGATCGGAGTAACTTTATATTTGGTTATTACCGGTCACAACTGGCAACATTATGAAACACTTGCTAGCTTAGCTGGCGGTGGTTCTGCCGTTACTCAAGTCGCTAATAAATTTATTAATAGTAAATATAATAGCGAAGTTGGTAGCTACAAGGAAAAAAATGATGCCGAATAAGTATTATTTAAAATGGTTAGTGTTGTGCGGAGCAAATTTGCTCTGCATGGCACTATGCTATTTAACAAATTGGTTCGTCGTTTTATTTGCCGATAGATATGGAAATCTTCCTAAAATTTTTAAATTATGGCAAACTTACGATAACTGTTTAGATGTCGCCTGGATGATATACGAAAACAATGTTCCAAAATTCGCTCAATACGATTTTAATAAACATTATCTATATCATTTTGAAAGCAAAGGCGACGGATATATGATTCCTGGATACGTCGATCTTATCGACGATAACTTTACTCTAAAAGAAAGATTCCAACGATATGTATGTCGTTGTGCTTGGCTATATAGAAATTGTGGATACGGTTTTGCTTATTATGTTTTCGGTAAAACTGTAAACCCGTCCGACGTAAAAGTTTGCGTCAGCGAAAAAGATTTCTTTGTAGCTATCGACACTAAAAATAATATTTTCTGTATTAAAGATGATCGCAGATGGTGTCGATTATTTAAAAAAAGTATTTATCTGGGATATAAGTTTATTAGCGCAAATGGAGCAAAACATCCTTTAAGATGTATGCTTGCAAATCGCATTAATTTCTTTAGACGTGTTAAATAATATTGTAATATATTTGCGTTCAATTATTTAACGACGAAAGGAATATAGGCGTGAATAAATTAAAAGTTGAATCTCTTAAGGTCAATATTTTAAATGCATTGCAATTAAAGACTGCTAAGAGTAATAATAAATATAAAAAAAGCGAGATCTATATTCAAGATCCCGATGAAATGATTCAGAATTTTGAAGATATTCAAAATTTAAAAGAATCGAAACAAAATAAATTAAAAGCCGGTAAATCTATTAATATTAATAGTGAAAATGAAATTAGTGCTGAAGTCGATTTAAGTCCTTATTATACGAAGACGCAAACAGCTAAATTATTTATGGGTCGTGACGAAACGTATACTAAAGAGGAGATCGATGAAAGAACAGGTGTTAACGGGCTTCTTGCTGGCAATAATATTTCTATATTTGCTGAGGGCGGTCGCACAAAAATCGCTACGACAATTGCGTACAAGCTCAGAGATAAAGCAATGTCTATCGGTAATTCTATTTTGGGCCGTGGTACTTCCGTTGGCGTTAATGCTTCAGCAACTGGTGAAAACAGTGTTGCATTAGGTGCAGACTCGGTCGCTACGCTCGCCAATCAAGTATCTGTCGGTAATGATACGACTAAACGTATTATTAGTAATGTCGCAGACGGAGTCGAAGCTAATGATGCGGTAACTGTAGGACAGTTAAATAAAAAATTAAGTTCAGCTTTGGATCAGCTTAACCGATTAGCTGGTCAATTATATCCAGTTGGTTCTATTTATATGAACGTTAACAACGTTGAACCATCTGCTATTTTTGGTGGTAGCTGGGAACGTATGCCTTCTGGTCGTATGCTAGTTAATAGTGGTGATGGCTTTAATCTCGGACAAGTCGGCGGCGAAAAAGAACATCGTCTAACCGAAGATGAATTAGCTTCTCATAATCACGATATTAGCAATACGAATGGTAACGCTACAGGAACAACAAAATTAATTGGTAAATTTTCTTCGAATATTAGACCAAATGGAGATATAACAGATGTTCCATATAGAGATGGTTTTGGAATAGTTTCAAAAGAAAGTGAATATGGAATTCATGCTAAGGATGGTGGAAATTCTTCACCAGGACGAAATTACGTTATCGATGCTTCTCATAATCATACTATCAATTTAAATATAAATATGTTACCAGCTGGTAAAAATCAACCTCATAATAATATGCCTCCATATATTGTCGTTAATATGTGGAAAAGAATTAGTTAATTAAGGAGACATTAATGTCTAATAATCAAATTCAAGAAATTTCTAAATTGTTGGCTGAATTATTCTCTCAAGGTTTTAAACCTGAATTCGAAAAATTCTTAGCCGATAAAAGCATCCCGTTTGCTGATCAAACAGATTTATATATTCGCCGATTATTCAACAGCGTATTAAATATCCCAAACATCGAAATTATTTCTTATAACTTTAATGGTTCCGATATTATTGTTAAATTGTCTGGTCCATTTAAATCTTATGCAAATGTTAATGGTAAAGATGTTATTTTTGATGAAGATGGTATCGCAACTGTTTCTATAAAGAATGCAATAGTGTCTCCTCAAGATGGCTTATTCTTGAACTTAATAATTCAATCTACTCCATACAAGTCTGAAAAAGATGCTTCTTTAACATTCGAACCCTTCTCTGAAGAGGAAAATATCGGAAATAAAGTGTATGATCTTGCATATGAGCAAGAAGATAGATTATATAAATTTTTAGTATCTAAAAAATTATATAATGATCTTACGACTCGTATTTTGAGAGCAGAATTTACAGAAGATAAAATTATTATTAAGAATACAGCTCCGTTCGATGTATATGTTAATAATCGAAAGTTCGAAAAAAACTCTAAACAAGAGTTGCCATTTAGTATTGAAAATCTCACAAAAAGTTTTTTAAATGGTTATATGTATAACTGGGAAAATAAACATGGCGAAGGTTTTAATATTCCGACAGGTGAATTTGATAGTGAAATTGCTGATAAGCTTTATAACACATTAGATCGAAGTCAAAACTATGATCAAGGCGGCATTTATTTTGACAAAAATACAGTTTTAGACGGCAACACCAATAACAAAAACTTAAGCAAGATATTGACTTTTAATGGCGACAAACCGATTAAATTTTATGTCGTAAACAATTATATGACTTCTACTGCACTTTCCTCTGCTGGTGAAATTACTAAAACAGATCTAAAAGATATTGCTTCTATTAATCAAAATAGTATGTATATTCGCTTTATCGATTCTACCGGAAAAGAATATGTTAGTACTGGTGCTTCAGATAACGGCATTATTATTTTTAATGTAGGTGAATAATAAATGGCTGAAATAAATAAAATCGTAGAAATTTCCGAACAGATAAAAGCTCTTAAAGATATAACGTTCGGTGAAATTTTCTCTCAACAATTAAAAGCATCTAAAATTCCATTCCCGGAAAAATTCGAACATTATATCGAAAAGCTTATCGAAAATGCTGGTTTTACTAATGCTTCTAATTTTTCTATTCATAGTGTTATGTCAGAAGAAGATGGTTGGCATATCTCTATTTCTGGTCAACCATTTAGTTATTTTGAATTAGATGATCAGGCTCATAAATTCGATGCTGATGGTAATCTCGATTTAATTGTCCCTAAAAAAGAAGGCGAACCATTCTTCTGGACAAAATTCTTGTGGGCGCCATACGACGAAATTCTTCCAGAAGGATATATTAAACCAGAAGATTCTCAATATTTAAATAATATTTTAAATCAGTTTGAATTCCCTGACAAGAATTCTGGTAATGCTCAAAAGGGACATGTCGAAGTCGGTTATTTATTAACCAACTCTGCTGATATATTCTTCAATAGCCTAGAAACAGTTCTTAAAGGTAACCTAAATTCTGGCTATACAATTTCTCATTTATTACCAAACTTTACCTATACTATCGGAAATGAAGAATATACTACCGATGAGTCTGGTATAATTACAATCTCGACAGAGAAGATGTTTGAAATTGTTAATACATTCGATCACGAAATATCTACTCTAGACGTCGAGGCAAAATATAATGGCAAGCTAAAAGATCATGTTCAAAGAAATTCAAATATCTCATTTAGCAATAATTTTGAACTTAATCCTACGAGCATTAATATTTTAAAGCCACAAGATTTTAGCAGTACATATACTAATGTTATGTATACACCATTAGAAGTAGAATTCTTGGGCAACACTACAACTCTACAACATGGAGAGCATATCGATATCTCTGTTAATTTTAATACTATTGAAAAATTAAAGTCTATCAAAGCTGAAGCTACTGATAAAATTAAGATTAAGAATACATTTAAGTATCCATGGAAAAAAGAATTCCAGTTTAGCAATGATATTAGCAATATATTAGATAAAGATTATTTAATTAATTTAGTCCGTCAAGGTTCTTTAAATTTATCTGGCTTAAATATTAAATTCTTAGGAAATACATATACAAGTCCTTACAATGCTAGTCGTGCTATTAGTAAGTTCGACAATGTGGCTCCTTCTAAAGAATTCTTAGAATCTGTAAATGAAAATACCACAGAAATTCATGCGACCATCGAAGACACATTTGAGTATCCATGGAACAAAATAATCCCGACTTCTAGTTATAACGAGATCCTTGATAGAAATTATTTAGTTACTAACAATAGCATAAGTCCAAATAGATTTAATTCAACTAATAACACATATCGACTTTATATAAACAATAATAATTTGCTTAATTATAAGTTTAATAACAAAAATGTTGAAGTTAATGGATCAGAATTAAATCTTCCGGTCGATAAAGTGTATGCATATTTAAAAAATAAAGCAAACAATCAAATAGATTTTGCTATCGATATTAATTCTGATTATTATAACAAAACTATTTCAGTTAGCGATATCGTAACTTCGACCGATATTTCTAATTATTTGCAAAGAAATTCCGACAACACATTTACGAATAGCGCAAAAATTAAAAAAGTAAAAGCTTATACTATCGATAAAAACGATTCTGTTGTATATAATCTTCCAGAAGAAGAAGCGTTTGATGCCAATAAAATTTTACCTATTGATGTGCGCTTCAATAAAAAAATAAATGATGGCGGCGACGTATCTATCGGAATTGCTGATGACGATTGCATAAATAATGTTTTCTTAGAGTTTCCTTTAACAACAGTATCTGCTAATACTATGCCATATTATTATTTTGAAAGCCATAACGTTAGTTATAGAAATAAGCCTTTAATTGAATCTTATGGTCTTGACTCTTACCCAGCATTAAAACAATATATAATCGACAACTATGAAGTCGTTAGTCCTCATGGTAATAAATATGCTCTTCATGCTGACGATTCATTAAACCATACATTGGTTGTTGATGATAAGATTAATAATGAGTTGTTATTTTCATCAAGCCTTACTGCTTCTTTAGTTCGTAAAGACGATACCAATAATGAATACTTTAGAAAAGATAATATTGCTTTTGAATCATCTAGTCTTCTTGGCAATGTTAATCTTGCTTCGTCTATCTCTTCTGCCTTAACAGCTTTAGGCAAAAATTATGATGCCACTAAAAATGGTTTTAATTTTACAAAGTTAGAAAATCTTTATTACGATGGCATGGCTCTTGATTTAGATTCTGCAAAAGATATAACAGACGGATCCTCTAAATTTGTCGGAATGAAAACATTATACTTTATGCATGAATCTAATTCTCAACCAGAAGAACTTATTAATTCTAATGAAAAAATTACGGCAATTAATTCACTTAAAGTATACTTTAGTTCCAACGATAGCTCTTCTCATATCGTAGTAAACTATAATACAGAATCTGTATCTAATAAAGTTGTCGACAAAGAAGTGCAGCAATCGGGAATTAGCGGTATTTTATATGGTTATGATTTAAATAATTTAATGGACTTTTTATAATATATGACATACGAAGAACAATTAAAACAAGTTCGTGATAACGTTATTAAAAACGTATATCCGACTATTCAGCGACAAGGTTCTTCGAATACTATGATTACTCTTCATTGGACAGCTGGTCATTACGACCAGTTGTTCGATGATTATCATATGTGTATCGATGGATCTGGTAATGTACATGTAATGCAAGATTTAGATAATCGTGCTAGTCACTGTTATCGTGAAAATACAAATAACTTTGGCATCTCGGCTTGCTCTAATTATGGCTCTGAATTAAATGGTGACGGTTTTACTGGTTATTCGACTTACGTGCCTGGTTCTGAGCCCGTTAATGCATTACAACTCGAAGCGATGGCGACTATCGTCTATTTATGTTGCGTATCTTGGGGCCTACCGTTAAGCCGAGTATTTACTCATGGTGAACGTTGTTTAGCACGACAAGACTTATACGATTACCCGGCAGAACGTTGGGATCTTGATATACTCATTCCAGAATGTCATACTCGTACTGAAGACGGTTTACATACTGCAGGCGGTAATTGGATTCGTAACCGTGCTCGTGAAATCGCAAAGATGAACGGAATTAATTATTTATAATAAGGAGACACTATGTCTATTATTTCTGAAATTGCACAAGGTCTTAGTTCTATTCTTAAAAAGAACCAAAAGCCAGTTATGCAATATGCCGAGAATATCGCTCTCGTAGCCGAAGTTCCTTTTGACAAAGAAAAAGTAAATCAGTGCCAGGGCTTTACGTATAATCCTCAAACAGAAAAATTTATCGTAGCTTGTATTAATGCCGATAGTACGACACAAATCTTATACGAGTTAAATAAAGATTTTACGGTCGCGCGAAGCGCGGAGAATACTGGAGCCGATAAACTTGGCCATTGCAATACTTTATTCTTCGACAGCAAGGTTCGTGCTACAAATGGTGCTGCTAATGGTAATCGTATTTATAGCGTTAGCGACGATTTAACTCCTGGCGAATATAAAGATTATGACGATAATTTTTATAATGTCGGTTATAATCCAGTAACAGGTCAGTACGTAAGTATACTTCCTGGAGCCGATAACAGTACTCGTAAAATTCGTATTTATGCGAATAGCGATTTAACTGATGGTAAAGAATATATTGTTACCGTAAACGAGAAAAATAACGACTCTAACGGCGCTTTATTTATCGGCAATAAAATTATATTCAGTTTAATGAGACGTATCGTAGAAGTCGAAATTAGCGATAATACGGCTACTATCGTTCGCGAGCTCGAATTCGAACCGAAAGCTGAAATCGAAGACTTCGCATTAGTCGATGGTGCCATTTATATGGCAGCGAATAGCCACGATTATATTCGTATCTACAAATATGACTTTGCAAGAAGTTACTTTAATAATATTAATAACGACTTTTTAAATAATGGTATCGTAGTCGGCAATCAAGTCGGTTATCATGGTCAATCTGTCGATAAAGCTACTAACTATGTTATGGCTAAAATTAATGCTAATAACAATTTGGAAGTCGGCGACAAACGTAATCTTACGACTATCTTAGGTAAAGAATTAAAACATTATAATGGTACTAATTCTTATACCGTACTTACGACTTATCATTATGATAAAGCGATCTATAATAAAGTTAAAACCGACGAGCTCTTCGTTAAGAAAACAGAGCTTCAATCTTTAACCGGCAATAAACGATCTCTTAACGTCGTTACAGAAGGCGTCGATAACACAGGTGCTACTGACGTAACGGCTAAGCTAAACGAGATCTTTACTAAAGCAAATGCCGAAGGATATACCGAAGTTCTCTTCCCTGACGGTACTTATAAGATTAGCGACAAAGTAAAAATCATTTGTCCTCAAGATCGTAGTAAAGAATTAGTCATTAAATCTGAAACATTGCACGGTGCTGTTATTAATTGTGATCACGACGAATCTAATTCTAGTGTCGATACTATCGGCTTTATTTTGAGTTGTACCGACGATAACAATGGCGACCATCATGATGTTTACAATACGACTATTAAAGGCTTCTCCTTTAAACTAGCACGAGAAGATATTAGTGGTAGCTATATTAAATTTATAAATGACGACAATAATCTCGATATGCGTCATTATAATCTTGTCTTAAAAAATATGAAGATGGCTAATGCCAAAGATGGTCAAGGTCAAAATATCAATTTGAGTCGTGAAATACATTATTCTACTATTGATAATATTATTTGCGATTATGGTCAATATGCTATACAAATAGAGGCTACAGATGGCGTCGGTATCAAGATTAGCAATGTTATTTCTAATAACTGTAACATGAGTATTTCTTCTTATTCTTATGCCGATATCGATAATGTAACGATTCATTATAGCGATGATTTTAATTTAGCTAATGCATCGTCCGTTATGCTTTATACTAATAAGTTAAGCAATCTTAAATTGACTGGTCGCTGGAATCTATCGACTAATCTTCTCGATATAAATGCTATAGCTTCTACCGAATTAAATAATATTACTTTGGATATTACGCATTCTGGCGAATCACAATATTTACCAGACGGAGACTATCCAGTTCCATTTATTAAGCTTAACTCTTCTAATGAAGATAAAGCTGAGATCAAAGTTAATAATTTAAAATTCCCTAACTTTGTTCAAAACTTTGCAGCGCTTACTGATCGATATTTATTCTCTTGGATCGATTCTCCTATGTTATCGATTGCTCCTAATGGCGTCGAAGAATCAGACAAGCTAAAATTATTTACTAATTTAGGTTCTACCGATGAATATGGAGCCAAAGGTTATCTAAACCGGAGATTCGAAGTTCGCGCCGAAGAAAATGCTAAGACAAGAGTTTTCGTAGGCCGAGATCGTTCTATTCGTGATCCTAATAATAGTGCTTATAGAAAAAATCAGTTATTCCAAGAAGAAGGTTCTGCTATTTACTTTAACGCAAAAGGCGAACCGAAGATGGATGCTAAAGATAATGATTATAGCAGTTACGCGGCTGGTATTTCCGGTGACTTATATATCGAATCTGATCCTAAAGCAACTGGTCATTTAGGTTATGTATCGACATATAAATATACGACCGATACAGAATATGTACACGATAAACCGACTTCCGTCATTAATCATGGCGATCGTACTATGACAGTCGGATTCGACGTATATCCGACATGGCAAAACGGTTCTCATGCTGGTAAGCCAGTCGGAGTTGGAGCCGAATTAGGTGCGTTAGGTAAAGGTAATTTTCCTATTATAGAAGCCGATCCTACAGCTAAAACAATGAAGCTTCGTATCCCGGAAGTTTATAAAGCCGATGTTGTTAATGCTCCTAGTGACTTCAATATGGAAATTTATTTTATACCTGGATCTAATCTTAATACGATGTCTAATATGACATACGAAACTATCCCGGTTATCCATTCTGGTCCGACAGAGAATCGTCCGACTGAACACTTAGTTGTCGGTCAACAGTATTTCGATACGACACTCGATATGCCGGTATTCTGGAACGGCACTAAATGGGTCGTTAATGCTGCCGATGTCGGGGATAAATTAAAAGATTATGTTCGCATCGACAAACTTATGGCAACCGATGTTACACAAGCACCAGCGTTTGCTGGACAAATGATAATAGTTAATGATACGCTTTATATTGCAGAGTCGACAGAAGGCCCTGGATCTTGGCGTATCATCCCGTTACAACCTAACGATCATTTATAATAAAGATATATCCCCGTACTTAGTGCGGGGATTTTTTCTGTAATATAGTAGTATATATTTTAAATCTACGAAAGGACATATTCATATGCCAGAAACTAATATATACGATTATGAGTTTAGCGTCCGCGAAAACGAGCCTAAACGTGCCGAGATGCTTAATCGATTGAAAGACAGAGTACAGCATGTCGATAAAAAAGAAGTCATCTCATCCGACGAATTTGTCGAAGGCGAATCTAATTTTAGCGAAGATAAAGCATTAAGTGCGTTTCTGTTAAATAAATTATTCCCGTCTAAAGCTAAACTATTAAAAGATCATTATACGAAAGATCAAGTCGACGGTTTGTTGGGCGATCTTATTGCTAAATATTATTTAAAAGATCAGATCGATGCTTTGTTAAATAATTTAAAGAGCGAATTGAAATCTTCTTTAGACGATGCTGGTAGCGGAGCACTTAAAAAACTTAACGATCTCAAAACAGAATTATCTAAACATCGTACTTTAGAAGAGCTCGATCATCCCGATGCTAGTGTTACGACTCGTAAGTTACGTGATCATTCTGTTACGAAAGAAAAACTTTCCGGAAGTTTAACGACAGAGTTAGATAATAAGTTAAATAAAAATGGCGACACTATTACTGGTCCTCTTAAGTTTGCTTATAATAATCCGATTCTTATGGAAACAGGCCCTGGTACTGGCAAATATCATCGTATCGGTTCTGGCTCTACGCTTGAAGAAATCGCGCAAGGTAAAGCACATCTCGACTTAGGTGATTATGACGGGAACACTTACGAAACTAATTTATGTTGTGTTAGTCGTCCAGGTTGGTATAATTCTACGACAAAAGAAGTTAAACAATTTGCCCTTCAGGAAGAAATCAAAGCGTTAAATAATAAAGTAAGTAATCTTCCTAAAGGTGGCGGCGGCGGCGGCTCTACATTCGCTAAGATTTCTGCAAATAAAATTTGGAGCGGTCGTGTTACTGTTAGGAATAATAGAGGATCCAGATCTAAGCCAAAATTTAAAGTTTGTGATCTTCCGGCAAACTGGGATCAAATTATCGTTTATTCTTCTATTCAACAACGAGCAGCTGATAATGATAGTGGTTGGTATTACTATTGGACAAATTGTTTTGCCATCTTAATAAAAGGCATAGCAGCTGACGTTATTGCTGGATATCAGGGCGAACAAGAAGTAAAATCTTTCTTTGTCGAAGATAATACTTTATATATGCGTGGCCTTACTTCAAATGGCGACGACATAAGCGTATTTAACCTTTAATTTTTATCCTCTATATGATATAATAACAATATATTATATAGAGGATTTTTTTATTATGGAGGAAAGTATGATGAAATATCCACGAGCCGCTATGATTCATAAATTTTTATTTATGATGCTAGTTGAACTAGCTCCTTATACTCGAGGCTCTCTCGATTTTTTACATATATCGAACGAAGCTTTTCGTCTGCTAATGGATATCGTAAGAGACGAACACAATATATCGTTATACAACGAAATGCGATCGTATTCTTTAGATTTTCAAGGACTTATACATAAAGAATTTACTAATTATGATATTATAGGTAAACGAATTAAAGTACTTATTATGATGCTTGTTAATTCGTTCTATATGTTTAATAGGTGTGATGAGCGATATTTTAATCTTTATAAGGATAAAATAAGAGGAGTGCGAGATGTTAAATTCATTAAGTATACACAATATTGAGAATTTTAAGCTCGATATCATTCATTATATTGCCTCTATCGTGTATAAGACATGATGGACTTTAGAACATTATAAACCAAAATATTATGAAGTAGCCGATATTTATAATATATCGGTGCTTGTGCTTGCCGATTTTAAGCATAGCGATTATTTAAAACTCGGATCGATAAGTTATAATTCTGTTTATTATTATATTATAGATTGTACTAATAAAAAGATGCTTGAGCGTAGCGAGAAGAAATTAATCGAGCTTAGTATTTTATATTATAGTAAGTATCGCAATATAGAAAACAATGATACGATAATTAAAAAAATGAGGTTAGATAATGGATTATTACGAAACTAGAGCATCATTAATATTTTATTTGTACAGAATGGTCGATGAAGATTCTTGGCGGCTTAATAATAATTTAAATAAATTTCGTGTAGTATCTTATTTATATAGAACGTTAGTCGATGTGTTATCCGAATTCGTTAATGTGCGTTATGGTAATCTTAGCGATGCAAATGAAGAAGACGTAAGAGAAATTATTGCCGACAGCGCCTATTGCTCCTTGCTAAAATTTAAAGACGAAAAAGCAATTCGTTATATAAAGATTACGTATCTATTATATAATAATATTCGTGATCTGCCATGGAACTTATCCGATAAAATTTGTAAAACTATACGAGAAGGAAAATATGAATGCCAAAAATAGAACGATAGCCGTACTTAAATATATAAATTCTATAGAATCAGCTAAATCTCGGTATATAAATAATGCTTCTGAAAATATAGTCTGTACTATTTATTATATTTATAAAGATGTAATAAGAGAATTATTACCTAGTTATCACGTATTAAAAAATGTCGGCACCATTAGATCACATCTTTTAATTCAACAGGATGTAAAATATGTCCTACCGGAGAAACATCGTAAATTGATTACATTAATTTCTTTCTACTATCGTCCAGGATCCTTTTTTCCTCTTGTCGAAATGATAATAGAACGAAGTAAAAATTTGTTTGGAGGAAAGTTATAGATGGATAGACAAAAGGGACTTGTCGAATATATATATAAACTTATTAATTCTAATTTTAGATATAGAAAATATAAGATACACGATAAGAGTTTCGTCGTGCATTTTGTTTATAATTTATTTTATTCTATGTTTAAAGCATCTTATCCAAGAGATAGAATACAACCGATTGCGTCGAAATTTCATTTTAATCTCGTTATGTCTCATAAAGCACAAAATAAATATTATCCATCTAAAAAAGAAAAGAAGATAATAAACGTTGCATTATTTAATTATAACGCAACTGAATATAATAATTCTAAATTAAAAGATCTTGTCGATCTGGCTCAGCATTATATGGAGAAATTTAAACTATGAGTATTACTAAATATTTTAACGAAGAAGAATATTTTACACATTGTGCCAAGCTAAAAGAAGATATGATACTTTATATAAATCAGTTTCTTCACTCAAATCATTGGAGGATGAATTATCCATCAGATCATTACGTTATGATATCTGATATATATAATATAGCACATCGTTTATTATACGATTTTAAAGATGGATGGTACGATCATCTTTCCGATACTAACTTTGTCGAAGTTAGCGAATATGCTAAATATTTTAAAAGTCGGATACCGTTAGCCGACGATGTTAAAGTTTTCATTCAGGTCGTTATATTATATTATTTTAAATACTTCGAAAATTCTAATTTTATAATTATATATAATAAAATACTTGATGGTATGTGTGAATTTTATGATGAAGTTGTATTAAGTAAAAGGGTTTAAATAATGACAGTGATGTCCGCCAATCGAGAAATCAAGATCGTACTAACAATACGTAAATTAATTAAAGAGCATAAGAAATATATTAATTATCGCATTCAAGACGAAGGATTTATTGTTTTCATGGTGTTTAATTATTATTATGAAGTTATGAAAAGATTACATCCGAAAGCTCAAGTATGGCAGCTAAAAAATACATATGATGTAAGCAGAAATCTGCGATATAAAAAAATTAAATATAGATTAAGTAAAGAAGATAAGCGATGTATTCTTATTGCTTTTAGTTTGTTCAACAGAGTCGAACATAGTAAAATATTAGTCGATCATGTTATCGCTGATATATTTAAATTAAGAAATTAACCCGTGGCGACCCGGACTTTACGGAGCCACGGGTATTTTTTTATCTTATTTTAGCGTACATATGTTCGCTATATAAGGGAAATTTTTTGTGTGTATATTTTTATAATGAAGTTCTTCTTTCTTTTCTCTTTTTTTGTTTTGTTTAATGAGCGTAAGTTTGTTAGGTTAAGGTTATATTATCAGTTGCGTTTGTTAAATGAGAAAACCCTATATAGGAGGAAAAATTGAAATTTTTATTTTTGAGTTTCTCATTTTTGTGTCTCTAATTGAGAATTCCTATATAGGGCTAAAATTTGGTTTCTGGTGAAGGAGGTAAGTGTTTTATATATAATCGGTCTCGGAGCTAAAGTTCGCCCCCCCTGCTTTGATTCAGGGTGTTATTCGAGGGAGAGCTGGGCCTCGAGACCGTGCAGACATACATGTCGATGTCTGTCTTTTAATTATTAGTCTTGGGAAGACGTTAAAAGCAACCAGGAGGAAATCATGAAAAAATCTATCGTAACAGTAATCGCAGCAACAATTGTAGCAACAACAGTATGGTTTGCACAACCAGTGCAACCACATCACTACGAACTTCACTATGTGACTTATGGTGAAACGATGACAAGCATCATAGAAGACGCTAATCTCAACTCTGATGTCAACTACGATATCAGAGAAGCTGTTGCAACATCTGTATCTGAATCAGCTAAGATGGAAGGAGGAGCAACAAGTCGTCAAATTAAACCAGGCGATAAGATTGCTGTTCCTATTTATAAGTAATTAGATAGGCTTAGCAACATAGTCCAGCTGTATGACTATAAACTATAGCAATATATGTTATTGTATGTCATAAGGAGGAAAAGATCATGACAACAACAATCTATTTAGACTTAGAAACATTAGTAATTGAAGAAAAAGAAAGCACAAGAGATTATATGGAACTCTTGGATTCTGCTCAAAAGTATTATGCCAAGAAAGGCATAAGAACTATGAAAGGCAGAATAGGAGATGTATGTTTCTTGCAAGAAAGGGAATGTAGAAACATTCTCATGCTTGCAACAATAGATGGCTACAAAAAGCGAGATCTTAAGACAGTAGAAGACAAGATTATGTCACTGCCTTATTACGCAGTAGCACGAGGCTATGTGCCAGGTGTATTCCGCACATGGTCTCAGTGTAAGGACTCAACCGATGGATTCACTGGCAGAAAATACAAGAAATTTGCCGGTAGAGAAGCGGCTGTACAGTTTATGATTGATAACGGAGCTCCATTAGTGAGCTATGATTATCTAATGAAATAAATTTTTGTCCGCAATGACATTAAACTATTTTTTATGTTTTATTCATGGAGGAGAAAAAATGAATAGACAAGTAATGAATTTCAATCTAACTCAATATGCTGAAACAGTGAAAAATCAAAAGGGAGGAAAGTGGACTCAACATTCCGGAACAAAACAGAATTTGAAGACGGCAAAAATGAGACTGTTGGTATTAACATCTAGAACGTCTCATATGGCGATTGTAGGTTATAATGTAACTGGTGCTATAGAAGAATCTGATGTAGCACCAGCTGCACAAGTTGTAATCGGTGAAGGCGAGATCAGAGATCTTGATTTCGTTTACACAAATAAGTCCTTATCTTATGTGGAAGATATTATACGCGATTGTATTATCATTGCGTATAATTTCGACACTGATGAGGAAGCTACTCAAACATATACTATTGAAGGTGTTAAATATGCCACTATCGCAATGTCATCAGCATCATTGCGAAATGGCAAAAGACTCGTTGTACCAAAAGATCGCTTGGACTTCTGGATGCCAAAAATTCAAAAGGCCAATAATGGCATAGGATTCTTTGACCATATCGTTGAACTTAGCGTAGGAAAGGCTACAAAGATGTCTACCTACGCAAATTTATGGTCAGCTAATGGCAGAGAGATCAATCTTGATCTTTCAAAAGACTGTATCATGATATTTAATGATATGTCTTTAGGTAATGAATCTGAGTTAGACGGCCAGAGCTACCATAATCATTGGTGGTTCTGCCGTGAATACGGTGTGCCTACCGATGTAAATGCTTATTTGCAAGTGCGTGTTAGTTCTTGTACAAAAACTGGCTCCACTCCAATGCGAGATATGAGTGGCTGGTTTCAATTGGCTGCTGAGATTGAACAAGAAAATGTTCAATCTTTGAGCCAAGTAGACAAAGGATATGATGGTCCGCAAAAGGTTTGGATTGTCGGCAATCCTACTGGCGAATTAGTCTATGTGACTGATTTTAATGGGTTCAAAGCTGTACCACAATTTATAAATCCAGAAGATAATAAATTTAAAGTGTTGCAAGTTATTAAGGCAACACAGGCCACAACATCTGGCCAAATGTATCAGCACGATTTTAATTCATACACTCGTGACTGATTTAGGAGAAGAAGAAAGAGGTTAAAGTATGAATATTATGTCTAACGAAAAGTTTATGTACTTAGTGGATCTTTTAGTAGCTGAAGCAGTACAATGTCTTGAGTCTTACAAAAAAGGCTCATTCGGAGGCACTGGTATTGAATGTGCAATATTGGCTGATCCAAGATTGGCTACAGATAATTATATCTTTAGCCATAAGGGCAAAGATATTGCAAAGAATGCCACAACTAGGATCAAGGATTTAAAATCTCGCGGAGACAAAGATAGCCAATACCTTCGTGCACTTGGTGATCCAGGAAAGATGTTTGGTGTAAAACTCGTAAAAGATAACGAGATTTGTGTTACGAATAAGAAAACATTAAGACATAAAATAGCTGTCTTGATGCGTTTCCCATGCTCATCTGCAGGTGAAATGTTGAAAGCACGTATTATTGATTTTAAAACAATCAAAAAACGTGTTGAAGCTTATGTACGTAAAGGGAAATTAAAACCATTCCAAGCTAAAATGATCTTGGATGTTTTCAAAAACTTACCAGAATCTGTATTTATTTATTCTGGTAGCACTTATGTAAAAGGCCTATTAGGTGGCATGGATAATGACACTGACGGCTGCATGGTTATGGTAGGCGAAGATTTAAAAATCTTTGAAGGCCGTAAAAGTCGCTCTGTCGATATTCCAGACGAATTGGGCGCGAATGTGTCTATTCGTTTTGCAAATCTTTCCGAATTAATGACAGGTGTATACTTGGCATCACTCGCAACAGGTAACACTACTGTAGGCGTATTCTGTGTATACAACAGTTGTGCATCTACTGTATTGCAAAACCTTAAGAGTAAAAAGGTGATTAAAAGGCTACAAGATAATATTGCGACTGAGTATGGTAGTGATCATGGTAATGCTCCATATGAAAGACATTACAACGATCATAGTGATCTTACTATGGACGAAGTAATGAACAAACGTATTGAGCAAATGACTTTAGATTTTGTTGGTTCTGATAGATCTGAACAATCTATTAAGAACTATTTGTTGGATTGCTTGTCTGTTGCTCCAGCAGTTATCGGTATGATTATCGATAGTGCTAAGACTGGATTGACAGTCTTTGATCCATTGTGCTTCTTACTTAAAGACATTGAACAAGCAAGACGCAATTATTCACCAACAATTATTTGGAACGAGCAAATTGCTCGTTTCGAAGTTGTTGAACATAAAGTTTTCAATAAAGAGGAGAAATAAAAATGAGAACACAAAAAGTAGAAAAAATGGTATTAAAAGATGCGTTATATGATTTACAATTAGAAGCTGCAAATCGTGCAGTAGAATTGTTAAATAAAGAAGTTGAATCTATGGGAATCAAACCTGGCTACAAGAAATTGGAAGCCACTAAAGGTTCCTTGTTCGAGATTCTTAATATGACATGTGATGACTTGCGTCGCGCTAAGTCTTTATCCATCAAAGGCTTTAAAGTGGAGGGTGCATTCTCCAAAGCTAAACCTTATGTTGCAAATATGATTAGAACATTTGTTGGCGAAGATAAGAATGCATTTCAAGAATCTAAAAATGCTGGCTTTAATTTTGCCAGTACTATTCTTGAATATGAGCTTATTATGGATGCTATGATGAGCGGCACTCTTTATCGCCAAGAGCAAGGTTTAGAGCTCAAGGATTCTCCGCTATTTCGTCGTTACGATGTATTCGGCACAGATAAAATGTGCCAAAACATTGTTGATGGTGATGAAGTAGAATTCGTGAATGGAGAGTCTGTTGATGGTAGATTTTTCACTGATAGAATCGTTAATGGAGTGCGTCCTGTATTCCGCGACGATTTTGGCGGCTTGTTTACAGTGGTTCATTTGATGGAAGTAATTGAAGAGCCAGTAGACGAAAATAAATTTGTTGTTCGCGTTACTGGCGCTCAAAAAGCTATGGAAAATGCCAAAAATATTTTTATGGCAAAAGATCATGGCTATAAGTTCTACTTACTTCCAAAAAGCAAGGGCGGCAAAGGGGATGGCTTGTATGTTATTTCTGAAAAGAAAGAAACAAAAGGTCAATTGATGAAGGTGTGTGATTGCGAAATCCCTGGTAATAAAACATACCTAGAAAAGTTCTGCGGAGAGATTGTATTAGACGAAGCAATGTTTAACACGATCGAAAAGGAAGGCTATGGTAATGATGTGCATACCATCTGCCTTCTTTGCAGAAAAGCATAATACATCCCCCTCCGGGGCCCGTTAGGGATTAAGGCAAAGAATATCCAACATTTTCTCCTGAGTCCTTAACGGATACGCCCCACTTGTTATTAGTAGTAGAGCAGAGCTAAAGAGAAAGCAAACGCTCCGCTACGAAATTATTTATGAGAGATTTTCTCTCTCATCTTATTTAATATTAAGTGCGACCGACCACTATAATCCGGCAGAGGAGACTATCATGATTTCTATTATCGGCATTCAACAACTTACTGAAAATTCTTATATCATCGATTGCTTCGAGGTCGTAGACACAAACAGCTGTAATGTGGCCTATGACGAGTTGAAAAAACTTGAGAAGCAATATGAAGATATGGTAGATTTCTACTTGGCTTCTGGCGATTGGAGCGAAGTAGATTTTTGGCCTCATAGTAAGGCCTCTATTCGCAATGAACATATCAATGTTCTTAATCATCGTAATTGCGAAGAATAATATGTTAAGCTTTAGTTATAGATTATTATATCTGTAGCTAAAGCTTAATTTTTTTAAATAAAGTCCGGTGACAGTCGCCCGCCACTATTCTATCAGAATAGACTGTGTGTACTATTTGGTATACATAACGTTATGCGGGACCATATTCGACTCCTGGCGCTCATGACGGTGGACTGTCGTCCGGTCATTTCGTCTCTAGTCGTCGAATATTCGACTGTCACCTTATCTTGGATTACGGCGTAGTCCTTGATATGTTTTTTATCTAAAATTTCTTTTTTTAATTTAATTTATTCAATCCGGCGGTATCAGTTTACTAGTGTGACTTGCCCCGCCGGGGCGAAATTTATTATGAGGGAATTTTCCCTTTAATACGTTATTCTTATGAGGAGGAAAAAATAATGAGAATGACTATAAAGTTAAATAAAGAATATGTGGCACATCAATTGTGTGAATACTTAAATATTATGGCTGTCAATAAAGGAGTAGCCGACGATTTTATCTGCTATCAAATTGATGGCAATACTTTAAGTATTTGTGCCATCAATGATAGTATTAAAATAATTAATGTTAATCAGGCTATTAAAGATTTGGCTAATGCTTTGGAGGTGCTAGTATGAGATTTGTATTTTTCGGTGAGTTATATAAAAATACGATTATCGAGGCCGGCTCTTATAAAGAGGCTTACGATATCATCGTAGATGAATTCTATACTGATTGTGTTTGTGCTGGTTGTAAGGCACAAACTGCAGGTATAGAATTTATTGAAATATCGGCTTGGGCCGAGATTTGGGACGAAGAAGAAGAACAATTCTTCTCCTATGAGCGTCATCCAATGTTTATATGTGAGGAAGACGATTATAAAAAGCTTCCTCAATCGTTTCTTGATTTATTTAAATAAAGAATTAGTGTCGTGTATTTTACGGCCCGGCACTTCTCTCTTTATTTAACTTGTCCCTCCGGGACGAAATTTATTATGAGGGAACTTTCTCTCAATTTTATCATTCAACATAGAGGAGGAAATAAAATCATGTTGACAATTACTTACTTATATACTTTAAAATTAAATAATTCTTATTTGAGCATTTACTCTGAGGACAGCACTATGTCCGTTCTTAAAGAGTATCCAGGTGCTCAGCTTATTAGTAAAAATGAAGTCGGTTATAGAATGGTTATGGCTGACTAATCTAATTAATTATAAGGGCGTTAGATAAATGACTATTTAACGCCCGCATCATTCGTTCAAAAAAGGAGAATTATCATGAACGCAGTAAAATCTTATTTAAACACTTGGTTTGAAGCTTCTCCATGGAGCTATCGTTTATTCTTTTTCGCTGTAGGTTACAGCATTGTTAGTTTAATTATCGCATAGGAGGTTTATCATGGATAAATTATTAGTAGCATTAGATAAAAAGTATAATGAAAGCCCTTGGTTATTCAGAATTTTCTTCTTTATGCTTGGTTATGTATTAACTGATTTAGTTGTAAAAGCAACTAGAAAATAATTAATTCAGTGTGGCTACGGGAGAAGTCGATATCACATCATATCGCTTCTTCCTTTTCTTTTTTTGCGTAATTTACGGCTTGGTACGGTACGACATTCGGTCGCCTCCGGCCCGAAATTTCTTTTGCGGGATTTGCTGCTTGGATAAATGGCATAGTTCTGGGTTACCTAAAAAACCTCTTTCTGAACTCCTATAAAACACAATACAATCCTAACCAGAATTGTGTCATTTATCCAGATAGTAAATATCTGGTTCTCCTCCTCTCTACTACAACTGTCGTCGGTGAAAACTAGACGATGACAGTATCGAGTATACTAGTATATAATATTATATTAGTATATTGGATACTGTCTTATAAGGGAGGCAGTAAATTTTTATTTTTAGATAAGGGATATTCGGCCCTCATCGAATTATTTCTATAAGGAGGCTATTATTATGGCTAACATTATCGTAACATCTATTCTTGCAGGTACTAAATTGGGCGGTTTCGCCCGCGGTTTCATGGCTTGGGGCAAAGAAAATATTTCTAAGCTTCCAAAATCTGAAGGTGCATTCGTACCGACAGCAGTAAATCATACTGCTGACATCATTAATTTACTTGCGGAGCGTTCCGCAAACTACGACCAAATGATTGGTCAATTAGTGCTACCTGATAGTGTAGCAATTAAAGCGTACCAATTGATGGGTATGTTGAAGGACGATGCTAATATTACAGACGTAGCAAATCGTGCTACTTCTGAATATGACTCAACTGCCCACACTACTTCTTATGCTAATTTAGCAGAAGCATTAGTTGCCAGCAAAGAAGCTGGTGTACAACTTCGCATCACTAGACAAAGTGAACTTTCTGGTTTCGATTTGTCCGTTCCAGATGGCGTAACAGTTGAAGAAGGCGAAGTTCTTAAATTCGTTGATGGGGTTGCTCGTGATGGCATCACATTTGCGAATGGTATGGAAGGTAACTACGAGTATAAAGTAGCAAAACGCCATAATGGCGACTTATATGCTCGTCGTCCGGAAACTGCTTCTTCTAAAGCAGTGAACACATTGGCTACAAAAGTATTCAACCTTGTACGCGAAATTCCTAATCGTGCAGTTGAAACTGTAGACGGCGTATTTTAATCTAAAGGGGGCCGACATGGCTCCCTTATTTTTTATTTAAATAAGAGGAGGCTATTATGGCAACTTTTAAACTTGTAAATCAAAATAATTCTATTCTTGAATATATCACAGAAAAAGCTCAAGAAGAGTTTGGAGCTTCTGTATCTCAAGAAGAAAATACTTTAACTATCGAATGCGCAGACGATGTCGTAGAAGACATCTTATCCGCATATAAGATGGCAAAATTTAAAGCTACAACCGGTGGATTAGTTAACTGGGGTGGCAAAAAGATTGGTACTGTAGCTGGCGTCGCAAAAGACGCTGGTATTGGCGGTATCAAGATTGTATCCAAAGGTCTCTTTGGTGGCCTTAAAAAGGTCGCTGAGCTTGGGATTGGTGGCACAAGTGTTATTGTGGACGAAGCTAAGTCCTCTTGGTCTGAATTGACTAAGAGCGATGAAATTCGTTCTATCAAAAAGAGCTTTGGCTCTACTGGTAACAATAGCGATGATATCGTTATGGTTACTGGTGAACAACAAGCTGAAGCTCAAGGTTAGTTAAAAGAGTTTAGATAATGGGTGCACACGGGAGTGGGTCGCATCTGTTATCTAAACCTTATTTTTAATCTAGACATAAGATTAGTGTCTATAAATAAATAATCTAGTTGGCTTACTATAGCGGGCAATAAAGCTATAGACTACTACTGGGTTCTTCATGCGTTCATACCAGTTTTAGTAGGAATAAACTGAATGCGTCAGCTGTATGGAGGCTTGCTAGTGCCACACACTACCATGCAGTATAGAATAGCCGATATAAGAAGCTGATGTGGACGGACCAACGCATGACCATAAGCTAAGCGTTGTAAAATAAACTTATGGAGCCTATGGAGATGCCCGTGCCATAATAAGGTTACAAATTCGGGAACATAATATTAGCTTTAGTTTGGGAGAGTATTAATGGCTCCCGACTAAAGCTATATTTTTTTTGATGCGGAGTCCTGTATATAGAATTCCGGCTTGCTCTTAAAAATTATTTTAATATATACATATATATTGGAGTATGATTTTAATACAGTATATATGTATGTACTAAAATTATTTTTTTTGATTTAATATGTTGCATATGTAACATATTTAATTGGGTGGCTATGATTACTTATAGCGTGAAGTTATTAACGCTTGGTAAAGCCACACGAGCGCCCTATAAGCGAGCGCTAGCGAGCGAATTAAGTTTTTGTTGTAGATCAGGCCGAGCGCAATCGAGGCCGGTGTTAATAGTTCTCTGCTATCTCTCTTTCAAGAGAGTAGATAATTTATTTTATTTATTTAACAAGGCGAGCGTAAGCGAGCCGTATATATGTCTCTTGTTACTTCTCTTTTAGAGAAGTAAGTATGTGTTTGTTATTATATAGTAATTCTCTGTTACTCTCTTTCTAAGAGAGTAAGTGTTTATTTATTATATTTGTTTGGAGCGAGCGAAGCGAGCGTATAGTATTCTTTGTTATCTTTCTTCCTAAGAAAGTAAGTATGTATATTATTATATATATTATATTATTAGCGAACGAACGTATGTGAGTGAGCGATTATATTAGTATATATTATATTAGTATAGTCTCTTGTTACTTCTCTTCTAGAGAAGTAAGTTAGTGTATTAAGCTTTTAGCTTATAGTAGACGATCCGTTAGGATATAGATAGGTTAGATAAGGAAGCGAAGAGGGAGCGTGAGCGACCGATTTAAGCGACTGCCTTAAGCTATCTATATGTATAGTATAAGGAGGCCGAGCGAAGTGAAGGCCGCATAGCAAACGTTTAAGCGTAGGCGAACGTCAGTGAGCTGGAGCAATAAGGAGGCCATAGGCCGACGACCGTGAGCGGTATACTATGGCGAATACTATATAAAAGCGAAAATCTGGGCTGAAAAATCTGAAATTGAGGCTTGGGAAATTTCGAATATTTTTCGCCCCCGATATCTATTTTGTATTGCTTTATCTAAAAGTAATATTAGTTAAGATTATTATATATATATTTAAGTAGTAAATATATATTAAGTATTATATATATTATATATTAGTATAAGGACACTGTTGCTAGTTATTCAATTAGGTGAGCAATAGTGATTAGAATTGAATTTAAATAATTCAATTATTTTGAGCCGCCGGCTATTTCCGAAGGAATAAATGTTCTGAGACTCCATCGGAGCGAAGGTTATTTCAGGTGGCGAATCCCTTTTGATTCTTTTATTAAAAAAATATATTAAAAAGAATGTCTTGATACGATCCAGAGAAAGATAGCGCAGCGAAGTTGGCTGGTTGTATTAGCGTAGCGTACATACAATTTTCTGTGTTATAGTTCGTGACGAAGGCTCTGCTTAGTGCGAGATTAATTTATAATAATTAATATTAATTATTAGGATACAATTATTATCGAGTACTAATCATTCCAAGTTGTTAGAGTTTGAAAGCTCTAACCAGTTAGCTGGAATTTATTGCTCTGGTTCCGGCGTGTTTCTGTTTCCTCTTTTACTAGGTTGTCCTGGATAGAGAGAATGGACACCGAATATTTTAGGCGAACGGTTTTTTAATTATATTAAAATAAATTATTATATTTAGATAATAAATTAATAATAGTGATGCTTATTTAAATTTAAATAATATTAGAATAATAATTATATTATATATAATTAAGTAGTGCCGAGGGCTAAGGCCCGAACACGTTAAACGTTTATTCGTGTACGATCCTCTGCGAGTTGTTTATCTTCACAGCAGATTACGTAAGTAAGGGTTTGGAGCATTTTTAAAATGGGCCAACTTTGTTTATGCTTAATAATAGAAAAGCCCCTAGATTTATTCTAGAGGCTTTGGAAGTAGTGAACTTCGTTCACTAGTATATTACATTGGTTATCTTAATATTGAGTTAATTAATTTTAATTAATTGCAAAAAAAATATCCTCAGATTTTATTCTGAGGATTTGGTGCTTGGGAGCGGTGAACTGTCGTTCACCGGTATATTACCGTGCGTATGCTCAGGACGGGTTAAAAAAAATAAAATATTTTTTTATTTTAATTATTATATTATATATTATATATATAAGAAAAGACCTCCCTAATTAATTTTAGAAAGGTCGATTTTATATTAATTTATATTAGATTTTCCGAAGCGGTGTAACTTGTTACACCGGTATATTACATTTAGAGTGCATCTAGCGGGTTAAAAATGTTAAAATAATTATTTATGCATTATTTTTGTATAATAGAAATGAGCGGTATTTTTTGGTATTTTTTTATCAAAAAATTGTGATTTCAAAAGTGTAGATTTTATCGATACTTTTTGATGGTGTGTATTAATTTTATATATAATAGTATACTATAAGGATAACCTAAACCATTTATACAATTATTGTATAATTATTAAGTATAGGCTATTTTCCAAATAACCGTCACCTGATTGAGCCGATTTAAGAGTGTTAAGAGAGGTCTCGGCGCCTCGTATATAGACTGATAATTATTATTTAAATATATATATAATAATAATAATAAGGCTGTCTATATAATACTATAACACAGATATATGCCTTTTAAATAATAGAGTTTTAGAGGCACCGCCTTTAATCGCTACGCATACTATTGTATTGGGTTTGCTATATACTATATATATTATAATATATAAATAAAAAAATAAATAAGCCCGCTGTCGCCTCACGAGCGCCCCGACGACAACACATACACTATATATTATATTGGGTAGGTGGGGGAGGAGGGTAGGAAACACTTACAATACTTCTTAAATAGCTCATTTTTGTGCTATTTTTAATAATCAACTATATTGTGCACATTACTTTTATCGTTTAATACCAAACCTTTTTAAGTAAATTATGGCACATTTTAATATTTTAAGCATTTAATTTGCTTTAATATTTATCAAACATAATCTAATTAGTAGTAAAGCAACAGTATCGGCTTATCAGCCGATCAGTTGCGTTAATATTATATAACATTCCTAAGTACAATAGCATATTAATATCGTTATATATATAATATCTAATAGTATATATAGTGTATAATAGTATATAGTATAATGTTATTAATAGTTATTATAATAAGATATATATAAAGAGTTAAATAAAGAACAATTTAATTGCGGCCCGATTTTAATCATATAATTTTCAAACCTTACCTATATAATATAATTAAAAATGAGAGGAAGCAAATGAAATCAATATACGAAACCAAATCATATAAATTAATACTAAGCTACTATACAAATACTAAGCTACATAAAAATAGTATATTTTCAAAAATGATAACATTCAACGTAGTGGAATTTGATGGCACGAAGTGCGATTATTATATTATTATAATGTTAGATTACAATATAATAAATAAAACAATAAAAACTACTTATGTTTTTCAATCCGATATTTCAAATAAGAATAAAAGTATTGTCGAGAAACTTAAATATGACGGAGTATTTATTTATAATATATATAATCTTTTATTTAACGATATTAATAGTAATAATTATATTAGTATAAAGTTAAGAGTTAAATAAAGAAATATATAATGGCGGCTCGATTTTGTTATTTTAAATTAAAACTTAATCAATTAATTATATTATAAAGGAGAATTTATCATGAAAAACTACGATCACGTTATTAAAAATAAAATGTTGCCTAGTGGCAAATTAATTTCCGATTATGAAATTATGACTGGTAAAAATATAAGCGAAGAAGAATTTTCTTATATCGATGAAATCGGTATTTTGCCAGTAGCACCAAAAGATCAATGGATTATCCCTAAAGGATTTATTATGTGCGATGGTTGCGTTAAAAAAAATAGAAGCATGAATCTTTTAAAGGAGATAAAACTATGAAACATGTATATTATACAGATAGTTTTAATAAAGAAAATTATATTAATAAACAAAAAGAATTAAAAATAGTGGCGTCTCAATGTAATTGTAGTAGTACACTTTTATATTTAAATAAAATGGTAATTGATTTAAGAACGATTCAGCGCGTCGAATTCAATAAAAATGATGAATATCAATTAATATTGTATACTTTTTATGAAAAAACTTATGATATTATCAAAGTTAAAATAGAAGACTTTGAAAATTTTGAAGATGTAGAATATGAATTTACAGATTTTGTTGGCGATATATTATGTTGGACTTTTGTTAATAATGAGGTTGAATACTGATATGGTACTAGAATTCTTAAGCGAAGCCGATGCATCTTCAGCTTTTAAAATTAATGATGCTGGCGATTTATTAAATAAAATTAAAGAGCATCCATTATTCGATAAATTCGAGATAAATAGATATGCTAGGCCAGCATTACCACCAAGATGGACCACATATCGAGATTCAGATAGTTTTAATATTTTTATATTTTATTATTCTGGATTAGAAAAACAATATGTTAGACGTCGAGTAGAAATAAGACGCTATAAAAATATTTTACGATTAATCCCAGAAGAACCTAAATATGAATGGATAACAAAAGAAATTATCGATTTGTTTATTAATAATAAAGAGTATAATATTATTATATAAAATTTAAATAAAGAAGGAGCGGTCGTATTGAGTGATTATCTATATAAAGACAGCAATTGTGAAATATCTTTATCTCAAATTGATAGAGCGTGGAAAAGAGAATCGTACTTTATTAAAAGCTTTTGTTTATATCTAAAATTTGAATCCGCTATATTTAACTATCTATTTGTTCATTTAATGTATTATTACGATAAGAAGACTATTGCCGTCGAATATAATCTCAATTCGCCCGTTCCAAGAGAAATAGAAGAATCGATAAGCAGAATGAGATATAAAACGAATACGGTTGAGCAATTGTATACATATCTCTGGAACGATATTAAAAAGAAAGATTATATAAGATTTAAATAATATGGAAGATAAAGTTTACGTATTGATCGTCTATTATTATGACGACAATAATAAATTTCATTATGGCTTTTTGCCCGATATGTATAATCTTAATATTCAGCTACAGTATGCTTATTATCGATATAGATTAGCTAATGGTGAATATAATGTTGCTGTAATAGAAGCTGGCGAATTGTATTACTTAGAGCAAAAAGAAACTGCATATGACGATTATTATTATTATTCCGGCGAAACACAAAAGGCGATTGAAAAATGTGATATAATGGAATGGATGAAAGATTATAAGAAAGGAAGAAGTGACAGTGAAAAATATTAAATATTATATCTTAGCATATAGTATGCTTATATATTTATTTTTAGAAAAATATATAACTTTATTATATTTATTATTTAAAATTTATTATATTGACGAAAATAAGAATGTCGATTATAAATATTTTGATGGCGGTAAAAGACTTTTCGGGTTTAATCATTGTAAAAAAATCCCGTCAACTCAAATTGTTCAATTTTCTCAATTAGGTCAACAAAATACAGTATTTAAAGTTTATATTTGTATGACAAATACATATATTTTAATTCACATGAATAAATTAGTCGACATAGGATTCGGTTTCGAAGACAATTTAGATCGATATATATATGCTAAAAGAAATATTTACGAGGAAAAACTTGGCGAAACATTAAGTAAATTGATTAGTCAAAATGTTCAATATTACTTTACAAAAAAGAGGTCGATTATATATTCTAAGCAATATAATAACAGTAACGGAAGATCTTCACGATTTTTATATCGAAATAAATAGGAGTATATATTATGGATAAAATTATTAATTGGCTTTTTTATTTAACACTTATTAGTGCTTTTGTGATTACTGTATATTTTCATTATGTATTAGGAATTGATTTAATCACTATTACAGTAAAGTAAATAGAAATGAGGAAAAATAATGTATAGAAATATGCAAAAAGTTGATAGGATTCTTTATAATCTTGACTGTTTGATTTGTGACAATAATAAATCCCTTAGAGATTTAATTTATATTAACGAAGAATCTGGATATGATAAGTATCAGAAAAAAGTAATTATCAAACTAAACGGTAAAGAAATTATTATTAAAGACGGTATTTTATTTAAGCTAAGTAAGTTTTATTATATGTTGACTTGCTTAGAAAATGGCGATTTTGAATCTGATTTACAAATGTTACAGTGTTTTTTAAAAATCCATAATTTTAAATTTGATTATCAAGATTTAAATAATGAAATTAAAGATATTATTCCTATTCGTAAAAAATATGGAGTATATACTAAAGAAGATGATGCAATTGTGCAAGAAATAAAATATTATTTCATGGGCATTCACTTTTTATTAAAAGAATTAGATAGTTTATAAGGAGTAAATAAAATGAATGAACAATTATTTTTAAGATACCAAGATAATTTTACTAATCTTATTAGAGAAAGATATCTTCTCGACAATAAAACACATAACTTCGATGATTATGATATCGAAGATTTTAAATTTGAAGATTTAGATTTCTATTATGAAGATGGCCGTCAATGTAAAATCATAAAATATGAATGGGACGGAGAAGGTAAATGGTCTTACATTAGTGACATTACAATCCGTTTTGCTGACGGTGAAATAATGGAGCACGTAAGTGGATATTATCTTTATTTAACAGAAGAGTCTTTAGAAAAATATGGTTGGTACTTTAAAGAAGATGACTATTAATACTCAAGATTTTTGGAAGATCATGTTTGACGAATTAGATAAAACGTCTCAGAAAGACTGGAAGAAGTTCGTTAAGAAACATGATAAAAAATACAAAAAGAAAAAACTTAAAAAATGAAAAGAAAAGAATTAATCTCGGAGATATATCGGTTAAATAAAATAACGCGCAAGCTTAATTATTATATGAACCGATATTATCCCGATCAAAAGTTACGTAAACTCGAGCATTTTCAGGTCAAAAAAGTGTATGAATGGATGTTAAGCGATTTAAAATAAGAACAAATATTCGCTTTATAGCAAAATTATTTATTTAAAATAATGCCAGGAAAAGTTGCTAAAAAAGACTATTTATGTTATAATAAAAGATTGAGAAAGGCGGTAATTAATATAAACGAAGAAATAAAAAGTTTTGTAGACGAAGTCGAATTTTTCGGTGGCAAATTCGATCCATTCTTTGTCGATGAAGATAATAAATTATTAATTCATCTCGACGGCAATATTCATAAAGTTAAAGCAGATAATATAATACTTATTCGTGCTCTATTTTTAATGTATAAAAAATTTGAGACTCAAGACGTCAAAGCTGACATCGAAGTAACAATCAAATTAAAAGATCGAAAAATTCAATCAGTATATTATGAGCCTCAATATATGGCAGTTATCGAAGAAGAAGGCGATCTTGTCGGCGTATGGTCATTGTTAGATAAAATAGGTGATCCTTCTAGTACATTTAAAGAAAGAAAAATATTCTTATCTTATATTAGTCACTGCATTAACGAATTAATTAGGAGGTGCTTCAATGACGAGAGATCAGATTCTTGAAAGATATCTCCAAAGAGGCTATAAACAAATCTTTTACAGCGATTCGCCAAAAGTTTTAATTCAGGCATGTGAAGGCGATCCGTATATAGAAAATCGATCTGATTTAATTTATTTTCAAAGTATGTATATTGTATCTTATTATAAAGACTATATCGAATATAAATTTAATCTATTTGTACGAATTAAATATAATCGATTTTCTAAAAAAGTCGCTAATATTACTGTACATATAGACGATCATAAAATAAATGGTATAGACGCCAGAATCTTATCGCCAAAAATTTTAAATATTTTAATGGCGCAAACTTCAGTATGTTATAATCATTTATTGCGATCAGCATTAAATATTGCTTTACGGTGATAGAATGGATAATAAATATTGTTTAATGCGTGAAAACGAAAAAATTATCTTGCAAGAAAAAACGTTTACATATTGGGCCTCTTCGGATATGTTAAAAGTTCGCTCTAATTTTTCGTTCCAAAAGAAACTAAAAGAACCTATAAGAGGAAAATCTGTCGATTATACTATCAATTTTACAATCGATTTTAATTATAATAAACATAATGATATTTATTATGTTTTTGATTTAAAATTTATATTAATTAATGAAGATCGGCCGAGTTTTCCGACCGAAGAAGAAGTTAAATCATATGTAATCGGTAGATATGGATACTTGTGTATTAATACTATGGTTGCATTAGCAAAAGAAAGAATTAAAACGAGAGAAGAATTAGACAAAGCAATGAAATTCTTTAAAAGGTTTATAAATGAAGATCTATGAAGCAAAGAAAGAAGAGCTCGGCCTCGTTGTATATACTTTTGTTAGAACACTTGAAGACTATGATGCCTATGGTCCTATCTCATATTATGTCGACGATAAAAGTATTAATTATTTGGGTAAAAATTCTAATGGCGAATATTATAAATTTGCGTGTAAAAGAAGATATGCGAGCGACTCTGATGATCCTAGAATCCCGTCAGAATATGGTGTAATTTGCTTTTATTTTAATCCAGGTGAAGAATATATTTATTATATATATTTAACCGATGAAGAAGATTATATGAATTTAGATAAAGATTTATTTGGTGTGTTAAATTTAAGAGATGAGTTAACAAAAGAATCTGTTATGATTAACCATGTGTTACATAGAATTCATGATAATAAAGTGTGGTGATTTAAATTAATGTAATTAAAAAGATTAATCAAATATCTTGGGAATTTCGAGAAAAAGATGTCGATTTAATGGACGACTGTTTCGATATTATATACGATGCATTAAGCTCTTATTTCGTATTCGATGGGTCTTCTGTTCAAGTTAGATGGGAAGGTAATAAGCCATTAAAATTCTATGTTGAATTTTGGGATGACGATGAAATTTCTTGTCATTATATTCAAGTTACGTGCTTTTTAGATAAAGATTATAAAGATATCTTTTATGCTGTAGGCCACGTAAGACATTATTTAAATGAAGATGGCGATTATAAAACATCAGATATCTCTAGCGATAATCTTAAAATCGTATTGAATGCATGCATTAAAACAGTCGAAGATTATTTCTATTATTTAAACGAAGAAGAAGATTAATGAAAACTATAATAAAAAAAGGAGAGCTTTTATCTAAATTAACTCATGTCGATGAAGAAGTATTTAAAGAATGCTTAGAAGAAATCTTTTGGGAAGATGTCGATAGTGCATTTATGTTTGATTCTACTAGTCTTAGAATAGACTGGAAGGATAATATTCCTGTTCGCATAAAGGTAGAATTAACAGATGAAGAATACGAAACTGCCAACTCTTTGACTATCGTTACATTTATCTTAACCGATACAAATTTTGTTTCATATATAACCGGGATTCAAAAATTTTATGATAATTATTTTGAAGATAAATACACAACTCAAACAATTGATAAAGATATCTTAGAAAGAATATTAGTTTCTTTTATTGGATCTTTAAGAAAATATTCAGATGAAATGGATTGGAGTACGTCAAATGAAAGTGATTTTTTCAAATGAGATTATAGCTTCCGATTTCTTTAATGAGATTACTAATAACTACACGGAAGATATTTTAGATCCATATCATGGAAGAATTGATTGGTATCTAACTAATTTTTATGAGAAGCCAGTTAGTGAGTTTAAGATCGACGAGTATGATACCAAGTATTATAATAAAGATTTATATAACTGGCGAAACGAATCTGTTGTTAATATCGCCGAAATGTTTTATATGTTTAATGAATTATCAGACAATGGCGACTCAAAATATATTAAGATTATATTGGAAGATGATACAATTACTTTTGAGGTGAGCCACAAAGAGCTTAAAAAATATGAAGAAATTGTATATAATACATTCTTGCCATTTTATGTAAATAAATATTTATTTAAAATTAATAAGGAGGATTAATCATGAATTTAAAATCTATTACTTTAAATGGCGATACTATTATCAATTTAACGCCACACGATGTCGTTTATGATAACGGTACTACAACTGTAATTGTTCCTAAGAACGATGTACCACCAGTTCGAGTAAAAGACAATTATAAATATCTCGGTATGGTTGGTCCATTTCAAACAGAATGTTCTCATGGCGAACCATTCGTAGAAAATTTGCCTAAATATGAAGAACATGTATATTATATTGTTAGTACGTTAGTACGTAAACAATTACCGAATCGTAAAGATTTATTAAGTCCGACAACTAATGAAGCTCATATTATTAAAGATGAAAAGGGACTTACTATTTCTGTATCTCATTTTGAAATGAATGTTTAATTTAAATAAAGGTAAATATTATGATTGCAATTAGTTTATTATGGCTCGAATTTAAATTGTTTTTAGAAATCCTTTATAGCGAGATTTAATCTAGAAATATAATTTTAGAAAGTGGCCTCCGGCCCGAAATCCTTTCGCGGTTCCTTTCCGCGTTTTTCGCACGACCGCGGCAGTCAGAAGGTGAATTATGATTAAAAAATTTATATTAATTAGTGCGTTTAGTTTAATTAGCATTGGCGCTGTAGCTACTGATGTGCCTGAATATAATGGATATGTATTCCCGTATAAAGTAGCACAAGACCAAGGCAAAGAAATTACGTTCAAACAGCCGTCTGCTGAGATTACTCCAGATGGCCTGAAATATAACAATTTTAAAATTAAACAACCAAAGGTGAAGAAAAAATGATTACAATTGATTTTCGATATTTAGAGCTTAATGCCGATAAATATCGTATGTTAGTAAACAAATTAAATAATAATCATGGTCCAGAAAATATCCATAGTTTACGTATCGATAATAATATCAATTATCCTAAGTACGATCATTTTAAGTTGGGTATCGATAATGGCGAAGGCCTAATCAACGATGCTTACATTTATACGTTCTTAGATCATAACGGGATTCACGTGATTCCAGATTGTGAACCACGATATTGTTTAGATTTTGAAGATTTTATGGAAATGTTGCCAGAAATTATTGGTCAGCTACTAAAAGATTAATTATTTAACCGTCTATTATAAAATAGGCGGTATTTTTATGTTTATTATTTAATTTAGTATATGTAAAAATGTTGCTTATTTAATGGAGGAAAATTATGGTTACAACTGAAATCACACTAGATAATAAAAAACAATGCAAGGATTTATTTAAAAAACTGCATAAAGAATTAACAAGAAGAATGGAAACAGCAGTTAGTATTCCTCATTGGGGCCAGCACTGGTCTGTATCTTATATTAGCGAAATTAATAAAGAATTAAAATCTTTTTATTTAACGATCGCTAGTGAACATAACTACATGGAAATTAATATTAATCGACATCAAGAATTCTTAGTGGTCGAATTAGGTTTATTCGATAATATTAGTGAAACTCAATATAACGACTCTTATACTAGTGTAGTATTACATAATATGATTAGTACTGTATTAGCTGATTATCTTAACTTTAAATTCTGCGAAGAGGTTAAATAATGAAAGATGAAGGCATTTTAGTGTCGCTGGTATTATTAATTCTTGTCGCAGTTGTCTTTTGTGGAGCACTGCGATGAGAATCAAATATCCAGAACATTTAAAGAAAGAAATTTCTGGTCAATTATTTGGATTATGGGCGTTTACATCTTATCAAAAGAAATATACCTTTATGTCGAAAGATGAAAAAGTATTATATACTTGCGAAAACGTATATCTTTTTGGTTACCGATTTTTAAATCTAAAAATTAAAATTAGAAATAGTATTCTTGAACAAGAAAAGCAAGTAACGTTTGTGTACGATTTAAAAAATAATCATATAGATTGCGATAATGAATTTTCTAAAGAATATTATAAAGAGATAATCATGGACTATCTTAATATTTTTGTTACGAAAACAGTTCCATGTAAAAATATTAACGCTAAAAAACATGTAATGGACGGAATGAAGAGATCACCTTTCTTTCAAATGAAAGAAGAGTCATATGGATTCTTAAATATACGATATAAAGTTAGTGGATCTTTATCTAACAATAATAAAGGCCGAAGATATTTTTATGTTGGTAGATTTTGTAGCAATGATATTATTATCGCGTATCCTAAAGCTAATTCAAACAAAGCGTTTGTTTCTAATGTGTTTAATTCTATGATTTATTATATAAAAATGGCAGGTGAGAAGAATAGAATGGACAGAAATTCCGTTAAAAAAATATGAATATACACAAGTATATGTTGCAATGAAATATAGTGATTTAAACGGCAAAATAAAAAATATCGATTATATTCAATATCGTTTTCTTGGTCATATTTCAGGAAGACATAAAAATGATATATTCTTTTCTGTTACAGAGAATAACGAAAAACAAAATATTAACGAAGAATATACTATTAAATTAAACGTAGTGGAAAAGAAACTCTATATTCAGTCGATGAAAAATTCTTTTCGAGTTCAATTATTCTTCGATCTAATTATTAATAATATTAAAGAAATTTTAGTTAATAACATATGTTATTGTATTAAGATTAAAAATCGACCTAGACGCATTAATGAGGTTGTCACTCGTTATATTTACAATGACCGAAAAATAGATTTTACGACTAACGGTAACTTTATCGGCATTACAGATAATACGAAACCAACGGGTTTTGAATCTATTAGTATTCATTATACTGAAGATTATGAATATGCTTATGTAACTATTAGCAATAAAAAGCCTTCTATGGTTAATAGATTTCAGAAATTATTATTAAATAAACTTGCGTTGAGGTTAAATAATGAATAGTATAATAAATTTAACTGAGTGGCCTCATGAAAAAATTAGAAGCAAAAAAATCTTAGAACTCGCCGAAGAAGTCTTGCATAGTAATGAATATGTCGGAGATTATTTTAAGTTCGATAAAGACTGGATTAAGTACGATCGATATTGTGGATCGGCATCGTTGTCACTAACCTCTAAGAAAAATAATATTAAGAGATATGTTTATGATATGGAGGTCGTTAACGATATGTTAATATCGTCTGAGTATAATATGCAACATTACGATAATCCGTTTAAGTTATTTAAAATAATTCTTACTATGTGTTATCATCGAAAATATTATACTATAAAGAAAAAAGTAATTGAAGAAACGGAGGAAAACTAAATGGGAAAAATCGTAGAAATCGTAAACGGCCTTGAAAAAATTAAAGGCGTTCAAAAATTTAATATTGACGGTTTCGATGTTCTTATCGATAATCGCGATAAAAAGAAATTTGATAGTGGTGCTATTTTAATTTCTGAAGGAAAGAAAAATATTCTCGATCTCGGCATCGAATATCCGTGTGAAGGATTACCTAAGCGTGGAGTATATAATAATAAGACTAATAAATATATCAATGTTAACGATCTAAATTTATTATACGATAAAATTAAAACGCTATTATGAGAATCGAGGAAATCTTATATTTATGTTTCTTAACTGTTTTATTTTCTTTTTTATTCTATCCTATATTTAAAGAAATAAAACATGATAATGTTGCAAAAAAAATAATAAAAAAATTAGAAGAAGAATTAAAAGAAGAAGAACTAGCCGAACAAAAAAATATTATCGACAGAAAACAAAAGCTAGCAAAAACGTTATATAATATAATTTTGCCGTTTTTGCAAACTAGTGCCGGACTCGATACTTACCGATTTAAATATAATAAAGAATCTTATACGATCACTATTTATAAGAGATGTGACATGTATCAGATCTATTTTAGCATCTTTTATCCAGGATTTAATAAAAATGATCCTATTAGAGTTTCAAATTATCTAAACGGCGAGGAAAATATTCTTATCTTTTTCATAGAGGAAGATAGAATAGACTTAGAAACATATTCTCATTTAAAAGAGATATACGATATGTATATCGATATTATTTGTATAGCACTAATTTTAATTTATCAACGACTATATACTTCTCGAGATTATAGTTGTAATTATCCAACAATAAAAGGAAAGGAGCTGAATCCTAATGGAATCCCTGTTAAACAAGCAGATAGAACTTTTGGCACAATTGCAAGGTATGATTTTTGATAAAGATAAAGTTACTATTGAGCGTGGTAATTATTATCTAACAATCGAAAAACATCGTAATAAGGATATTCAAATAGATCTTAATTGGAATGAAAATATTTTAAATAGCTTAGTAATATCTTATAATATCTATGATAAAGCTTCCTCTATTAATTTCTATTACGAAAAAGAAGGCAAAGAAGACTTTTTAGAAATTGCCATTATGTTATTAGAAAATCATGAAATCTGAAGAATCTATAGCATTAGCTAAGATTGCTAAAATATTACTTCTTAAAAATCGTAATAAAATATTCTTACCAGATAATCGAGTATTATATATTACTAATCGTTATACTAATGAATTTTCACTTATTATTGAAGATTATTCTTCGTTTTATTACACAGAAGAAACTCATCCTTCTATAACTGTGCTTTTTGATGGAACTATTTATCAAGATATACTTAGTGGCGATGAAAAAGCTCTTTTAAAGAAGGCTAATTTAGTATATAATATAATGGTAGATAACCTTAAATTAAAATATTTTTGGAAGGAAATAAAACGATGATTGGACTCTTTAAAATATCAGGTATGAATAGCAAACTTCAGGCACTTAGAATGTCCGAAGTTAATAATAATATGTTTTTAGGTAACTACAATGTAAATAGCGTATTATTTAAAGACGGTATTACGACAATTAGCGCCGATGGAGAATACGAGCCGAATACCGTAATGTTAGCTAACATTAGTACTAAGTATAATGTCGATATTGAATATAGTGTTAGTGATCATGCTAATAATATTAAATATTCTGGTATCGTTATTTATCAAAATGGCAAAAGCGAAATTGTCGAATCTCGAAAGGAAATTTTGAGATGAACGAAAGTAACATCATTAGATTATATGACTATTTAAAAAATAATTATCAAAGATTTTACAAAAATTCTATTCATTATAGTTATGTTTGTTCTTCGGCGAGATTTCATTATTTTGTTCAATGTACTCTTCAAGAGTTTAAAATAAAGGCTGTCAACAAAGCAAATAAAAGTGATGTTATTATTTATCGATTTTCAGATCATAATGAATTAATTGCTTTGCTTAATACAAAACCTTTATTAAGGGCTGTGTTTGCTAATATCGTAAAACAATTAAGTTATTATTCTTATATAATTTTAAATAGGGTAAGACCTTCTGAAACTAATGTTGATAATAGTTTCTATATAGCGATAGCAAATGATCTTGAAAGATATAAAAATCAACATTCTGATTATTTAAATCGACAAGAGAATACAATAATTGGTAGTTTATCAAATGACCAAGTCGTTAGCTTTAGTAATGCACGGAATATATTTATTAATGATCGTGTTGAACGTGTTCAGCTTAGTGCGCAAAATCTTATGACTGAACAAAGAGTGAGAGAAATTGCTTATCAAATATTTAGAGAAAGAATTGGTGAGTTAATGGAGCGTCAAAATAGAATTGCGACTGATCCTAGGGTAGAGCAAAGCTTAAGAGAATTACGCCTTAGAATCGAAGAACTTAGTAGAAGATTTGATAGAAGAAGGAATCCAGAACAACGATGAATAGTATACCAATTTCACAAATGTTATTCGATATATATAATGCCGTATCTAAATTAGAAGATAGTACATGGAATTATCATTATCCAGAATATGGTGATTTCTATGTTTATAATGATTTAGATAATATATTAAATATCGAATTAACGATCGATATCGATTATGATTGGGAATGCCGCTATGTAACGTTTAATATGCTTACTAATCAATTAGATATCGATGAAGATATCCCAAACGATCAGTTATTAGATCGGTTACGGTGGATTTACATTCAATTATGTTTAAAATAAGAAAGAGGGTGAGTGCCATAGTATGGTCATTAAGAAAATATAGGCAACCATTCAATCCAGATAAGTTGCTTCAAAGTTTAAATAATAAAGATCATAAGAATACTTTGTTAAATAAGATTCATGCGCTCGAACAAGAACGCAAAGAAAAAGAAAAAGTTGTTCCTGATTCTTTACCGTATTCCGTCCACGATGTAGTACTCAATATTGAAGGTAAGGAATTTAAAGCAGATTTTAAAGAAACATTGGAAAATTGTGGTGCTGAATGTTTAGCAAATTCGATCGAAACGATTGTCACAGAAGAAAGTACTCCTAATACAATGGCGGAAATCAACTGGGACAATGTCGAAGAACCTATCGATTATCAAGAACAATGGGATCGCAATAGTTTAGTCGATGCGATTACTAAAGGTAAATCTGCCATGAAATACATCTTAGATAACTATGAGGTATGGAATGGTCGATTAAGCAATGCTGATCGTGCGTTAAGTGATCTTAAGCACTTCTGTGAATTTAACGATGAAGTATCGCCCGAAGATGCTGTTAAACTATTTAAATTAATGCATGTCTACAGCAAACAGCGTCGTGAATACAAAGATTTAATCGAAGTCTTTAAAGATTTTACAGCGGCACAAAGCAGAATCGAATCTTTGTATGCAAGCATTAAGCATGTTAAAACTAAAAATGATAAAGTGGAGGCAGCACGTCATTATACTCCTCGAGTGTTAAACGAATTGTTCCCGAGAGAGGATAAGTAACGTTCTACGTTTATCCTCTTTCGGGGGCAAGCCCCCGCACCCCCGGTCTCCGACCCGAAATCACTTTTGTGCTTTTTTGGCATATAAAGAAAATAATTATAATTAGTGATGCTTTATGCTAACTAATATAGGATTTAAATTTTATTCCTTTGAGAGTTTATTAAAATAGTTTAGAATTAAAACCTCATAAAGTACTGTTTTATATTATTCTAGAACAATTAATTTTAAATTTTAGAATTGTATAATTTAATGCAGTATTAAAATAATTGTAACTAGTGATGCTTTATGCTAGCTAGTATAGGGCTTATGTTTGTCCCTTCAGAAGTTTGTTGAGATAACTCAAATTAAACTCTGTAAAAGTACTGTAGTTATGGTTCTAAGATTTACAGATTTGGAATTTTAAATTTGTTTGGTTTAACATAATACTAAAACATGATGTATCCGTATTTGTATTATTTAGTATAGTACTAAAATTCGACTTATATTATCAATAATTTTTGTTTTAAAACTGGTGCTAAAACAAGCGACAGCATACAGCTGTTATTATTAAATAAAGGGAATATTATGTTACCTATTTACAAAGCATATGATAGCCGTCTACATGAATATACCGGATCATATGTATTTAAAGATAATAAAAATTTTATCGTCGATAAAAACGGCGAACATGAAATCAATATAAAGACTTTGTGTCAACATACCGGACTTGTATTTAATCAAGTACCGGTTTTTTTATTTGATATCGTAAATTTTGAATGTACGATGCCCGGTATTGGCGAATTTAAATTAAACCCGGCTACCGTATTAATGGATAATGTATATGGACGACTAATCGTTAAGAATAATGAATATACAATAGCATTAGTCGATCCACTATATGAAAATATTAAGATAGAAGTGTTAGGAAACACTTGGAATGGAAAGGTTAAATAATGACTTATAAATATTATATCGAGGTGGAGAGCAATATCCACTTCCAAACATCTAAAGAAATTGCCGAGTTTATCGGTATTTTTAGCGTAAATAAAAAACCGCACACTAATCTTGTGCGAGCATATTTTCCAGATAATAAATTAAAATATGCTGGCGAAAAAGGTATGACGAATGTATATAGCGATTTCGACGCTTTAATTCGTTTCTGCCAAGATTTAATTAAACAATGTAAAACAAATGAATATTCTACATTTAAAATTAACGGTAAAGAATATACTGTATTCGTAAATATTGATCGCGTTAAAATCGCGATGGAAAAATATCAATTTGTTAAGGAGGCTGTTGGTCATGAACAATCAAGAAGCAATTTGTAGAAAAATCGGTGTAATCGTAGGTTTCGTATTAAATATTTGTGTAACTTTAGTACTTACTTTAGTAAAAGTTGTATCTAAAGAATCTAAAACTATTGCTAAAGATTTTGAAGCTATCGATAATGGAGAAGCTGTTAAGACTACTCCAGCTGTTGAAGAAGCTGAGCTTAAAGAAACAGCTGAAGAAATTAAAGAGCTCGTTGGTGGCGAAGCTGTTAGTAGCGAAGCCGACGATGAAATTTCTCGCCTTAAAGAAGAAATGGCTCGTCTTCAAAAATCTTTAGAATTAGCAGAACAAAAGGTGAACAAGTAATGAAACCAGTATATAAAGCTCGTTGTAATAAAGATCGTTCCTGGAAAACAGGTTTCTATTTAATTAAAAAACGTCAAATCGTTATTAAAGATGAAAAGAATATTTGGCCAGTACATGAACAAACTGTATGTCAAAGTACTGGCTATTTAGATTGCAATAAGAAAGAAATTTTCTTAGACGATTTAATTAACTTTAGTGCTATTATTAATGGTAGCGAAATTAAGTTAGATAATGCCCAAGTTATGTTCGATAACCACAATGGTTGTTTAGTGCTTCTCGAAGGCGAAGAAACAATTAATTTCGCAAGCGAAAATTATGAAAATTGCCATTACGAAGTTATTGGAAATGTTTGGGATAGCATTGCACTTCCGAAAAAGAAGTAATATAATTAGAGTATAAGCTTATATTTATTTTTTAAATAATGGAGTATGCTCTAATGGACTATCACAAATTACTTGAAGACTGTGACTTTATTAAAGTAAAACAAACAGTCGAAATCCGTCCTCATGACGGAAACAAAGGCTTTTTTGAATATGTAAATCATATTTTTAAAAGTGTAAATAACGGTCATCGTTATGGGCCCGCAGTTAAAACTAACGTATTAACTATGTATAATCGTGGCAATTATGTTGCTTGCGAAATGGGCGATCAACGTATCGACATTCGTCGAGATAAAATCGTTATTTATGTTCCTGGTTTAAAAGCTAGTAATGAAGAAACATATAGAAAATATGCCGTATGTAATATCGGTGTATTAAACTATATTTACAATTCTAAAAAATACTAGTTTTTAAATAAATTGTAGCAAGTTTAGTCTTGCAAATAATTGCGGTATTAGAAGGAAAGCTAAGTCATAAAGATATGCGAACTTCACTGAAGGCTATGCGTAATAGTATAGTCAAGTGTCCAATGGATTGAAACTTATTAGAGAATATAATATCCTGAAAGACCGCAACTTCCATGTATAACAGAATAAAATGTGGAAGAAGTAGTGGACTACCCTATTGAAAAATAGGGATTAAATTAATCCTAGTATAATATACTAGGCCTAAGACGTAGGATGCAAGGCATGAGAAGCCTTAGACATAGCGCGTTGATCTTAGGAGAGCCGCCAACGGAATGTTGCCGGACGTTAAGAGCGATCATCAGTAGCTAAGATGGTCGCTCTTTTTTTAATTGTAACCGATCATATTTTAAATTAGTCGGTATAGGGTCTATGTTTGCCCCTTTGGAAGTTTGTTGAGATAACTCGAATTTAAACTCTATAAAAGTACTGTAATTATAGTTCTAAGATTGTAGATTTGGGATTTTAGAGCTATTTAGTTTAACATAGTACTAAAACCGATACTCATCAGGAGATATAGTTAACGCTGTTTTAGAACTATTACACTTAACATGGTTTTAAGTAGTACTGAAACTTGGTCCCATTCTTTAAGAACTGTATATTTTTAATACAGTACTAAAATTAAGCGTCTACTATGTAACTAGAGGCAAGGAAGAAAATGAAAAAAGATAAAAATATAGTACATAGAACTAGAGTGTATTATGTTACGCCTAGTCAAGAATTAATAAATGAAGCTCGATTATCTAACAATTTATACAATCAAGCTTTGTATATTTTAAGACAAGCTTTTGCTAACAAAGAAGATATTCCTTCTAAGTTTGATTTGAATAAAATTTTACTTTACAAAGAATATGAATGTGAAGAATATGATAATATTCATAAAATGGTAGCAGCTAATGCTCAAACTATTTGTTGTTTAGCTGCTCAAAATTTTAAAGCATTTTTAATGTCATTAAGAGCTTTTAAAAAAAATAAATCTAATTTTACAGGAGTACCTAAAATTCCTGGCTATAATAAAAAAGAACAGGAATTTATGATTATTCTTAATTATCAACAATGTGCCGTTAAAAACGGTATGATGCGATTTCCTGGAAAATTAAATTTAGATAAAATTTATGTGGGCGACTTGGATATCGCTCACGTAAGAATTTTTCCTGGCAAGAAAAAATATAAAGTCGAAGTCGTATACAAAGTAGAATCTTTACCTAAAAAGACTAAAGGTAATATTGCCGGTATCGACTTAGGCCTCGATAATTTAGCAACTGTCGCTATTAATAAACGTGGTATTCGTCCATTATTAATTAATGGCCGCCCGCTTAAATCGATGAATTTATATTTCAATAATAAACGAGATAAAGTTCAATCTGAGCTTAAAAAATGCAATGATCGATATATGTCGAATAAACTCGAGACATTATATCGTAAACGTAATAATCGTTTTAATACATATATGCATAAAGCATCTAAAAAAATTATCGATTATTGTTTAGAACATAATGTTAAACAAATTATTATCGGTCATAATAAGTTGCAAAAACAAGAATCTAAGTTAAAGAATTTTGTCGCTATTCCGACCTTTAGACTTATAGAATTAATTAAGTATAAAGCAGAATATCAAGGTATCGAAGTAATCGAGACAGAAGAGTCTTATACAAGTATTACGTCTTACTTAGATAAAGGAGAACCTATTAAAGACAATGCAAATAAAGCTCGTCGTCAACATCGTGGCTTATTTGTATCGAATAAAGGCAAAAAGATTAATGCCGATGTTAATTCTGCTTATCAAATCATGAAGAAAGTCATTGGCGACAAAGTGATTAAACCGATTGGTAAAGGTGCTTTATTCATTCCGAAAAAAGTAACGATAGCATAACTTATGTCTAATACTATTAAATGGTTAATGATTATTAGCCAAGCTATTTCTAACCTTATATTTGGATTTACGACGCCAGTCGTACATGTTTATTTTATTAAGATGCCAAAATAACATTCACGATTTTAATCGTGAGATACATTTTGGCAAAATAGTAAGCCTATCGGGAAACTGGTAGGTAGTGGCGTTCTTATACGCCCAACAAAGACACTGAATTGCTGGGAACTCCTAAAGCTCAGAATACTTATATATATCTTAATATATGAGTTACGAAAGTAGAAACAAATTTCTGAGATGGTATATGGTTAAATCCTAAGTGCTATAGCAATGGACAATCAGCAGCCAAGCCTTAATATTTTGTTAAGGAAAGGTTCAACGACTAGGCCTCGTGAGGGCCGTACACTATAAGCGTTTGATAGTGGAAGTGGTGTCGCCTAAGTTACGAAAGTAATATGGATAAGATATAGTCTGTGCTCATGTGAAAGCATGAGATGCGCGTAATGGCGCTGGTTAGAAGTAGCGACTCTGATTGAACGAGACCTCAAAATATGGTTCTAAAATGTCCTGAAAAAATTTTACTAAAAAGTTGCTTTTTTAGTAAATGTATATTATAATCATCTTGTAATATAATATTAGAAAGCGAGGTGATCATAATGTATTTAACGATAAAGCAACAAGTAAAACATTTAACTAAAGAAGAATATAATATTTTAAGAGAATTGTGTAGAACAGCCAAAAATTTAACTAATCAAGCAGTATATAATGTTCGACAATATTATTTACAAGAAAAGCAATATTTAAGATATGAAGCTAATTATCATGAATTAAAAAATTCTGAAAATTATAAATTGCTAAATTCTAATATGGCTCAACAAACTCTTAAAAATGTTGATCAAATGTTTAAATCATTTTTTGCTTTAATTAAATTAGCCAAACAAGGCAAATATAATTTTAAGCATATAAGAATGCCTAAATATTTACCTAAAAATGGTTATTCAAATTTAATTATTGGTCAAATTAGAATTAAAGAAAATAATATTTTAACTATTCCATTTTCTAATACTTTTAAGAAAAAATATGAAACCAAAATTCAAATTAAAATTCCTCAAGTATTAGAAGATAAAAAAATAAAAGAAATACAAATTATTCCTAAATTTAATGCTAGGTTCTTCGAAATTCAATATACATATGAAATTCAAGAAGAAAATATAAATTTAAATACCAACAATGCACTGGCGATTGACTTAGGTGTAAATAATTTGTGTACCTGTGTTACTAACGTAGGAAAATCTTTTATTATTGATGGAAAAAAGTTAAAATCTATTAATCAATTCTTTAATAAACAAAATGCAAGATTACAATCTATAAAAGATAAACAAAATATCAAGCGACAAACAGAACAACAATACTTGATTTCTCGTAAAAGAAAAAATAGAGTTAATGATTATATTAATAAAACTTGTCGATATATTATTAATTATTGTTTAACTCACGATATTGGTACTTTAGTTATTGGATACAATCAATCATTTCAAAATAAAGCTAACTTAGGTAGAAAAAATAATCAAATTTTTACTCATTTACCGTTTGGTAAAATTCGAGAAAAATTAGAATACTTATGTAAACGATATAATATTAATTATATTTTACAAGAAGAATCTTATACTTCTAAGGCTAGCTTCTTTGACAATGACGAATTGCCTATTTATAATGCTGATAATCCACAAACATATGAATTTAGTGGTAAACGCATTAAAAGAGGTTTATATCAGACTAAAGATGGTTATCATTTTAATGCAGATTGCAATGGAGCATTAAATATTCTTCGTAAAAGTAAAGCTGTAGACTTAACTGTCTTATGCTGTAGAGGCGAACTGGACACGCCTAAAAGAATAAGGATTTCTTAGAAAATCAAACTTCTTAATAAAGCAATTTAATATTGCTTTTAGAATCATGTGACTTTAGTCATGTGAGGTTCAGGAGCTTAGTCGGTCCGAATATATATAGCTTAGCTAATTTTATCGAAGCAGGATTGGCTGCCGTCGTAAATAGCTTATTAAGCAATCAAACATATCGTCATTATTTTAAACAATTTGCTTTATATTTTTTAGCTTTAGATAGTATACTATATATAATTATAATATTTTTAGGTATAGAATATATTAATGTTCGATTTATCGGACTAGCAATTATTAATAGCCTATTAAATAATATTTGGTTTATTATGTTAAGCGATGTTTTAAATAAAAATATCTCTGGCGACGAATTAACAAACTTTAAAGTTCTTCAACGAAGCTGGATGCTTTGGGGAAGCTTAATAGGATCTGGTATAGGTGTATGGATTAATAATTCAATATCGATAGAATTTGCTTTAATCTTACAAGCTATATCGACAGTATTAATTGCTATCTGCGATGGTTATTCGTTTAAAAAATTAGAAAGGTAAAATAATGTTTAAATATAAAGTCGGAAATATTCTCGATACAGAGTGCAAGTATATCCTTAATCCAGTAAATTGTGTCGGCACAATGGGTAAGGGTTTAGCATTACAAATTGCTAAAAAATATCCTGAATCTGTTGATCCATATAAAAAAGATTGTCAATATGGCAGTTTAAGTATTGGTCATTTAACTAGCTTTAATGCTAAAGATGGTAAGACTATTATTAACTTCCCGACAAAATATCATTGGCGGGATCCTTCTAAATATCGATATATTGAGTCTGGTTTAGAAAATTTAGCATTCTATATTGAATTTAGCGGAAACAAAAACTCACATTTAAGCTTTGCAATTCCACCATTAGGTTGTGGACTTGGCGGATTAAAATATGACTTCGTTCATGAATTAATTCAACAATATTTAAGTGAATTTAAAACTATGACTTTTGAATTATATGTCACAGAAGAATGGTTGCAATCTAAAGATATGGTTATATAATGAGAAAATGGGAAGAATTACCTAGTAAAATAGGCATGAGAAAACAAAAATGGATCGAGAATCCAGACCGATATTGTGAACCACCTTATAATTATAACTGCAAATTATGCTTAAAAACTTGTGTAAATCGAGGCGGAAAAACTCGTGGCCGTTGTGGTTTTAAAAAAGCCAAGTAATTTTGGAGATAAAATGAATTATATATTAAAAGAAAAACATGTTGATTTGCTAAATTTACTGTTTAAAATGAGCAAACAGAAAGAATCTAGTATCGAATATTGTTTAACTAGAGAACCTCCATATTATAAAAGAATAATAAATACAGAGTTGTCTGCATATGGAAATTCTAATATTCTTATTAAATTTAAGGTTAAAACAATTATTGACCTTAGAAATGGATTAGTAAAAGAATATACTTGCTGTTTAGTAAAAGATGAGCTTTTTGAAGGAAAAATAAGCTTTAAAGTAGATGATTTAGCGGAAGCAGAAACAGTTCTTCAAATTATGCATTTGATTACAGAAAAATTAGAAGAAATAAAAACTAATAAAAAACATAAAAAGGAGGCCCTAAATGCAGATTGAAGTTAATGATAATCTTAAATGGTTCTTAGAAAGTTTACTTAACGAAAATATCGATAAGTTTGTTATCGACGATTTCGGTATCGCATTTATTAAAAATGGATATCAACAAAGCTTAGACGAAGTTAATTTCTTAACAAGTGAAATGTTTAAAGCTTGTCCTGAATTAAAAAGGGACACAGAATATTCTATTAAAGATTTTCTAAATGGAGAAATCGATTTAGAATCATTTGAATTCGGCGATAAAGTAATTGTTACTGCTGGTGGAAAAGAATATGATTGTATTTATTTAAAATCAAAAGGTTCTAATTCTGTTGTTTTTACTAATGAATTAGTTACAGTATCTGTTCCTAATAAATATATTAGAAAGGTTAAATAATGATTAATAAAGACGATTTGGCTAAACTAATCGATCCTAAATCACCTTCTAAAGCTCTTAATTATTTAGAAAAGCATATGACTCAATCTGAATTTTTAGAATGGTTATTTACGACGATCGAAAAACAAAAAAATAATCCCGATAAGAAAATTTCTGTTCCAATCGATTTGGTCGGCTCAATTTTCTTACAATATATTCAGGAAAACTTTGATTCTCCATATGGTGAGATCAAAGATGAATCACCAAATTTAATTGAATTTTATCCGGCCGATCTTCCGACAGAAGGCAATAATAAAGCTATTAGCAGTTTTCAATTTAAATACTTTAAAGAAAATTGCCCAGAATATATCTTATATTTATTTAAAGATTTTTGTTCTGGGACAATGCATGAAGAATATTGGTATCGCTCAGCTTTACAGTATTTATTAAAAATTATTGCTCCAGACTGTAAGATCGTCGCGAAAAATTCTCTATACTGTCAGAAAGGAGAAGACCCATTTCAGACTGCATTCTGTACCGATCCAATCGTGAATGTTTCTGAATGGAAATTCCCGGAAGATGAAAATTAAGTATTTTGAAGAAGTATATCATTTAGATTTTTTAACTGATCCAGTAGTGTCTGGTGATAAACTATGCTCAGAAGGTTTAGATAAAGATGGCAATCGATATCTTATAAACTGGGTGAATAGTGAGAACGTAGATTGGGAGTATCCGTGCGATATTGCTCGTATCCCTTAATCTTTAAATTCTCTGTAATATAATAGTGCTAGCACTATTTTCTCCGTTAAGGACTTAGTGCTAAATTGTTTTAGCAAAAGTTTTTGTTGTGAAAGGAATTCGTATAATGACTGAAGACGAACTCCTTGTGGTATCTGTAGTCCAGATATTAATGTTTGTAGCTGTATTTACTTCAGGTGCATGTATTGCATTAATAATTGCTGGAGTATTCAGTCTTGCTAAAGATGAGCAAGGAAAACACAGAAAAGAAGTTGAGAGCTTGCTAACTTGGTCTATTATATTGTTGGTAGTTAGTCTATTTTTAATCTGGGCGTTACCAGAACCAGCACAGATCATTCTTAGAAATCATCCTCCTCCACCTGGCCCTCGATAGTGTAATATCGTAAAAACAAGTATTTCAAATAGTGGCTTTGTTTGTTTAGGTGAATGGCATTCAAAGTTTACTAATTTCATGTCGCCCTACGATTTATTATTTATTTAGATAATAATAGGAAGACGAACAGAAGTTAGGAGACTTTTATTATGAATAAATTAAAGTTTTTAGTAGTATCTTTTGCATTAGTATTAGGTTTATTAAGTGTTCCAAATGCTAATGCTATGGAACTTACAGCTTATACTCACACAGGTAGCCCTATGGCTAACGGTGAGTATCCTTACGTCGGTGCCGTTGCGAGCAATGATTTTGCTTTAGGCACAGTACTAAATATCAATGGCTACAATTATGTTGTAGCCGACCGAATGGCTCCTGGTATTCATGGCGTAGTCGATATTTTTGTCGACAGCTATGATGAAGCTATTAAATTCGGCCGCCAATATGGCGAAGTATACGTGGTAGCGTAAAAACTTTTCAGGCCTCTGTGTCCACTTCACCCACAACTAAGTGCTAGAAACTTTGTTTTTGGCGGAGAAATTTTAATGTTAATATTATATCTGTTCCTTTTGTGGATACTACAAGGAATCATAGATTTTGCGCCGTTCATCGGCGTCCTTTGTATATTGTATGCTTTAATAGGTGGTACAATGGAAGAAAAAGATTTATTTAAAGATCGTAATATCTTTGGATATTTACGATTTTTAAATGTTCATGAAACGTTTTTAAAACGTGAATTTATTGTTGCATTGATTATTACAGCTTTATGCTTAGTTAGTCTAATTATAAGTCATATCGCAAATGATGCAACACATTTTAAATTAGCAGTTAGTTCTGTATCGATGATGCTTGTCTTAATGATTATTAATAGCATTAATTACATCGGCATCTTAATCGAAACTAACAATATTAGAGTTAAAAGTACTCGTGAAAAATACAATTTAATGGCTGCTATGGCATATCCTATTTATGTCGGTATCATTAATATTGTAACAGTTATCTTAGCTGTATTTAGCTGTGCTTTTTATAACTCTAATATCTATACGGTATCTAATCCGTTACCAATAGTATTTACTTTATTCTTTACTATATTAAGTTTGTTAAGTACTGTTACTGGGTTAAGTATCGGTTTTAAGCTATATCTAGTAAAACTAATGAAGAAAGGTTAAATAATAATGGCAATTTTATGGCGGTCGACGTCTAAATCTAAAACTAATTCTTATAAAGGGTATATCCCGATGCCGTCTACTATCGACGAACCTTCTTTTGCCGAAAAATGGAAAAGATGGCGCCAAGGTAATCCGGCTAAATTCTTAAAATATACCGACTTACAAGAATTAGTCTATTACTGTTACCAGAATAATATGATGACTACAGTATCTGATTTAGAATATAAATTTCACGAACACGGCATTACCGATAAAGAGAATGCAATAAAGTATATTAACGAACACAAACAAGAATTTTCTCAGTTCGACGAATATACTGGACGTCCATCTCGTCGTGAAAATAACAATAGTAATAATAATACTAATAATGACTGCTGTTGTTGCTGTAAGAATAAACCATGAATTTAGATAATTTATATAATCAAATTTTAACCTCTCATAACATCGTATCTTATATCGAGAATAATACTAATTTAATTAACTTGGTTATTAAATTATATTTGCTAAGTTTTACTAATTATAGTGTTATTAACAGGGATCGTTCTCTTAAAGAAAACGAAACCTACAAAGATATCGATGTTGCATTAAACAATATTATTGCTAAGCGTATCGGCGAAAAAGTTTTCGATAAGGATATTTTAGAATCTATCGTAAACGATTTTCATAAGAAAATTAAATATATGCAAGGCAAAGGTCATGATATTGAATTACGTGACACAATGATGGCTCCGGCTATCGAATCTGTTAAGTATTTACCGATCTTACAAAAGTAAGGTCGGTTTTTTATTTGGAGGCATAATGCAACCTGAACAACGAGAACAATTAATTAATTTGTATTTAAGTGTTCAACACATTGCCAAAGTTTTTAATAGCTTTAAACCTAATCAACGGCCTAAAGTCGGTGAAGATATCCTAATGGGCAATAACCCGACTCAAAATGTTGTCGATATCGTTAAGGAAAATGGTCTTTTAGATAACTATATGGAATTTGAGTTCTTGGCAAAATTGTTCATTCAATGTTATAATGATCCTAAGAAGATGGAAATCAGCGAAATCGATCTTAACGCTGAATTCGATTTAAATTTAATCGAGGATTATTTTAATAAAATTAAATGAAAATTTTAAAGTCAAATCAAATTCTATTGTTAGACGATCCTAAAGAGTATATCATCGATCTATTTGTTAGATTGTGCCAGTTAAATTATTTTACGAAGACTCGAGATCTCGTTGAACATGAACAGATCGAAGTCATGTTAATTTTAGAAGCCATAACGAATACAATAGGTCGACAAGATGCTTTAGTTGACGAGTGCATTGATATTTTTAGAATCTCGTTCAACATGTATAAAGACTTCTATTACTCTTGGGATCTGGTAAAAGATTATTTAAAAAATAGGATATCTTTGAATTAGTGTTGTACATTAAAGAGAATGTCGTAAATCATATTAAGGAATGTATTTCGACTCTCAAAATTAAAGAAACAGATAATTTAGAAAAAGTTAGAGACATCATTATTGAATGTTTCGACTTTACTTGCGGAGAGAAACGAGAAGAAAAAATATACCTAGCGTTAAATGAAACAGAATTATTTGTCATGGTCGACGAATTAAAAATTTGTTCGATTATCGGTGGCGGTGTTCCGACTACAGTCGTTAGTGACTACGGAATTGAAAGAGTAGATTGGTCTGAAAGTAGATTTATCTACTTAGGTGAATTATTCGAAAATACTTATGTGTGCAAAAGTTTGGAAGAATTGTTAATTCATCTTTTTGAAGACTTTACTGCTGTTTTAAGAGTTAATTTCGTTAGGACATTTACACCGGATGAGTAAGGCTGCTAATCAAATTAATAAAGCGTTAGATAATAATGTTGTCGAATTATACGGTATGAGCCAGAGCGGTAAAAGCTCGATTGCTCATGAAATTGCAAAAAAATATCCTGCAACGTTATGGATTGATTCGCTTTTTCAGTATAACTTTGATGGCGAATATTATTTAGCGCAAACGTCGTCTTTAGACGATATTGGCGAAATTATGAATGAATTCAACTTATTAGTGATCGATGACTTCTTTTCTTTAAAAGGAAGACCTCGAGACAATATGTATAAGATCCAAGAATTCATTTATAACAATAAAAAGTTGTCTGTATTGGTTATCAATCAAGTTCGACATAACTTTAACGAGAATAGCTCAGATAAGTATAAACCTTTTGCCGATTATATTATGCAGAAGTATGCCGACCGACGATTTTACGTCGAATTTAAAGACGGTAAAACGGTCGTGACACAAACAAAATAGTATGCTATAATAAGATAATAAAATAATATTATTTTTAAAAGCGAGGTTATATACTTATGATTATCGTAATTTCTGGCCCAAGTGGCTGTGGAAAAAGTACTCTAGCTGGTCTATTCGAAGTAAAAGGTTTCTATCGAATCATTACTTCTACGACAAGATCTCGTCGTTTAAATGATCCAGTCGATCAGTATTTCTTTGTCGACAAAGAAGATTGGTATCCTGAAGACTATATCTGTAAAACGACCATTAATGGTGAAACATACGGTATTAGTAAGGACTATCTAGAAGATTTAAATAAAGATTTAAATTATATTGTCGTGCTCGATGAGGCCGGCACTAAGGAACTTAAAGAATTGTTCCCAGAATATGTTTATGCATTTTATTTAAACACTCTCGAGTCTACATGTCGTGAACGTATGAAAATGCGTGGCGATGCCGACCATAACATCGATGCTCGTGCAGAATACGATCGTACTCATAATCGTTATAATTATTTAATTAAAGAAGACGATATTTACGATCAAGCATTTTTTGGTGAAGATGAAACACCGTTGTTGATGCGTCAGATCATGGACTTCTTCAACAATAATCCAGACAACAAAGATAAAATCGACGAAGGTGAACAGATCTTAGAAATGCTTCGTCATAAGAAAAAATAAATTTTAAAGACTCCGTGAGGAGTCTTTTTTATTTAACATAAGGGGGAACTCAATGCGTTCAAATATTATTGAACAAGGTGCTGTTATCTTGTTCGGTGAACGAGAAGATAATATCTCTAAATTTTACACACGCATCAAGGATCTCACTAAACTAGATTGGTCTAAAGAATCATATTCTAGTTTTAGTGCAATGATTGCTCAAGAGAGCTATAAGAAAAATCCTTGGTGCAAGGAATGGAATAACTTAAGTGCTGTTAGTATTGCTAAGCTATGGGTGTTAGTTAACCAAGATTATAATAACAATCTAAAGGCAACTATTCGTGCAGCCGGTTTTAGCGATAGCAAAGTGCAGCAACTATTTTTAGACGGTATCGGTATTCTTCGACCAAGAACCAAAAAATTACTTTTGGAATCTGAATTGTTTACCGAGCTCGAATTAAAATTAATCGAAGCTTCTGCTAATAAGATTAAGAAAGATTCTGATGCAGCTCGTGCTAAAAAGATTGCTGCTGTTCTTGAAAAACGTAATAATAAAAAGACTGGTTATCAAGAACAAAAAGAAAAAGCTGCTAAAAAAGCAAAAGAAGCTGTAGTTAAACCTAAGCAAGAAGAAGTAGTAAAATATAAAGCTATTATTTTTACAGAAAATATGTCGAAGTTTAAGAAAATCGTATTTGCTGTAAAAACTATTTTAAACGATACTTTTGAGGAGGTAGGCCGTGTCCGTAATTAAAGATTCTGAAGGTGTCCGTGTTGACCTCTTTGATAAACTACTAGAAGATCGTGTATTATTCATCACTGGTGAAATTAACGATCGGTTAGCCAATTTCATTGTTCCAGCAATGTTATATCTAGCTAATGAAAGCAGTCGTAAACCGATTAAACTATATATTAATAGTCCTGGTGGCAGTATCACGGCCGGTATGGCAATTTACGACACTATGCGTACTATTAGTTGTCCTGTTCATACTGTCGGTATGGGTATGTGTGCTAGTATGGCGAGCTTTTTATTAAGCATGGGCGATAAACGAAGCGTTCTCGAGAACACTGAAGTTATGATCCATCAGCCATTAACTGGCGTACAAGGTCAACAAACCGATATTCAGATTGTCGCTAAACATATTGAGCGCTTGCGCGAAAAGCTCGAACGTAAATATGCTGAAAAGTCTAACGGTAAAATTACCTATGAACAAATTCATGAAGCATGTGAACGCGATAATTATCTCGAAGCACAGCAAGCTCTCGATATGGGTCTTATCGATGAAATCATTAAAGCGAAGGAGGATAAGTAATGAAATGTAGCTATTGCGGTAAAGATATCGACGATCAAAAGAGTCATAATATTACTTTCCAATCTTCCGTTAATAAAAATATCGCTATCTGTCAAGAATGTGTCATGAAAATGGCATCTCAAGTTCAAGACGACGAAGGCGATTTTGATATCGATGATATTCTGGGCTTATCTTTAGGCGACGAAGACGATGAAAAACCTAAGAAGAAAAAATCTTCTAAGATTCAGAAATCCGATATTAAACCTAAAGAAATTAAGGCTTACTTGGACGAAAGTGTAATCAATCAGGATAACGCTAAGAAAATTCTTAGTGTCGCGATTACTAATCACACTAAGCTTCTTGAATATAATGCATTTAAGAAAAAAGATGTCGGCATCGATGTGGAGAAATCTAATATAATCATGCTCGGCAGCACGGGATGTGGTACTTATAAAAGATAAATAAATTGCTTATTGACTGTAGTTTCTATGTAATATATAATTAAATTATTAATATAATATTATTTTAACAGGAGCTACAGTAAATATGAAATATGATGATTATAATAAATATATTGCAGAATATTTGAGTTCAAATATTACAGTAAAAGATTTAGCAGAAAAATATAATTTATCTGCCTCTGCCTTACGAGGCCAAATTAGAAAAAGAGGCATTAAAAGAATGCATAATCAAGGTAAAGAAATTGAATATGCTAGATCAATAAAAGATAAATTAATAAAAGGTTATATTCCGGGAGAAACTTCTATAAAAAGTTTAGCTGAAAAATATAACGTTAATTGTTATAGTACAGTCTCTAAAGTGCTTGGAGAAAATGGAATAAAAATTATTAAGCCAAAATTGGTTCCTAGGAATACAATAATAGAAGCTGCTAAATATTATTCTGATAATCAAATTTCTATTATTAATTGTGCTAAAAAATTTAAAATAGGAAAAAATACATTATATAACTATTTAAAAGAAAATAATTTAATTAAAAATGATAAAAATTATCAAAAAGATATAACTTATGATAAAAACTTTTTTGATTCTATTGACAGTGAAGAAAAAGCATATTGGCTTGGATTTATTATGGCTGATGGTTATACAAAATTAGACAAAAATAATAATCCTGCTCAAACAACAATAGAAATAAGCAAAAAAGATATTAACTTGTTAGATGCTTTTAAAAAAAGCATTAAAAGTAACTATATCATAAGAGAAAGATCCAGAACAACTGTTACTGGAAAAATTTCTGAAGTTTGTTCGATTACAATATCTTCACATCATTTAACAAAACAATTAGTTAGTTATGGTGTTGTACCAAATAAAACTTATATTGGTTTTATCAATGAAGAAATATTTGGCGATAACGAAGAATTAATTTTTCATTATTTGCGTGGATATAGCGACGGAGACGGAACTATAAATAAAAATAAAGGAAATTATGTGTTTAAATTAGTTATTAAAAGTAAAAGTATTTTAAATACAATAACTAATTGGATAAAAAAATATTGTAATATTGATCCAAAAATTACCGTATGGGAAGATGCTTATAGATTGAGCATTCAAAATAAAAAAGATTATTTTATTTTCTTAGAAAAATTATATAAAAATGCAAATATTTATTTAGATCGTAAATATCAAAATTATTTATCTCATATAGATTGTGCCGTTCCAGAAGAAAAGCCATGAACTTCTGGATTATTTGAGCGGAATTAAACAGGAAGGCTAAGTGCATAAAATGCATATGCTAATCTGAACCGAAGGCTAGAAATAATATTCTAGTCAGGGGCAACGCATAGTAGATGAAGCTTATTTTTAAATAAGAATATAATTCTACCACGAGGCCGCTCTAGCGTTTGGTAAAATATATACGCTAAAAAGGTATGCTGAGCTTATAGGAAACTATAAGAAGTAGAAGATAAAAAACTTTTACGATAACATAACTGAAAACATTCTTGATTAAACAATTGGCAAAATATCTTGGTCGACCATGCGTTATTGTCGATGCAAGTAGTCTCACCAAGTCGGGGTTGACATACGAGCCCTCTCTGATGAAAATACGAATAAGTCAGAGTAATTAAAGTGATCAAAATCGGTGAAGATCCGAAAGGAAAATACCGAGGTAATCAAAAGTTTTAAAAGACTTTTGACACCGTAACGCGTAGGAATTGAACCTTATTTATTTAAATAAGAATAAAATATTCCCAAGAGTGATTACCTCAGTTTGTATATTATTTTTACTGAGAAAATGTACGCTGAACTTACAGGTAACTGTAAGAGCTATAGGATAAAAAGCCTATGGGGTAACAAATTGTCGTTGGTGAAGACGTTAATAGCATTTTAGCTAAATTGTATCGTGAAGCCGGTAACGATGTCGAACGAACTCAACAAGGTATTGTATATATCGATGAAATCGATAAAATTGCGGCTCGAGATCCTAAAAATGCTGGTTCTCAAGGTAGTGATATCGGTGGTCGTGATGTACAATACGAATTATTAAAACTTGTTGAAGGCGGTAAAGTCGCTATTAAGTCTAACGATCAACAAGGTGGATTTGCTATGTCATCTCCTACTGTTGAAATCGATACTACTAATATTCTATTTATTTGTGGTGGTGCATTTACCGGTATCGAAAAGAAGATTGCGGCAAGGTTAAATAAAGATTTAGATACAGGCCTCGGCTTCTCTAGTGAAGCATCTAAAGACGTATTGGAAGAAAAATCTAAATATAACGACGTAATCGATTATATCTTACCTGAAGACCTCGATAACTTTGGTATTATTCCAGAATTATTGGGTCGATTGCCAGTAATTTGTCCGCTTAAAGAATTGAGTGTCGAAGACTTAAAACAAATTTTAACGACTCCGAAACATGCAATCTTTAAGCAAATTAAAGAATTGATCGGTATGTACGATATCGAAATTAATTTCGATGACGATACTATCGATACTATCGCTAAACTTGCGTATGACAGAAAAACAGGTGCTCGTGCACTTAAAAGCGTCGTACAAGGTTTGGTCGACGATAAATTATTCGACATCGACGAAAATACGAAAGAAATTCGTATTACCTCAGAAGATGTTAATAATAAATATTCATACTATTTGAACAAGGAGGCAAAGTAATTGAATTACACTGAAAAAGCATTTGACCATTTATTGGTCATTGCTAAACGTCTATTAGACGAAGATCCTGCCACTTTTAATACAGCATCTAGTAAATTATTATTGGATATGTATAATAGTGGCATTATTTCTTCTCTCGATGCTCATGCTGTGAGACACGAAGTGGCTGAAGTAACCGAGAAAGCTGAGGCAGCCGATAAGGCGGACGAAGTAAAAGAAGAAAAACCTAAAAAGCGTGGTCGGAAGCCCAAAGCTGAACTGGTCAAGGAAGAAACTGAAAGTGAACCAGTTGCTACTGAAGCTGAAGAACCAGAAGTCGTTGTTGAAGAACCAGCTCATGCAGAAAAGGTAGAAGAAACTTCTACCGAAGAAATTCTCGACTCCGAGGAAGTTCCGGTAACTGACTTCGACGGTAATCCGATCGAGGATAAATCACCAATGGAACTTCTAGGCTCTGAAGATGTCGACTATGAAGCCGATAACGGTTTTAAATCTTTTGCTGAAGAAACAGCAGAGCTCGAAGAAAAGGGTGAAGCCGATCCTGAAGTAGTCGAAGCTCTTAAATTCGACGAGCGTCAACTCGATTGCTATGTTAGTAAATACAAACGTGAAGATGAAATGACAGAAATGATCGCTAAAGAAATGGCGGCTAAAATTGTCAAAATCAGAACGTTCGTAAAAGAAGATGCCGGAAATCAAAAAGTATTACAAGGATATTTAGACGAAATTCTTGAAGACGAAGATAAAAACCAAGTCTCTTTGTCTAATATCACTCCGTATTACTTAGATTACTTAGCTCACTATTTAGATTTGCGTGAAGAAATTAATCGTTATTCTGACGAACAAATCGTAGAAGCTATGGAAGCATTATCTGGTGGCGTATTGAACGATGTTAAACAATTAAATCGTTATAATATCGAAGCCATTTTATCTGTTCTTAAAGCATAATGTAATGCTTAAGATATATATTATTTAAATAATTTTTTAATTATCGAAAGGAAACTATTATTATGTACAATCAAGTAATTCTTCAAGGCCGTGTTAATTCTGAAGGTAAAGGTATTTATACTTACAAACCAGGTGAAGGTGAAAAGAAATCTATGTTGCGTTTCTCTTTATCTTGTCAACGTAATTTTAAACCAAAAGATGCTGAATATGCAGATTGGGACAACATTACTTGCACAGCATTTGGTATGACTGCTGATTTAATTCACAAAAACCAAGGTCAACAAATTCTTGTTAATGGTGCTATTCGTACTGGTTCTTATGAAAAAGAAGACGGTACTAAAGTATACACTACTGACGTAATCGTAGACAGCATGTATTTTGAACATCGTGATGGTGCTGGTGCATCCGAAGCTTCTAACTTCGATAGCTTTGCCGATGCTCCAAAAGCCGACACAAAACCTGTTGTAGATTTATTAGGCTAATCTATGGTATACTGGGTGTGGTGGTGATCGCTGCACCCAGTTTTTCTTTTTAAAAAGAAAGGATACTAATGGATTATTTAGACAATATTGACCAGGGAATTAAAGCCTGGGAAGACGCTATCAAAAAAGAGCAAGAGCTAAAAAGTGACCTCGATAATATCGCAGGTCATGTCGGCGAAGCTTTATCTAAACAAAAATATGGCACACCATATCAAGTCGATTATGATGGACGACTGTTCCAATTCGTATTTAGAATTGGTATTTCTGGTAGACATGGACGTATCGATATGCTAACTACTTCTAATGGCTTAATCGTTAAACCTAGAAAATTTAAAGCAGAGGTAACTTTAAATAAAGATGTTAGCTTACCAGAGTCTATTAATGAAACGGTTCGTGCAGTATTGTATCGATACTATGATTTAATTGCAGATGAGGATCACGTATACTAATGGCTGAACAAGAAATTTTAGTGCTCGAATATCCGGACAATGTTCGAATGCGAAAAGAAATGTACTTGAATGGCCCAAATCATTGTGCTCATGAAATTATCGATAATGCTGTCGATGAATTCGTTACTGGCTTCGGGAAATGTATAACTGTAGAATACAATCCAGAAACTCAAGTAATGATTATCACCGACGAAGGTCGTGGTATCCCGGTAGCACTTAATGAAAAATATAAAATTCCTCAGATACAATTGGCGGTGGGCTCTTTGCACGCCGGAGGAAAATTTAATTCTCTCAGTGGACAAATGTCCACTACTGGTGGACTTAACGGTAAAATTATGCCGTTATAAAAACTTTTTAATTGCTGGGAACTCCATGAGGACAATCAGCAGCTAAGATATTTATATTGCAAAAAAGGTAAAAATGGCTATAACATATTTAGAAAATAAAAAATGTATTGTGCGAATATAAAAGGTAAACAATTTTTATATTCAATAAATAAATACGGCCCACTTGCAAAATTATTAGCAGAAAAATCTTTAAAATATGGAAAAAGATTTAAAAATTTTATTATTGAAGAAGAAGATTTTGCTATTATTAAAATTTATAATAAAATAACAGATTCAATCTATGATATAAAAATAGATAAAGAGTTTATTGAAAAGGTTCAATTAGCAAAATGGTATATAAACTTTCCTTCAAATGCCAAAACATTTTATGTTGCTTCTTATAATTTTGGGAAACTTCATCGTTTTTTAATGGATGAATCTGATCCTAAAATTCAAATTGATCATATTAATCATGATGGGTTAGAGAATAGACTTTCTAATCTTAGAAAGGTTACACAATCTATTAATTCAAAAAATTGTACTGTTAAATCTTGTAGTAAAACAGGAATTAATGGCGTTCATTTTGTGAAAGATAAAGATAGAGAATATGGACGTTGGGCTGCTGTATGGAGAGACAAAAATGGCATTTCGCATAAAAAAACTTTTTCAGAAAGTAAATATAATAATGCATTTGAACTAGCTGTTGAATGCAGGAAACAAGCTGAAAAAGATAATGATTATTTAGTTTAAAAGCAATATAAGTATAAAGTTCAACGACTATCCCATAGGCTTTAATAGCAACAGGAGTACGGCCAAGCGGTGGGTGAGAATCCCTTAAATGGAAACAGAAGTCTTAGAAGATATAGTCTCGTCTTTGTAGAAATACAAAGAAGTTCATAAAAGAACTGGCAGGAATTAGCGAATCCTGTTGAAGAAAACGGTGGGAAGTAGCTGCGTTAATGCAGTCTCCGAATATTTTAATGCTACAGTATGGCGTGACGGATATGAATGGTCTATCGGTTTTAAAAAAGGTATTTTAAGTCAAGAACTTAAGAAAGGACGTAAGTCCAAAAAGACGGGTACCCGTATTGAATATCGATTAGATCCAGAAATATATCCAGATCCTATTAATATTAAAGATCTTGAGAAGAAACTTAAACAGTTAAGTTATCTTAACGAAGGTCTGACTATCAAATATAATTTAGGCGACGGATGGATTAATTTAAAATCTTCTAGTCTTTTAGATTATCTAAAAGATATTACTCCTAAAGAAACTATTGGTAAACCATTAGAATTTAAAGGAGAAAAAGATAATACATCGGTTCATGTCGTATTAAATTATTGCGATGGTTTATATTCTAATACTATTTTAACGTTTGTAAATAATATCAATACCTTAAACGGCGGCGATCATTTAAATGGGTTTAAGGCCGGTACAGTACAAGCATTAAAAGAGTTAAATATTAAAGATTTAACACAAGACGATGCGATCGAAGGTCTCGTAGCTATCGTAAATATTAAGACAATCGAACCTAAATTCGAAGGTCAAAATAAGCTATATTTACAAATGCCCGAAATTCGAGATCAAGTTAAAGAATTAATCTCCGAGTCTTTCGGCGATGAGCTTAAAAAGAAAAAAACTTTTGCTAAGCAACTGGCTAGTAAAATTAATCTTAGTATTAAAGCTAGACTCGATGCTAAAAAGGCAAGAGAAAATGCAAGAAAACAGAAAAAAGCATTGAAATCTACTGTCGTAGAAAAACTTAGTGATTGTCATAGCGACGATCCTGAAAAATGCGAACTGTTTATTGTCGAGGGTAAAAAGGCAGAGTTGCTCTCGTTAAACCTATCTAATTGCGGGGAAGTTTAAATTAGTGTTGGCAACTAAATTATTAACAACAAAAGAACACTCATGACTTTGGTCATGAGATGAATTTTCAAGTAAAGCTGTAGATTTTTAAAGTCTTAAGCTGTAGAAGCCGCTTGGACCGGCTTAAAAGAATAAGGAGTTTTTAAAAACTCAAACTTCTTAATAGAGGAAGCTTTTAAGCGCCTCTTAGAATCATATGATTTTAATCGTGTGAAGTTCAAAGTGATATAATAATGGCAAAGCGTAATGGCTTAGGTACAGTAACATCGTCAAAACTATAAATTATCCGCAGCGAAGCTACAGATTAGAAAACAAATGGAAAAAGAAAACGGATATCTGTAGAACGTTCAGAGACTATCGAAAAGCATATATTATATATATATGAACTAAGTAGAGTAGGGATTAATAATTATTCCGAAACGGTAGGATTATTTTTAATAAAAATAATAAGATATGGTCCAAACAAAATCATCTTAAGATTCTGCGGGTGGGTCTAGTAAGCAAGCACGTGACCCCGAATATCAAGCTGTACTACCTATTTTCGGTAAAGTAATGAATACCGAGAAGAACGGTGGTACAGTTACATCTGACAAACTATTGGATCTTGTTAATGCATTAGGTTGCGGTATCGATAAATCATTCAATATTGATGAATTAAAATACAATAAGATTGTAGTTATGTCAGATGCAGATGACGACGGGGCTCATATTATATGCCTTTGGGCGACTTTCTTTTATAATCATTATCGAGAATTGATCGAAAATGGTTATATCTATGCGGCTGCTCCTCCTTTATTTAGACTTGTTAAAGGCAATAGACATAAATATATCTACACTAAAGAAGAGCTAGCTAAGTATAAAGAAAAAGACCAATGGCATGTGCAATACATAAAAGGATTAGGAGAAATGAATCCTGATCAATTATGGGAAAGTACATTGGATCCTAAAAAAAGACATTTATATAAGATTACAATCGAAGACGCTGAGAAGTGTGCTAAAATGGTATCTGATATAATGGGTAAAGATTCTGAAGCCAGAAAGAATCTTGTGTTAAATAATTTTGGAGTTGACTAAGTGGGCTTCATTAAACAATTAATTAAAACTATTAAAGATGTTAATAAAGAATATCGGAATGCGGCTGACGAGCAATACATTCCGTTAATTAGTGAAATCATCGAAAAAGGCGAATTGAAAGAAAATCGTACCGGTATTAATGCGTTTAGCTTACCGCATAAGATGCTTCAGTTTGACCTCGAAGATGAGTTTCCTTTATTAACGACAAAGTTTGTCGGACTTAAAACAGCGATTAAAGAAATGCTGTGGATCTGGCAAGATCAGAGTAATAGTGTTGAACTATTACGTAGTAAATATAACGTTACTATATGGGACGAATGGGAACGCAAAGACGGTACTATCGGCCTAGCTTACGGTTATCAACTAGGAAAAGAATATAAGTATTTCGATGTCTTAATTGAAAACGTAGCCAAGCTTAAAAAAGAAGGCAAAATTAAAAATTATCGTTTGGGCAAAAATGGCGAGATCTATATGAATCAAGTCGATAAATTAATTTACGATCTTCACTTTAATAAAGATAGTCGTCGTATGGTAGTTAGTCTTTGGAACGTAGAAGATTTAAATAATATGGCGCTCCAGCCTTGTGCATTCCTTACCGAATGGAATGTTACTAACGGCAAGCTTAATTTGTTATTAAATATTCGAAGCTCTGATACATTAGTAGGCTTACCATACAATATGGCTCAATATGCGTTTTTATTGTTACTTATGGCGAAAACCTGTGGTTTAAAACCGGGTTTATTTACGATCATGATTAACGATGCCCATGTGTACGAAAATCATTTGCGTGGCGCATTCATTCAAGTAGGTAATGCTAGCCACTATGCTCCTAAAGTCGAAATTAAATCTCGTGTAAAAAGTTTCTATGACTTTAGAATCGACGATTTAATTCTTGAAGACTATGAACATAGTGGTAAAATTCCTTTCGAGGTAGCTGTATGATCTATATGATTGGATGTATGAATTTATTTCATTATATCGGTAAGAATAACGAATTACTATATCATATTCCTAAAGATCTTACATTCTTTAAAAAGAAGACGTTAAATAAAGTTATCGTGATGGGCCGAAAAACCTTTGAAAGTTTGCCTAGACTTCTTCCTAATCGAGAACACTGGGTTATTAGTTCAAGAGGTTTTTCTCATCCTGGAGTACAAACTTTTTCTTCTATTGAAGAATGTAAAGCAGCTATGCTCGAAGGATATGATTACTATATTATTGGTGGCGGCGCTATCTATAAAGAATTCTTAAAGTATTGTGACGCTGTATATCTAACAGTTGTCGACGACTTTAAAGTTGGCGACATAATATTTCCATATAGTAATCTTACTAAGGACTTCGCCTTAGTTCATACTAAAGAAGATACCGATGAGAAATCGGGATTTAAATTAGAGTTTAGAAAGTACATCAAAAAACTGTGAATAATTTTCTAAATATAGCCGGAACAATTGATGAGATCACTGTGTCTCATCAAGATGTTCACGGCCAAGATATATATAAGGCTTTCGTTTCAATGAAAGTTAAAAAAAGAAATATTAAGATTCCAGTATACTTTAAAGACAACGTTCGATTAGTATACAATCTTAAAGATGGTTCTCACATTAATGCATTCGGTGAAATTCGTACTAAGAATATTAAAACAGATACCGGTGTTAAATTAATCGTTTACGGTTATTTAACCCAGGCTAATCAACACGTATCTCAATTTAACGAAACAAAGCTTAAAGGTAAGATCGTTAAAATTAATAAAGTTACGAACAAGAGTGGCCATAATATCTGTAATGATATTCTAATGGTTGAACGCAATAACGGCACCGAAAAAGATTTTATCCCGTGTGTCGGTCACAATCTTAATGCGAATATCTTACGCGATATTCCGTTAAAGACGAATGTCGAAATCACAGGTATGTTCGTTAATCGAAAATACTGGGATAAGGTTAACCAATGTGAACGTGAGACATATGAAGTTCTCGTTAAGGATATCAAGGTAATTAGCAATGGAAATTGAAATTGAATTAAGCGACTTGCTCGTTAAGAATTTTAGTAAATATGCTAATCACATTGTATATGAACGAGCAATTCCGTTACTTAACGACGGTTTAAAACCGGTTCAACGACGCGTATTATTGTCGATGAACAATCTAGGTTTAAATAATAATAAACCTTTTAAGAAAGCTGCTAAAGTTATCGGCGATACTGTCGGCCAATATCATCCACATAGTTTAGATGGTCCATATGGCGCTCTCGTTAATATGACGGCTACATTTTCTGCTAGATATCCATTAGGAGAGGGCAATGGTAATTACGGATCGATAGAAGGCGATAGCTGTGCGGCGATGCGCTATGTCGAGAGCAAACTTAGTAAGACTGGAGATCTTCTGCTAGGGGACACTAACGAAGCTACGGTTCCATGGATGCCGACTTACGATAACGAAGGATTAGAACCAAAATACTTAGGAGGCTTCTTCCCTAATATTTTGTGTAATTATACTAATGGTATTGCAGCCGGTGTAAGTTCAATGATCCCGTCTCATAATGCGACAGAAGTTATTACGGCCTTAATTAAGACGATCGATCAAGTTAATAAAGGTAAAGATATTAACACTAAGTTCTTAATGAAATATATCAAAGGACCTGATTTCCCGACTGAAGGAATCATTATGAATCCTGACGATATTGAATCTGTATATGATAACGGTAAGGGTAAGTTTATTATCCGTGGTCAATATACGATTAAAAACAAAAAAGAATTAGTATTTACGACAATTCCTTATACAACTAATGTCGGTGTCATTATGACGGGTCTTAAGAAATTAAAAGAAGCAAAACTTTGTGGAGAATTTAAAAACTATTCTGCAAAAGGCACTCTTAATATTTCTATCAAACCAGCACGTGGCCAATCTGTCGACGACTTAATTAAACAAGTTTTTAAGAAAACGAAGTTGGAAGATAACTTTAACAGTATCTTTACTATTATTTATAATAATAAAGTTATCGAACATATGCCGTTAGTTTCTATTATTAAGAAGCTATTAATTCATTATCATAATATTGTTAAGAATAAATTAACGTTAGAGTTAAATAAAAATAATAAGTTATTATTTAGATATAACAATATTAAATTAGCAATCGCTAATAGTGCTAAGATTTTAGAACTAATTAAGACTAGCGATGAGCCTAAGAGTGAATTAATGGAGCTTCTTAGTATAAGTGAAGAAGCAGCCGATTATATCTTAGGTATGAAAATCAATGACTTTACTAAGTTAAGTCAACGAGATTATGATGCCAAGATAGAAGAACTCGAGACTCGCAACAAAGAAATTAAAGGCATTTTAAAAAACAGTACTTCTATATTAGAAGAGGTTAAACGTGAACTCCAAAATGTTCTTAAAAAATATTTTAAAAACGATAAGCGTTTAACATTAATAGGTGAACCAGATGATAAATCTAAATAAACCTATTATTCGTTTTTCTGGTGCCGAAGTATTTCGTGTAGCACAAAACCCAGAAACATATTTAAAGATAGAAGATCGTGTATATTATTTTTATACAAAAGATAATAATTATTTAAATTACGATAAGGAAGTTAATTATCTTATCGTGACTAAACACGGCTACTATAAATGTGTTCCTGGTGTTATGTTCGATATCACAAGGACAAAGAAGGTAATTAAATTAGAAGAAGGCGATGCTATTTGTAGTATTTGCCCGATTTATACTAATTACTTCTATTGTTTAACGACTCAAAATCGTATGTTAATTGTCGATATCGGATTTAAAAACGAACATCTTCGGATCACAGAAAAATCATCGGGTAAGGCTAATTTTGTTAAGCTCGAACCTAAAGAAGAAATATATAAAGTCGTTAATAAGTTTAACGAAGATATGTCGGTTAATAGTTTATTATTAATCGATGAATTTAATAACGTTAAACTTGTCGACGATGGTCCTATGCGCAAGCTAGGTAAAGTCCCTAAACCATTAGGTAAGACTAAACTTAAATTTGCATTAGTAATGTCGAATTTAAATAATAATATTTTAGGCGTCGACTACAAAATAACCTTACTTAAATATAAAGATTTCGAATTATATAAAAAGAAGTATAATGGTATGTATAAAATACATCCATTATTTAACGGACTTGAGTATGAAGAATACGAACTCGTGAAAGGTGTAAAATATTGAAACTCGACGCAATTAAACAGAGTTTAGCATCTTATGTCGGTATGTTCTCTGAAGTATTAGAAGGCAATACGACAGAAAAGAATAAGCAAATTATTCAAGCTTTTTCTGAAGTTATCGAAGAACTTCTTAATGCCAAGGGAACAGAAAAAGACCTTGCAATTGTACCTGTACTTGGTGTATCATTAAGATACTTAGTAGAACGAAACAATCTTTATGAAGAAGCTACTGGCGAAACTAATAAAGATTACGTTCAGGCTATTAATCTTTTAGATAATATCATTAAGTCTTTTAAAGACAAGAAAGGAAGTACAAGTGGCAAGAAAGAAAGCTGAACCAATTGTCGAAGCTAGCAATTCTCAAGTCTTAACTGACGTCGAAAGACGTAAGCGATTAGATCTTGTAATGGCTAACTTGGCAAAGAAAAAGAACAACATGGTTGTCGGTCGATTAAGTGATCCTAAAGTTCAGGAACAACTTAATATTCGATTTATTCCGACACCATCTGTTAACTTTAATGCAGCGACTGGTGGCGGTTTCCCGATCGGCAAGATCACAACTATTGCGGGGGTGGCCGATTCAGGAAAAACCAGTTTAGTTCTCGAAACCATTGGTAAAATGCATCGAGAAAATCCGGAAGGTCATTTTGCTTTGTGGATTGAAAGTGAAGCATCTTTAAGCTTAGACTACATGGTCAATCAATTTGGTATCGACCCAGAACGATTTTATTTCATTCAATATGATCGAGATCATACTGCAGAAGACTGTATCGATCAAGCTGAAGCATTAATTCAAACTGGTGCTATAGACTTGTTCTGCATTAATACTCTAAAAGCTTTGGTACCTGAATCTGAAGCAAATAAGAGTCTTAAAGACGTGAGCGTCGCCTCCAAATACATGCTGGAAGGCATATTGTAGTAATACAGTGTGAAAACCTAGTAAATTGCTGGAAGTTCTTAATAACTAATTAACTACAACATAATTAGAAATAATAAATGTGAAAGTTGTCGAAAGACAGAAAAAATAATTAGTTTGTCATATGCTGAAATAAAAGCTAGAAATAGTGCTAAGTGACATAATAATAGATAATCAGCAGCCAATATTCTTAAAAGAATAAGGTTCAGAGACTATCCCATTGGCCAGACGCTAAGATATAAATATGGCAAAAGGAGTAGGGCCCTAATCTAGGGTTGGTGAAATCCCATTAAATCCAAAAACTAGGTATCCTATATGTAATAGGATAATGATATAGTCCATGGCAAAAAGCCAAGCACGTATGAATAGTAGAATTATAGCTAAATTTGTTTCACTAATTAGTAAATATCATACGGCTATGATTCTCATCCAACACTTGACTACGAATATCGGTGGTTTTAGTATGTATGGCGATAATCTTGTACTTGCTGGCGGTCTAGCAATTAGAACCGGCAGTATCATGATTGTCGAAATGCGTAAAAGCAGTGTTCTCGATACCGATCCTATCGGTAAAGAAGACGGTATTAAGATTAACTGCAAGGTTACTAAAAATCACGCTATTCCAGGCGAATTCCCATATCGTAAATTTAGTTACTTTGCTATTTTTGGTCAAGGTATTGAACAAATACTAAGTACACTCGATGAATTAGTCGATATGGGTATTATCCATAAAGCTGGTGCTTGGATGCAGCAAATTGATACTGAAACTGGCGAAGTGTTAGATAAATGGAACGGTAAAATGGCGTTCCGTGAAGATATGATCGCAAATCCAGATAAGTTTAAAAAGTTGCTTAATATGGTTTCTGGTACATTCGAAGATCTTAGCGAAAAAGAAGTCGAAGAAATTCGCGACTCTGAAGCTAAGCTAGAAGAACTAGAAGAAAGTTAATTATGTCTTGTTTATTTGGCGACGAATGGTATTCGTGTCTCAGTATTACTGGTAATAAATGTACTGAGTGTATTAAGCACGATAATGAACTCGCAAAAACTAAAAGAAAACAAGTCAAATTTAAAGCCCGTCCTGATAAAAGGATGGGCTCTACTTTTGAAATGAAAAATCACAATGCTAATGAAGCATTAATTCATGACGTCGTTAATCGAATGACTCCTAATAGTGGAGCCGGAAAGATTAAAGGCGATCAGGAAATTAAAGGTATCATTAGTGTTAGTGAAGAATTAAAAACTAAAGTAGCCGATAAAGCTCGTGGAAAGAAAACGTTTACGATTCATAAAGAATGGTTAGATAAATTAAAACGAGAATCTCAAGATAAAGAGTTCTATTATCTAAAGTTTTGCTTCCACGAAACAGATGACGATGTATTTGTCGTAGTCGATCAAGAGATTATTATGTCGATGATTAAGACTATGATCGAAGACAGACGAAAGGCTCAAGGAGCCGATCATCTTATTAAGCTTGCTACATTAGAAAAAGATAAGGCAATAGCTGAAAATAATTTATTACGAGCTGAAATTGCTCTTTTAAAGGAAAAGTTAAATGAGCCTACTGAAACAATATAGAAATGATAGCGCGAAAGAATTGTATAATGAATTCTTAGAAGTTTACAATCAATATCCTATTCCTGAAACTATTAAACGTAAAACTATTCCGATTAATTTAAATAAAGAATTCGCTTGCGATATTCTCTTTATTAAAGATCCTATGGCAAGTGAATCTGTCGTTCTCGGAAAAGATTCCAAATATTATAATATTTTAAAATATCTTCAATCTAAGAATTTAAAATTAGATTCTAGTATTTGGATTGATTGTATTCCTTATTGTCCAGAAGTAAAAGTGGGCGAAGACATTAAAGTTCGTCCTCCTAATACTTCTGAACAAGCTATCGCTAAACAATATCTAAACGCTTTAATCGATAATATGAAGCCAAAAATGACTGTACTTTTCGGCAATATTTCATTAAAGATGTTTAAAGATGGCCCTTCTATCTTAGAAGAGCATGGTAAAAAATTTAATTTACTTGGCAATGATTTTTTCCCGTTGTATAGCTTAAATTATTTAGCTACTTTCGACGGAGAAAATAAGAATGCTGTCCAAGCTGAATTATTAAGAGATATTGATGCTTTAATTGATGATATCAAGGAGCATCATCCTGAATTAGTTAAAGGGGAAAAGTAATGAGTGAAAAAGGTTTTAATATTTTCGACGATATGGAAGACATTGTCGTTAATGAAAACGACGATCAAGTTCTAGAATCAAAAGAAGAACCTATCGATCTTCTCGCTGATGATACAGTAGAAGAAACGAAAGAAGATTCTCTTGATTTGTTAGCAGAAGAAACTCCTGAAGAAGAAACTACTTCTGAAGAAGAGAAGGTTGCGCCAGCAACCGACGAAACTATTCCTGACGCTAAAGAAGAACTTGTTGTCGATGAAGTCGAAAAGGAAACTGTATCTTGTGAAAAAACAGATAAATCAAAATCTAAAGGGGATTCTTTTAATAACGTCATCGATTTCTTTGCTAATCCGATTGCTGATCCGGATTGGGAAGATCTTAAGACTGAAATCTTAACTCGTATTGACGGTATTAAAATTAAATCTAACATTCCTCCGAATGTTGTGTTGTTAGTATCATCTGAACTAGATAGCTTACATAGCTACATCCATGATAAATTCATGGAAACAAAAACGGCGTTAGATAATTTAACGAATAAAGAAGACGGCGTTCTTACCGTTATTAAAGCAACTAATGCTAAAGGTTCTAACGAAACAGAACGTAAAGCATCTGGCGTTACGGCTGCTCAAAAATATAAAATCGGTAAAAATACTGTCGATTTGTTCCAGTTAATTGCTGAAACTCGTGGTCGTTATAATTTCCTTGACGGTATTCTTAAACAAATTCAATTCAAAAAAGAATTGTTAATTACCGTAAGTTCTGCACTTAAAGTATTAAATAAGTAGACAAAATCTATCCTTTCTGTTATAATATCTATATAAAATTAGTATTTAAACAGAAAGGATTTTGTCATGATTACTCTTAAAGATATTTTCAGAAGTGAAAATGTTAGCTCAGACTTTTTTAAATCTAATCAATATTTAAACCAAGGTGCCAAATATTTAAGTATCGGTGATGTTACCGTATTACTTAATCAATTATTTGATGGTCAATGGTCTTTCGAGATTATTAAAAGCTGGACTGAAGTTTATGAAGCTTACGATAAAGAAAAAGTTCAAGGCAAGGAAAATATTCACGATCAATATTTCTATGTTCAAGGTCGTTTGACTATTAATACTTACGATAAAAATGGTGAACCAATCGTTATCGTAAAAGAAGATATTGGTTCTAACTGTCCACGTAAATCAGATAAAAAAGGTCGTTTCGACTATGCAAGTGGATATAAATCGGCAGTAAGTAGCGCTCTTAAAGGGTGTGCTGCAAACTTGGATATCGACGTTCTTAAACCAGAAGATGTCGAAATGATCAAGAATTTCGTTAACATGAAGAAAATTGTTACCCTTAAAAATAAATTAGGTAAAGCATTTAACGAAAAATTAACTGAATTTACACAAGTTAAAGGTATTGAACCAAACGACGTATTAACGACAAAATATGCAGGTTTATTCTTAGATTATTTAGGTGAGTGATATGCTGATAACAGATCCTGAAGATAAGCTGTATTTCAAATGTCCTCGATGTGGAGGACGAACTTTCGAGAAAGTTGAAACATTTGAGTTTCGATATAACGCTCGACAAAAAGAATATTTACAGCTTAAAGATAAAGATATTTTCCGTTGCTTAAATTGTAAGCACGATGTTTATAAAAGTCAGATCCGATAAGGGTCTGGCTTTTTTGTTTTTGGAGGAAGTATGGATATTAATCTATACGATTACCGAATAAACATTAAGACTGCTGGTCCAAGTTTACAAGGTAATCTTAGAAGCGAATTATATTTCGCTGGATGTAAAAAAGCTGAGGAAGGAGATCCATGCCGAGGCTGTTTTAATTATGAATTATGGCAACGAGAACAAGGCTCTCATGTGTCTATTCAATCTATCGTAGATCGATTAGAAGAAATGTGTAGTGTTAAAAGCGTTACGATAGTCGGAGGAGAACCGACCGATCAATTGGACGGTTTAATCGAACTATGTAAATTACTTAAAAAATATAACTATCATATTCTCGTAATTAGTTGGCATACATATGAAGATATGTTACGTGACAATAAAGAAAAATATGAACAATTATTTGCTACGATCGATGTACTTGTTGATGGGCAATACGATGAACATCAACGTATTTACGACGACACGCATACGAATGTTATGCGTAGCTTTATCGGTAGTAACAACCAAAAAGTTGTTGATTTAAGTAAATATAGTTTAGATAATAAGACTATTGTAGCTTATAATAATATTAATCAATATGAAGATATGTATATTAAAAAAGACGGGGGCGTTGGATTCCATGGAAGTAATCATTAAGGATACTTATTTTAATAATAAATTTAATTACGAACAGGAAGAAAAAGCATTTAAACTTTCTTCGGTGTTGACTATTAATAAAGACGATGCTGTTTTTAAGGCTACTGGTGTTGTCAACGAAGAAAATATTGATTTCGAGCACCATTTTGATTGGGACGAAGAAATTGAATCTTTGCTTAAACAAGCAATCGTTAAGAAAACGTCCTTAGAAAAAATGGACGAATTTAAAGTAATGGTCGATTCTTTACTGGCTCGTAATTTAATGGACCAAGTTTGGAGCAAATGCGACCAAGAATTTACGACAATGTATAAAGAAATGGAAGCTTGGCCTAAAGACTCCATTACAAGAGAAACTAAATTAAAAGTTTCATTAACGGCTTCTGCTGTAATGGATTTTATCGAAAAAATTAATTCAGCATTGCCTGAAGATGAACAAAGAAGTTTAGCAGACTAAAAGGAGACAAGGAAAAGTATGCAATTCAATAAATTATCTAAATCTGGTATGAAAAGTGGTTATAGTCCACTTATTTGGATCCAAACATTAGAATTAGAACGTGGCGTTTCTTACGTTTTAAATTCTTTAAATGATGCCGGTCAAAATCTTGAAGATTTTTCTTTAGGAGCCGCATTCACTAATTCAGAAATTAAAAAAGTATATATTAGCGCTCAACGTTATATATATGGTTCTGTAGAACTTAAAAATTTAGATTCGAATAATAAACAGTGTTCCTTCAATTATCTTAAAGATATTAAGAATGAAGTGAACCCTGATCTTAATAAATATGAAAACGTTCTTCTCGAAATCGGTAACGAAGAAAAGAAGAAAAGTCCTCACTTATTTGTAGAGCCTATGCCATTAAAGAATCCAATGTATTCTAAAATTCTTTTAGATGTTATGGCCTTTAAGGGTACTGGTGCACCAGTGTTTGTAGTCGCAACATTTGCTCCTCCAGAAGAGCTTGCTGAGTATGCTTATAAAATTTCTTTAGATGCTTTGACAGCTAAAGAAATCGAGCTTTATTTAAATAAATATCGCACTGGCGACGAAAAATTACAATGTGTCGAAGCACTATTAGGTTTAACATATATTCAAATGCTTCAATGTTTAGAATACTGTTCAAAATCTGGTAATATAAGCGTAGCCGATATTCATAAGTTTAAAACTGAAAACTTCGACGGCAGCATGTTAGAAATTTCTCACCCTACAATGTCCTTGAATGATATTGGCGGTTATCATGCTTTTAAAAAATATGTTTCCACTTTACCTAAATTCTATACCGATGAAGCAAAACAACTCGGAATTAAGAAACCTAAAGGCTTTATTGCTTTCGGTGTTCCTGGTTGTTCTAAAACTGTAGCAGCAAGTATTATTGCGGCTACATTAAAAGTACCGTTAGTAAATATTAATTTAAGTAAAATTATGCAAGGTCTTGTAGGTGCCTCTGAAGGCAATATGGAACGAGCATTAAATCAAGTAAGAGAACTTAAACAATGTGTCATTTTGGTCGACGAGGCTGAAAAAGTCTTTGGCGGTTAAATTTGTAGCATAGCCGCGTTATTATCGACAGGTTCAGAAGATAATAACTAGCTTTGGGGAAAAAATCTGGAAGGCTAAGTTGTATTAATATACAATATGCTAATCAGAGGTGAAGGCTTAATTAAATTAAGCCAGCCGCAACGCGTAGTAGGTGAAAAGATATAATCCTACCAAGAGGCCCCAACCCTATGAATCTTTTAATAAGGTGAAAAGTTACGCTAAACTGGATTAGAATTAACTAATCGATGAAAATGAGGGAAACCTCCAGAGCTGTATGTAAAAATATACAGGATAATAACATTTGTATGCATCAAGTCACCAAAGTGACGCCGGTACTCTTGCTCGTGTAATGAGTCGTATGTTGACATTCTTACACGAAAATGAAAATAGTTTTACAGTATTTACTAGTAACGATATTACAAAGTTACCACCAGAATTAATGCGTGCTGGTCGTATCGATACTCAATGGTATTTTAGTGTTCCTAATAACGAAGAAGCTCAAGAAATCCTGTCTATTTATATTAAGAAGTATGGTTTGAAATTCAAATCTAAAGCAGATTTAGAATATCTTGTTAATGCTATCGATCGTTTCACTGGTGCCGAAATCGAACAAACTGTCATTAATCTTCAACGTGTATTATTCGTTAATGACCGTAAAGAAGTTACTCAAGGTCTTATCGAAGAAGCAGTAATGACGATTGTTCCTGTCGTTAAAAGTTCTTCTGATTCTATTGCGGCCTTGGAAGAACATGCTCGCAAATTTGCAGTCTATGCAAGCGAAAAGAAAGCGAGCTTACTCGAGCCAGTAAAAAAGCCTAGCAAATCTAATTATTTAACTGAATAGAAAGGATTTTTAACTTGGCAATCGTTACTTTTGACCCTAATAGTAATCGACAATTAAGTAATCGTAAGAAAGCAGAATTACTGTTTGAAAAGTTAGATAAAAAAGCGGAAGAACAAATGAAAAAAGAGCTCGATATCTTAATTCGAGACGTTAACATTTGTCTTCAAAATATTTCAGATTTTAAAGTCTTAACTGAACAAACAGTTCCTGTATATAGTACTTTAGTCGATCTATTATCTAGTGTAAATAACATATTTCTTGACACTCCTGGCAATCCGCATTATAATAGTGTTGACAGCGAAAACATTAGAAATACTGTTAAAAAAGAATTCATTAAAAAATATTTTCCGAAAGAATTCGAATTTGTTCGTAAGAATAGTTAAGCAATTACGGTATGTCGCCGTTTGCATATAGATCTATATTTTTTATAAGGAGGACATAATTATGTCACAATATTTAAAACAAAAAGTAGAAACTCTTAAAGATGTTTCCCGTAAAGACTTCATGGATGCAATGATGGACAAAGAATTAAACAAAGACTTCGATATCGATTTTGACGGTAAAACTCTTGATGCATCCGGCATGATCGTTATTCCTCGTGACCAACGCGAAGTTAATGCTACTGTATCTTTCCATGATCGTAATCACAAAGCACATGTAGGTCTCGTATTCAACGAAGACTTCTCTGTCGAAGTTCGTGGTGATTTCTATGGTTCTGGCACTAATATTAAACAATTCAGTGAAAAACTTGGTATGATCTATAACTCTTATAAAGTAGTTAAAGCAGCTCGTTCTGCTGGTTATATGGTTAATATTATTGCTCAAAGTAACCAAGAAATTAAATTGGAATGCTTAGCATAATAATTTAAATAATAATATGCGGGGACTTGTTCCCCGCTATTTCTATCTTTAGGAGGCTTTCAAATGAAAAAAATCGAAGTTACTATTAAGGCTGACGGTACTGTTGAATATGAAACTCAAGGTTTCGTAGGTCAAGCTTGTCAAGAAGAAATTCAAAAAATTATGTTGAACGGTAAAACCGAAGAAGATTCTAAGAAAAAAGAATTTTATGATGGTGTGCCTGAATTCATTAACAATATTTAATAAATTATAAGAGCCGATAGATTAATTTCTATCGGCTTTAATTATTTAGGCATATAGCCTATAATTATAAATAAGATATATACCTAAGTAATTAAAATATTTAGAGAGGATTATACTATGTCAGAATTATTAAAAAACTTAAATGAACAACAATTACCTGTCGCGAAGAAATTTGAAGGCAAATTTATCGTTAACGCAGGTGCTGGTTCTGGTATTGAAATTTAATTATAAAAATCATTGCCGTCTAAGATCAACTTCTAAACGAAGATCTTAGATTATTAATGGGGAATTAAGCTGGAAGGCTAAGTGCGAAAGCATATGCTAATCAGAGTCCGAAGTTAATAAGTAAAATTATTAACAGGCGCAACGCGTAGAGATTGAACCTTTATTTAAATAAAGAATATAATATCTCCAAGAGGCCCCATCACTTGTTTAGACTTTGTCCTTTTAGGAAGAGATGAAAAGGTACGCTAGGCTGGACTAGAATTGACTAGTCGATGAAAATGAAGGAAACTTCCAGAGGTTGAGATAAAAAGCTCAACGATAATAACTATCTGAAAACTAGCACTATCGTTACTCGCACAGCATATATGATCGAACAAGGTATTAATCCTGGTTCTATTCTTATGTTTACTTTTACCCGTAAAGCAGCTATGGAAATGAAAGAACGCATGATTGCTAAAATTGGCCCGCAAGCAAAAGCCGTTACAATTTGTACTTATCATGCTTTTAGTTCTATGTTGCTTCGTCGTTTTGCTTATCTCGTTGGCTACGACAAAAACTTCACTATCGCAGATAGCGAAGATACAGAAAAAATTATTAAAGATTTCTGCGGTAAAAATTCTAAATTATACGATATCGCAAAAACTCAAATTCCTGATTGGAAAACTCATGGTATTACAGTCGACGTTGCTCGTAACGATAAAACGATTCAAAACGATCATTTCACTGTATTCTTGGTTTACGAAAAATATCAACAAAAACTTCGTAATGATAACATGATGGACTTCGGTGATTTAGCAAATTACGGTCTAGAACTAATTAGCAAGTACAGCGAAGTTCAGGAATATGTTTGGAATAAATATACGTATGTCATTTCTGACGAGTTTCAAGATAGTTCCCGTAAAGATTGGGAATATATCAATTGGATTATTCGAGAAAATGGTAATTTATGCGCAGTAATGGATAATAACCAAAGTATTTATGCATTTCGTGGCGCCGACATTGATTTTATTTGTGAATCTTTAATTAAAGATGGATTTGAACAATACGTTCTAGAACAAAATTATCGTTCTACGTCTACTATCGTAGAAGCTAGTAATGCTGTAGTCGACAACAATCCTAAAATTATCGACAAAAAAGCCTTCTCTGAACAAAAAAAAGGTGCCCCTGTATTCATTAAAGAAGTTAAATCTGATAAAGATGAAGCTAATTATATTGTTCGCGGTATTAAATCTTTATTGCGTAATGGTTTCGAGTATAAAGACATTGCTATTTTAGCTCGTACTAAGAAACAGTTTGATTTAGTCGAAAAAGCTTTCTTACGTAACGCTATTCCTTACGATTTAATCTCTGGCGTACAATTTTGTACTCGTAAAGAAGTTAAAGACTTATTATGTGTATTAAGATTGTTATTAAATGAATGTGATGAAGAAGCATTAGAACGTATCATTAATATTCCTAAAGCCGGTATCGGTGAAGCTACTTTTAATAAATTAATGGTAGGAGAATCTAATAATGTATTAAATAAAGCCAATTCCAATCTTAACGACATTAAAGGTAAGGCATATGCCGGCGTAAAAACATTTTTATCTAAATGGAACGAACTTAAAGCTTATGCCGAAGAAAATGTATTACCAGGTCTTATTATTCGTAAATACTTAGAATTATTCGATTATCAAGAATCTCATGTTCAACCAGTATATGGTAACACTATGGAACGTATGGTTAATGTTCGTGAATTAATTCGTGTAGCCGACGCTTTCGAAACAATCCCGGAAGTTCTTGAAGCTACTATGTCGACAAGCTTGGATGTCGAAATCGATGAAGAGAAGAATGCAGTAAGCATGATGACTATTCATGCTTCTAAAGGTTTAGAATTCGAAGCTGTATTCATTATCGGCGGCAATGAAAGTCTATTTCCTCATATGTTCTCTTACGATGAACCACACGGTATCGAAGAAGAACGTCGTTTATGGTATGTAGCTATGACTCGTGCTAAAGAAATGTTGATGATTAGCTATTTTAATTATTGCGTAATTGGTGGCGTGCCTAAACGTATGCAACCAAGCCGTTTCGTTAAAGAAATTCCGTCTGAATATAAAGTATTTAAATCTTACAACAACGAAACTCCTAAAGTCAAAAAAGTAAATGAATTGAACGATGTATTCTAATTCCTTGGTAATATAAATAGTGCCAACAAAAGTTTATGTTTTGTTTAAATAAGGATTAGAATTATGTTTACATTTACTTCTTTTGTAACATGGATTAAAGAACATAAGAAGCTTGTATTTGCGTGTTTGGCGGCGATAGCCGTTTTTGTTACTATCCTTACATGGGGAGTAAGCCTTAAACAGAAATACGATCAATTACAAGAAAAATATTATGACGATAAATATCATGTTACAACGTATAGCTTAGAAGATCAGGCAAAGCTAAAAGGCGGTGCCAAATTAAAATTCGAGAACGAACGAAGAGATTTAATTTCGCAACGTAGTACTCCTGTTGTACAAGAAATCGTTCGTACTCAATATATTCAAGGAGAACAGCCAGTAACTGTCGTAAGAGAAGTTCAACATGTTGCTCGCGGTGGACGTTCAGATTATATTTCTCAAGATACTCAAAATAAGATTCAAGAAAAATCTGACGAAACTAAAATTATCGAAGAAGAAAAATCTGTCGACGTTTATAAGATCAACCATGAAAAGAACTTAAAAATTAAAGTCGGTGCAACATATCTCGACAATAAAGCTTATGTGAACTATGGCGTTCAATATAAACGTGTCGAAGGTATTGTGCATACAAAAGATATGAACCCTGCTCACATCGATGGTGGCACTATCATGTGGACAGCTTATCAACGATAATGTGTGATATTATTAATCCTGGTCTTGTTCTAAATGAATATATAAAATCGTGTGGATATAATATAAAAGATTTTTCTAAGCTATTAAACGTAAGCCCGTTCGAATTAAAAAGAATTTGTAACGGCAAAAAAGATATGCCATTTTGTATGTTAACTAAATTAAGTTTACTTACTAAAGTACCATACCGAGAGTGGCATGACATATTCTGGGAATATAAAGCCTATAAGTATAGTCAATTGATTTTAGATAAATTCCCAGCGAGTTTTAAAAATAGTATCAACAAATTAGTAGGTTACGATTAAGACGGCCCCTTGTGGGTCGTCTTTTTTATTTTTAATAAGGATATTTAGAATGAGCAAAAAAGATAAAAAAGATAAGCTTAAAATTGATAAAGAAGAGCTTATTAAAGTATTATATTCTGATGGTATCGAAAAAATGCTAGATATCTTAGAAAAAAAGATAAAAACTGCATATAAAAAAGGTTATAAAAAAGGTCAAAAACATACTTCTTATGAAGATGGTTATAAAGACGGAGAATCTAAAGGTTTTAGCGATGGCTATAATGATAGTAATACAAGATATACGTAAGGAGAATTATAATGGATAGAAAACATGCTGCTGGCTTATTAATTGAAAATGGTATTGATTCAATGATTTGGTGGGCTGAACGAAGAATTAAAAAATCTTACGATAATGGCTATAAAGACGGATCTAATTCTGAAGAATATAAAAAAGGATATAATGATGGATATTCTAAAGGTTATGATCGGGGCTGTTAAAATTAATGGAAATTTTTTACGATCATAAATTAAGAAAGAAGCGAATAAAAGAATTCGAATATTTTGCCGATAAGTATAAAAATAGCTGTGATCTTGAGATTATGATCGGAGAGACTAAAAAAGATTCTGTATACGGAGAATCTATTTTCTTCGAGAATGGTCCAGCTATTATTAATATTAATTTCGATGCTGGTGAAGTCGAAGATACTTTTATTCATGAGTTAGCTCATTGTATTACAAGAGAACGAACTCACAATTTAAATTGGCGAAGAAAATATAGAGAATTGAAAGGTAAGATTTAATATGCAAAATTCAGAAATTATTCTTTCAGGGTCTCTTTTTATTGCTTTAATAGGATTATTTTTTAATGCTATTTATCTTATCTCAAAATTAAATCAAAATAAATTTTCTAAATATATAGAGCATTTTTCTATTTGTATTATGTTTTTGTCATATGGATTTTTAGGAATATTAATTGTCTTATTCTTAATTGGAATAATAACAAAAATAACAATGGTTTTGTTAGGATATTAGAAAGGAGATTGTATAATGGCATTTATTGACTATGGTTGCTATATTTGGAAAAATGATGAACTATTATTGCCAAGAGATCAATATGATAAAGCTGAAGAATATATTAATTCTTTAAAAGAAAAAGGATACTCTGTAGAAGCTTTAGATAAAGATGCTAGGCTTATCGATGGTCATGGAGCCGTCTTCGGAAAAAACTTTGTTTTATCTGCCTTAAAAGATGATTGTTGCTTTATAACGTTAATCGATCATCGAAATAAAAAGCTGATACCTAATCGTTTAGATAATCTACTTAATCAAGATTGTGGAATCATATGGTTAAAATATCGAGATAAAAAAGAATACACTATTAAATATGAGAATGAAGATGTTCATGTTATCATGACAACAGAAACTCCTGGTATTAAAAATTACGATGGACGATTGTGTAAATATATCATTACCGATAAAGAAACTAATGATGAATATGTTATTATAATTGGTGCTCAATACGGTACTAATGCTAGTAGCTTAGAAGATATTTACGGCGCTTATACACATCCAGATGGTGAACCAGTCGAATGCGATGTTCTACGAGAGCAAAAACTATATGATGATTTCTTTGCCGTATTTAAAACTTTAAATAATAAATATGAAAGAGAAGAATTCTTATGGAAGTCTTGGGAGTGGCCATCTCCATATTTTAGCGCGTCTCGTTATTTAGAAATTAGCAATTATAGTTTTGGCCGAATTCGGAATCGACAAAAAGCGTTAAAATTACAAGGTCATATTCGTCCATTTATGAAATATGATTGTGTTCCTATTAAATTTAAATACCGAAGGAGATTAAGATAATGCTGACTAAAGAAAAATATTTAGAAATCATTGGAGATATTGCTGCTAATATGATAGATTGGCTAGATGAAGAGCATAAAAAAGATTATTATGCTAAAATTCATGATCCTGCCTATTTCCATATTCGAAACAAATTAGATATAATTCTTGGCATAGCTACGGATGCTTATGATGAGTTCGATTATAATAATATGCTAGATATGGAAAAGAAGTCTAATGGAAAAGTTAAATAACGTATCGATAATTAGAAAAACTGTCGGCCAAGAAATTTCTTTCTATTATATAATAAAAGAATGTGGAATAACTCGTTATCTAAAAGTATCTTGGTCCGATTTGACTAATTTAGACGATAAGAAAATTAAAGAACTTAATAAAGCAATTAAACATAGTATTACTTATAAATATATCCGAGGCATTATACCAAAAGAATATTATGACGGAGTGAAGCAATGTTTAGATTAACACCGCTACAGATTAGTGACGATCTTAAAAATGGGAACTGTATTATTGTTGATGGCTTTTATGTGTATCGAGATAAAATAGTACAATTTACTCGTCATTTTGGTTATACTGTTAATAAAGGAACATATGACCAAAGGCGAGGTTATATCGTAATGAGAAACTCAGATAATAAGCGTTTTGCTGTGTCTCATTTAAAAGCTAAAGCTTTTTTAGCTGAAGGAAAACCAATATATTCTATCAGTTTTAAAGATGGAAATAATAAAAATACTGATTTAGATAATCTTATTGTAAAATATAAAAAAGAATCTAGGCATTGTAAAGACTGTGGAACTTTACTTGGACCTAATAGCAAAGGCAATGTTTGTTTAAAATGTAAACAAAAATTATCAGAACAAGATATTTGCTCAAAACAAGAGCTTAAAGAAAGAAAAGACCGAATGAAATATGTCGATTTAAATTCTTTAGATCCTGTTCGAAAAAAAAGAGCAGAACTCTATTTGGAAGGACATACTTTAGAATATATTGCTAATCAATACGGAGTATCGAGACAAGCAATTTCTTATAATTTACAACAAATTATTAAGTCTGGCTCTAAAAAAAATAATATTAAAGCAGAACTTAATATGTATCAATTAGAAAATGAAAGACTTAAAAAAGAAATTGCTAGTCTTTCCGAGCTTGTTAATAAATACATTAAAAATAACGAAGATATTCAATCTAAGGTCGACACTTTAATCTCTTTAGCAAAAGACCTTAATCAAGAGAATCTTCGATTAAAGAATTTTGTTAAGAAACATAATAAAAAATTGACAATGACTAATTTTTAATGTATATTAAATGTATACTATTTTTGTTTTTAATGGAGGAAATCCACATGACTAAAAAAGAAATTGCAGCAGTACTTGTCGAAAAAGAATTGGTGGCTACTAAAGTTGCAGCGGAAGCTATTGTATCTGAAGTATTTACTACTATCGTTAACGAAGTAGCGAAAGGTGAAAAAGTAGCTATTTCTGGTTTCGGTTCTTTCGAACGCGGTGAACGCTCGGCTCGTGAAGGCCACAATCCTGCAACCGGTGAAAAAATTCACATTGCAGCAACTAAAACATTTAAATTTAAAGCATCTAAAACTGCTAAAGACGCAGTTAATGCGTAATTAATTAATTAGCGGTATTCTATTAAGGATGCCGCTTATTTTTTAATAGGGGGATTTTAATGGCAAATGAGTCGAGCTTTTATGGCGATATTACTTTTTATCATAAAGGTTTAGAAGATACTCCTAAAAATCGAGAAAAGTTTAAAAAAATTATTGAAGAGTTCTATGAGGTATATCCTGGATATTACGGTAATACTGATTTAGGCTCTAGCAATATTGAAATCGATGAAGATTTTGATTATGTTCATTCAGAACCTTTAAATTTTTCTTCGATTGGTAGATGGTCATATGAAAATAGTTTTAAATGGATATTAAGCTTTAGTCAAAAAGATATCGAAGACGCTAGTGCCAAAATGCCGATTACTTTCGATAACATTAATGATTATGTCGGTTTTGGCGCCATTGTCGAGGGCCGCGATTTTGAATCTGGTTGTGAATATCTAGCTGATTTTAAAGGCCAAATCGAAATTACAGGCATCGAAGAAGTAAACAACGAGATCAAAACGGTATCGACGATTATTAATAGCGAAGAAACTGTATTAGAGTATACAGCTGAAAATATCAATAATCATGAAGACAGTTTTGATTATTTCGATTTTAAAACTCAATATGGTTTAGAAATGTTATTTGAATATATTCAAGAAAATGATGGTATTACATGGTCATTGATTGAAAAGTATGCTCCTAATCTTGTTGATGTTCTTGAAAATACTGATGACGATAAGTTAACAAAAGTTTTTGAGATTATGATAGAAGTCTTTAAAAAAGCAAATATTACTGGAACATATTATCTTGAAGACTTTCAGTTAGAAGAATTCAGAAAGAATAGAATCTTATATTCATGGATATCGGATAAAGACTTTGAAATTATTTTTAGTGATATTGACAATAAAGCAAAGGAAATAATGAGTTAAATAATATGTCAGATGAATTGTTGAAAAGACTAAGAACTCAAAGAACTACTATAGCATTTAAAAATGGTGATTTTTCTAAAACATTCTTTGATTTAGTCGATGAAAATGAAAAAGATAATCCATTATTATTTGATAATAGTCATAGCAGTGAAAGACGTTGCTTTGGTTATTCTTATAAAGAAGATGTTGGATTTTTCACTAAGGTATTTACATTTAAAGATTCTAAATATAATGAAGAAATTAAGATTGATGTATCTATTTATAACAATGTAGTTGTTATCTCTTCTAGCTCTAATCAAAATAATATTATGGGATTATTATATCAATATAAAGAGTACTTTATTAGAAAACATTATAATAAAGTTATGTTGATAGAAGAATTTGCTACTATGTAAAGAGTTTATTATGTTTGAATATAATAAAGAAAAATATAGCTATAAGAATATTGTCGATGAATTATTATTTGATAATTCTAGCTACACATGGAAAACAACTTTGTTAGGCTTTGGTGACGCAGAATTCTATCCTAATCGTATCGAAGAAAAAGGACTAGAAATTGCTTGTTATGGTAAGGGTATTCGTCCGGGCCAATTAATAAGAACTGATAGTATTTATTTATCGGAACAATCTGCTATTCAACATGAAATAGATATATTAATAGATAAATTACCAACAGAAGAAGATAAAGATGATTTATATATTTTGTTAAATAAGAAAGAAACAAAATGAGAGTCACAAAAAAAGAAATTTTTGTAAGAAATTCAAATCAATGGTTTAATAGCTTTAAAAATACATTGTTTTATCAAGTCCTTGAATTTTTAATTCATACCACTGAAAATGAAATTGATTTTAATAATGGTATTAGAATTTTAAAAAGTGGCGACAATAAAATATTTTTTGAGTATGTAGCCGATAATGAGTTCCATAAAAAAACAGTAAATGATATTATTGAATTAATGAAAGAAAAGGAAAAAAATCATGAATAACAAAATTTTATTAACAGGTTTAGTATTGGCGTCTTTAGCAAGTACATCTATGGCAGCAGGTATTAATAACACTGTAGATCCAAATGCAACAGGATACGGTGCTGAATCATATGGTAAAAGCAACACTATTACTGCAACAGGTACCTCATCTTTTGCTGTTGGTTTTGAAAATACTGTAAATGGTGCTAACTCTCTTGTATACGGTCACAACAATAAAGCGACCGGTGCAAACAGCTTCGCTGGTGGCGAAAATTCCGAAGCAAAAGGTTATAGCAGTGTGGCGATTGGCTCTTCTGCACAAGCATTATCTGATTATACATTTGCCATTGGTTCTCAGGCACGAACTAATGGAGCTAACACTGTTGCTGTAGGTAATGGAGCATACGCTAGTAATACCAACGCACTTGCTGTAGGTTATAGTACTGCCGCAAGTGGTAAAGATTCTCTTGCATTTGGTTCATTTGTTAAATCTAATTCTGATAACAATGTAGCTATTGGTACTTCCGTTACTACTAATAGTAATGATAGTGTTGGTATTGGTACCGCAGTTACTACTAAATCTAATAATAGTGTTGGTATTGGCAACAATGTTGTTAATAACCTTAGCAATAGTATTGGTATAGGTAACGGAGTTGCTACTGATTTTAATACTATTGGTATCGGCAATGGTGTTGAAACTAAGGTTCAAGACACTATTGCTATTGGTAACGGAGTAGTATCCAATGGCGAATCTTCAGTAGCTATTGGTAATGGTATTCATGCAGATGGAGTTAAAAGCGTAAACATTGGTACAAACGTAACGGCTAAAGGTGTTTCTTCTATTGTTGTTGGTCGTGATACAACTGTAAATGGTGATGACACTACAGTTGTAGGTGCTAATAATGGTACTGTTGACGCTGGTCAAAGTGTTATTGTTGGTTATAACAACAAAGTACTAGACGGTAGCAAAGAACAATTAGTATATGGCAGTAACTCCTCGTCTAAGCATCAAGGAGCGATTACAGTCGGTACTCACGCTCAAACATTAGCGATTGATGCTGTATCTCTTGGTAACAACACATTATCCGAAGTTCAGAATGGTGTTGCTCTAGGCACCAATTCTACAACTGACGAAGCTGTATCTACAGCTAGTGCAGTTATTAATGGTCGTAATTATACATTTGCTGGTGGTACTGCTAACAGTACAGTATCTGTAGGTACTAATGGTAAAGCTGGTCTAGGTGGTGTAACTGAATTCAAACGAACTATCACTAACGTAGCTGCAGGTAGAATCTCTGATACATCTACTGATGCAATTAATGGTTCTCAACTTCATGCAGTTGCCCAAGAGGTAGGTCGTAATGGTCAGAATATTAAAGACCTAGCAGTAGGTGTTCAAATGCTAGGTGATGTAGTACAAGATAATGTTACTAATATCGCTGCTAATACAGCACTAGCTAATCAAGCATTAACTGAAGCTAAAAAGAAACCTACAGTACACTCTGGTATTAATACTAAAGTAGCTGCTGCTACAAACTCTGACGGATCTATCTCTTATACAGTTAATGTTAATCGTGATTTAGATAACCTAAACTCTGCTGGATTTGGTCGAGTAACTGATCCAGTTCACTCCGTGATTACTCCTGACAAAGCTCACTTCTTCAATAATGAAGTTAATACATCCGTAAGCTCTGATGGTGTAAAATTAGAGAATACAGATAATCTTGATACAGCATCCTATACTATGGATGGTATGCAAGCATCTAGTAATGGTAAAGATATTCGATTCTCCACTGATGGTATTACTGCTGGTGGTCAACAAATCAATAATGTAAAAGCAGGTGTTGCAGATACTGATGCAGTAAATGTATCTCAGTTGAATAAGCTAGAAAAATCTATTACTCCTAAAATTGATGCATTAAATACTACAGTTAACAATCATGAAGTTCGTATTACTGACCTAGAAGGTAATAGTGCTAAAGTAGCTAAACAAGTAGATAAAAATACTAATGATATTAAATCTCTTGATAATAAAATCGATAACGTAGGCTCTAACGTATTAGGTCAATCTAAATCTTATACCGATAATCAAGCTGCTAAAGTTGGCGCTAATGCTGCCGCTTTAAGTGCATTGCATCCATTAGATTTTAATGCCGATGAAAAATGGCAATTTAGTGTAGGTTTCGGTAACTATAAAGGTAAAAATGCTACTGCTTTAGGTGCTTTCTACCAACCTAACGAAAATGTATTGTTAAGTGTTGGTACTACTTTAGGTACTGGTGAAAACATGGTTAATGCTGGTGCTACTGTTCGTTTTGGTTCTCATAGCTCTATGACTACTAATAAACAAGTAGCTGTCGCTAAAGAAGTTCAAGATCTCAAATTACAATTAAGTGCTATTTCTCAAAAATATGATAACTTAGTTAAAAATCTTTCTGCTCAAAAAGCAGGTCAAGATGTAGACTTCGAATATAGCGATCTTCCTAAAGACCATTGGGCATATGATTTCGTTAAGAAATTATCCGATAAAGGCTATTTGAATGGCTATCCTGATGGTACATTCAAAGGCGATGCTAAAATGACTCGCTATGAATTTGCTGCTGCTCTTTGGAGAGCTGTAAATAACGGTGCTATTATCGATGCTCAAATGGCTAAAGCTATTAAAGAATTTGAACCAGAACTTGAAGAAGTAAATAAAATCATGCGTTATCGTATCGATACTGTAGCTGGTAAAGATAATTCTGTTCATAAAACAGAACGTTTGCGTGTTAACAAAAACGACGATCCATTCACTCATATGAAGCGTGATGATTACGGTACTAAAACTTATACTAATAAATAATTAATTATATAGCCTCCCTTAATTGGGAGGCTTTTAATTTAAATAAGGTGAATTTAATATGTATATAATCAATTTACATAACAGATTATCTGGTTTATATAGAACATATATTATAGACGAAAATGATGATTTAAATGAAAAATTATCTAAATTTGAAGAGCGTGTAAAAGAAGAACTTCTAACTTGGTATGAAGATGATTATTTAAAATTTAGATTTGAAGTAATTGATACTCAAAATGAAGATATTCGAAATATCATTTGGAAATCTAAAAAAGGATTTTTAGAAGCATGTTCTATCGAAAAATATGTTCGTCATTTAATCAATAAAGAAACATATCAAATTTGGATTACGGATTATGAAAATGATGGAAGCATTTGTAAATTTGCGAATTAACTATGTTTATACATGATCATTATAAAAAATTAGCAATAGAAGCTATTAAAAAAGATCTTAAAAATTTTAATGAAGATTGTTTAGAAGAAATTGCTTACAATGAAAAAGATTTTAATAACCGTATTTTTGTTTTTAATTATAGTAGCGATGTTACTTATTTATATGTCGTAACTGTTCATCCTGATAAATCTGCTGATGTTGAACATTATTACAATGAATACGGTTATTCTGTCGTAGATGGAAAGGTCGAATAGATGAATGCAAAAATAATTCAAGAATTTAAAGGTTCTATTAATGGCATCGAAATTACCGATCGTGAAATTTATATGGAATGTGAATATATTCTCGATGAAATCGAAGATGTTCTGAGCATAGAATTACCGACATCTTTTATTAAAGATTTTATTCAAGTATATGAATATGTATTTTCTAATGTAGAACCACAATATGCTCACGAATTAAAGTCTGATATTATCTTTTCTTGGAATCAAGAAATTACAGACATTAAAGATTTAGAATTTAATCTTGAAGAATATAATGATCCTTGTCATTATTTCGCAGAATTAAATAAAAAAATTAAAGATTGGAATAATACGTATGGTAAATATCCTAATGATTTAAATTTAAAGAAATAGAAAGGATTTAAATAATGGATCCTATTATTAGCCCTTGGACCATATTTTGGTTGCAAGCATTAATTAATTTAGATGGTTTTAATCATTTTGCCTTTTTCTTTATTCTGTTTTTCGATGCTCTTTGGCTATTCAATTTTATTGTAACTAAAGATGCAATTGATGCATATAATTCATATCTTGAAGTTGGTTATAAAGAACTTAATTATACAAGTATGTCTAAAGAAGAAGAATATTTAAATGCAAAAAAAGAAATGGATCTTTTGAAAAAATTTAAAATTCCTTTGATAGTGTTAACTATTTTTAGTTTTCTTTGCATTATCTTTATTCCTTCTAAAGAAATGATGATTGCCATCATTGCCTCTAGCTATGTTACACCAGATAATATTAATGCCGCTAATGAAGTATTCAAAAGTAATCTAAATGATTATGTGAATATTATTGCTGATGCCATCAAGAAATAAAATTTGAAAAATGCTTATGAAAAATATAATTAAATATATTTTAATTTCTTTAGTTTGTTTAATATCTGTAGGTTGTGGTCAAGATACACCTAATCCTGTTGTATATGAAAGTCCATTAAGTAAAGTAGTAGATGCTCGCAATACTGATATTATTAATAAGTTTAATAATGCAGTTGAAATTACTGTTAAATACGATATGGATAAAGAAACAGATTCTTTTGTTGATGAGTCTATTAAAGATATGGAGTATAAAGGATATCTTGTATCTAGTAGAAAAATAATTGAATCAACTAGAATTCTAAGTACCACTCCAGATGTATTGCATACAGTCGTAGAATATCAAATTATTACATACAAGAAAGAAAATTAATATATGGCAAATTGGGCAGTCGGAAAAATGAATATTCGTGGCTCATTTGAAGACATGAATAAGTTCGTTCAAGAAAATTTTATCGATAATATAATTATCGAAAATAAAGATGGCAGCATAAAATCTGAAACAAAATATAATTATGAATTAGATTATTCTTTTGGTATTGCAGAATTTGTACAAAAAATAGATGTTCGCAATAAGAAATCATGCCTCGATATTTTGAATATTGGCGAAGCATTTCCTCCTAATAATATTTATAAAGTTAATGTTTCCTATAATCATATAGAAGATATTTGCTATATAAGCATGATCATGTCTCATCGATATGATATTGATACAAAAGCATTTGTTGCTTTATCTAAAAAATATAATTTAGATTTCAATACTGTCATTATCGATTGGAATGAATGTTTTGCTCATAAATTAAGAATTGAAAAAGGCGTTATTATTAACGATGAAGAAATTGAAGATGATGATGCTATCTATTTTGAATTCTTTTAAATAATGGAGGATAAATGGAAAGTATTTGGGAAGATGAAATAAGATTTAAAAGTGAATTAAAAAAATCTATTTCTAAAATGAATTTTAATTACTCAAAAAAGCCTTTAGTGTATATTAGTCATCCATTTTTGACTCATGGAAGTCCTGAAGACAATTTAAATGCTGTTAGTAAAGTTTTATCAGATTTGGTTTTAAGATATAAAGATCAATTTATTTTCATTAGCCCGATTCATAATTTTGGCACTCTTGATGGCAAATTAAATTATGAAGATGGATTGAAAATTTGCCTCGATCTTCTTGAACGCTGTGATGGTATTATCATGTGTGGTGATTATATCCATAGTAATGGATGTATGAAAGAAATGGAACTTGCTGTAAAAAAAGGCTTACAAATTTGGAAACTAGAGGATTTTAAATAACTATGCGAGATTTAATTATTATGCGTGGCTGTCCCGGGTCTGGGAAAAGCTCAGCTATTAAAGCTGCTGGCCTTGAAGCATATACTTTATCTCCTGATAGCATTCGTTTAATGTTAAGAGCTCCAGAATTAAGTATCGCTGGCGATGTCGGCGTTAGTCAAAAAGATAATGCCTTAGTATTCGAACTTATGGATAGAATGCTCGTTAATCGAATGAAAACTGGTTCTCCGACCATTATCGATGCTACACATTGTAGTTCTCAAAAGTGGCATTCGAAACAAATTAATAGATATAAAGAATTAGCTAAACGCTATAAATATCGATTGTTTTACTGGGAGCCTGAACGTCAGGATTTAGAAGTATATCTTCAAAGAAATGAAACACGGCCTAGTTCAGATTATGTTCCTGAACATATTATTAGAACTATGTATAATAACTGGGTTAGTACTAAAATGCCGTCTGGTATTACTAAGTTAGATACATTAGGATTCCGAAGTGATTTTGAAGGTTTAAATAAAGATTTATCTGAAGTTTATGATAAGGTAATCTGTGTCGGCGATATTCATGGTTGCAATACTGTATTAGAAAAATTAATTTACGACGAAAAATATAGTATCGATAACGATAAAAACTTATATATTTTTGTCGGCGATTATTTCGATCGTGGTATCGAAAACTTAGAAGTACTCAATACTTTATTCAAAATTCAAGATAAAAAGAATGTTATTCTTTTAGAAGGCAATCATGAAGCACATTGGGCTGACTGGGCCTTTGGTGAAGCCGATCAACGAACAGATAATGGAATGACACGTTTTAAGTTAACAACTTTAAAAGAATGGCAAAAGGAATATACTAGCGATAAAGAATTATCTAAAAAATTAAGAATCTTATATCGCGATATGATCCCGGCATTCTATTTTAAATTTGGCGACAAAAAATATTGTGTTAATCATGCTGGTTTAATGACTCAACCAGTTGATCTTATGGCGGCTGAACAATATATTAATGGTCATGGTGCTTATGAAAGTGATGTAGCGTCTTTCTATGAAATATGTTATGAAAGAAGCGATACTAAGATTAATCAAATTTTCGGCCATCGTGGAGCAAGACGTACTGAACACAATATTCCGTTAGAAGGTCAAGTCGAATTCGGCGGATACTTAAAATATTTTGTTTTAAGTAAAGACGGCGAAGAATATAACGGCATTCGAAACGAAGTTTACGATAAAAATTATATTGAGACGAATCAAAAGCTTCTCGAAGATTTTAAAGGTGAATATTATAGCACTGACGACTTCGAAGTAAATGCTATTGCCAATAGTCGACATGTAAAAGTTAAAAAATTACCTAATAATATTTTAAGTCTTAACTTTAGTGAAGAAGTATTCCATCACTCTATTTGGAACGATATCACTATAAAAGCTCGAGGTTTATTTGTCGATGCTATCACTGGCGAAGTTCTTGCAAGAAGTTACGATAAATTCTTTAATGTCGGCGAACGTAACAACAAAGAAGACGAAATTAAAGAATTACAATATCCTGTAAGACTTGCGATGAAAGAAAACGGCTTCTTAGGAATTATCAGCTGGGATCATCGTCGAGACGAATTGATTATCGCAAGTAAATCGACGACTGAAAAAGATCATGCTCGATATATTAAAGATGTTTGGAATTTAATTTCGGAAGATGTTAAAGAACAGATTGTTAGAATTCTCAAACAAAGCAATTGTTCAGCAGTATTCGAAGTAATTCATCCAGACGATCCTCATATCGTTAATTATCATGGTCGAAAACGTATGTATCTTTTAGATTTTGTACCGAATGTTTTACATCTTGCTAACGGTAGAAATATCGATCGAGATTTAAGTGAAGCGTTAAAAGGAGAGTTAAGTAAATCAATTAATTTGACGAACGAAGCTGTATTTAGTTTCGTTAGACAAGAAATAGTTTATGCTCCCTATCAGTTCGAACTTGGCGTTGAAAAGTTTGTTGGCGGTATGCAAGATATTGAAGGCTATGTAATAACTGATAATGCTGGCAAAATGTATAAAGTTAAATGTGATCACTATAATACTTGGAAGCGTCGTCGAAAAACATTCCAATCATTTAAGGAAATTTTATTCGATGAATCCATGCCAGAAGATATTAAATTATCCAAGTTAGATCATATTAATAAACGTATTGGTGAAAAGACTCCGGAACTATTTAATAAAATCAAAGAACAAGATTCTTTATTTATTCAGTTTTTAAAAGAAATGAATTACGATCCTAATTGTAATATCATTCAGTTAAGGGAATTGTATAACGACTATGTTAACAAGAGACATTAACTACAAAATTAGTCAGTTTATTGCCGAGGAAGAAACAATGTTAAAGAACCAATATTATACGACTCGGCAACAAATTCTTGACATTATGTCATATATTGGCGGCATTAAAAGATTGTTAAAGGTACATACAGATCATGAATGCATCAAACAAAACATGGAAAAATTACAAAAGCTTGAAAAAGCCTTGGAAAAAGTATACATACCGGAAACCTCAAGAAGACGGTATAAAGCTTAATGTTGCCGGTATTGAAATTTCAATAAATCAATTGAAGATTAAGATCTAAATAGTGTATAATAGTATTATATATTATTAAAGGTGGTGATAATCTGATAATTGATCATTTAAATAATGTTGTCGTTCCTCAAAATATTAATAAAGAAGATTTAAATAAAATTCTTTATGGGCTTGGAAAGACATCCGACTTTGTCGAACAAGGTAAATGGAAGGTTAACGATATTCATCGGTTGCTATTGTATTGTCCGAATTTTAGCATCGAAGGTATCGGTAAATGTAAATATGAGCTATACAACTATCAAAAGACAGCCGTTAAAGAACTTCTCGATATCGATGAAGGCAGCTTAATCGTCGCAAGTTGCGGGGCTGGTAAAACATTAATAGCTATCGATCTTTACTTGGAACTTTTAGATCGTAAGAAAATAAAAGGTCCAGGTTTGATCGTAGTTAAAAGTAGTTTAAAAGTTCAATGGTTCCATGAAGTTCAAAAGTTTAGTGATCTTATACCGAGTATTTTAGAAACTTCAGCAAAGGCTAAGAAAAACTTCGACAATCAGTTTGTTGGCGATTTACTTATTTGTAACTACGAAACGCTTAACGACGAAAAAGTTCGAGAGCGTTTATTGGCAATGAAATTAGAATATATCTTTGCCGACGAAGTACAATATGTAAAGAGCTATCAAGCTAAACGAAGTAAAAGCCTATATAAATTTAATAATGTAAAGTATACTTTCGGAGCAACAGCAACTCCGATTCAAAAAAATCCTCGAGACATATTTGGCATATATAGATTTATTAAAAAAGATTTGTTTACTAATATAAACAAGTTCGATAAACAATATGTTAAAAAGAATAGTCTTGGATATATTATCGGTTCTCGCAATGAACGAGAGTTAACCGATAAAATTAAACATAATTTAATTATCCGAACAAAAGAAGAAGTAAGTAGCCACTTACCTAAACTTGTCGTTGCTCAGAAGTTCTGCTCTTTAAGTAAGAAAACTCAAGCTATGAGTGATAAGCTTCTCGACGAGATTAAAGATCTTAAAGCGCAACAAGAAGTTATGCTCGAGCGATTTAACTCAGTCGAGGAAGCTAGAAAGAATGAAGAGTTTAATAAGATCGATAATATGATCTTAATGAAACAAACATTTGCTCAAGAGCTTACGATTAGCGATGAGTTATTATTACTAAGCGATAGTAAAGCGGCACAAGAATACGTGACTGGTGAAAAATCTGAAAAGATTGAATTATTCTTAGACTTAGTCGAGAGTATTTTAAGTGAAGGCGAAAAAGTTGTTGTATTCTGTAAGTATAGAACAGCACAAGGAATTCTTAAAACGTATTTAGAAAATCGTTTTAAAGAAATTCAAATCGCATTTATTAATGGCTCTCACTCAAGTGAAGAACGATATAATCAATTGCAAAAATTTAATAATACAAAAGAATGTAATGTCCTAATTGCTTCTAACGCTGGCGCAGAGGGTGGACAAATTCATGCCCTCTTTAAATTTCCTAAATTGACGGGGATCTCCTTAGAGCTTAATCTACTAACCATATATAGTGATATAATGTGGGGCAAGAGTAATTATCTTGGTAGAGTAAAAAAGATTAAGATTGGACAATCCGCAGCCAAGTATCTTTGGTGACAAAGATAAAGGTTCAGAGACTATTGAAAATATCTTTATAAGATATGAGTAAACAATGTATACATTGAACAGGAAATAATTTTTAAATAAAAAATTAAAGATAGAGTCCGATCTTGCTAGAAATAGTAAGTTAACACAAGAATGATGAATTGCCAATCGGCCAAGTATCTCATTGAGATGGAACCTGCCGACAGCTATTTAATTCAAACTCAGCGTCATGGGCGTATCGAAAGAGCTAGCAGTAATCACGATACAGTTTTCGTATATCAGTTAATAGCTACTAATAGTTACGATGAAATAGCATTAAAGATCGTGAATAAAAAAGAAGGATATCATTCTCGTATTATTAGGAAGGAATAATTAATATGTTAGGGTTTAATCTTATCGAAGAAGAAAAGAATTCTGAACTCGGTTTTACCGAAGAGCTTCAGAATTTCATCGACGAAGAGAATCGGAATTTAGCTGTCGTTAGCACTATCGATGAAGCGAATTATACCATTAGACGTATTAAAGAACTTCAAGAACAAAAAGAACACGATATTGCTGAAGCCGAAAGAATGTTAAAGCTTTACAAAGATAAAGTTAAAATGTTTATCGATAGTAAATGCAGTTCTTATGACTTCGAAATTGAACGGTTACAACAAATGTTAGAACCGTACATTCAGTCTAGTCTCGAAGAAACCGGTAAAAAATCTGTTAAATTTATCGAGGGTACTGCAGGCTATCGCAAGCAAGAAAAACTTATCGATCATGATGATGTCGAACTCGAAAAAGAAATTAAAGGTATTGACGATGAGAAATACTTTAAAACTGTTACTAAATTCTCTTGGTCTAATCTTAAAAAAGATCTTGAATTTGTCGACGGTAAAGTATTACTCAACGGTAAAGAATTAACTAATGTTCGATATGAAGATCGTGACGATGCTTTCTACGTTAAATAATTTAAAGGATAAATAATGAAATATACTACAGAGTTTATCCGTAAGTTGAATGAAAAAATAGACATTGTTAAGCTTGCCAATCAGTATACCAAAGTTCAAAAAGTCGGTAATCTATGGCAAGCTTCTTGTCCTCATCCCGATCATAACGATAAAACTCCGAGTTTTAAAATTTGGAATAAACATGGCGCTCAAACTTGGGCTTGCTTCGGTTGTCATGTCGGTAAGCAGAATACCGAAAAAAGGTTATTCGGCAGTAACGCTATAGCTTTTATCTGGTGGATGATGAACCACGGCGAAAAAAAAGCAAGCTTCCAAGATGCCATCGAGAAAGCAATTCAAATTACTGGATTAAAACCTCAGAACGAAGAAACTGCTTATCTTGAATCGAATGAAAAGGAAAATCAAGACTATATAGAAAATCTTAAGCATAGCGAAAAAGCTCAGAAGTATATTTTAAGTCGTGGATTGGTTGGCAGTGATGTTCGTGAATGGAATTTAGGTTACGATACTCGTGGTCGCATTACTATTCCGTTATATGACGCATATAATCATCTAGTTAGTTTTTGTAAAAGAGCTATCGACGATGAAGTTGCTAATAAATATTTTGTCGATAATAAGAATAAGTTCTTTACTAAGAGCCGTTATCTATATGGGTTAAATAAAATTAATTATAGCCTCGATTATATTTATTTAACAGAAGGCTGTTTCGACGTTATACTAGCGACTAAATATGGGCTACAAAATTGTGTTTGTACAATGGGCACCATATTAGACGATAAACACGTTAATCTGATTGAATCGACTGGTTTAAAACCTGTTATCGTATACGATCGAGATTGGCATGGTGAAAAAGACGTCGATCAAGCCATCGAGATGTTCGGTAAATATGATCTATATCCCGATATAGTTTGGCTCGATAAAGATAAAGATTTAGCCGATATGGCTAATATCTATAAATATGAATTGCCTGGTCTCATTAAGAATAGGCAAGTTCCATATTATCGGCACATACTTAAAGATTTTAGTAACGAATATGAAGATTGTCGCCAACGTGTTCTTAATAAATATAAAGATCAGTTGAGTATAGCAATGAGAAGCGTCGAAGAAGATTGTGCTGCTAAAGTAATTCTCGACAAAGAGCTTAAGAGGTATGGCCTATGATTAAGAAGATTAAAGCATGGTGGCAAAAACTCACATCAGATCAGCCTCCAATTCCTGAAGGATATTTCCGTTGTGAACAATGTGGTCAGCCATGTGAAGAAGAATATAAAATGGTATGCAGCAAATGTGGCAAAGTAATTTGTGACAACTGTGCTGTATACGATTTAGACACTAAAAAAATTGTTTGTCCGGATTGCTGGTAAACAAAAAATATGTTAGAATATACATATAGAATTGAATGCTAACATTAATGGCTAATGTTAGCTGTTAATGTTAGCAGGTGTCTATTATGAAAAAATCTAAAAAAGAAAATAAAAATAAAAAATTTACAATTGAAGTTACCGAGAATGGCGATATTCTTGTAACGACAAAAAATATCGATACAACATTACAAATGTATGAAATTCTCGGTCAAATTCAATATCATGTATTTAATGTAGATTCTAAATTACTCTAATCGTTAGATATGAGTATTTACGCAATTCATATGTGATGTGATAAGAGCTCCTTTATGGAGCTCTTTTTTATTAGAAAAAAGGAGGCCTGTATATGAACGATATTCAAAAATTCATTTCAGATTACTGCTATGATCGTTTAAATAAACTAGAGTTATCTGGTGAATATGTCGATCGTTTGCAGGACGAATTAAATACATTATTTAAACTAGAAATGGAAGAATACTTATTAATAGTATTCAACTATTGTAAATTTTGTCGAGATAAAAAGATCGCTACTGGTTATGGTAGAGGCAGTAGCGTCGGAAGTCTCGTTGTTTGGTTATTAGAAATCACGAAAGTAGATCCGATTAAATATAATTTAAGCTTTACTCGGTTTATCGGCGGCCATAAGCCTGACATCGATCTAGATGTAGATGCCGATCGAAGAGAAGAATTAATTAGTTATTTGTATCGCAAATATAAAGGTCATATTTGGCGAGTATATACTATCGATAAAAACGGCAAAAAACGGCTTAATCCTGTGAGTTACTGTATCGATAGACATAATACATACGAAGCTGAAGAAGTGAGCGGAGAGATGGCAATTTTGCAATCTGAGAGCATTCCTAAATATGATATATTAAGTTCTTCTGTCGTCGGTAAATATCAGAAGATTGTCGACGAACATAATATTAAAATTAATTTTAACGATACCGATGTATGGAAATCGATATGGCAATCTGCTAAAGGATTATTCCAAATCGATACAGATTATAGCTCTGCTTGCATTAAACAAGTTAAACCTTGCAGTATTGAAGAGCTTAGCGATAGCCTAGCGATTATTCGATCTAAACATAAAGATACGTATATAAAAAGAAAAAACGGCCAAAAAATTCTTTTAAAGGGTCCTTTATGGGATTACACTGCAAGAACATACGGTATCGCTGTATATCAAGAACAATTTATTCAAATCATGGAACAATATGTGACAGGAGAAAGCGCATATCGTTTAATGAAAGACAAAGATCATAAGTATCTTGAGAGCATCGAGAAGATCGCTAAAGATAATAATATTAAAGAGCTTATCGACATCTATCTTGATACGACATCATATAGTTATAATAAAAGTCATGGTATAGCTTATGCTTATATGATCTATATCGGAGCTTATTTGCGATATTATTTTAAAGATGAATTCTTTAAAGTCGAAGAAAAAGAAGAAAAAGTAATCAATCACCGCTGGAAAGAAGTTAAAAGCACTAGTAATTATAATAGTGTTTTTGTCGACGATGAGCTTATATTTGGTTTCGATATCTTAGTCAATAAAGAAACGTATCAAAAAATAAAATCGATCACTAAGAAAGATGTTTTAATTAAATTAAAATCTCTATCAGAAAAAACAGCCGTAAAATTATTAGCAATGGGTGTCTATGAAGATATGTTATATTTAAATAATGTAGACTGTGTTAATTGCTATTATGATTTTTGTGGCATCAATAAACGTTTAGAATATTTTGACAAACAAGGGGAATATTTAAAGTATTATGAAAGAAGCAATAAAACAATTTAATTCAATGTTTGCAAAATATTTTCCAGATTTAAAAATTAAAGAATATTATTTATGTCAAAGAGGTATCCGTTATTATTCTCAAGTTCTTACGCGATTTTTTATTGTCGATAGAATTTGTAAACGTCTTGATGTATTTGAATCAGACTATGACAATATGGAATTATACGAATATTTGGCAGCAATAAATTTTGCAAACGAAGAAGATAATGATCATGAGCAATTCGAAGAAATTTTGATGCAATATCTTGCGCAGTTTAATAACGATGCTATCAAAAAAGAATTTGCGACTCAAATTAAACTATATTCGAATTTTTTAGGCGAAAACTCATTGCATCGTTTTATCTTCTACCGTTCTGTAATCTGGGAAATATTTTCTGAAATTAACAATATCTGTCCAAATGTAAATGATACATTCATTAAAGATTTTACTAAAATTATTTTAGGTTTTTGCGATTATGAAAACATTAAATTTAATCCGTATAGTTTTATTAAAAATAAAATGGAGACTTCTGTCGATTTTTGGATTAACACAGATTACGATATTATATTATTTAAAAATCTAAAAAAGATTAAAGAAAATACGGATCCACTTTCGTTCATAAGTTTTTACTGTGATAAATTCCACGATCGACGTATTTGGCCTAACATTATTGCGGTTAATCCTCAACCATTAGATATTAATCGTGGCGAGAATAAATTTATTATTTTTGTCGATAGCAAAGTCGATATTACGAATGGAGAACTTATCGGGGAGCGAGAAGGTATAAAGGTATTTTCTCTTACCGATATTCCAGACTTTGTTTACAGCAATGCTAACTATGCTGATTATCTTGATGAAGCTATCGATATTGAATTTACGACAGGCGAAATTAAAGATAAACCATTTAATTCTTTATTACCGGTCGATAAGAAATATATTGCTTTGTATATGTTAAGCGATAAACTTAAAAATAAAATTGCTGGCAATTATATTGTCGGTGGTTCTAAAAAGTTTACTAACTTCGAATATATCGGTGATAATAAATTTAAATCGGTTGAGTCTGGCCGACCATATATCAACTATGTTAATAAAATAGAAAAAGGTAATTTGTATTAATGAAGATAGATATTAATCAAATTAAAAAGCTCTCCAAAAAATCTGGGAGAGCCTTTTTTAATTTCGATAAAAAATATAAAGATTTAACGGCCAAAGTATTTACAGATTTTAATACATTTATCTTATTAGATCTATATAGTACTGGCTCTAAATCTTACAACAAAAAAATAAAAGACACATTAGAGTATTATGAAAAGAATTATAATACTGATTTTCATATCGAATTACGGGAAAGCACAAAAACATCGACTAATAGTCTGATCGGTCTTCCGTCTGTAATGCATAGATTCTATGCTGAAACAAAAAATAAATTTTATGTTTTATTTTTAATCGATGGCATAGAAGAAAGTATTATCTTAGAATATAAAAAGAATTTTTCTCGAGTTGACTATATTCATGAGAATAAAAAAATACTTGTTTCTAACTATATTAAATTTTTAAATAAACACTCTAAAGGTTTATTCTTTAATGAAAATTTGGTCGATTTATTTTTCGATACAGAAGAAGCGTTAGTCTGTTCTTCTATTAAAGAAAATGAAGAACTCGGTTTTACGATCTTCAATTTTCCATCTAATATTTGTTATTCTGATAGTGTTAACGATATAGTTCAAAAAGCTGATGACGGCGACAATCCTGATTATATTCATGAAGGTATGTCGATTAACGACTTCATTTGTAATAATATTAATGAATTGTCGGCTACTGTAAACGATTCAACTAATATTACATTCGATCCGAGCAAGGGATTCGATAAAGAAGTACAAGCATTAAGTGATTATCTCGGTTATAAGCGAGATTTTAATTTGTTTACAAATCAAAAGAATATTATTAATGCTATGCACCGTCATCTTAAAAAAGAAAAAGCCGGTTTCTTAATTTCTCAACCAGGTACTGGCAAAACTAGTATGGCTATTAGTATTGCTAGTCTATGGAAAAATGGTTCAAATAAAAATGTATTCGTTGTGTGCCCGACTCATTTAATTAAAAAATGGAGTAAAGATATTAATATCTTAGCTCCTAATGCAAAAATATATGAATGCAATAGCACTAAAGAATATATCGAACAAATTGAACCTGAAATTACTAAACGATTATCGACTAATTATATTCTAGTTAATCCTAATTGTATTAAACAATCCGTGATTAAAACTAGAACGACGAGTATCGATTGTTTACGCCATACTAAGAATGTAAAAAGTAAAGGCAAAGAAAATGCTTCTGTTCGTAACGATCGCGGAAATGAACACATATACTTTCATTATCTAGAATATTTTTCTAGAAGTATTCATAAAAAAGGCGAGAAAGAAGAGCTTGTTTGTTATAAAGATTTCTTATCTGGACGAAAAATAAAAGCTTGCTCTTCTTTAATTGATAGCAAGAAAATTGATAGCAAAAATACTCAGTCATATAAAGTCTATAATTATGTCGAAGATCTCGATATTAAAGAGCAAGAAGCTTCTAATTTTGCAAGTCTTGACTGGTATATCCAACGTAGAGGTCGTCATAATGTTGATATGTTAATTGTCGACGAAATGCACGAATTCTTAACCGGTAGTGCTCAAGGTCATGGGGCTCAACGATTTGCTTCTTGTGCTAAGAAAATCTTAGGTTTAACTGGTACTTTATTTAATGGCTATGCTGAGAACTTATATAATATGTTCTTGTATTTCTATCCTGAAAAAATCAAAAATGAATACGATGAATATATGAAACAAGATCCAGAATTTCGTGGCGGCATGAAAAAGCAATTTAAAGATCGCTATAGTTATAAAGAAGTTGAATATACTCCTTATGATTGGCATACTCATAGAATTGAAAATGCTGCCGATTATGTAAAAATTAGTCACAACTGGGGCCGATATTTAGATCTTCAATTTATCGAAAAAGATAGACCAGGCGTTCTTAGTGCTAACGTTGAATGTACGATTAAAACAAAAGATGCTCCTGGTATTAATCCCAATATCTTTATTAAGTTATTAAGTAATTGTTGTGTATTCATGTCGATGGACGACGTTAGTTCTGAACTTCCGGCTTATAATGAATCTATTATTAAATGTGAGTTAAATAAAGAAAATCTTGAAGCCTATAATAATTTAATCGGCAACTTATCTAACGCTATCGTCCCGGCTCGATATAAACATCAAGAGATTAAAAAACTCGCAGCTTGGAGCGACAATCCATGTTTCATTGCCGACGATTATATCGAATATCGTGGCACCGGTGTTCGCGACAATCATAAGCTCGATGAATTAATGAAGATCATTAATCATCATGATCAGGAATGTGTTCTAGTATACACTTATTATGATACAAATAACGATATTAATAGTATTATCTATGATCGTTTGCAACAGGAAGGTATTAAAACTGCTATTCTTAAAAGCTCGACTTCTGCGATGAAGCGAATCGAATGGTTCGAAAAGAAAAAAGAAGAAGGCGTTCGTGTTGTTATCTGTAACCCTGGTATGGTTGATACCGGTCTAGACTTACTCGATTTTACGACTATCGTATTCTATGAACTAGACCAGAACTTCTTTACGATGCGTCAAGCAGCTCGAAGAAGTTATCGATTAAATCAGAAAAATAATGTAAGTATTTATTACATGTATTATGCTGGTACCGTTCAAGAAACCTTAATTAAGTTCATGGCCGAAAAACTTAAGAGCGTAAAAGTTCTTGAAGGCGATTTTGACGATGAAGGTTTAAGTAGTCTTGTAAGTGGCAATCAAGATAATACTAATGCTATCTATAAAGAAATGTTAGATAAAGTCGAATATGAAAATGATGACGACGTCATTTCTATTAATAAATATGCCGATAAAGTCGAAAAGATTGTCGATATGGATAGCTTTAAGCTCGATCGAATTATTCTAGCAAAGAAACCGTTAAAGAAACAAAAAATTAATCTTGATAACCAATATCATTTACTTCTTGACGTGCGTACTCGATTTGACCATAACCAAAAGTTATACCGAAATGAAAATTCGTACAAAAAAGAATTGCAGAATTTCGTATCCAATTTTTAATTTCGTGTAATATATAGTTTGACAACAGTCGAATTATAAATTATAATATAAATAAGAATTTAATAAAAACGTATTTACCAACTGGCTTGTGTATTCACAGGGATTGACGATGGAAATATGTCACTAGTTGCAACGTAAGAGTGCAAATATACATATGGAAACGTAAATGAATGCATTGTATTATAGAGTCACTGTATTTTTAAACTCTATAGTATGGACCCCGATGGCGCGGGTTACGAGCCTATAAAGGATATGAAAGCCTTGTCGTGATGATAATGCTATCCTGCTCTGATGAGTCAATATAGGTTAGGCGTAACAATGGTTGTGTGGTCGAGCGCATCTAGGAAAATCGACCCGGTGATCAGCTACATTTTGCAGGCCGATACTCGATCAATAAAGCGAGGGATCTGCAGTCGTTAACGATAGCGATTTGTGGTTGGATAGGATATGAAGGATAGCTATACGATACCGTTTATATCCCGGACCAGCAAGAGTAATTTTGTGTACTCAAGTCGGAACTAGCAGGATCAACGTCAGCGGGCAAATGGGATACAAGTCCGTATACAGCCTAAAGTAGCGAATGCACAAAACATTGCAGTTAAGATAAAGAATTTTAATTAAGTTTAGAAAGCTACCATGGTTAAATAAGACCCGGGGGGACTAGTCGTTCCTCTTAAATAAAATAAGAGGACACTCCTCATTGGTGAATACAGCAATAGGACGGGATCTACGATTGTGTGGAAACGCTAAATGTCGGGAAAGACTAGAGGTATACGTGAGTATACTACAGACTAATATCGTAGGAAATGATCAAGAGCTTTAGTAATAAAGAAACAATCATTTCTAGTGAAGCAAAACTATATAATATATATTTTTTACTAATTCGTGCTGCCGCACGGGATTAGTCTATATAAAACAGGAAAATAGAATATCTTATTCTATATACAATATTCGTGATTCTGAATCCTAGGATTCATTCGCTAAGAAGGTTTGATTCGACTGGCAGCTTGAAAGGTTTAGATAATGAGATGTTATGATTGCACACATAACGTCTTTTTAATTTGCAAACCTTTGCCAGTCGCTTAACGGTTTAAATAATGCGAATGAATCTTCTAAAATAAGCTGGCGGCGATTCCTTAATAAGCTGCAGCTAACGTTTCTCTCGCAGTATGATTATTATTGTATGGAATACGATATTCAAGCTATAAGATTGTGTTTAGTACTTACAAACGTTTCCTGTTAGGATAGGTTAAATAATATAAGCTATTATGATGTTTAAGCTAATTAGGATAAATAATCTGTTGCGATATTTAAGTTAATTAAGCTTATCAGGTTCATTAAGCTGATTAAGTTACGATACTTGTGTAATCCGATTTTTAACAGTTTCATACGTTACATGAATATCTTTAGATCGATAAAGTAATAATAATTTGTGGATTGGTTGCGATCTTAAGAAAACTTAATCTAATCTGCTTATATTAAAAGAATATTTAATGGCTATAGTTGCGCCCAAAAATAATTAGTGATATTTAATATTTAATTTATATTACGTAACAAAAATTTAAGATTTATGCTGCTAGTGTTTTGATAATTTACATACACACAACCTTTTACCTGGCAGCATAATATCTTATTTGAACAGATTATTATTTAAATAGTCTGCTGAAATAAGATGTTGTAATATATAGATGTTTCAGAATTAAATCTATATTATTTAAATAAAGGTGATATTATGCGAGATGCATATCAAATACGAAGAGTCATTTGGCAAGGCGACCGATTCTATTCAAGTTTAAGTGGCGATCAAATTCGCTATCCAGAATTCTTTATCGAACACGTTAATACCGGTTGTATTATGACGATGGAAGAATATAATCGTATTCGTAAAGGTCAAATTGAAGAAGCTTTTGTCGATCCATTTCCCGATAAAAATGCTTTTATGATTAATTACGTTAAAGATGGTTTAGAAGAAATCTATGACGATTTTAGTGATTCTCTCGACTATATGACTCGAGAAGATATTATCGGTAAAGATGCTGCCGATGGTAGAATATGGAAAGTTGTCGGCGGAGAACTTGTTGCAGTTGACGATAAAAAATAATCGTGCTATAATAATAGTGTAGTCAAGTGATACCTTTTTTTTCACATCCTTTCGATATGACTACAAAACAAGAGTGTCCTAGCATTCAACTCGACCACACACACCAAATGCTGGGATGCTCTTTTTTTATTCAAAAAAATATGGTATACTTTAATCAGTAATTAGTTCTTATTTAAATTAAAGGTATTATCATATGAATCTAGAAGATGCATGCAATTATTTAATCGATTTATTATTATGTGATCAGGACTCTTTAGAATATAAAGAAGCTGCTGAATATTTTAAAGCCCTTGAATGAGGGCTTTTTTTATGGAGAAATTATGAATTATATAGAAGACGTTATTCAGCATATCAAGGAACAATCGCCTAACGTTTCTCCTAAGAAACTGCGATACCTATTGTATTTATTATATGCTGATTATTTAACTATTACAGAAGATGGTTACGATGAATTATTTACTAGTGAATTCTATGTTGAATATAATGGACCAATGCCGTTAGGATATACATCGGAATTCGTATTATATGATACGGATGGAGATAGTAACCGATTAGATGACGGTTTTAAAGAATATATTAATGATGCATTATTTAACTATCGTATATACTCAGAAAATTTTTTAGAAAGAATGTCGAATCAATCTCTTGATTATGTTACGACTAAGAAGCATTGCCGAGATCATATTAAGATAATCCCGAAAGAACTAATTTGTTTAAATCAAGAATATAATCGTATCGTATACGAATGTTTTGAAGGGAAATAGTATATGGCTCAAATATCTCAATTAATAGAACAAGCTTGGAAATATCTCGGCACTAAAAATATTCCAGAAGTAGCTAGAGCTGCTTGGTTCGGTAATATCATGCAAGAGTCGACTTGGAATCTTCATGCCGATAATAATACTCATCGAGGTTTATGTCAATGGGATAAAGAATATCGTTGGCCACATTTTCTTAACGAGTTTAAAGGTAACGAAGATAATCTAGAAGATCAGTTAAACTTCGGTTTGTGGGAGTTAGAAAATGGTCCTTTAGAGTGGACTCCGGTTAATGGTGACGGTTATCCTAAGTGGCCCGAAATTAAACAGATGACCGATGTTGCACAAGCAACATTAGCATTCGAACAATGTTTCGAACGATCTGGTGGGGCTAACGTTCCAGAACGTCAAGGCTATGCTCAAATGATTTATGATCATTTCGTTAAAGGAACTCCGTTAAGTGATGATTTACTCGGCGAAGTACCTGCTTCTTCTGGTTCTAGCACAGGTGGTGCAGGCAGTAGCGGTGGTGTCTATAATGCTACAGCTCCTTCTGATACCGGTACTAGAAGTACGTTTGTTACTAAAAAGAAAACTCCTAAGTATTACGATGTTTTTAATGCTCAGAAATTAGCGATCGGCAAAACTCCGTGTCAACCTGTTTATCCCGATATTGTATCGGTATATAATCAAGTACCAGAATGGGCTCTCGGTAAAACGTTAGATAAAACGACTGCCGATAATAAAGAAGTTAAGGATGCAACCGAAGTTAAATCGGTTTCTCTTAAAGACGGTAAAACTGGTTTCGAATCATTAAGTACCGATAAAGTTACATTCGGTAAAGATAAAAAAGAAGATTCTAAGGATAAGCCTGTCGATAGCACGACAAGTGACGTTACTAAGACTAATGATAAGAATACTCCTGAAGCTAAGAAAGAAGATTCAGATAAGAAGCCTGAAGATGCCAAAGTCGAGAACAATACATTAAGTGCTCAAGATAAAAGTCCTCAGAAGTTAAATCCGCCATTGTATGCTTATGATACAATCGATGTTAACGACTGTTTTAACGTCGGTTTGCCGATTACGTCGGTAGCTGCTTACGGTAGTGAAGCTGCTAAATATCAGATGACTCGTATGCAGTCTATTGCACAACGTCAGATTCAATTCGATCCGACTAAACACGATAATGCCGTTAAGGTACCGACTCCTGGTATGGTACCTAATCCGACAGATCCGTTTCCGACAGATTTACGTATACGAGATTTAGAATTGCATATGCCTCGTATCGTAAAAGAAAGTATTAAGGCAACCGAGTTTGAATTGAATACGGCTAAAGCTCTTCTCGAGATGGGTGGCGACGTCGAAAAACGTATGGTTCAAGTCGAAAATCATTTGTCGACCGTAACACGTTACCTATTTAGATTAGCTAGTATTATCCCGATTAACGATATGTATTATGGCGGTAATACTCTTTATGAAAAGTATCGAGCTATTCGCCAGCTTACGGACGACAGAGTTGCCGACGGTATGCAAACACAGATCGATCAGTATATGACAAGTACTCGTATCGAACCGATTATCGGTCAAGTGTACGAGATCCTTAATCAGGTTGGCGCTAATCTTAGTGTCTTATTGGATAATAATCAGTTGTCGTATTCTAATATGAAACACTACTGTGATTTAATCGATATTAAACGTTATCAAGAGCCGTTAAAATTAGCTAATATTGCTGAAGGTGCATCTCTTACTAAAAGAGATCCTCATAAAGATCTTAAAGATGAATGGCCTGAAGGTTTTAAGATGGACTGGAAACCAGTACCTGTCGAAGAACAAGTTCCGATTATTAACTGGCGTCAGTCAATTATCGATGATGGATCTAAACTGATGAATTCTCCTTCGATGTATGGATCAGGGTTGGCTGCTGGTGCGGCCATGACTGGCGATACTAATAACTTATTTTATTTAACTGCTGAAGAATGCCTTAAATCACAGATTCCATTATTTAAAAAAGCAGCTGAATCTGCAGTGAGCAAAATTAATGGTTACAAAGATCAAGCTAAAAATATAGCTAAGTCTAAAGAGTCTTATGTTAAGATGGAAGAAGCTATTAAAAATGCCGGTGTTCATAAAGATATTAATACTGTCGTATTAGCCGTTCTTATGTGCCTATTAAATACTTCTGATTATGATGGTATTATTAATAAGATTAAAAGTGTTACTAAGAAGCTCAAAGATGAATCTTTAATCGATAATCCTTTGCTCGTAATGCTTGCTTATTATTATAACGATGCTTATATTATCGGCGATAAACCGACCAAAGATCCGACTACCGAACTTAAAAAGCATGAAGATCTTAAAACTCGTTTAGACTTTGTATATGCGTTAACAAATAACTCTGGTAATAATAATAGTGGCGGCCAATCTAAGAAGTATTTTAATCTCGATATTAAAAATCAAGGATCTTGGACGTTATCTCAATTCTGGGAACCATATACGATTAACGTTACCGGTAAGCGTGAAGAACCAATGGATCCGCATAATTCTTTAGAAAAACTTATTGAATTATGTGTAGCATATAAAGAATTATCTAAAGAGTTTTATGCTTCAGAATTCGATAATGATAAATGGGGCTTCTTCTTTGCGGCTCAATATATTCCTTCTATTAGTTTATCTGGTTTCCCTGGTGAAGTTCGTTCTAGCCATACACATCAAGGTATGGACGTCGTGTTTATCCCCGATTCTCCTAAGCCTGAGATATTATCGATATGTGACGGTACAGTAATGGATACTGACTGGGGCTATAACGCTGTAATGGTTAATGCTGCTAACGGAACGAATAAGACCATTGTATATATGCATATGGCACAGATATTCGTTAAAGCTGGCGATACTATTAAACGTGGTCAACCTATCGGAATAATCGGTGGCATGGGTCCTGATGGTCCTGCAACGTATGATGAACATCTTCATATCGAAGTATGGTCTGAGCCTAATCGTGGTGGCACATATGGTTCTATCGGTGATTTATATCCTGGTGTATTCCAAGATTACTGTAATGCGTATATGAAAACTGGCAGCCAATTAAACTTTGCCGATTTTAAAAAATAATACACTTGCATTATTTAAATAATTAATGTATAATAAAGTTGTATTTAAGGTTCTCCCATTATCTTAAATACAAGAGGAGTATCCCTGAGCGTCCCCCCGTGTTCAGGGACTTCCATGGCACCAACGAAGGTAATAGTCTTCATGGTGCCTATCATACTTTTCCTCCTCTATATACGCGTATGTAGATCGTGCGTAAACAAGACAAACCTCCTAAATATGAAAAATCTCTTAATAGCGTGATTCTAGACACACCCCATGTCTTCTGTTTAGTTTACCTCCCTTTCTATATAATAACTAACGTTTCATGATAATAAACTCCTTTCTCCTTATATAAATTGTCTTGTGGTCTGCATACGCAGCTCCTTAGCGGGATAGTCCAAATGGCAGAGACACGAGTCTCATAAGCTCGTCTAGTGTAAGTTCGACTCTTACTCCCGCTCCCATAATGTTCCCCAGTAACTCAGTTGGTAGAGTGGCAGACTGTTAATCTGTAAGTCGCAAGTTCGAGCCTTGCCTGGGGAGCCATTTTTATATTGCAGAGTAAAACAGTATGGTAAACATATCCATGTCTGAAATGGTTTGATTCCATTCTCTGCGACCATGGAGAAGTGGCCGAGAGGATTAAGGCTACAGTCTTGAAAACTGTCGTACGGAAACGTACCGTGAGTTCGAATCTCACCTTCTCCTCCATTTTTTAATTTACGATATATAGAGTTATATTAAATTCTATATGTCGTTTTTTTATGCTCCTGTAGCTTAGAGGTTAAGCACCCGGCTCATAACCGGCATTTACCCTGGTTCGAATCCAGGTGGGAGCACCATTATGTCTTATTGCATTATATAAAATGTTTCCTCAAAGCATAATACATATATTGTAATAAGATATTTTTATAATACGCAGCACTATTTAGTTTTATTTAATTACAGAAAGGTGAGTATTAAAAGTAACTTCTCTGCATATATAAAACTGCTTATACATTATACATTATTTTAAGTGCTGCGTATTCCATATCTTAAAGGAGATGAAATTATGAGAAATCTTACAAATAATACTTCACTTGAAGATATTATTTATGATCTAAGAAATGAAGATAATAAAGAAGATCTTGCTCTATGGCTAGAAAATAATGTCGAAGAAAAAAGTAACCAATATGTATACGATCAAGGATATGACGATGGTTATGATAATGGCTATGAAGAAGCTATGCAAGAAGCAAAAGAAGAGCATGATGATATGATCGATTCCTATAAAGCAAGATTTAAAGAAAGATTAAAAAATATTTCTGGAGAAGAATTAAAGAAGATTTTCGAAGAAGTATTTGAGGATAATTAATTATGGAATTATATGAAATTTTACTTGTTATTGGAACTATCTTCTTTATTTTAGGTATGATTCCTATCTTCGGTAATTTTATCAATATCATTTTTGATATGATTATCGACATAAAAAATCATAATTATGATAGTTTACCTGAACTATTCTTAAGCATTGGAATTATTTTTGTTTTAATCTCAATGATTTTTCTGATTATAGATAGGATTAAATAATTATGATACAAAAGTTTAGAAAGAAAAATAGTTATAAAATTTATCGATGCTGTTCTAGCTATGCAATAGACCATATTGTTCCTAGTGTATCTGGAGAATTAAATGGAAAAACTATTATATATAAGACAGCTAGTGGATGTGAACCACAAAAGATTTTTAGATTTAGACACGTGAATTATAAAAAAGCATGCGATATGCTTATGTTTTTTAATCCTAAAAAATAAAGTAGGTGGATTATAAATAATGGATGCAGGAAAATTTATTGTTGCTATAGGCGTAATAATTCTTTTAATTAGCGTTAGCGGAATTTTGATTTCTATCTTAAAAGATGTTATTAATGACTTAATTAAGGACGGGCCTGATTTAGCTTTAATTATATTAGTGCTTTCATTCTTTGGCATAGTTATTGTCATAAGCGGATTATTAATTATTTATTTATTTAAATAAAAGGAGTTTTTTTATGCTTACAAATATAATGTTTGGAATAAGTTTAATATTAGTTGTTATCGCTATTATTTATGGCGGAGTTCAAGGACTATTTAGCCTTACAGAACAAGATCCTAAAAAGAATAAAATCTACAGAGGAATTCTTTTGGCCGGTATAGTATTTTTATTTTTATCTTTGTTAGCTAAATAAGACGAGGTAGTAGTTAAATGATTATTTCAACGATTGTAATGAGTCTAATAATTTTGTTCTTTGCAGTTATGATCTGCTGTTTAATTGTTGGTTTACATAATAGTACAGGTTCTGGCTATGACAAGGAAGACTAAACAATTTTGTTTTTATTTATATTTATTTTTAACGTTAGGATTCGGAATTCTTGGACAATTCTTTGAATTATTTAATTCGTTTTTTAGTATACTGTTAATGCCAATAGCTTTAATATCGGCGGTGCTAATATCGATTGCGTTCCTTGTTATCGTAATAGGAGCAGCATCGTATGTGATAGAATTATTTGGTATCGATACTATATTCGGTTCAGATAATAATCCTAATACGTTAGAAAAAATTGTTAAAAAAATTAAGCCTACTAAAGAATAGTAGGCTTTTTTAATTGGAGATTATACTATGAAAGGTATAGCCGATTTTTTCTTTTTAGTATTTATTATCGCAATGATAATTTATTTTTATCGGATGTTTAGAAGCTAATAAAGTAAGTGGCATATCGACCATCTTCTTTATTTAACATTAAAAGCTTTTGACCGGCTTTAGAAAATTTACGTCCGTCTACTGCGTAACGATCACTACCACATAAAGATGGATTAATAATCATTTCTACGCCTTTAAGATCGGCTTCTCTTGAATGATGAAAATGACCCATTACGATATAATCCGGTATTTGTTTCGTAAACAATGCCAAGTTATCGATAGCTTTATTAAAATTATCTTTATGGCCATGGACACCGATAATACGTTGTCCACAAACTTCAGCCGTAATAATTTCATCGTCGACGGTGTTTTCGTTGAAGTGAATACGATCATTTCCTTTAAGACGTTCTTTTAAGAACCAAGGAATGATATCGCTAAACGATTCACCGTTCATTGCTTCTTCTTTAGAAGGAGTAACTCGATCGTGATTGCCACGGCAAAAATATAATTCTAAATTAAATTCTTGGCTAAGATTGTTAAATAAATGACTTAGTGCTTCTGTTACACCGATAGTTTGTTCGATAAGATTTTCTTGAGATTCGATTCGTGTTTGAACATGAATGCCGCCGTTAATCATATCGCCTAACGTTAAGATGTGAATAGTTTTAATATTATTTAGTAAGCAATATTCTCGTGTCTTATTCATTAATTTTTCGACACGTTCATCGAAAATTTCATTGTTAAATTTATTGAAGAAGTTATTGCTTACTTGTCCACGATGCCAATCACTTAATAACAGTACAGCTTCAGATTCGCCGCTTTGAAGATCTTTAAATTCGTATTTAAGAGGTTCGATTTTAGAAATCGACTCGACGATTAATTCTTTTAATAAAAATTGATCGCTAATCGATTTTAAATGTTTATTAAGTTCAGATCGGTTTTTACTATTCACATTTTTAGCATGTGCGTTAAGAAGCATATCTACAGCTGCCGACGTTAGTTTGTCGTCGGTCGATGCTGGCGCTAGATTCTTTTTAAAATCGTTGAAGTAGCTATTGATAGTCGTAACATCAAGATCTATTTCAAAAAAAGTCTTAGCCAAAGCATTAATTCTTTTTACCGTTAATTTATTGTTTTCTTGTTTAGCAAGATACATGCGATATAACCAAGAGACTAAATCTTCGTTTGGCTCTGCCGCGAACAATGATTCATAATTTATATTTGCCATATTATTTAAAATACCTCATATTAAATAAGTATAATTAACTATTATTATTATATCTTATTTTTTGGCACATGTAAAATATATGAAGAGTTTTCTATACCATAAAATCATTTGTTTGTCTTATACTGATTTGGTATAATAGATTTAGTAGTTCTATGTTTTATTAAATACTATATGTAGTATATTATGCGTAATATATATTCTGCTCTATCACATAGAACACTTTCTTTAACTATCGCGATTAACAAGAAAGGATTAATGATATGAAAGTATTGTTTGGCGGAGATAACCGGATATCTCTACCTAATGACACTAGGATGATCGGAACCTTCATCGAAGGTATGGACGAGCTTATTCCTAATGCAAACGGAAATCTACAGTATGTACATTTTAAGTATGAAGGACAACAACCTTTAAAAGTTTATACGTTAAAGCATTTATATGCCGACGATGTAAAAATTGTTACGGTTACTCCTAATGTCTATTGGATGACAGAAGGAACTGAAAAAACCGATATTCAGGTTGGCGACGTTGTTCGTTTCAACACTTACGATAAAGGTTGGAAAGTAACCGATATTATCGACACTGTAGAAGATGCATATTCTATCGAGTTTGCTAATGGATCTCGTTCTGTTATCGTTGAAGGTTTCGAATTGTTAATTAAGAATGAGGTTTAATTAATGATCGTAATTAAAAGAGACGGCCGCAAGGTCGATTTCGATAAATCTAAGATTATTGTAGCCATAAGTAAGGCACAACATTCTTTACTTAAAGATAATGAAAAAATAGCTAATTCTATTGCAGAAGAAATAACGCAAGAAGCTCTTATGCTCCAGGAATTGAATATTAAACGTATCGAAAAAATGGTATTCGATCTTCTTGTTAAACATAAACAAAAAGACGTAGCTCGAGCTTATGAGGCGTATAGAGCAGTGCGTGAATATCAACGAGTAAATAATACTTCAGATGATGATATACTTACATTAATTGATGCAACTAATAAAGAAGCACTTAATGAAAATTCAAATAAAGATGCTTATATTATTTCTACTCAACGTGATTTAATTGCTGGAGAAGTATCTAAAGATATATCTAGAAGAAAAATAATTCCAATTGATATTGTGAATGCTCACGATAAAGGTATTCTTCATATGCATGATATGGACTACCAATTACAAAAAATGCATAACTGCGGACTACCTAATTTTAAAGACATGCTTGCAAATGGAACTGTTGTAAACAAAAAGAAAATTGAATCACCAAAATCTTTTCAAGTTGCATGTACAGTGTTGAGCCAGCTGTTCGCCGGAGTTGCATCGAATCAGCTGGGCGGGCAAACAGCGAATAACATTGAAGAAATTTTAGCTCCTTACTTAAGAAGATCTAAAGAAAAGTATGAAGAAATCTTTAGTAATGAACAAAATAAAGATACACTCGTTGCAACAATGTTGAAAAAAGAATTAAAAGATGGCATTCAAACATTACAGTATCAGATAAATACACTCATGACGGTCAATGGGCAGTCACCTTTTATAACATTGTTTATGCATTTTATGCCAGGTTCAGAGTACGAAGAAGAATGTGCTATGATTACAGAAGAAATTCTTCGCCAAAGAATTGATGGCATGAAAGGTCCGGACGGTGCTACGATTAGCCCAACATTCCCAAAATTAGTATATGCATTAGATGAACATAATGCTAAACCAGGCAGCAAATATTATTATTTAACTAAACTTGCTGCAGAATGTACAGCAAAAAGAATGATGCCTGATTATGTATCTGCTAAAATTATGAGAAAAGTAAAAGATGGCCAGGTATTTGGTCCAATGGGCTGCCGCTCATTCCTATCAGTTTGGTATGATAAAGAAAATAATCCTATTATAGATGGACGTTTTAATAAAGGTGTTGTAACATTAAATCTTCCTCAGTGTGCAATTGTAGCAGATGGTAATATTGATAAATTTTGGAAAATTCTAGATGAACGTTTAGAATTATGTCATAAAGCACTTAAATTTAAAACTGAAAGATTATTAGGAGTAAAGGCTAAAATATCTCCATTATTGTGGATGTATGGTTGTTATGCTAGAAAAGATGCAGAAGATACTCTCGACGATTTAATGGTTGGCGGTTATTCTACATTAAGTCTAGGTTATATTGGTTTATATGAAACTATTAAATTATTAACAGGTGAATCTAATACTAAGCATCAAGATTTAGCATTAAGAATTACTAAATATATGGCCGATAAATGTTTTGAATGGAATAATCAAGAAAATTATGGTTATTCTTTATATAGCACTCCAGCAGAAAGTTTATGTTATAGATTTGCTAAGTTAGATAAAGAACAATTCGGCGAAATTAAAGATGTAACCGATAAAGGCTATTATACCAACTCGCATCACATTGATGTAAGAGAAAATATTAATATCTTTGATAAGATAGATTTTGAAGCACCTTTCCAAGAAAATGCTACTGGCGGATTTATTGGATATGGTGAAATTCCTAATATGACGAACAACATTGAAGCATTGGAAACAATCATTCAATATATTTATGATCATGCTATGTATTGGGAATTTAATACTAAGCTTGATCATTGCATGAAATGTGGTTTTGATGGTGAAATTTTACCTGATGGTCATGGTGATTGGATTTGTCCTAAGTGTGGCAATCAAGATCATAATACTCTTAAGGTTATTAGAAGAACGTAGATAAAATCATGCGTTCTATAAATGAATTATATTCGGGAAACCCCTTAGAGCTTTTAATTACTAAGCTATTGACGAAAGGATAATAGTGGATAGCGTAATGACCTATGTATAGTAAAAAGATTAAAAGATTGGGCAATCCGTAGGGAAGCACCGTATAGGTGAACCCCCAACGACTACTATATTCAAAATATTAAGGCAATAAAAATGACAAATAACTTATTTAATGCAGTATATGAAGCATTAGCAAAATTAGATAAAAAATCTAAAATATGTAAAAAGTATAATATATCAAGAAGCAAGCTTGATTGGCATTTAAATTTATTTTTAAAAGAAACAGAAGAATCATTAGAACTTCGCCATCAAATGTTTTTAGGAGCTAAGCTTGGTGATGGATATTTTCAAAATATAAAAAATAAATTATATAAATATAGAGAATCTCATTCTTTAAAAGAATTAGAATATGCTAAGTGGAAATATTTAATTATTCAGTCTTATCATAAAAATACAAAAATAATAGATAAGAATAATGGAACAGCTTGTGAAGTATACAGTTCTAACTCTTGTTCTAATCAAATAAAAGAATATTATGATTTAACAACAGATGAAGTTATATCTAAAATAAATATTTATGGATTATTATTTTATTTATTAGATGATGGTTGGTATTCTAATCATAGTAAAAAAGGAAATTTTGTAGTTGGATCTAAAATTTTAACAATTGATCAAAAAAAAGAAATAATTAAAGTATTTAACAAATACAATATACAAGCAAATCTTACTGGAGAAAGAAATGATATTTCTATTAATTCTAAATACAATTTAACATTGTTATCATATTTAATGCATATTGCTCCTACATTGGATATAGATATCATTCAAAAAAAATTTGGAAAAATCATAAAAAATAATATTTGTGGTATAGTCTAAACCGTCTATAAAAATAGAGTTAAAGTACTAGGAAACTAGCGGTATACTAGGTGGTTATCTTGGAGACAATTTCTGGAACGAAGGTCGGACTAAAGAAATTCAATCTAGAGTACTCCATATTTAAAATTAATAGTTGCATTTAACGATTAAAGATAGTATAATAAGCTTAGGCATAAAAGAGTTCCTTTTAATTATAAAAAGCTGAAGAAAATGATTTACTCTTCGCCTAATTATTATTTTAACTGTCGGCATAAAGAAGTTCCTTTTATAATTATTGGAATTGAAAATGATTACTTCTCGCCGACAATTATTTTAAGAATGATGGCTGTGACAAATAAGGTCTTTTATGTCTTTGTTTGTCACAGTCATCATTTTTTTATTATACTGGTTAAAAGTGATGCTAACAATGATGAAAGAAAAGATAGAAAACAAATATTTAAAAGCTGTTCAAAGTGATGAGCTGTCAAAACCATATGATAATAGATATGTAATGATTGATACTCGCACTGGAGAGATATTAGATGATGCTCAAGGTTATGGATATAAAACAATAAAAAAGGCATTTGCTGCTTTTTGTTATAAGCAACACAACAGTAAATCTGATGCAAAGAAAAAGAAAGCTTTGCAAAAACGTATTGGAAAATGGTTAGATAGTCATCGAAGTCTTAGTAGCTACTTGGATGATTGTCTTTTTAGAGCATATAAATATCAAGAAGAAGATCAATTTGATGAACAGTTTTTAAAAGATGTTTTAAAAGAATACAATATTGAATTAACATCTTTTTCAGTAAAACAATTGTTAGAATATTACGGAATTAAATAAAAAAATATGGAGGAAAAGATATGATTAATCAAAAGAAACGTGATGCGATTATTCGTTTATTCAAAAGAATTTTAATCGAAGACGGCGTTAATCCAGTTAAACGAGATAAACTGTTTAAAAGTGGCATCTATCTTGTCGACGAGGCCATAAATTATTTAACAGCTAATGATAGCAATACATTAGTAAGTTATTACGGTAATCAATATATCGATCAAATTAATAAATCGACATTACATCGATCTGTTAAAGCTGTCGATCTTATGGACTTAGATGAATTAAGATTACATCAAGCTTTACATTATTTATCTGTATTTACTCATCAAGAAGACGGAAGTTGTTTCGGCACTATTCCTGTCGATAAAGAGGAAACATATTTACCTAACGAATATTTAGGTTTAGATAACGATCAAGATCCTGTTAAATTCACGATCATTTATCCGATTACGGTCGATGAACTTGTCGAAAAAATTAAAGGTCTTGTATCTGGTATTGCATTAAAACAAGAAACTATTGAATTATTGATGGAAATTATTCCGTCTTATACTAATAGATTTTCTATCGACAATTTTAAGAATAAAGAAATTAAAGCGTATTTAATTGACGCCGGTTATTACACTCCGTCTAATGCTATCGATTTAATTCGTTATATTTATTATAAGAGAACTGGCAGTACTCTTCTAATTAGTAGTAAATATAACAAACAAGATTTTAATGTTAATAGCTATCGTTATAACAGTTCTGAACTTTTAGCTTCTTTTGCTGAAAATTACGGCGTAGAAACAATTGCTAGAACGTTTAATCGTTATCGCGATTTTTGGATTATGCTAAAAAAAGATAGTAAAGCTAATGCTAAAATTATCAATAAAGCATCTAAATTGGCAAAAACATTAAATATTCCTTGTAAACAATTACCTCTCGATAATATTGCAAGTCCTTTTGTTTTAGATAAAGATATCGTAAAAGAATTAAAGAACGTTACTTTATTTAAGAAAATTTCTTTATATAATTACTTGCTTAGTGAATTAACACCGTCAGAATATAAATTATATAATATTCGAAACGGTAAAGTATTCGTTAAGAAGTCCGGTGAAAGATGTTATACGTCGGTTGCCGCACGTCGTTTAGTTCTCATTGCTAATAGTATTAGAGAAGATCTTAAAGATAAAGTCGAAGGTAAGAAATTCTTATTATCTAAATACATTCAATACGCAGTACCAACATCTGAAAAGAACTTTATCGGGAATATTCCGATGTGTTCCAAGATTAATGCGACAAATAAATTTTCCTTCGGCATTCATTGGTTCAATCAAAATGGATATCGTACTGATTTAGATTTACATGCCGAATCTAAAAGATTACATATTGGTTGGAATTGCGACTTAAAAAATAATGCTGCTGCTTATACTGGAGATGTTACGAATGCTCCAGAGCCTAATGGTGGTGCAGAAGCTGTTTACTTTAAAGATGAATTTGCCGACGATACTGTCGTTATAACTGTCGATAATTTTACTGGCTTTAAAAATATTACGACTAATGTATTCTTTAATTGGTTTATCGATAAAGAAGTATTAGATGAAGATACTATTTTAAGTATCGATTCTGATTCTTTATATATTAAAGATTTTACTTTAGAAAGTAACGAAGTTATGCTTGGTCTTATTCGCGCCGATAAAAACGGCAAGAAAGAATTTATTTTCTACAGTAGCCGATTAAGCGATCAAATTGTTACGACCTATAATCAAAAATTAGAAGGTATTTCTTCGGCGATCAATTCGACTATCGATAGTCGATTAATGTTAGAAGACTTAATCGCTATGTGCGGTGGTCTTATTACAGAAGATTCAGAAGAAGCCGATTATAATTTAAACGAAACTAATCTTACAAAAGATAGTTTTAATTTCTTATTTTAAATAAAGGCTCCATGTGGAGCCTTTTATATTATCAAAAGGATTACTATATGAAACTAATAGTTATTGATGGTGGCGACGGTTGCGGAAAAGCAACTCAAGCTAATAAATTGTATGAATCTTTAAAGAAAGAGAACTATAACGTTCATTTAATTAGTTTTCCTGATTATGAATCTGAATATTCAGCATTCGTTAAATCTTATTTAGATGGAACGTTTGGTGGAAATGGCGCCGTTAATCCAAAAATTGCCTCCCTTTTCTTTGCGATGGATCGCTATGCAGCATTTCAAACCAAATATAAAGAATTATTAAATCAAGACGACGCAATTCTTATTTGCGATCGTTATACAACATCTAATGAGTTATATCAAGTCGTTCGTTATGAAAAAGCAACTGCACAAGATCAGTTCTTGCAATGGCTTGAAAATTTTGAATATCGATTGTTGCAATTACCTAAACCGGATTTACTTATTATGTTACGCCTCCCTATTAGAATCCGGTTAAACTTACTTGCAGAACGGAAAGGCAAGACTGGTGGTAATACTGGCGATATTCATGAAAACGATATCGAATATTTAAAAAAAGTCGATCATGCATATCAGAAAATAGCTAACCGATATAGTACAATTATGATTAATTGTGCTGATCATAAAATTATTCGTGATATCGATGTGATCGCAAAAGAAGTATTAAAAAAAGTTAAGGAATGTGGAGTATTGTATGAACAACCCTGAAAAAGTATTTATTTTAATGGTCGATGATAAAATCGAATCTCTTTGGTATAACGAAGAAAATATTCGTGAAGAATATCAGAACTTCTTGGAAGATGGATATACCGAAGATCAAATCTATGTAAAAACTTGTTACATTAATGACTTTAATGAGTGATAACTATGTTAAACAAAAAAGATCGATTATATAATTTAAAGATGTCTGTTTTGTTAGAACTTGAAAGATTAGATAAAGAAGTTTCTGGCTATGCTCCTGATGATGATTATCTTAAGATTATGGATGATTTAGAAACTGCAATTAATGATTATTATAAAATGGTAGATATGATTGATACGGTTTATATACTATTTACTTATTCTGATGAGTATGATAATTCTGTGTTGGGTGTATTTTTCTCTTTAGAGAAAGCCGAAGAAAAACGCCAAGAATACATCGACAAGAACTTAATAAGTGAAGATATGATTTTAATTAATGTTAGTCATATTATTCGATAGAACTAATTGTTAAGTTGTTTATTCTATAGACAAAAGTGTAAATAAGTGAGCAAATGTATATTATATTTCTTATTTATACTTGCTTAACAATAGGTTTCTAGCCTTAGTGACTGCTACTATCGAAAGATATGTTGCAGATATGAACTACGTTATGGAAAAGGTTAAAGACACACTTTTAGATGTGCTCGTCAGTCTGAAGCTCTGTGAGTGCCAATCAAGAAACTATGCTAATGCTCTGCATAGATAACAGAGAAACACATATACCCTCCACGACATTGGCAAGACGAAAAATTCTCCGCAAGGAAGGTGTCCAGAGATGGAAAATAATATTAAATATTGCTTTGTAATCGATAAAGATAACCAACCATTAGCGCCAACAAAAGTGAATAAAGGCTGGTATTTAATTAGAAAAAGCAGAGCAAAATTAAAATCTATGTATCCAATGGTAATTCAACTAAATAAAAAAGTTGAATCTAATGAAAATGATAAAAGTTATATGGCCTGTGGTATAGATGATGGTTCTGTACATGTTGGTCTAGCTATTGTTCAAAAATGTCCTACTAAAAATAAAGTGGTATTTAAAGGGACTATTGAACAACGTCAAGACGTAAAACATTTAATGGATACTAGACGTGGATATAGACAATATCATCGTTATCATAAAAGGCATAGACCAGCAAGATTTAATAATCGTTCATCCTCTAAAAGAATTGGCAGGTTAGTGCCAAGCATTAAGCAAAAGAAAGATGCTATTTTAAGAGTATTATATCAGTTAAACAAATGGATAAATATTAAAGAATATTATCTTGAAGATGTTTGTATAGATATTCGTGCAATGACAGATGATTATAAGCCATATAAATGGCAATATCAAAAATCTAATCGTTTAGATGAAAATCTTAGAAAAGCTGCTATTATTCGTGATAATTATAAATGCCAAGAATGTGGAAAATCTAATTGTAAATTAGAAGTGCATTATATTCGCGCAAGAAAATATCATGGAGCAGATACTATTGGTAATTTAATTACACTTTGTTCTAAATGCCATGAAAAAACAGAAGGTAAAGAAAAAGATTTTGAAGATAAATATTTTAAAATGATTAATTCTAAACCTAAACGATTCGATTATGCAATGCATGTTATGCAAGGTAAAAATTATCTTAGAAATAAAATATCTAAGCTAGGATTATTACATCTAACTAATGGTTGTACAACTGCGAATAAAAGAATTGAATGGAATATAGAAAAATCTCATAGCAATGATGCTATATGTATTACAAATAGTATTCCAGACTCTTGTAACATAAAAGAGTGGACCATTAAACCGATGAGAAGGAAATCAAAAGCTAAAACTGATAATGTATTAGGAATTAAACATAGAGATTTAGTTTCTTATACATATAAAAATGGAGAAACTCATATAGGTTATGTTACAGCTTTATATCCAGAACAATTAGCTTTAAATTTTCAATCAAAAACCAAACATTGCAAAAAGGTAAATGCGCAAAAGTGTAGATTACTTTGGAAATTTAACAAGATTTACTGGTTAAAATAGTATATAATATTATATTTTTATTTATAAATAAATACATTTTATATAGGAGAAAAAGCTATGAAAGTATTTTTATCTCAGCCAATGCGCGGTAAAACACACGAAGAAATTTTAAGTAATATTCGTGAAGTTCAAGAATTTTTAACTAAATATCTTGATTCTACGAATATTGAAATTATCGAAAGTTATTCTCCTAAAAATAAAAATAAAGAGCCTTTAGTTGCTCTTGGTGATTCTATTAAGATGTTAGCGAATGCCGATTTAGCAGTATTTTTAGATGATTGGAATCAATATCGTGGTTGCATTATCGAACATCATACAGCTAAGATTTATGAAATTCCACATATTTCTATTAAGAGCGAAAATGGATTATTGAAAGTAGTTGAAAAATAATGAATTACGGACAAATTCGTGAATACGATATTGCAAATGGCCCCGGTATTCGAGCTACATTGTTTGTAACAGGATGTTCTCATCATTGTTTCAATTGCTTTAATCAAGAATATTGGGATCACGATGCCGGAGAACTATTTGATGAGGTGGCCGCGCACAGACTTGTCGATTATTTAAAACATCCTCAAGTATCTGGCTTAACCATATTAGGTGGTGAACCATTTGAAAATGTCGACGGTCTTGTATCTTTTATTAATAAATATTTGAAAGATCAAGAATGGTTTAAGAATAAAGATATCTGGTGTTACTCTGGATATACGATTGATCAGATTATCATGGATCCTAAAAAAATCGAACTATTAAAATTAGTCGATGCCTTAGTCGACGGTAAATTTATCGACGAGTTAAAAGATCCGTCTCTTAAATTTAGAGGATCTTCTAATCAAAATATTTGGAAAGTCACATATAAAGATAATAAAATTACTATTGACGAATACGAAGAATTTATGTAATATAAAAGACTGTATGCATATCGGTATAATGAGTCGGAATATACGTAGAGATATGGGCCCACGGTATGCATACTCTTTTAAGAAAGAGAATTTAAATAATGGAATTAGCTTTAAATAAAATTATTGAATGTTTTGAATCTCCTATTATTTCTGAAAAAGATCATTGTACTCGCGTCATCGCTAAGAAAAATAACGTAACTTGGTATTTCGATATTTATCAAGATGTTGTATTGGCATTTGACGGGATCAATGAACAGGTCGAGCTCAAAACGATCGAAGAGCTCGAGAATTATTTAACGACTTGTTAACTATGAAAGATTACTTATTCGTATTATCTTTAGCTATTAGTTTATCACAAATAGTTGAAGCACAATACAATATATTTAACGGACAATTGATAACAGTATTTTATACATTTATTGTCGTTACTTTATTATATGTATTAGTGTTCTTATACAATAAGTTCTGAGGAAGATAATGAATGTTAATTGGAATGAGGTACATCCTGGTGAAATTATTTTGCATGGCAAAAAACCGGCTGTCTTCATAGGCCTTGTCGATATCCATAATACGGCTATCGACATCCAATATGTAAAAGATGGAAAACAAAAGATTGTTTCATCTGATGAATGCGTTCCAAAAAGATTGTTGGAATCCAAAGAAGAGCACTAATGCTCAGTCATCGGGGAGGATCCGGCACCGCTTTCGCGGCACCGTTCCCTCCCTTTCTCCCCTTTATTTGCTTACAATTAAAAAATCGTGTATAATTAAAGTAAGATTACAATATATATATTTTAATTAGCGAAAGGAAATCGAATGAAGAAATACGTAGCGTATTCTCCTGACGAAATCTTAATTTTTTTGGATGATCCTAAAGATAAGATTGTATATAGTATCTTAGATACAGATTGGCCAAATAAAAAGATTGTCGACCAATTTTGTTCTGATTTATCTTATGATCATGTTAAGGCATATGCATTGTTATATACTAATGGATGCATTTCAAAAGAATTTGCCGTTAGTGAATTAACTTTGCTAATGAACGAGATTTCTAAAGAAGTAGACAAGATCGCAGGTAAATAAAGATGAGAAAATTTGAAGTAGTATCTCGATGTAAAGACATGGAAGTTAAACTTCCTAAACGTAAAACTAAGAAATCTGCAGGTTATGATTTCTTTGCTATCGAAGACATTGAATTGTATCCTAACAAATTATATGTACTACCGACTGGCGTTAAAGCAGCTATGGAAGACGATGAAGTATTATATCTTCATATTCGTTCTTCTGCAGCATTTAAACGTGGTGTACGTATGATTAATAGTGTCGCTGTTATCGATAGCGACTTTTATAATAACGAAACTAACGAAGGTGAAATTTCTTTAGGTTTGTTATCTCATAACGACGATGTCGTTCATATTAAAAAAGGTGAATGTGTCGCTCAAGGCGTGTTCCACAAATTTTTAATTACGGACGACGATGATGCAGACGGTGAACGCATCGGCGGTATTGGCAGTACTGGAATTTAATAATGCTTAATTAAGACGATGTATTTATTTATTATGTCGTCTTTTTTGCTGCGCAAGAAAGGTTAAACATGATTAACAATCTTACTAAAGCATGCAAACGTGCATGCACAGATTACAAAGATCTTAACATGTATAAGTTAAACTTTGTATTATTCTTTATGAACGAACTTCATAAATTTAAGCTCGATACTCCATTCTTCGACGAAGAGTTTATCGAAACAGAAGAATTCGGACCATATTTACAATCTGTAAAAGATGCATATGAACCATACGGTTTATTTAACATTCCTCAATTCGGTGCTAATAATATCTTTGAAGAAGACGAAATTCTTACGTTAAACGAAAGTAATCAAATTGCTTCTGAAGAAGATAAGAAAACTCATGAAGTCGTTATTTCTGAATTCCATTATGAAAACGACGGTACTCCAGTATGGACATTAGCTGATTTGTCTTTCGATAATGAAGTCGAAGAAAATATCTATGGCTTCATTAAAGACTCTATGGAACCATTAAAAATTGAAGCGTTAATGCATATCTATTATAATTTATATAATAAAGTAGTAACGGCTAAAGATTTTGCCGATAAAATGGCAGCATGGATCGATTGGAAAAATCAAGGCGAACCAGAGCCTGACAAGTCTAAACCTATTAAATCTGTCGACCGTGAAGAAGAAAATTTAGAAATTACTGTCGACGATATTATGGAAAGAATCAAGAAAGTTCGTAATGCTGGTAATATAGAGCATTAGGAGGGATATTCCTTATGTCAAAAAAAGAACTTTCTAATAGAAAGCAAGAGCTTATCGAGCAAATGGATAAGTTCGTTCAAGATTATAATTCTTGGGGCTATAGCGAAGAAGGTAAAATCATCTTCGATAAAGCTATGCATATGTTAGCAACCGATCATGCGATCTATGCTAAGATGCCGATCTTATGTAAAGGCGAAAATTGTATTTATAAAAATGATCCTTTGCATAAAGCGGGACTCGTTAAAGTCGGTGAACCATGTATTTGTGAAACGACTTTAATCGCTCAAAAGTTTATGCAGTACCAAAAAGAATTTAATCTTGACGAATCGTCTTATACCGACAACGTTCTTGTACATGAATTAATTACATTAGACCTCCTGATTTCAAGGGCAATGCAATATATTAATAATAAAGATTATGATCCTGTTATCGATGTCGTTACTAACATTACTGAGACTGGTCAAGAAATAACTCAACCAATGATTTCTAAAGGTATCGAGTTATATACGACTCTCGTACAAAAACGCGATAAAGTATTTGAGTTATTGGCTGCGACTAGAAAAGATAAAATTCGTAACAATGTCGACGACGCAAATCATGACACTGCCCTCATTAATAGTCTTAATGATCCTGATTTCTTCTTGTCACAAGAACAAATCGAGGAAGAAAGAAATTCGAGGTTAAATGCTTATGGCGAAACTGAGTAATGCATTAGAGCTTATTACTGATAATATCAGTAGAACAATGGAAATCGGCAAATTAGCTTTTAATGGATCTAATACTATTGCTAAAGAGGTTGGTAAGACTGGTTCTGAAGCATTTGCAACAGGCATGAAAATCATGAATGATAGTTTAGATCAAATTGGTTCCATTGAAAGAATTGCTAGTCCTAATTATACATTAGGTCAAATGGCTAAGAGTAGAATGATCGGTCTCGATACAACTCAGGCCCTACAATACTCTTATTTAAATAAAGAGTCTAGAGCTATGTTCGATAACCAATTTATGTCGCCAGAATTTGCTCAACGTATGGGTAGCGAAGATAAAGAAGTCGTTAAAGCTGCTAAAGAAGAATTATCTGCATTTTATAAAGATAATGCTAAATACGATATGACTCGTCTCGGCGTTCAAGGTGTCGTTGCTGGTAGTGTTGCTTATCGTGTCGCTACTGGTGGCGGTTTATACCGTGATAAGAATGGCGAATTTAATATTATCGGTATCCCGGGTATTTAATTATGCTTAAAGGTATAGTTAAAGGCGTAAAAACTGCCGGTGAAAAAGTTATCGAAGGTGCTGGTTATATCGCTAGAAAAACTGACGACGCTATAACGAGTGGAGCTAATAAAGTTATTAATCGACAAGTTTCTAATCTCGAGAAACAAAAAACAGTTCTCGGTGATATGGGTAGCCAATACTCTAAAGAAGAAGTCGAAGCTTATAGTTCTAAATATCGTCCTATGCGAAATACGGTTCCGGCTATTAAAGACGGTGCCAACGATTACTTTAAAGTTAATAAAGAATTTATTAGCACTAATCCAGATAACTATTCTATTCCGGATCGATACAAACTAACGGGATACGGTGCTACGATATTAGGTGGTGCTGCTGCATTAGGTGCAACAAATAATACGATCGAAGCAGCAATGGAACCGACGTCGACAGCGAATATCGCTTCGGTCGGTACCGTTAATCCTGTTGTATCGGCTAGTTCTGGATTAACGCCACAAAATGCATTCGATAATATGGGTGCATCTGGCGATATTAATTTTGCATTAAGACGTAACAATATTAAAGCACCAGGTACATTATAATGGCAGGTTTAAATATTTTAAAAGGATTAACTGGCAATGTAAAATCTGCTGTCGGACATGTCGGTAATGCTACTAAAAGCATGGGTACGGCCGGTAACTTAATTTGGGACAATAAAATTAATGCCGGCTTAGCGACTGCCAACGCAGTCTGGACTTATAACGATACACTCGATGAAGGTGGTACTAAGGCTAACGCAATACAAGATGCTGCTTTTAGTATGGGTACCGATTTATTGTTAGGCCCATTAGCCGGTATGGCAGTTCAAGCTGCTTATTATGGTGGACCAGCTTTAGTCGGTATTGCTAACGATTTAGCTCAGCAAGGTCGTCAGCAAATGCAACAAAGTTATCGTCCATTCTCTTGGACTAATCCAGTTAATTCACAACAATATGCAACTATGAGACAGGCAGGAATGGCCTTAGCTCAGCAATCCCAATATAGTTTACAAACGACTATGATGGGTCAAGAAGGTAAAGCATTCCATAAATAAAAATTATGAGACAAGAACAAGATTATTCTGTAAAAGAATTAATGGCAATGCCTTTGGAAGACTTAGTAAGATTAGATTTTACTAAGCTCAGTGAAAAAGGAAAGCTAGTCGTAATCAAACGAGATCCAGTTATGTGGGCAAAATCATTTATTCAAATCTATAATATTGATTTAGATAAATATGCCCCTTGGACTCCACGTTGGTATCAAGCCGAAATGCTTCGTGATCGAAGTCTTCGTAAAGTATTCCGATGTGGCCGTCGTTGTGTAACTGGTAATCTTAAAATACAAGATCCAGAAACAGGATTATTTAAAACTGTAAAACAATTATTCGACGAGGATAAAGAATTTAATATTCTTGCTCTCGACGATAATTATCAAATCGAAATAGCGCCGAATGCTAAAGTATATGATAACGGTATTAAACCAGTATATCGTATTACGACAAATACTGGTCGCACATTCGATGCTACCGATAACCATCCATTCTTAACGGAATTAGGATGGCTAGAATTAAAAGATTTAATGGTCGGTGATAATATCGCTATTCCGATGCATCTTAATTATTTCGGTAGTGATTCTATCGAAGAATCAGAATTAAGATTAATGGCTCAGAAGCTAAATAAAGATACGTCTTCTGACAAGTCAATTCCGAAAGAAGTATTTTCTTTAAATAAAGAATCGGTGTCAATCTTTGTTTCTGAACTAATTAAAGATGCGTATAAAGAAGAAGACGAAGTTCCGATCAATCGATTATATTGTTCTGAATCGGGTCAGCTAGCGTATCAGTTAGCTCACTTATTAATGCGATTCGGTATCGTCGTAAAAATCGTTAAAGAACGAAATTCTTATTTTTTAGGATTCGTCGACAAGAAAAAATATAATCGGATTAAAAATCATTCCCATAAGAATATGTTCTCTGTTTATTATTCATATAAGTTTCAACCAATGACTGATAAACTTAATAAGATGTTTTTATCTTATTTAAAATATCATGAATTAGGAAAAACTAATTTTGAATATTTAAAAACAGGACGGTTAACACTTGAAGAATATTTAGAATCTAAAACTATTAACAAGGCGGAGGCAAAAGAACTTGCCGAGCATTTAGGTTTTGAATCGATCGAAGATATTCTTAATGGCGATATATTCTGGGATCCAGTTGTATCGATCGAATATCTCGGTGAACAACAAACATATGATGTATCCGTGCCACGCTACCGTAATTTTATTGCTAACGATATTATTTCACATAATACCGGTAAAACAGAAACGATGGTAGTCGAAGCATTATATAACGTCTTTACTCGTAAAAACTTTATACATATGTTTGTAACACCGTATCAATCACAGATCCGAATGATCTTCGACAATATCCGTCAGAAGATCGATAGCTCTGCTCTTATTAAAAAAGAAGTAACAAGAGCTACGACAAATCCATATTTATTCGAATTCTCAAACGGATCCAAAATTGTTGGTTTTACGACAGGTGCAAATTCTGGTATGAGCGCTGCATCAATTCGGGGTAACATTGCCAGCCCCGTATGTTCAGTAATGAGCATATGCTAAACAGGAGTTAAACCGGGTAAGAACTTTAAGAGCTCGTTAAACTACAACGTAATTAGAAATGATAAGCGTGAATGTTGCGAAAGCAGAAAAAATTAACGAGATGATAATATGGTTAAATCCTAAGTTATCGTAAACAAGAGTTTGTTCCGGTAGGAATGTCCGTATAGGATAACCTCTAACGACTATCCGATTGCGTCGGAGTACCTTTTATTATTAAAGGGAAAAATACCTGGTCCCGCATAGCGGGATTAACATATAGTCTGTTCACGTTCTGTAATGGAAGTGCTATGAATTAACATAGGTTATGTAAATGATAAACTAAAAATTGGCGCGCCGATTCCCGTGTTGGAGTATATATTTGACATTTTAAGTGTAATATAGTATTATAATAATATAAATATTTTATAATACGAGGTACCTTAAAATGAAAGAAAAACTTCAACAGGTATTAAATCTTTTATCTGAAGGAAAAAATTCAGAACAAATTTCATTAATTGTTTTCAAAACAAAAAGCAATATTCAATTTAATCGATTTTGCTCTGAAAATAATATTGATTTAAAACAATATAAAGCATTTAAATATATGGATAAGGAATGGCTTTCTGAACAGTTAAAAAAATATAAGAATAGCCCGACTATTTTAGCTAGAGAGCTTAATTTATCTTTAACTTCTGTAAATCGATATGCAATAGAATTTGGATTAAGAAAACCTAAAAAATCTATTGCATCAGTAAATCCTATTAATGAAAAATATTTCGATGAAGTGGATAATTTTAAAAAAGCATATTGGTTAGGCTTTATTATGGCTGATGGTTATACTTATAAAACTCCTAATCGTGAAAAATATGAATTAGCAATTAAAATTAAATCTACTGATATTGATCATTTAAAAGAATTTGCTAAAGATATTGAATTTCCAAAAGAAAAAATTACTACAGGATCTGGTAAAAGAAATGGCAACATTAATTATTATTGTTCATTAAGAACATATAATACACATTTAGTTACAACTGTTATGAATAAACATAAGATTGTCCAAAATAAAACTTATGTGCAATGTTTGCCAGATAGTATTCCAGAAGAATATATCTCTGATTTTATTAGAGGATATTGGGATGCTAATGGGACTTTAAAGAAAGCTGGTTGGTCCGCATGTACAATGTCTTATCAATTAATAGAATCTTTTGCTAAATATTTTGATAAAAATAATATTGAATATACTTTGAGAAAAGAATTATGTAAAAGTGGAAATTATTTACACTTAATAAGAATAAGAAATAAATCTAAAAAAGAATTTACTGAATTAATTTATCCTTCAGAAAAATATGCTTTAAAAAGAAAATATGATTTAATATATATGAGTCCACAGAATTAATTTCTGTGAATATAACTTAATTGCTGGAAACTCCTTAGAGCTTTTGATACCATAGTGTAACAATTCAAAAGATTGGACAATCAGCAGCGAAATTTTATTTTTTTAATAAGATACGTTCAACGACTATCCCTTGGCTAGCGCATTAAAAATTAGCAATAGGAGTACGGCCTAAGTAGGCGGGTGAAATTCCCTTAATTGGAAATGGTTATCTTTAGTTTATCTAAAGAAGATATAGTCTGGCCTAGTATGAAAATACTAGAAGGATTTAACGGAAACGGTTAAATTCGTAACAAAGCGTGGATCTCACTCGACGAAATGGATTATCTAGGCGAAGGTGACTTTGATACTGTATACGCTCTTTGTATGGAACGTGATACGATCGGATTAACATGTTCATCTACACCGACTGGTAAACGTTCTAAGTTCTTCGAAATTTGTACTAACAAATCACTCGGGTTAAAATAAATAATTAGGTTTTTTACAACAGTTCCATCCAAAAAACTTAAAATAGCCCCATTATTGAGTAATCAATAAATGAAAACTTTTTGAATTGCTGGAAAGCCTGTATGGGTAATCAGCAGCGAAATCTTATTTTTTTTAATAAGAGACGTTCAACGACTATCCTTATAGTGAGGAGTAGGGCCAAGCGGCTCGAAGCGGAAGGTATCCTTTATTTAAAAAGGATAATGATATAGTCTGAGCTATATAGAAATATATAGAAGGTTATGAGTAGCGATCATAATCACAACAAAACTGTTACTGAGCATTACCACCCGACACAACATAATCCTATGTGGTCGGATGCAATGGAAGAAGAATTTAGAAATACATACGATCAAAATGCGTATGCACACGAAGTATTAGCAGAGTTCGGTGTCGAAGAAGCTGGCGTATTCGATAAAGATAAATTAGAAGCAGCTACTCGCATAGATAATTATACTTATTTCGATAAAGAATTTTATAAGCCGGTTTGGCCGGACTTAGACGATTCTAACGTAAAAAAAGTTCATATACTTCCTCCTGGAAGAAGAACATACACTCCTAATCCATTCAGAACTATTGGTGTGGATTGGGACAAAAGTCAGGCTCCAACATCGATTCTGGTGTTAGAGTATGATCCTTCATTTAATAAATTTAGAATTATTAATCGTACCGAAATTGAGTCCTCTGAATTCACATTTGATAAAGCGGTGAAAAAAATTATTGACATGAACGCTATCTATAATCCTAGTTATATCTATATAGATAGGGGGAGTGGCGAGTATCAGATGGAATCTTTAAAGATTTACGGTAAACAACATCCAGAAACTGGACTTGATAAAAAAGTTAAGGGATGGATGTTCTCAGAAAAGATCGATATACAAGATCCTGTTACCGGCGTTTTAGAAAAGAAACACTTGAAACCGTTTATGGTAAATCAGTTGTCTATTCTTATTGAACGTGGTAACTTAATTATGAGTCCTTACGATAATGTAATTTTTAAACAATTAATCGATTATCGTGTCGAAAAGATTACGGCGGCCGGTGTTCCAGTTTATAATAGTAACAACGAACACTTTGTCGATGCGTTAGGACTTGCTTATTTAGCATTCGTAGAACATTTCCCTGAGTTAACTAAACTCGTTAAAAAAGCGTCTCATGATATAGCATACTCTATTAATAGAGGATCTGTATTACCGACATACGAAAAACGAGATTTAGATAATCCTTGGGAAGATAAAAGGAAAACGTATGAGTCTTCCGATGAAGCTTGGCGTAAGTTAGGCCCAGGCGAATCATTCGATCGTCCATCGAGAAGATTATCTCATACAAGAAATAAATTTAGTCGTACATTATTTTAGGAAAATATGGAAGACAATAATAAAATTATCTATCGTCCCGATATACAACCTAAGCGACATTATGAAAGTGACGCTACTTTTGAAAAAACTCCTTCTAGAGTGTTCAACGATCCTATTCCTTGGACACCATCAGAAGAAGTTAAGAAAAGTGAAGTCGATGAATTATTAGCCGATTTAAAGACGGTATATAATTTATTACCATACTTTCCGATTCAGATTAGGCCAATTATCGAGACGATGATTGTAACAATTACGACCGATACGATTGTCCGTATCGATCCTCCAGATCCAGAAACTCCTTTTCCTCCTGAGCCAGAAGACCCGAATGTTTTTATTCCGGTCGAGCCTAAAGTTCCCGAGGTTCCAAAACCGGTTGCTCCTAAACCAGAACCTAATCATGATGACCCATTCGGGTTTCCCGATGTTCCGATTGTCGATATTAAACAGGAACCATCTGAGAAGATCGATAAACTTGTATATCGATGGACAAAGAGTAACTTGGTTCGCATTAAGAAACATTGGATCGACAAACTTAAAGATTATCTTCAGGATTATTTATCTAAAATGTTCCATGCCGTTCAATTATGTGGAGCTGAAGATTTAACGATATTATTATTAGTATTCGATGGTTTAGCCGTTAAAACTGTATCTGGTAAGAAATGTAAAGTAGCACACGATAGTATTGTCCGTAACGATTTAATGATTCGTGAAAAGGCGAAGATGATGGCTAAGCTATATGGAGCCGACGAATTAATTAAATTTATGAGAGCAATCGAAGCGGCGGCACAAACTCGTCAAGAGTATTATAATCATGAATTTTTATCGTATTGTCCGACAATGTTAAGTCAATATGAAAATGATTTCTTGCGAGAGAATCGTGCAGTCTATGATCAGAAGTATGTTAATAGTGTATATCAATATAATAAGCTATTAATGTCGTCGACAGAATTGACGAAAGACGTATTCGATTTAACTGTTAATAGTGCATTTGCTAAAGGCGTTTTAATTAATAACGGTATTAATCCGTTCGAGAAAACGCCGGAACCAGATCCAATCTTTTATTTAAATAATTTAGCTCCTGATCCTGGTAAAGTTGGTGCTAACGGATTATCGAGTACCGGTAATTATGGTAACTTGAAACCTGGTTCATTATCTGATAGAATTATAAATGGTAGCGGAGGTACTGGAGTTATCGATACAGACTTTACAAAAGCAGTTGCATCTGGTTTAGTAGGTTCTACTATGGCAAATGGATCAGTTGGCTGCGTAGAATTCGCGACGAAGTTCGGTTCCTATTTCTCTAAATTCTTAGCCGATGAATTATCTAAAGGAACCGTTAACGTTGACGTATTGATGCAAAATGCTAGGGCTGCCGGATTACAACACGTGACTAGCGGAACACCAGCAAAAGGCGATATAATAGTATATCATAATGATGCGGAAGGTTATAACCATGTCGTTATTGCCGATGGGCAAGGCGGCTATTATGGTAATTCATCTTCACAAAATAAAGGTGTACATGGTAGCGACTTCCACGAAATGGGTGGTTGGACAAATTATGCCGGGTTTATTTCATTACAAGGAAAGTAAATGAAAATATCAGATTTTTATGAGGCTGAACAGCCCAAAAAGAAAAAAGATTCTGTCCTTGGCAGGGCAGTTAGTACTGTCAAGGAGAATCTTATTAAAGCCAAGGCGATAGCTTTCGGTCAGTTTAATCGACGAGGATCTAATCCAGGTTCTCGTACATACGATTTAGAAAGAATTAAAAATGCAATTCTTACCGATTCATATTTATCGGTCGCTATTAGAAAGTTCTCTCAGCTTATTACAAAAGCTGGGTATCAAATTAAATCTAAAAATGAAGCTGCAGCTGATTATATTAATGATAGATTGCGTATTATAGAATTCCGTTCTAAAATTCCTTTTTATGTTTTGATAACTTCTATTGCAAAAGACTTGTATACTTTCTCAAATTCGTATATAATTAAAACTAGAGATAATGATACGCAAAAATTTGGAGTTAAAGCAGATCAAATTTATAAAGGCGGTTCGATCTCTGGTTTATTCTTAGCAGATCCTTGCAATGTCACAGTACAACGAGGAGACGATGGAAGAATTGATCATTACCTAATCGATGGAGAAGAGTATTCTCCGAACGATGTAATTCATTTGTACATCGATAAAATGAATAATGCCGAGTATGGCACCTCTAGAATGTTTACCGTTCTAGAGGATGCATCTATGCTGCGGAAAGCTGAAGGATTGGTTATGACGATATTATATCGTTTCGCCACTCCTATTTTGCATATAAAAGTAGGTAATGTTGCCGAAGGTCAATATGCTACTCAAAAAGAAATTGACGATGCAAGAAACGCTTTCCAAGATATGCCGAACGATGGCTTTATCGTAACGAATGAAAGAATGACAATTACATCCGTTACTCCCGATATGAAAGCTAATGATTTATTAAATTTCTTATCGTACATGGAGCAACGTATTTTTACCGGTCTCAATGCTTCAAAATCTTCGATGGGTCGAGGTGGTGGACAATCCTCAGCCGACAATACGGAAGCATTAATGCATGACGAAGTAAAGGCGTTCCAAAACGTAATTTCTTCTTTCATCGAAAAATATTTATTTACGGAATTATTATTAGAAGGTGGATTTAATCCATTAACTAATAAAGATGATTATGTATTCTTCGACTTTAACGAAGTATCGATCGATACAAAAATTAAAGTTGAGTCCCATACGATTCAAAAATATCAAGGTAACGTTATTACTCTTGATGAAGCTCGTCGTGAACTTGGCTTCGATAACGAAGTATCTGAAACGGACATGTATGCATTTAAAGTTACATTGGAATCTCAATTAGAACAAATCGATGCACAAGCAGATGCATCTATTAAAACGTCCAAAGAAACAATGCAATTACAACCGGCTCAACAAACAAGTAAAGACGGTCTAGATGAACGTAGTTTTAACGGAAAAAAGAAACAATCGACTCCGAATAAATACTTTTCGAACGATGCAAATCCTCAAAATCAAAATACAATTCAAGATAATCCGATTGCGAAAGAATTCGTAATGAAGGAATCTTTAGAAGATAATATTAAAGATTATGAGAAAAATTTTAGCGATATACACGCAAGTTACAATCGACTAGGTAATATATTGGCGAGTCGTGGCTCTACAAAGCCTGTAGTTACCGAACTCTTGAAAAAGTTAAATAAACATTTGACAGAGTCCGCAAGGCGTGGTGTTAACGATTCACATGCGAACAATAAAACTAATGGAAAGATAATTGATCCGATAGTCGATTCATTTGAAGACTATTCTTCAAAAAAAATTAATAAGATAGTCGAAGATTTAAAATCTGCGACAAAAAACAATAAAGATAAAATATACATCGATAATCAACTTTCGAAAACAGAATATCGATTAAGATTCTTATGTGATTATCTCACAAAGAAAGCTTACTGGTGGAATTACGTTCAACAATGTAAAACCGACGGTGTAAAAACAATCGAGATTCAATTCGAAAATAGCGATCATCAAAATGGCCGCATGACCCATTTCGATATCGATAAGATTACTATCGAAGATATTCCAGCTTACACTCCATATTGTAAGTGCTCAATTAAGCCTATAATGAAAGGATAAACATGGAATTCCGTGAATATCTTGGGTTTAATCCTGTAGACGTAAAAGAGTCCGCAGTCGCACACTCTCATTCTTTATCTAACAACGTTAAAGCTAAAGGATTAAAAGTGGAAATAGAAGCACTACATTTTTATCCGTATGCTACTCGTAATGATACACGTTATTACGAATCTGCAATGAGAGAGTCGTTGCATAAATGGACTTATCCTTATAACATTCCAGTTATTAAACATCACAATGACGAAGACGGTGAAACAATTGGTCGTGTCATTAATGCCGAGATTAAGGAATCTCAACGATTACCTGGTACGAAAGCATTAGTATTAACTGCCGATATTTTAACGCCTGATGCTCAAGAAGAAGTTAAAAATGGTTTGTTAGATACTGTAAGCATTGGCGCTCGCGGCGACGAAGTTCGTTGTTCTATTTGTGGACAAGATTTAGCGAACGATGGTTTATGTGAGCATGCTCGAGGAACTAAATATGACGGCGAGATGTGCTATTGGGATTTTAAGAAATTAGAACCTAAAGAGCTATCCTACGTTATTGTTCCATCTGATGCATATGCTAAGAATATTAAAGTATATGATGATAATGCAGAGCCGGATCAAGTTGAACCGGTTCTTCCTATTAGCTCATTAGAAGGAGAACATGACGGCAATAAAATTGTCGTTAAAGAACACATGGAAAAAGAACCTAAAGTAATTCCAGCAGAAGTCGAAGCAAAAGAATCTGCTGAAGTAACTCCAGCTCCTGCTGAAGAAACAGAAACTCCAGCTAAAGTTGAAGAACCTACTGAGGTTAAAGAATCCGAAGATACTAAATTCGAAGAATTATCTGCTAAAGTTCAAGAGCTTATTGAAGCTAAAGAACAAGTAGAAAAAGATTATAAAAATTTAGCTTCTGATTTCTTAGCTTATAAAAATGAAGTTCGTGAACAACTTCAAGCTGTTGTATCTTCTAAAGAAGAATTGCAAGAAGCAATTGATTCTGTAAAAACTGTTAAAGAAGGTCTTGAAACTTTGCGCTCTGAAAGCGAAAAAGCTTTACAAGACAATGTAACAGCCGTTAAAGAATCCTTGGAAGAAAAAATTAAAACAATTGAACTTTCCACTTCCAAAGTCGAAGATCCTGTAAAGAAAACTGAGGTTAAGCCAGTTGTCGAAGTAACTGAATCCTTATCCGATCTTTACAAATATTTTAAATAATAAGGAGCTCTATTACAATGCCTAATTTTGATCTTAGTAAAGGCCCTAATCGCTTCACCACTGGTTCTAACGGTAAAGTATTCAAAGGCCTTGGCTTCAAAGCTTTCAATAACGAAGAACGTCGTGTAACACGTACTCAAGTTCGCTTGAACACTGCAAACCATGACACTTCTAACGTATCTTACTGGTTGGATTCTCGTTTGCCAGTTGCTTTCCGTTATAACTACGCTGAAATGTACAATCAATTGGTTATTCCAAAAGGTCGTATCGTAGCCGTAGATCCTGACGTAAAATCTGCAAAAGAAAATCCTGAAATTTTCTTAAACGTATTAACACTTGCTAACGGCGGTTCCCCTGTTCGTTTGCGTAAAGCTGGCGATACTTATAATGCTGCTACTGGTCTTGTTTCTCCTGTCGGCGTTGGTCAACCATTGGAAAACATCGATGTTGAATGGACTCCAGTAAATGCTGCAGCTTATACTGCTGATTTCTATCAACCATTTGCTGGCGGCAAAGGCCCTCGTGCTTTGGCTACTGATGCTGGTTTAGAAAAAGATAAAGTTACTGGTCTTTTAAAAGAAAACGGTAAACCATCTATGGCTCATCGTGCTGGTAACGTACCTATCGGTATCATGTCCCGTAACGAAGCTACTCGTGATGAAAACGCTTGGAACGGCATGACTCCTGGTGCTATTAAAACTGACGTAATGGTAGAATTGCCTCATTTCTTATTTAAAGATAAAGCAGAGCAAAACCCTTGGGGTAGTGCTTATGGCGCATTCTTGCCTGGTGACCTAGTAAAATCTGATGAAAACGGCCGTGTCGTTAAATCTCCATTGTCCGACGAAACTCTTCTTGCTGCTATGACTCCTGCTGAAGTTGAATTTGAACGTCAACAAGTTATCGGTCAAGTACACGAAGTAAATCCTAACTTGGTACCTGAAGGTTCCACTAAATGGATGAAATGGGCTATTGGCGATCAAGAAGAATTAGCTCAATATGCAGCTGATGGTTATGGTCGTTCTTACCGTCGTGGTGAAGATGTTTACGAAGATTATGCTTACTTCCGTGGCATGGATAACTACGAATATAATTCCTTGTATTCTAACCATGACTTGAACATGAATGCTTCCAATAACAAATTGGACATTTACGATTCTCGTATGGGTGCTAAATATGAATATATTGGTATTCCTGGTTTAACTGATGGCCGCAATGTTGCATCTACTGAACTCAAAGACGTTCTCGTAGGTCAAATGCATGCTGCTGAAGCTGGTAAAGAATACTTAGATTTCAACTTCCAAGTTCCAGATCGTTTTGTAAAACCTGGCACACTTCAAATTTCCATTAACGGTTCCGCTTACACTCCTGTAGTAAAAGGTGGTTTAATCGCTAATGCATTCGAAGTAGTTCACTATAATACAGAAGATAACTTGCTTCGTCTTAAAGTTGTAGATCGTGCTGCAGCTGACGCTATTATTAAAGCAGGTCCTAAAGAAACTGTTGATGTGAAAGTTTCTTATACTCGCGAAGGTCTTGCAGGTGTTCCTACATTCATGGATTGGGACGGCTGTGTAGGCGCAGTTAAAGTATTGTTGCAAAAATAATAGGAGTAACGCATAATAATGGCTATCAATATTAAAGAATTTTTGGAAGATGTTAATACGAAGCGTTCTGCTGCTGTTGAAGCTGCTAAAAAAGAAGGCTTATCTCCAGAAAAAATTACAGAATCCGTAAAAAAATATGACATGATGAAAGATATGGTCGGCAAATTAAATAAACAAAACTTGTCCGACAAACATTTCTCCATCAAAGAAACAATTATGACAACAGACGTAGTTGATTTGGTTCCTCGTATCATCGAATCTAAAATGATCGAAGCTGAAGATACTCAATCTGTTATCTCTCCATTCTTCACTAAAGTTCAAGCTGGTAACACTAACGGTACTGTAGTAGTACCTATCATCGGTGAATTGCAAGCTCACGAAGTTGCTGAAGGTGGCGCTTACAACGATGAAGCTGTAGAAATCAATACTTTGGAATATAATTCCATCGAAGTTCGTCCTAAAAAAATCGGTCTTAAAGTAACTCTTTCCGAAGAAGTTATCATGGACTCTTACTGGGACATCATGGAAGCTAACCTTTCCCGTATTGGTGGCGCTATGGCTCGTTATAAAGATGAATGGTGTGCTCGTGAATTCTCCGAACACGGCCATGTAGTATTCGATAATGCTTTGGCTGCTCAAAACCCAGATGCTGCTACAACAGGTCTTGGCGAAGATTCCTTGCCAAACAACACATTGTCTGTTGAAGACTTTATGTCTATGTGCTTAGCTTTGATGGCTAACGATAAGACACCAACAGACGTTATCATGCATCCACTTTGCTGGTTAGTATTCGCTCGTAACGCAATGGTAGGTCAAGGCTTAACATTCGGTGCTATGGGCGCTATGAATGTTAACCCATTCGGTACAACTCAAGGTACTGGTGGTTTCGCTGGTTTATCTAACAACATGGGTCCTCAACAATTCGTATTGAACGAATCTCAAGCACGTTTCAATTTGCCAATGCCAATTAACGTAATCTTGAGCCCACGCGTTAAATTCGACAAACAAAACAAAACATTTGATATGTATGTTATCGACCGCAACAATATTGGTGCGATCGTACAACGTGAAGACTTGTCCGTTGAAAAATGGACTAATCCTGAAATCGATGTTCGTATTATCAAAGCTAAAGAACGCTATGGTATCGGCATCATGGATAACGGTAAAGGTATCGCAGTTGCTAAAAATATTTCCGCAATGCCATCCTATCCACGTCCAACTGTTGTTCGTGTAACTGAATAATAGTAGTTAACTGGAGGAGCTTTTCGGAGCTCCTCCTTTTTAATTTAAATAAAAGGAATTTATATAATATGAAACAACAACATGAAGTAATTGCCATTGTTAAATTGGCCTCTGGAGAAACTGGCTATTGGGATCGCTTGTCTCGTATGCGTTTATCTCGCAAAGAGCCTTACGGTTTCATCCATGAAAAGATGGATTTAACTAATATTCGTAAATCCGTTCGCATGGGTCGTCTAGTATTAGTATATGGAATCCTTCCAGCAGAGCAAGGTACATATTCTCCACTTATCCGTAAATTAGTTAAATCTACTAACTATGATATCGTTTCTTCTGGTTTCGTTAATCCAGAAGAGGCTAAAGAAAAAGTAGCAGAAGAAGCTAAGCGTGCTGGTATTATTGCTGAAGCTCCTGTGGTTAAAACAGAAGAACCTAAAGTTAAAAAAGAAGAGGTGACTGAAGATGGTTTGCAAGAAAAAGGGCAAGAAGGGTTGCAAGTAGAATCTGAAGCGAAAGCCGAAGAAACTATTGCTCCGGTAGAAACTACAGAAGAAGTTTCTGTTGAGCCTGAAGAATCTAACGAAGAAGAAACTACTGAAGAAACTTCCGAAGAAAAACCTAAAAAACGTGGTCGCAAAAAAGCTAGTAAATAAGGTGTAGCATGTTTAAAGAATTTGCTTTGGTCGACATGGCCGTTAATCCTATTGAAAAGCAAATCAAACTTTTCTTTACTGGCAATGTCGATCCAGACACTATTAATAGCGATACAATCGCTATGGTTCATGCTGAATCACAAAAAATTTATCGTTTAAAATATCGTACAAGCAAAAAGCTTGTTATTATTACTGTATTAGACGACGTACTTCCCAATGAAGAATATCGTCTCGATATTAACAGAACGATTAAAGATATTACTGGTGCACCATTACAATCCAGTTTAATTAGACACGTATATTTTAATACAAGTATTTATTCTAACGTAAGAATTCTTAGTCCGGCTAATCATGAATTAGTCGATGGTACTTTTAACTGCCAATGGCAAGAAATACTTCGAGATAAACGAAGAAAACCTGTATTAGAATATCGGCTTCAAATTGCTGACAATAGTTTATTTAACCCTGTTGAAATAGATACAGTAGTAGTCGAAAAACAACAGATTAGTTTTCCTAAGTTAAATAAACAACAACAATATTATATTAGAGTACGTGTCGAAAAAGACGGTGAATTTGGTGCATGGTCTGAATTGGCTACGTTTACTTATGATGGCCCTGAGCGTATTAAAGATCGACTCGAAAAAGCCGAAGAAAATCCTCATAAAATAGATCCAGTATCTATTTGGGCACCATATAATTACAAACGTAATATGCATAACAATAAAGTTAATCTCGATCAAAATCCTACGCCTTCTGGTTCTATGACAAAAGACGAAATTAACGACGCTACTTCTTTAGGATTGTCTAATGAAGTAACAAATGCATCTGGGAATACATCGACGACAGCATTAACGCCTGAAACAATCGAAAAGATTATGAAAGATGGTAATGCCAATAATGCGGCGACGACTATTAAATTAGCCGACGGTACTATTATAACAAGAGCGACTGCTGGTCAACCTGGCGTCGTAGTCGACGAAACTCCTGCCGATCAAGATATTCTACCAGTAATTATTCAAGAATTAAAAGTTATCCAACGTCCTAGACAAGGTACTGACGATGGATTTGTATTTGAATTCGATGCCGAAATTAAAGATGAAGGTATTCTACAAAATATCGAAATCATCAGAAAGGATTTCTAATGGCAGAGCCTTTTGAGTATACGATATTTGGTAATCGTTTAGAACTTAAACCTGTCGGCGGCACTAAACCTGATTCTTTATACGAAATTAGAATTAAAAAATTAGAGTCTGTCGACGGGAAAAAAGTATTAAAGTATAAAGTCTATACAGTAGCATCAGAACAAATTAGTAATTTTTATACGCTTGGCGATGTGAATTATCTAATCAATGTATTTGATGCTAGTGATACAGAAGTATTATACGCATTAAAAGAAGCAAGTCGGTTTGCCCAATTTCTATTAGATCAAATTCCTGGTTATGAAAATAGAGCCGACTTACCTTATCTTTTACAACAATTTTGTAAATTAAGAGCAACGTTAAGTCTTGTTAGTAAACATGCTGTAACGACTTCGACATCCGGTAAGATATCAGGTCATATCGGTAATATTAGTTTTGGCTCGACAGAATCTGGTGGATCTAGTTCTTCTAGTTCTAGTGGAAGTGGAGCTCCGTCATTATCTGATTTAATTAAAATGATTAAAGCCGAGATGGAGATTTTCCAAAAGTTAATTGTCGATCCTACATATCTTACTATGGGTAGAGCTGAACCTCGTGTCGGAAAACGTTCTTATACTGAAAAACGTAAGTTACATACATTCCCGACAGACTTGTTAGATAATTTATCTCGTTCTCTTAAAGCATTGAGGAAAACATAATGAAAAACCTCGATGAACGCATTAATGGTTTAATTCAATTAATGGAAGTTCCTGTATGGTTAATTCAAGCAAATAAACATATTAATTGCACGTGTATGGATCCGGTTTCAAAACACGGTGATCCATTTTGTGAAAATTGTTTAGGTCTTGGACATAAAATAACGATACGGGAAGCTCGTGCACATCTTCAGCCACTATTCTCGACAGATAGTGCCGACAATAAATTATTCTTAATGCGTGGCTACGATATCTATCTTAGAAATGAATTTCCAGTTTTCCCGGGAGATATTATTGTCTTCAAGGATAAAATTATAAACGTTACATATGTAATGGACTGGTATTCTAATACTATGGATTGTGTTTATTATGAAGCTAATGGTGTCGATTACAAACGAAACCCAGAAGCATTCATGAAAAACTTTAAAGCATTGATCGGAGGTGTTTAGATAATGGAAGATAAGCATACTAGCTTATTAATTATCGGCAACTCTGAATATACGAATAAAACTTGTAAGATTGAGAAATTCGATTTATTATCACAAGTCGAAGAAGAATACGGAAAAGATTCTGATTTATATCAAGCATATACGATCGCTAAAAACTATGGAGCGCCATCCATATATTTAGTGAATATGAGAACGATATCTGATTTTCAAAATATAGCAAAACAACTTATCGATTACGACTTCGCTTATATTTGTCCGACTCAGATTAAATTCTCCGATAAATATACTGATCGATATAATAAGAATTTAACCGAGCATTATTTAAATTTATTATCTTCTTCTTGTGTAAAGAATAGAAGTTTTATTTTTGCTACCGATAATCATAGTTCATTATACGAAGATATCGATGCATTTAATAAAGATTATAATAATAAGTTAGCAGAGTATACTGCTATTAATAATAAGAACAAATACTTAGATAATATAATTTTTGTCGGCAACAACCTGAAATATGTGCACTTCTGTAATATAGTTGTAGCTGCGAAATTAGCAGCCACGCCTATCAATAAGTACCCCGATTTCGATGATGAGGATACTGACTTTATTATAGATTATAAAGATATGCTTCCTAATGTTTGTTATTTCAAAAATAACTATCGGACTGGTACTACTATTGAAAATTTAGTTAACTTATCTGACGAAAATCCTAATAAATCTGTTATGGTAATGCGGATCATTAATTACTTAATCAGAGAAATGGATTTCGAAGAATATATAGGTAAGAACTACCGTAAGTTTTATTTAAATAAAATAAAAGAACGGTTAGATAATTTACTTAAAGATAATGTTGGCTTTGTTCTTTATGATTATCATATCGATAGCATTGAAGAACAAATCAGTAATCATGGATATGGTGTGGACATCATTTTACGATATACATTATATCCATTATTTACAACAGAATCTTATACTGCGGAGCAAAGACTATGACACAAGAAATTAATGAACGTTTTGTACTCGACCAAGTACGACGTCAAAAAGAACAATTGGTTGCAGTCACTAATCCCGGTAGGATACTGAATAGTCGAAAACGTCTCGACCGATTACGGGCTGACAGTTCCATTAGTTTCGACGAATTTATTGCGTTACTCGTAGAACTCGTAGAGAAAGCATTTCGTGAAGATAACGTAAAGATGAGTCCTGATGAAGGCGTTACGATTAACGACCGAGATCAGGAAATCAATCATCCTTATATTTTCTTTAAAATTATTAGCGGTGTACCTGCTAAGGATTTAAAACCAAGATTAATGGAAACGACTATTCGTCGTGCTCCCGGAAATCCTGATTATCGTCCTGACGATAAATATCCCGTTAAAGAAAATATTGAAGAAGAAGGTGTCGATGTGTATCGTCATGCATTCAGATACGTCATCCAATTTGACATCTTCGCAACTTCATACGACCAAGCTAATAAAGTTCTTAAAGAATTTGAAGAGCTTATGGTAGACTACACTGGTTATTTAAAAATGCGTGGTGTATCTGAATTACTTTACGATCAACGCTTAACTGACGAATCCTACGTTATGTATCGTGAAAAATATTCTATTAGAAGTGTTCGCTATACTTTAAACATCGATAAAATGTATGTTGTAACTAGCAAACTTATCGAACGTTTACTAAATCTTGGTAAATAATTTCTTAAGAGGTTTAAATATGGCTTTCACCTTTAAAGAGGAAATCCTTCGAGATCTTCCTGGTGTATTCGTCGAAGTCAATTCTGTAAAGAAGAAACTTTATGACGATTCTCAATTCGGTACAACTGACGCAGTTCTTTGTATCGGTACAGCATTTGATGGTCCTAACGGTGTTCCAGTACCTATTTATGATCCGACATATGCTAAATATACTTATGGCGATACTTATGATCGCACAACTAAACGTGAAGTAGACTTGACTGCAGCATTATCCGATGCTTACAACTCTGGTTGCCGTACTCTTTATGGTTTCCGTATTGGTGGTTCCGAAGCTCAAAAAGATTTTAAATTACGTTCTGACGACACTCTTCGTTTACGTGTAAAATCTCGTTTCCCTTCCAACAAAGCAAAACAAGTATACTTTACTTTCGATAATACTCCTGGTCAAGAAGTTTTCACATTGTATAAACCAGTTTCTAAAGCAACTGCTTATGAACGTTACAATGCAATGGTTAACGATGAAAACGAAATGATCAAAATCGACATTCAATTAGGTTTGATGGGTGCAGGTTTTAATGCCGACACTACTATTAGCGAAGTAATTCGTTATATCAACAAACACCAATTGAACAACGTCGTAACTCTTTCTATCGTAAATAAAAAAGGCCAAGACGTTACTCTTCGTAACGACTCTTATGATTTGGCTATGGGATCTATCTTCCCTGGTACATATTTCATCGGCCGTAAACGTTCTTTGATTCCATGCCGCACAGAAGTTCGCACACATGTAATTAAAAACAAAAAATCTCCTAAACCTTTCGGTTCCTTCACTGGTAAATATTTCCATACATTGCGTATTAACACAGACGTTAATGCTGAATATCCAATTTATTCTGTAATGGATAAAGACCTTAACGAAGCTTTCGTAACTGTCGGTTTAAAAATGTATTCTCATAATGATTATCTTTTAACTCCTGGTGCATCTGCATTAGCGTTCGAAGAAGACGATAAAGATTATGAAGATACTAATATGACTAACTTCCAAAAATACATGAAGTTAGGTTCTGGTTTTGCAGTAACTGCAACTGCATTCCCTCGTACAAATTCTACTGGTCAATATTTAACTCCTCGCGTTAAAGAATCTGAAGTAAAAGATAAACAATACATCACTGCTATCGGTGAAGGCGCTTACTCTGTATTGCAAAATGCCGATATGCCTTATCGTGTATTAGGTTCCCAAATCTGTGCTGACACAGTAATCGGTGGCCGTTTACCTAAACCAAAAGATTTCTTAAAAGCATTCCCTATCGATGTAGCTATGGTTAATACTGTAGCAGCAGGTGCCCCTGTAGTCGATACAGAAATGTTTAAATTGACTCCAGTAGTTAATACTAAAGACGTAAAACACGCACCTCGTTCTTACAAATTTAGTTTCGTAAAAATCGATGATGCTGATGCTATCGTTGATAGTGCTATTTATCAAAACGAAGTATTTACAGTTATTCCGACTGTAGCTAATGAAGCAGCTCTCGATTTAGATAATAAAACTTATGAAGTTGGCCAAACATTCTTCTTGCAAGATACTAAAGAAGTTAAATCTATTACTTTCGACGGTAAACTTCAAAACGCAGTATCTGCTCATCAAAAATTCAAACATTTCGTAACTAGCGATAAAATTATTGAAGCTGAACCTGCTACTGGTAACACAGTAACATTTAAAGACATTACTGCTCTTACAGATCTTCAATACGATACAGCTATGAACGGTTTGTTATCCGATGCTGATGCAACTACTGCTGCATATTATGCAACTACAGCTGCTGCTTCTGCTGCAACTGCTGGTACTGCTAAATATGTATTGTTGTCTGTAAACGACGTTCTTTATGTCGGCAAATATGACGGCGGTCAAGTAACTCCAATCGGCGAATACGATATTCTTATTAATAAAGAATCTCGTGACGACAAAGTTTTGGCTTACGTTGAAAACTTTGATTGTGTCGATAACCGTGTTATTATTTCTGTAACAGACTTCAACTATCGTACTGTAGCAGAATTTATTTCTGACTTGAAAGATAATGTAAACTTTGCCGATACATTTGCTGTTGAAATGACAGACAACGGTATCGTAGAAAAAGACGCTCTTATCGAAGAAGTATTGGAACCAGTATTGGTTGGTGGTAAAGTAGCGTTAGCCGATCTTAAAGCTGACCGTACAATCGATTACGATTATACTATGCGTATCCCTTACCGTACTCCAGATAACTTCGCTCGTCAATTCGCTCAACATTGTATGTACACAGAATTAAAAACTGCACATACTCATGGCGTAATTGGTATGGAACGTATCTCTGATTACACATTGTCTGGCGTAGAACAAAAATTCCAAGACCTTAAAAATCTTGACTTACATCTCGATTTAAAACGTGCTAACGGTCAATCCGTAATCGATGATGACGGTATGCCTGTCGATATTGGTCGTGCAATTTCTTGTACTTTCTTCCAAAACAATGTACCTGTTTACAATTCTACTTATGCTTATGTAGGTAACGGTGCTGGTGCTTATGCTGGTATGGTTTCTGCATTGCCTGTAGAACAATCCCCTACTAACCAAAAAATCGGTGTTAACCCATTGTTCGAATTGACTACTACTCAAATCTCTGATTTGACTAAGAAAGGTATCGTAACAGTTAAAAACACATTTACTCGTGGTTATGTAGTAACTGATGGCTGTACAATGGCTGATCCTACTGATGCGTTGTCTCGCTTAAATAGCGTTCGTATCATCGGTGCTGTTGAAAGAGCTATCCGCCGTGTTTGTGAACCGTTCATCGGTAAACAAAACAAAAACTCCGTTCGTGATGCTATCCGCACAGGTTTGACATCTGAGTTGAATAAACTTAAAGGTGTTTTATTATATGATTACATTTTCGATATTGCTAATGACGTAACTGCTCTTCAATATACTTATATTGATATCAATTACACTATTATGCCATTTAACGAAATTCGTCAAATCAATAACTACATCCAAATTCGTCAACCTGGTACCTAATAGTTTTTAAATAAAGAAGGAGGGGGCGGATTATTTCCGCCCTTTTAATTTAACACATGGCTTACAGCAATAACTCTGGTGTAACTACAGCGTCTGAATACACTCGTAGTTATACTACTTTTTCCGGCTGTGATATCGTTGCTACATTCGGTTCCGAAGTAGTGGCTGAAATTCAAGGTATTACAGTTTCTATTAATCGTGAAAAAGCTCCTGTATACACATTTGGTAGTGCAGAGCCTCGCTCCATTTCTCGTGGTAAGCGCGGTATCGCCGGTACAATTGTGTTTACATTGTTTGATCGCGATGCTCTAGTCGATGCTCTTGCAGTTCGTGCTGCTAAAGCAGCTTACTTCCAACGTATTGGCGGGGATATTAACTATCAACCGTATACAATTACTGAATGGGATACAAAATTAACTAACATGGTAGTTAACTCTTTGGGCTCTAATGGTAACGATAGCCAAGTAGCTTCTACTAACCCATTCAAAGTTACGCAAAACGTAGCTATTCAGTCTACGCCAAAATATTCTGACGAAATTCCTCCATTCGACATTACTTTGTCCTTTGCAAATGAATATGGTCAATCCGCAGTTATGGTTATCTATGGCTGTGAAATTTTGAACGAAGCTTCTAGCTTCTCCGTAGATTCTACAACTACTGATAAAGCTTGTACTTACATTGCTCGCTCTGTCGATTACTTGCAACCAGTAGAAAATAAATATTTACTTGACAACAAGTATTAATAAATTTGGCGAGGAAGTTTTTCCTCGCCTTTTTATTTTTTCTAAGGAGAATTAGGCGTGAATCCTCAAGAAAACACAAATCAAATCTTTTTATACTTAAATCGTGGCTTACAAACATTGATCAATGATGTCCTAGTTTCTGGTGAATATCCTATCGATATGAAATCAGAAATGTTAAAAGTCTGCTATGACATTATTGATGAGCACAACATCGAGCTCAAAACTCATATTATCACGTTAGTCGATAATAGAGTAAAACAATATATGAAGCTATACAACTTAAAGGTGAAATATGCCAACTGATTATTCTTTAGGGAATAAGGAAGTAATTCAGACTTCTAAATATACAAGAACTTATACATCCTATAGTGGATGCGATATTGTGGCATCTGTAAATATCACGATCCCAGGACAAGATATGATTTCATATGTTTTCGGGAGTGTTCAAACTTTCTCTTATAGTATTCATCAAGAGAAGTCTCCTATACGAACATTAGGTGATGTTAATGCTATTACGTATGTAAGCGGCCCAAGAACTATCGCCGGCTCTATTGTATTTGCAGTATTAGATAAACATGTTATCTATGAAATATTTGATGAAGTTACTAAACGTGGCAATTATTTAAATAAACATTATTTAATGGATGAACTACCTGTATTCGATGTAACATTATCTTTTGCGAATGAATATGGCCACCAATCTACTATTAGCGTTTATAACTGTACGATTATAGACGAAGGACAGATTATGTCGATTAACGATATCTTAACAGAAAATACATATCATTATTATGCGACCGATATCGATTATATGACAGAGTCTAACGACTATTATAAAATAAACGAAAAAAGTATTATCGAATCTAATCCTTGGTTAACGACGACAAACGCTAAAATTTCTCGTTACAATCCTAAGATTCAATATGGGCAACATGTATTAGAATTATCTAAAGATGGATATTATTCTTTTAAATCTTATATGGAAGCTCTCAATCGCAAATATAAAAAATTAGCCGATCAATTTATGGGCGAGAAAGAATCTGAAAAGATGGCTCAGCTTAAAAAAGATTATTATGATTTACGTACTAAAGCTGAACAATATTATCCATCTCAAGCATTACTTTCTAAGAAACAAAAGAAAGTTAGATTCCTCGAACATAAAAGAGTTAAAATAAATAAAGAATATGACAATTTTAGAACGTCTTTATATACGTCTAGACGTGATGTACCCGATTATTCTAAATATCGCTTAGACGGCAAAATTCGCGATTCTAAGGATATTCCTGATTATAGCAAATATCGTTTAGATCCTAAAAAGGATAATAGCAATATTCCGTCTTACGATGAATTTAGGAAAACTGAAAAACGTAAAGATACTAAACTTCCAGATTATTCTAATTTTAGAAAAGATATTAAAACAGTCGACGAAGAAGACGCTACTAAATATCGTCTCGACGAAAATGGGAATATCGTGATTATTACCGATAACGTTACTAATAAAAAAGAAGGAGGCAACGAAGAACTTGAGCACATCTAGCATTACTTTTTTGTGGCAATTTGAAACATTCGTTGCCCTCTATTGTAACGATTATTTTAACGGTCACACAGAACTATATGTCGATGACGGAAACGAACTAACTAAATACGAATTAGAAGAACCGACTGCTATTATTAACGATTTACAGTCTGGCATCTATCGAGTATTTAGTAAAGGGCCTGACGGACAATCTGAAGATAAATATATCGAAGTATATCCAGAAGGATTAGAATATCAACTGACGTATTTAAATAATTTAATCTTTAACGATGAGTTAAATAAAGAACTTAAAGATTTTATTATTAAAGTATCCGATGAGCGTGGACTTAACTTGGTCGAAACTTTATATTTTTCTTATATGACTAATCAAGAAGAGAAAAATAAATATCGATTATTCTATTTATTATTGGCGGCGATTAAACATTATAACGCTAATAATTTTTATAATAATATCGATAACAACAGTTCGCTTTATTTAAACTCTGACAATCAATCATTATTGCATCCTAATATCGTAAATGGATTTTTAAAAGGTAAAATTAATTTATATAAGTTTACCGGTAAGTTTTACGAGTATCAAGATACTATAACGTTTAAAGATGAAAATATCGATTTAGGATTTTTAGATAAAGATTATTTATATCGCATTGATTTGATCTTGGATCAGAATATAATTAATTCTTATTATACGATTCATCCATCTTTAACTTCGACTAATCTTATCTGGGATAAATTAAATATAATTGCGACTAAGATAAGTGATTTAACAGATAGTCTTAGATACTTACCATTAGCGTATCAATCATTTGACGACGATACAAAATTAGCGATTAGTATGTTACTCAATAAGCATATCGATAATCCTATTTTACAAATGCCTAAGATCGTAGTTGAAGACGGTGAAATAACTGCACTTATCGATGGCGCTAATCAATATCAAGATATCGGCCCGATTTATTTCTGTATAACAGATGTAGAAGGATTGGCGGCCGATCAAGTATTAGTTAAAAAAGAAATCGATAATTTAGTAATCGATTTGCCAACACAAGGTAATTCTATTTATGACGGTAATTATTTTAGTTATTTATCCGATAAAGATAATAATATTTTAAGTCCGATTTGTTTATTTAATATCGATCAAGATATTGAACATAAATATATCGAAGAAACTCTTCGTTATGAGCAAACTGGTTTATTAGCATTCTTAAAAGAAGAGTTTGAATTGGAAGACGTAAATAAATATTATCATTATTTTACAGATTGTATCGGTAATAGCGATGTAACATTATCTAATTATTACGATAAAGTTATTGACCGATTTGTGCAAATTAATCCGTATGATGAATTGCTCGACATGATTCATTATTTAAATGTATATCGTTATTCTAAACAAGTACATAAAGATATCGGTATGTATGTATATAATCAAGAAACATCTCATAGAGTAATTATACCGAACGACATTAAAAATATGATAATCTCGGCTGTTAAATTTAAACGCGGAGAAAACTATCGTTTTGAATATAAAAAAGTAACAGATAATGCTGCATATATAACATATGATGATGCAGACTATACTGTAATATCTATATACGATAAAGAAACTAGAACTCATACTGGATTAGTTACAGTATGGAGAAATGGTAACGATTATTATTTGGCTAATTGGAATGTTCTAGTTAAGAACCAAATAGACTTTTAAATAAAAATGGAGTATAATATATTATGAGACGAAAGCGCTTCGATAATCATTTAAGCAGTCTATTGTCCTATACAAATAAAAACGTTGAACAAGAAATAACTCGATCTTCGTCTGGGTATACTAAAAATACTCCGACATATAAAAGATATTATTCTCAGATCGATGCAAATGTATGGTTCGGTGATAAATTAGTTACCGATATCCAGAATATTAATTATGGATTATCTCAACATGATATGCCGCTATTCGGTTATAATTCTTATATTTATGACGAATTAGCTATCGGTAATCGGTTAGTACAAGGAACGTTTACAATTAATTTTACTGAGCCACTTTATATCGATAATATGATTAAAAAATATCAGAAAGCTACACTTGTTGCCGAAGATAAAACAGAAGAAGTCGAATATAAAGAAATTGTTCAACCACATCGATTATCTCAAACTGTACAATCTAATCCTGAGCATGATGCTATATGGAGACAAGGGTTTGAAATCGATATTGTATATGGACAAGATGACGATGTAATGGGTCAACCATTACATGTTATTTTATTAGACTGTCATATAATGAACGTACAAACAGTACTCGATTCTTCTGGTCGTCCAGTGTTAGAGCAATATCAATTTTTAGCTCGAGATCGTAAGGTAATTAATAGCTAAGGACAAACTGATTTATGACAACTAATAATAAGAAGAAACAAAAGTTTAATAATCAACAACATAAAAAAGGTATCGACATTAAAGAAACTCAATCTGTAAAGGATACAAGTAATCCTGTTGATAACATCGATCGTGAAATGACTGGCGGTGTCGATGTTGTCGAAGTTACGACAACTGAACATGACGATGATTTCGACCCTTCTAAGACCGAATATTTAATGAATAGTGAAGCTGTTCGTATTCGTAAAGAAAATAAAAACGTTCGATTTTTTCGGATGTTAAACGATCAGTTCATCGTGTATAAAATTATTACTCGCGCCGAACAACATCTTATGACTAACTTGTCTTTTGAACAACAAGCTGAATTCGATGCAATTACAGATTATGAAGAACGTATCCAAAAATTAGAAGATTTACGTAGCGATAATATTCTTCGTTATTTCGTTTTATTTCCACGCCCAGAACGAATTGAATACTGTAAAGAAACATTCGGTGGTTTTATCGATACTGTCGTAAATGAAATTTTAGTAAACTCTGGTTATGAAAAGAATACTATTTCTAACCCATTGTAAGGTGTGTTAATATGGAAGAATTACGTTTCGATGAAATATTCACACAACTAAAAGATAAATATAAAACTGTTTTTACTTACACAGGATTCCCGGACGGTATCGTAATTTATCGACCATTAACTCGTTCACAATATTATGAATTGTTCGAAAATGAACAGTTAATGGATGTTGAACGTGAAGATATTGTTTGTTATAACTGTATCTTATATCCTGAAAATTTCGATATCGGTGCGCAACCAGCCGGTCTTATTGCCGATTTAGCACAAAAGATTCTCGACGCTAGTTTCATGAGTAAACGAGGCCGAGAAATTCTTTATTTAAACGCTGTCGATAATATGGAAAATGTCGATAAGCAAATCTCTTGTGTAATCCATGAAGCATTCCCCGAATACGATATTGAAGATATCGATAACTGGGACATGGTTAGAACAATGGATTTCTTGGCTCGCAGCGAATGGATTCTTAAAAATATCCATGGCCGTGGTGGTCTCGATATGGAAAAACTTCTCGATGCTGGTAGCAATGTATCATTTAAACAAGACGATCCTCGTTTGTTTAACGAAGAAAAACAATATTTCGATAAGTTAAGAGAACAACGAGAAAAACCTCCAGAAGAGATTAAGAAACCAAAACAAACAGTTAAACGTCCACAACGACGTAAACAACAAATGTCTGAAGACGAACTAAAAGCTATGTTCCCAGAAGCATTTGTTAATCAAGGCGATGAAAACTCTATTCGTGAAGTAGCATTAAGTGGTAAAAACCCTCATGATATGACACTTGCAGAGTTAGCTGAACTTAGAAATAATAATTAAATTAATATAACAAGGGAAAAATATGGCTGACGATTATTTATTTAAAGGAATAGAAGCTCCTTCCGATAGTCCTGCCGACTCTTTTGTTGATACAGTAGCGGCTGCCGGCGGACTCGTCGGGGCCGCTTTTGCTTTTTCTAGAACAAAAAGAGGGGCGAGAGTTTTATCTAAACTCGATCCTATTATAGGACAAGTAGAACGTAGACTCTCAAAGATTACAGATGATGGTGCTAATGCGATTACGCTATCCGAATTAGAAGGATATGCTAATCAAGCATTACGAGGAAATTTTCCTAAACCTTCATCTGTCGTAACTGCCGATAAGCAAACCGATATTATTCGAGATACGGCTAATCGTATATTAAATCTACAAGCTGATGCAGAAAAGTATTCACAAAATTTATATCATGCTCAAGTAATAGATACGATAGCGACTGATTTTAAAGATGCTGGCGTTAATCAAGCAACGATCGATAATATGGTCGACGCTATTAATAGCATTGTTCCGTCTCAACGATATGACGGTAGCCTCGGATTCTCTGAACGTCTTAAGAATACGCTAAGAGATGTCGTTATGGATGGCGAATCAGAGCATGCGGCATTTAATGACACAGATGTAGCATTAAGAGCTATTCAAAATTTAACGAGAAAAGAAAGTCTCGCAGATTGGCAAAGTATTGGTGGCCGTGGCGAAAAAATAGTCGACAACTTTATCGAAAATCAGATTAGAGATGCCGGAGAATTATTATCTAAACATCAGGCCAAAAAGACTGGAGAAATTCATGACTTTGCTCTTGCCGATTATTTAAAAGAAAAGCAAGTTAATGCTTCTATCGATGAAGGCGCTCTCGATGTTCCGATTGTATCTCGTAACGGTAAACGAGACATCATCGATATCGATAATGCTCTCGATAAGATACGCAGTAATGATAGAACTGCTTTTTTAGCCGATCTATTAGAGAATGCTAAATATAATGATAGTACTAAATATGTCGATGGCGAAATATTAAATACTCCGAATTTAGATAAAATAAAATCTGAAGCGAGAGGAATTGTCGGCGATACACTAGTCGGCAAATTATTCGGTCTCGATGATTTATCACCTCGAAACCAATTAGGTATCGATGTTTATTCTAATGCTCAATTTAAACTCGGTATGGCCAACTTTCAAAAGGAAGGAACATTATTAGTTCGTAACCGCGATAAATTATATCGTCAAGATCTTACGACCGGTAAGATGGAAGAAATGGATATTAGCGGATACAATTGGCAATCTGCTAATGACGACATCGTTCATTATGGTCGTCTAATGAATCAATACGGAGTTCAACAAGAGAAAACGAATTGGGCTCAACTTGGCCGAAGTGAAGGCGCTAAACGATTAACCGATGTCGATGGCAACAATTTATATGCATTAAGAAATATTAATATAGATCAGTTAAACGAATCTGAGCTATCTGCATTAGGCAGACGTGCCTATTCTCATGCTCGTGCCGTACAAAGTATCGATATTGATTTAGAAAAAAATACTGAAAAAATTGTTCTCGATTTAGCCGCATCAAAAGAAGGCATTAAAAAAGATACACTTTCTAAAATACGTGATGTATATCATGCAAAAAGCGAAAGTGCTAAAAGAAGAATCTTACGAGATATCGACGTTGATCAGGTCGATAACTTAGATTTATTAAGTGTCGTTAAGGCGGCTAGTGACGGCAAAAAAATTAACGCTCGTTTACGTGATGACGGTATTGGTATCGGTAGTGAAGCATTATATAAAATTAAATCTGTCGAAGAAACGGTTAATGAAGCCGTCGTTAAAAATGCTGTCGACTCTTTGGGCAAAACACAAGCCGAAGCTTATGCTAAAATAGATTCTTTAAACATATCTCCAGGTGAAAAACAAAAACTGAAAGATATGTATACTATCGAAAAGTATAAAAAAGAATCTGGTATTAACGTTATTAAAGATAGACATAACTTTAATCGAGACAAACAAGATATTGGTTCTGCTGTATTCGACAAGATACAAAGAACGTTAGACGATAGCCATGAAGCCGATAGAATACTCGGGCATTATTTAGGTAACGGTAAAGATATCCATTTTGACTTCGGTAAGAAGGGAAATGCTGCCGCGCCAGTTTTAGCGAGAAAATCACTCGACGTTAAGAAGATAATTACTTCTTGGAACAGTGGCGATCTTAATGGAATAATGCAAGGCATTTCTGATTCTGCTAAAGGATTATTCGCTAATTCTAAATTAAGTCAAACAACATTCTTAGGTAAAATTACTGGCGGTCATTTAGACTTTTCTAATAATACGACAGGCAATGATTTATCGGTAGCAGGAGCATATTTATATAAGATGGGACATCGTTTAAGCGGTGGCCTTAATATGCTTGATCCTGGTGCATTTACTGGTGTCGTAAATAACTGGTTAACTAGAGGCATTGCTCAGTTTGTTAATATTGGACATGGTCTTGGTTTACATGAAAATGCTACAAGAAGTAGTTTAGAAATCATCGATAAACTTTTGTTTAAGCGCGTATTACCAGCTAGTTTTTTATATACTCAGTTAGATTGGGCTGACGATACATTTAATTTAAATGAAAACTTCCAGACTGGTTTAGCCAACATCGATTTAGGCTTTAGAAAATTTACCGATGCTACTGGGTTAACTGATGCATTTAAGTTAGCTAAAATGGCTAATCCGATGGCCCAATATATTAGTGGCGACTATCGTCCTTATCAATCCTATGAAGAACGATTAGATTATTATCAAAACGGTAAAGACCCAATTAGGGCTGGTCGTTATTGGGTGTGGGGTTCTTCGAATGAATTCCGTGGTTCTAGTATTTCATACTGGGAAGACAATAGTTTAAAATTAGCCAAGTCTGATTATAAAACTGAAGGTATTTATGGCGGCTATTTTAATAAATGGATGCACAGTCCAATACCGACATTATCTAACCCTTTATCTCCATTAATATATGCTCTTAATCCTTATTGGTTAGAAGAGATGCATTCAGAAGATAGACCGTATTTAGAATCAGGTCCTCTATTTGAATCTAATACTCTTCAAGGTTTAATTCTTAATCCGACATTAGGTGAAATAATTAAACCTAAGAAAAAATACCACGAGGATAGAATGTGGTTCGGTCGTGACGTTAAAGCAGTCATGTACCATATGAATCAACAGATACAAGAGCAATCACAAGATACTCGTTATCTAATATTCCAAAATGGACGTCTTGGCGTATATGATTTTACAGCATTCGATCATCCTACTGCTAATGAATATGTGCAAAGTGGTGACCAACAATATGCTCCACAAGCACCGATGTACGCATCAGCTGCCGATTATGTTAAATATATCAATCCTGACGGAACAGTAAATCCTGAAGTAGCAAGCTTACAACCTGTTACGAGTGGTACCGGTAGCGCTATTTCAGCAATGAATAATGCTATTTATTCTGGTAGCTCTCCTTATACTAATCCTAATGGTATGTATATACAACAACGTGTTAGACGTGGTAGACCTAAAGGATCTCTCGAAGAAATTTTAAATAATGCCGACCTATATAATAATTTGATGAATTCAAATGGCGGTCGCGATTATTTAGATGAATTACAAACTACTTCTAGATTATTAACCGGTATTTATGGTTATATTGGTTCTAGCGTATTCGGTCGTGATGAATCTAAATTTATTGCTAATGCTGGCGATATCGATTCATTTACTCGTCAATTTTGGGATGCTGGTGTAGGCGGTCTCGGTGGTGAAACAGCCGAAATTGGTCGTCGTTTCTTGCCGGAATTTTCGAGAAGACGTCGTGTTAATCCATTGATGAATACAATGGCAGATCAACATGCTTGGCTTCCAGAAAAATTCTATATGGGTGATGCTTATACGAAAGTTATAAATGGTGAGGCTCGTCTTCCTGGTGCAGGGTATGAAGCTATTAATCAGTTGCATCCAGACCAATTTGCTTCTGATGGATACGGCGCTATTGACCGATATAAGATATTAGCCGATATAGCTCCTAATAGTCCTGAATATAAATATTGGAAACAAATCGTTAAGATGATGAACTCTGATGAAGCCAAAAAAGTATTACAAGATACTGAAGAAATGGTTAAACATCAGGGCAAAAAACACGATTTCTTTAATTATAAATTCTTAGGTAAGACTACCGTATCTCAAGACGGACATATTGAAGAAGTATTATCTAATGGTAAATTTAAAATTGCTGGCGACGATCGTCTATATCAAATTGCCGGTGTTAAATTTAAAGAAAACGGCTTTATGTCGAAACAACAATTATTACAAGTTATCCAACCAGGACAACGAGTAACGATGCGTATCGACGATGAAGAACGTACCGATAATCCAGATGCACCTCAAGCTCCTATTCGTGCGGCGTTATTCTTGAACGGTGAAAATATTTCAGATACATTACGAGAAATAGGTTTAGCTGAATACGATATGGACGATAGCTCTGCAGCTGGTGCATATGCTAACTATAATACGTTTGGACGTATTTTTGGTAGTGCTGCCGAATTAGTAACGCATGCACAAATTCCGATTCTCCATAGTCAGTTTATGAGAATTAACGATCCATTAGAAGAATATCGTAGCGATCAATTATACGGTAGTGGATTTTCTTCATGGGAAGACATTATCGATACAATGCTTGTTCCGACATTCGAGCAAAGTAAAACATCGTTTGTAAAAGATTTAGTGGCCGATAGTGCATATCGTTATTACAAAGGCATAAACAGTCGAGCTTTAGATAATGTTTCTAAATCTAGATTAGCTGTTGCTAAATTTGCTTCGACATATTTAGATGGCCCAGCACTAGCCGGTGAAATCACAGGTCGTTTTACTTTTGTTGGCGCGAATGCTGTTGAACGAAAAGAAAAATTATCTCGTGCATTTAGATTTGCCGGCAATGCATTTGCAATGGCAACATCGACCGACGATCCTATGTATGCTACTTATGCATGGGGACGTATGGGTTACGATATCGGTAGTCATTTAAATCTGTTTGATAAATTTGTTTCCGATGAGTCTTCTATCGGTAGATTTGCCGAACATTTATTTGGTAGCGTTGATAATAAAGGCATTGAAAGTTTAGTCGATTTTGCTAAACGAACTCGTGCTAGTCGTATGCTACAAGCAGCAGCTTTTGCCGGTACTGGTTTAGCGATTGCATTAGCTAAGAATAATCCGATTACTGAAGCTCTCGGTCTCGATCATGTATATACTCCAGATAACGTAGAAAAACGTTGGGATACAGAAGAATACTTCGATAGACTTCGTTATATAAAATATATGGGTCTATATGAAGCAGCTAAAGAAAAAGCTAAATCCGAAGAAGGCGTCGATGTCGATAAATTATATCAACATCAAGAAGCTCTTCGTGCAGAAATGGATGGCGATGTGTCGATTACCGATATGATGGCATCCGTATTAACTTCTGGTACTCCGTCTAACGATCCATTAGCGCAATGGATTAATAAAAAATTCGGTCGTTTAAGTGAAGATATGACAACGCTTACTGCCGGTGAATGGACAGAACAAGCTATTATGTATCATCAAGTAGCTGAATCTACTGTATATGCGTTAAATAAAGATAGTGAATATTCCGATATTATTCGTGCATTACCTAGCACCGAAAAAGAATATTTCGTCGAATTTGCTAAAGTAACGAACGAGAAACAGCGCCGAGCTATTTTACGTAATGTATCTCCATCATTAGCTAAAGCGTTAAGACTTGTATGGTATCAAGAAGAAACTGAAACAGAATCTAATGAATCTTATTTCACGACTCATAATCTTCCTGGACCATTATGGCAAGGTTGGGAAGCATCTTCTAACCTTGAAGATATTAAGGCAAAAGTAATATATAACGAAGGAATGCAATTTGCAGACTTCGGAATTTATTCTTCGACATATGAAGATCCAGAAGTTATCAATGCTCCTAATATAGAAAATATTAGGAACGGCGATGATCCTATTACTGTCCGAGCTAAAATTAATACTGTATTAAGTGGTATCGGTTTAACCGAGAAACAAATACAGGTGAATCCTACGCAACAAGATGGTATAATAGATATAGTAACTAATGTAACTTCTGTTCTTGGTTACAAAATAGACAAAGCGTTATCATTCTTATAGAAGGATTAAATAATGGATCAAGATTTTACTTATATAACTAGGAGACAGGCATACGATGCTTTTAATAAAGAATCGTTTGGTCCTCCTAGTCATCTTATTGAATTATTAGAAAAAGCAAATTTAAATAAAAGAAAGGATATGACGCTGGCGATTGAGTCAGCGTCTAATTCCGCTTTATCGTTAAATAATAAAGCTAAGGCATTGCCGTCTCCTGACGCAAAACCTTATTTCTTCGATATCGAAACAATCCCGTCTGTACTCGTAAATGTCGACGGTCAAGATAGAGCAGTTAGAACACCAGATATTATTTGGCAGTATGCTGCAAAAGACGAGAGCGGTACTCGTGTCGTCATGAATGGCTTAACAAAAGATCAAGCATCTTTGTTGCGATTAAAATTTGATAACGGTACATTTAATTACGATACCGCAACTCGAGAAGAAAAAGTTGCTTACGATACACTAGCTCGTATCGGCAAGAATGCTAATAATATGAGTTCTGGTGGTGCACTCGAAGCATTAACAGATGCTGACGATAAAACTAAATTAATTGGACGTGGTATCGATTATTTATCTAACAATCATCAAGATGGTTTAAATAATATAGCTAGAGAAATAGATCAACATATTTCTTCTGGTACACAAGTAATCGGTTTTAATAGTCAATTCTTCGACGTAAATAAAGTATCGACTGCTTTGCGTGAGTCTCCTGACATCACGAGAACATTAGGGACAAGAGCAGTTAATAAAATAGCGACTAAAAATCATTTCGATATTTTTAAAACGATTAAAACAGCTATTACATTAGACCCTGAAGCGATGTCTAGAGCTTATAAAGACTCTATATTGCGTGGAGCTAAACAAACTAAAGGTGGTCGACTTGGAGCATATTATATTAAAGGTTCTAGTTTGCGACAAGAAGACTTTGCTCGTATGCTCGGTATCGACGTATCTAAAGCCCATGATGCCGGCGCCGATATTTCTGCGTTAGAGCAATTATATAACAATGAATACTTCCGATCATATTTAGAATCAGCTTCTAAAATAATTGCCGAAAACAAATCGACAATGCAAGAGATTAAAGCTGGTACATTCGTAAGCAATATTAATTCTGTATGGGGAAAAAACTCTGGTCTATTAACGTTTGAACGTAATGGCGGAGAGTATATTTTCCCAGAATATAATATGCGTCATGTCGACGGTAAGAATTATACGGCATATCGAGGTTCTACTTTTAAAACGAATAGTGTTTATGAAGTAAGTAAGATAATGAAGCTCGATCATAACGATCTTAATCTCGGTCGTTATATAGCAGAGAATGCTGGCCAACTCGGTATTAATGGTAGCCATGATTTACACATGGTAGAATTAACTGGCGGCGATGGAGCATTACGATATATTGTCGGAACAAAAGAAAACTTAGAAAATCAATTTATGGAATCTTTTGTACCGATTGCTCAACGAACTAAAGACGGCATGCAATATAATATGCCTGGCATGAAAATTGCGACAAATTCTTTAGGTATCGGTATGGCAAATACGGCAGAAGATACTTTTAATAATTTATTAGTTCATTCTTATCAACGACAATCTCGTGGTAACGTTATCGATAAAATTCAGTCTGCGACTTATAGTCGAGAAAACTTTGTTATCGATCCTATCGTTAGTACGTTCTCTACTAAAAAACAACAGTTAGCGGCCGCAACAATTCTTCAAGATCATATCGAGTTAGGTAAATCTGTTGCTGAAGCAATGTCAGGATATTCGATTGAAGATCTTGGCGGTATCGATAAGGGAGCATTTGCTCGTTCGATCGAAAAAATAGCAGCCGGAATGAAAGAACGATATAACCCTGAAAAAGGATATATCCCGTCATTCGGTGCCGTTAAAGAAATTTTAAATAATATTAATTCTAAAGATAATCATTTCTTAATCTCGACAGCAGCAAGAGAGATTGCGGCAAGTGGATTAGAACATGATAAGATTGCGTCTGACTATGTAATGCAATCTGTGATGAACGAATATACTCGTATGATTCGTAATCATGAAGTATCTTATGATTCTCGCTTCAGAGTCGACGATAAATTCTTGGCAGGACTCGCCGGCCCTCAAAATCTTAGTGGCGTAGAATTTAGTTTAAGCCTAAAAGAAAAAGATTTTAATATGGCTGCTGCTACACTCGAGAAGAAGCTTAGAACTTACGGTACTAATAAGACGATCACTCCGACACAATTAATCGATCGTTTTAATTATTTTGCGACCAAACTCGAGAAGCGCGGCGGAGCTTTATCTAACATTACTAAGCGTTTCAACGATTTAAAAGCTCAAGACGATGTATCGTTTAGAGATATGTCTGAATTCTTCATACGAGAGTTACAAACATATCAACAACGTAATCCTCACGACGAAGCATTTAGAAGTTTCGATTTAACTCCGGGTAAAGCGATTATAACTTCTGATGCGCAGAAAACTGTATTAAGATCGGTAGCTAAATCTGCGGCAAATGGTTTAAGTAAAAGCCCTCTCGATGCAAGTGAACGATTAAAAGGCTATTTAATGAATGGCCTTACAGAAGATATGTTTGTCGATCGCTACAAAGGTATTGTGCCTGATAAAGTATTATCGGCTCGATTTAATACGATCGAAAAACAAATGCAAGGTATTGCTAACCAAATTGTAGCTAGCTTAGGTAATAATGCTAATTTATCAATTAGAGGTAATACTGTCGCGATTGTCGAAGGTAATAAATTCTACGATATTAGTAAATATTTATCTCGAGTAGTATATGCTAATGGCGGGAACTTTGCTTTCCAACACGGCAACAGTGTTGTCGATATGAGTTTTGTCGAGCGAGCCGTTAAATCTGTTCATATGGATGGCGGAGAAGCAAAAGTAAAACCGGCATTACAATATGTAGCAAGAGAATTATCTAATTTTGATCATATACTTCCGTCTGTTAAAGGATGGTTAAAAACCGATAAGAATGCTAGTATCGGTGAAGTATTAACTAACGTTCTTAAAAATGCTCAAGCAAATCCTAATAAAATAGGTTTATCTCCTGGAGATAAAGGTTTTGATGTAACTAAGCCAGAATTATTAAGACTAACAGATTTAAATATCGCGCAAAAAAATCTTACCGACAGTAAAGTAGATATTATAAGATCTCTTCCTGAGTTATTTAACACTAACGTATTAACTGTCGACCATTTTGTTAAGATGGGCGTTGTTGAACAGGGCGCTGGCCGAGACGACGTAATTAATTTCTTTAAGACAATTAATCCAGTATGGGATGGTAAGACCGGAGATTTATTTAAAAATATGGCTCCGTCTAGTAAATCTCAGAACGCGATTAGTGCATTACTTAATCCTAAAGATCCGTCTAAAGGATTAAATGCAGTATTACACGATGAGTCATTTATCGAAAAGAATTTTGTCGGCGTCGATATTTATGATTTTAAATATGATGACAACGGTAAAATCATTCTTAACGATGATGGCACATTAAAAACAAGTACTCGATATTCTGGTAGTGAATCTTCTATTCTATCTGATACAGAATATGAAGAACAAAATATTACTAAGAGCGAAACAAATCATTACGCTAAAGTACTTAAAGGTGCTAAACGATATGATACCGCGACAAATGCTTCTGCTATTAGTCCGGGCAATGAACGTAGTTATCAGCAATCTTCTGGTCAATCTCGAACATTACTACGAGAAGGTGTTGAACAAGTTGCTCTCGATCATGGCGATGATCCTGCTCGTTATTATACCGATAAATCTTGGATAGGATCTACTAAAGCCGATACAAACAAAGCTGTACTAAATACGAATACTTTATTGTTACAACACGATAAAGAAGGCCAAGAAATTATCGATAAGTCTTTCAATGAAATTGTAACGAGTATCGAAAACGAGTATCATCGTACTTTAAGTTCGAATGAAGTCGATAAATTATATGGCGAATATTCTCGAGCTTTAAAATCCGGTATCGAAGGTTCTGCTAAAATTTCTCCGGAGTTAGCCGATGCATTAGGCCAAGCTACTTATGGATTACATGGCGGTGAAGCTATTAATCTAGCTGGTAATAAAGATATTAGTAAAGAATTTATTGAACGACATGTTCCGATTAAAATGAATGCCGACGGCAAGTTCGAATTAAAAGAAGTTTCTGATGCGGTATTTTTACGAGGTCAAGATATTGTCGAGACTTCGATGGATACAGAGTTTTCTGGTGCAACATCTAAAACGGCTAAGAGTGATTTATTTGGTCGAATTCATTTCGTCGATGCCGACAATAATATTGTTTCTGAATCTAAGATATCAAAGATGTTACAAGAATTAAGTGTCGAAAATAAACCTAACGATATTAAAGGTATGATCGATGCACTTAAATCTAAAGGCATCGATACTAGAATGGTATTACATAACTTCAGAGATACGACTCGTAAATTGTTTGTTGGCAATGCTAAACAAACAACGTCGACATTAGGTTTTGGTTTAGGTGAAGTCGATAAAAATATTTCTAAAATTTTAAATGAAACAGGTTTTGGCAATATGGTCGGATTGAAATTTAATACAGAAGGTATCGCTAAATTCTTATCTGGTGATCTTAACGAAATTGCTTACCATTATTATTCTGGCGATGAAGGTCAACGAACTCAGAATTTAAAAGAAATGCGCAAACGTTTACGATTAGAGGTTGGCTTAACACAGAATGCATCTAAAGAAGAAGCGTATAGCGCAATTAAAAAACGTATTAATATCGAACGTAATGTTATCGTTAATGCATTAGCTAAAACCGTTAATCATGGATCACCGATCGATATCATTCAAGGTGAACAAGAAATGGTTAAACGTAAAGATATCGTAGGTTTAACACAACAATGGTTAGATAATATTGCCGACGAGCCTATGGATGTGAAACGTGCGTTCATGAGAAAAGCCGTCGATAATTTAAATGAGTCTGGTTCCATAGAATTATTTAACAAAGGTGCTATTTATTTCGACGAGAAATTAAATAGAATTATGTTTACTGATGGCGTATACGAAATAAAAGACGGTAAGAACCTTGGCGATATCTTTAAGATTATGCTTAAAGATCAGGATGAAAAACTCGTACAAAAACTTAGCGACGTCGATAAATTGACTATGGGTGTTTCTGGTAAGGTAACGGCTCAACAAGTTACGGCGTATTCAAAAGATTATATCGGTGAATTACAACATGCTGTATTTAACCAAAACGAGTTAATGAAAGTAAGAGAATTAAAGGTCGGCGCAAAAACAGCTAAAGAATTATTAAAAGTAATAGACCCGACTGGAACATTACAAGAGTCCTTAGCCGCAACTGGTGTGTACGATAATATAACCGGTGAAATCAATTACGGTGAAAAATTATCTGATGCAGCAATGAACGGAACTCGCTATTCTCGTGCAGCTAGAAAGTCTCGTCAGAAACTTGCTCAAGCTGGTGACTTTGCCGATACCTCATTAGAAAAATTCGTATATGATTTGTTCGATGAAAAAGGCATTAAAGCTACTAAAGATTATGTCGAAGAATTTGCCGAACGTTTATCTCATCATGCTGCCGACTACCGTAATAACAAAGGCGGTCGCATGGCTGACGATACTAAAGATTTTGCCGATATCATTGCCGGTAGTCGTGGTACCGACAAAGAAAGAGAAGTATTTAAAAAAGCTCTTAACGATATAGATACACCTCTTACTCTCGATGAAATGATTAATCACTATAACAAGACTGGTGAATATAAATCAGGTAAATTTAGTGAAACAATCGGCGGAAGAAAATATGAAATGTTTGTTCCGCAAAGTGCTCATAGTCCAGAAACAAGAGCACAAGTTAAATCGTTCTTTGATTCGGCACAAAAGCTTGCCGAAATGGAAGTTCAGAACGGCGTTCAATATACCGAAGAAGCAGCTAAATTAAAAAATAATATGGACGAAGCCTATAATAGTTTACGTGACAATGTTACTAAAAACTTAAGAGGTAAAGGCCACATATTAGAATCGACAAGTTCTGCTTATCTCGGTGAAAGCATTCAAGCGGCTGCTACAAACGTATTCGATTTCGATGAAAACTTTATCTCGTCGAGAAAATTTGCTGGTGGCATGACGATTAAAGAGGCCCAAAAGGCCGGGTTAAGCACAAGCTTTGGTGAAGCATCTATTGATGTGTTTGAAAAGCTAGGCGTATTTGAGGGTTTAGATGCTGCAGGTCGAGCTGCTAAGATTAAACAACTCAAAACTGAAGGCATGGCAATGGGCGTCGGACGTTATCCATTCGACTATCCTACATCGGTCGACTTCGGCAAACTTTATTTAAATAAAGGTCTTGCCGAGAATGAA